TCCGGAAGCGCGGCAGACACTGCGCGACCAAGGAATCGAACCTACGCTGACCACTTTGGTTCTGCAAGCGTTCCCCAAACTCGGATCAAGAACTGGTGACAAAAATGAGTAAGATTTCCCGCGCAGAAAGCGAGCGCCTGTACCAAGCGACTAACGGGATTTTGCAGTTGCCGGTGCCTGTACAAATCTGGAATGAAACTCCGATCTGTCACATCTTCTGTGCCACGCAAGATTTCAAGAATAAGCGTTTCGAAATCGTGATGGGCCTCAACGATCCTGAGCCGTCCGCGATCATTCGCCACATGGCACAAGAAGGCACGCTGACCTGCGTATGGAACGGCGTGACTTTCCAACAAGGCTCTGAGTTTTATCCGGACGAAAACGACACTGGTCTGGAATCGTTCGAAGTTCCGGATTATGACACCTACCTGAGTTTCTTTGTCGAGACAGAATAATGGCCGCATACCTCTGCGCTGATTTGCACATTGCCCACGAAAGTATTCACATCTATCGCGGTTACGAAAGCGTTGCACAGCATGACGAATTCGTCTGCGATAATTGGGCCGATACCGTGCGTTCGAACAAGCGCGATACCACCTACATTTTGGGTGACGTTGCATTCAGCGAAGCGGGTTGGCTGAAGGTAGATTCGTTGCCCGGTCGTAAGGTCGTGATTCTCGGCAACCACTGCACCGAGAAAGTGAGCGCTGGATTTATTGCAGGTTTGAAAACTGTAAATAGTGTTCATAGCATGTACGGTTATAAACACGGCATCATCATGACACACGCCCCGCTGCACCCTGAGCATTTGCGCGGCAAGCGTAACTTACACGGACACCTGCATGCAGGCCTTGTGCGTGATCGTCGGTACTTCAATTGCTCGCTCGAACACACGAACATGCGTCCGATTCACATGGACGAAGTTTATGAAGAATTCGAGCGTCGGCAGTCGATTGCTTACGTGAAGGCGAAACTCGGATGGCGTGCAGCTTATCGGGCAATTACTCAATGACCAAAGGGCACGAAAAGAATTTCCACCTCGCACTGTTGTGCATGCGCAAGGATAGTGAAAAAGGCGACACGATTTCTGACGTGAAGCTTTGCACCGAGCGCGGTTTCCAGCAGTGCGAATATCTCCATCACAGCACCCGTTCTGATCGCGAAGAAAACCTGATGTTGGTCGTGGAGTTTTTCACGCACCAACGGGCCTACGATTTCAGTCAGGAATTTTTCGTGGTGCTGGATAATCAACCGTGTCGCGTCCCGGTTCGTGCCGTGCGCTACGAACGTGAGGCAAATGGCGTAGGTTACACCTACATCGTGAAGCTTCAAGGGAATACGAAAAAATGGCAGGAATCGAAATGAACGAAGTTACCGAGCAAGAAGCAATCGACGCGGGCGGAAATGCTCTGAATTATCCAACGGATAAAACTGTGCGTATCGAAGTCGCTGCTGCACAGTCCCATATCCCCGGCCAAGAAATCCACCGCCCGTCTCGCGAACGTGGACGCACTCCGACGTTTATCCCTTTTGACGATTCGTATATCAGCGGCGAAAGCTCGCACCAAACTTCGGAAACATTCGATATCGGCGGCGACCTTAGCTGGATGGATTCGTCCCGTGGTCGTATCGGCAACACCTTGGAATTTATTCCGGGCGATGAACCGAATGTGAATTCTACATACGGCGCAGGTTATATGCAGCCGATGACTCACGACGAAAAAGCGCGTGTGTTTTTCACGCAGCAACACACGCCGGGCCAACTTGCAGGCCTGAAGCAATTGGCTGATTCTCTGGTGATCGCGGCTCGCCCGGAACCAATCGAAATCAAAGCGAATATTTCGATCCCTTCGTCGAAACTGGAACTCGACGCAAACGGCCTCCCGACCACACTGGAAAGCGCAATGGCCCTCGACGCCGTTGATGCTTTGTGTGCAGCGGAAGACGAAGCGTGGAAAAAAGAAATCGAAGAAATGGAAATGGATTTCTCCAAAGAAGCCATTGTTGAAATGCTCAACGAAGATTTGGTCGCTGAAGGACGTGAACCGTTCTACAGCGTGCAAATGCTTTCTGCACAAGCAGCAGCCGCTGTACGCAAAAAGCAAAAAGCTGGAAAGAAAAAGAAACGCAAATAACTGGAGTTTTACCATGTCCCAAGTTCCATATGTTGGCGCCCTGACTGCACCGAAAAACAGCCCTATCGCCATGACCGTGACCGCTGTTTTCTACCGCGAAACCGAAAGCGAACAGGTTGCCGATCAGGTCGAGTGCATTTATTTCGTCGGCCAGAAATTGTGCCATCACGCCGGTAACGTAGACGCGTTCGTCGGCTTCGGTGAAGAACTCGCGTTTTCCAGCGGCGCTTTCCAATACGCTTTCGGTCTGCCTGACGAAGAGGAAGAAGAGGAAGAGGAAGAGGAAGAAGAGGAAGAAGAGGAAGAGGAAGAAGAGCCGGACGCACCTGCGGCCCCTGTCAACGCGTAAACGAAATCGGGCCAAGGAAGGCCCTTTTCTTTTAGGGAGAAATTTATGAGTTTGTTTCAGTGCGAACATTGCGGCTGCTGCGAAAATACGGCATGTGCTGCACAAGGTTTTAAACTGAGTTTCATGCGTAAACTTTTCGACTGGTCGTATGCACCAGAACGCGAAGGGAAACTGCTTTGCAGCGCATGCGGCCCGACACACTACCGCGACGGAAAGAAAACCGAATACGGTGTGTGGCACGACGAATTCAAACGTCGCTTTCTGCCAATGGGCGAATTCAAAACCAACGACCGTGGAAATCTCGAACATATCGAACACGGAAACGAGGACTTCGTAATCTACGAAATCGAGAAACCATCCCATGTCAAATGAAACGGTAGAAGTTGGCGGCATGCTGGTTCGCCCGGAAGGCGTGGTGTTCAACGATGAACGCGGTTCGCTTGTGACCGGCCACCACATCGTCGAGGAAGACGGCACCACGCGCAAAGAACGCAATATGGAAAAACAGCACGAATTGCAGCTGTTAACTTTGGTCGAAATCAAAAGCGGTTCGATGGCAGGCCTGCGTTTGTTCGTGCAGAACTTCACTCGCGATTGCGACGGCACGCCGCTGTACAACCTGTGTTTCCGCTGGAAGCTGGTGGGTATCGAACACAGCGTCCGCAACAACAATTTCGTGATGAATTCGGGCGGCATTTCCACCGGCCACAATCCTGATAATCTGGAAGTCGTAAAATCGAATTGGGAAATCATGGCCTACCTGATGGCTGACGGGTATTTCAATTCCGAAGGCCGTCCGATTGGCGATTGGTTCCATCCTGAGCAAGCGTCTTTGCAAATATTCCCATGAATGAATACATCGTTTTGTTTGCAGACGATCAGCATGCAGAACGGGCCGGGCTGAATGCAGCCTACCTGACCACGATCATGCAAGTGCGTGCCGTGCGTTTAGTTCTTCCTTTCCTACCGTGGGGCGTAATGCGGGAAGCAATTTCCTACGCGCATCTTTCTGGAAATCATTATTTGCACCAAGCTGTTTCCTCGGATTATTCCGGTGACTTTCTGCACGGCGTTATCAAGCATGCCGCCCGCATGAATTTGACGCCCATTCAAATCAACCAATGGTGATCAAATGGATCGTGAAAAACTGCTGCGTGTTTTCGCACACGTTCAGGGTGAAATTCTGGCGCACACTTGCACTCTGGCTGAATTGCAATACTCGCCCGTAGGCGACATGACCATCGAACGTTTGATCGGCCTGCCGCCCACCAAAAATTTGGGCCAGCCTGAGTTCCTGAAGCACTACAGCGCGCCGCACCTGATCGAATTGGTGAAGCAGGCAATCAAGCAGAAAAACGATTTGCTTGAACGGATCAAATGGTTCAAAGACGAACGCAAACAAAGTTCGATCTGTGACGCCATTGGCATGATGTACCCGAACGTTTGAAAAAGTGGACGGGCGTCGGCAGTCAGAAAACACCTGAAAGCGTCTGCATGGTCGAGACGTTGTTTGCTGAGACAAAGCCGAATTCTATTATGCGCTCCGGGGCCGCGAAAGGCTCCGACGAAGCCTTTGAAAACGGTGCCAAGCACACGGAAATTTATCTGCCTGATCGCGGGTTTCGTGGGCATCAAACTGGCATCTGGCAGTACACCGAAGAACAAACGATGTGGGGCGAATATCTGGCACAGAAAGTTTATCCAATTGTGATCCAGAATAAGCAACACATGAAAATGTTTCGTCGCAATGCTTTTCAAGTGGTCGGCCTGTCTACCTGCGTAGAAGATTCCGATCCATCCGAATTTTTAGTGTGCTGGACGCCAGACGGTTGCGTCAGCCCATCCGGTTACTTGCGCGGACGTACAGGCGGCACCGGGGTTGCGATTATGATTGCTTGGGAATTTGATATCCCGATTTACAATCTGCGCAATAAACCCGACATGAAAAAAGTGCTGGCCCGTATCGACCGCTACGGCACCGATATCAATCCAATTAAACAACGACTCATGCGCGAAGGACTTTACGGATGACCGACCACAAAATTACCCGCTGCACCGATCAGGAACAAGTTCGTTATTGCACGGCGCGTGCTGCGCTGCTGAAGGCGTGCGGGCAACTGGATCGTCTGCGTCACCGTCTGGAATGTTTGCGCAATCCTGACAAAGCAATTCGTTTCACTCCGTCCGAAGCTCCGAAGACCGAAACGTTGAGCGACATTCTGGCGGAAATGGAAAAGCTGTTGGAACCAACTGCAAAAATCCGCGCTGAATTGGATGCGTTGCCAACGGGCGGCACGTACTCCGATATCATCCGCACCGCAAATCTGCTCGGGATCAAGATTCCATGATTGCCCTGATCAAATCGTGGTTCGTTGCACCGATTACCGCCTACGGCATCGAAGAATGTCCGGTGTGTAATCATGGCCTGAAAGGCATGGGTTTTTTCCAGAAACGCCGCTGGGAAGTAATCCAGAAAAACGTAGACGTTTCCATTTTCAAATGCGGGCGTTGCAAGGGGAAATCAGAATGGTGCGGCACGCTCGGCAGTGAAAAGCCGTTCGTGTACATGCGCATCGTCTGGCCCCGCAATCGCATGATCTACCGCGACGTTTTGGAAATGGCAGAAGACGCACAGGCGCGCTACAACATTGCACTGATCAAGCGTGGTCAGTACCTGCCTAAACCGTGCATTGCAACTCTTTCGCTATTCAACAAAAAAGATTTGCTCAAGTATGTAAAACGCACTGAGCAAAAACTGAAAAATATAAAGTGAGGCGGTATGGAATTCGACGCTAGTACACCCGATCAAATTGTCCGCATCGTGGACAAGATCAATGACCACCTCGTTTACGAAGGTTTGCCAGAACGTCTGGAGCATCTGGTTCCGTTGCTGTCTTTCAGCTACGCAGCCGGGGAATTCGGCGTGCAGTTCTGCGGCTTCAACCTGTGGGATACCTGCAACGACGATATGTATCTCGGTGACGACGGGCTGGAAAATTTCCTGCTGGCACGCATTGCGGAAATTCGCAAAGTGTTCAACCACGCAACCATCGGCATTCAACCATCGGCCATCGACACGCTGATGGATGAAAACAGCGACAAACTGTAAATAAGCAATGCAGCACCAACTGGGCGGCGCACATAGTGCTGCCCTTTACTTACGCGCGGAAAGCGCGAAGGATATTATCAAATGAAATTCCATCATAGCGTAGTAGATGACTCCGATATGTTTGACCGGGTTTCCCGTTCGATCATGTTTGGTTACGGCCTGACCACAACCAAAAATACAAACGGCAGCAAAGGCCTGACGGATCATATCAATGTGATCGTGGTCGGTGCCACGTGCGACAGCGCGGAACAGCGCGTGCGCAATTGCTTCAAAGGCGAAGTGCCTGCGAACGTCGGCGTATTCGGTGCGGATTCCGATATGGAACACACGACGGAATTGCTGAAGAATCATAACTTCACCGGGCACATTATTTTCACTCCGGAAATTTCGTACCTGCGTGATTACTCCTACGTGCTTTTTGCACAGCTTGTGCAGCTGGTCGGTAAGCGTGTTGATCGCCACCGTAGCGGCTGCGAAATGCATATCCTGCTGCCTAGCTCTGAGATTCTGGAAAACCTGTTGGGCGCAATGTTTGAAGAGTGGAAAACCGAAAACCGCCATCGTTGGTTTTTCTACGATGAACGCAACAAGTTTTCCCGTAAAGAATTTGAGTCTGCGCTGAAACTCGAAAAGCGTAATCGTGGCCTCGGCTTCGACGGTGAATTCGATGTGGTTTTGGGCGAAGGTGAATCCAAGATCGCTGCCCCGTGGATTCTCGACGCGGGGAAAACTTTCCTGTCGTACATGAACCCACGTGAAGAATTCGACCGCTCGCATCTGCATCCGATTCGTTTGGGTGAAGACTTTCTGAATTTCGATTCCAATACACTCTACAATATCTTGAGCGACCTGCGCACGCATGCTGGCGTAGACCTCGAAGACGAAAAATCCACGCCGCGTGATATTTGCGTGCATGATTCCGTAGCGTGGAAACTGTTTACTGGCTCTATCCAACGGCGCCTGCCTTACTACAATGATGGCGCCGACGGGTCGGAATGTGGCGGTGTGAAAATGCCGAAGAAACGCATCGTGTTTATGGAAGAAATCTCTAAATAATTCGAGCGGGCCAAGGACGGCCCTTTGGAGAATCGTATGCGAGTCGAAGCTTTTATGTTGTTTGCGAATTTCGGTGGCGGTGACTACCGGGATTTCTGTCGCGTCTTGCAGGAAGTAACCTTCGATCAAATCCACGGGCGCAAATCTGAGCGCGACGATCCGTTTATCGACCGGGTGCTGTACGCTGCGTTCGGCATGCACGAACCGTTGAAACGCGTTGCACTTCTGCGCCAGACCAGCAGCCGCCGTGAATATTTCGAACACTGGCACCGCCTGCGCGATTTCACCTACAAAGAATTGTTGGCTTCTGAAGGCCAGCAGATTGCATCGCGAAAATTGGCTGGCCTTTTTGGAGAAGTGAACAATGTCGTATCCGGATCGAAACGGGAACTTGTTCCCCGGTATCGAGGGCCTCGGTTCTTTAATGGGATGCCAAGGCTTCCAAATCATTGAAGACCCGAGCATGGTGAAACTTAAATACCGCCTCGAAGAACGGAAATGGTCGCACCGCAAGCGCTGGAAACCTGAACAACGTTTCAACCACATTCCGTACAAAGTGCCATCGGATCAAATGATGATGTTCGGCCAAAAAATCGTGGCACATCCTGCGGTGGTGAAACGCCTGCGTGAGGCTATCGAACAGCAGCAACATCCGAATAGTTTTTCAATGGGGATGAAAGTAGATGCGAGCAAATCTGAAGGGACGTTTGACTACGACCTACCGTCGAGCTTCACAGCGCGTTAAATTCAAATTCACCGAAAGTTTCTGGCTGGCAGTGGTGGCCGATCCGGAAACGTTGGTTTGGCAGCAGCACGGAATTATTCACCGGCAAATCGGAACGGACGGGCGCCGCCGCATGGTGTGGCCCGATCAAACGGTTCACAAATCCAAGCCGAGTTACGCTGCGTTTTATACGTTCTTCGCAAATGACGCGGAACATGCGCAGCAAATTTCTGATGCCGTGTGCAAAAGCCTTAACGCGCCGCCTGAACAGTGGGTTCCATCGGCTGGCACCACACGGGGCCTTATTGCACAGACCTCGCCGTTCACGGTTGATGAATCGTTGCTTCACATGCGCCGCAATGTAAATACTCTGGAGATTCGCGAATGATCATCGGTAAATATGTGCTGAGCGTAACCGACCGCCAAGTGTTGGAAATTCCGGCACCTGCACAAATTCTTTCTGTGATCGAACAGCGCGGCGAAGTTGTGCTGTATGCGCTGATCGACTACGGCACTGAATCGACCGTCACGAAAGTTATCGACATTTACGGCACCGGTCACAAAGTTCCGAAAGATCGCAGCACCTACGAAGGCGAACCGCAAACCGAACCGGGCAAATTCATCGGCACCGTCAGCACCGAAAACGGCGGTTTGATTTGGCATGTGTTTGACGCCACCGACGCCAAATGAAAAAACTCAAAATAAACGAACCTTACAACTGCACGTGGTGCAAAGAAGCCGGGCAAAAAGTTGCAGCCTGCTTTCGCAAAAGCGGACTCGGTGGAATGAGCAAAGCCGCGTGTGAAAACCATGTTGAAGATTTGCGCGCATACGAAAAGAAATTGCGTGACGATGATTCGCACATGACCGAAGCCGATTATCAAACGTGGGGCCGTCTCTGATGTTCAGTCGAGTGCTTTACAAAGAAGGGAGTTATATCCCGCAAGCGCGTCCGATGTTGTGGCCTACGTGGCACAATATTTCTGACACGATTTTCGAAGAAGAATCCGAAAAACTGGATTGCTACGACAACGAACTTGATCCACGCAGCGTTGCAGAAAGTTGTGCCCAACGTTACGTTGGAAATCATCGCGATTATCAGGGCATTGTTCGTTACATGCCGCTGCTTGCGCGTTGGTTGAAAATCTTTCAAGGGCCACCGGGAATGCAGGGCGCTATGGGTTGCGTCGGCATGGCGGGACGTGACGGAACAAGTCGCGGCCCACTGGATTTGCAATGTCCGAATTGCAAAAAGTTTCTGACTGACGAACCGGCACAGGATTTGTTGTTGGAAGTTTTGGGCGACCGCAAATTCAAGCACAAGTGCCCACGCTGCGAAAGCAGTTCCGAGTGGACAAACTTCAACGGCCTGATGGTTCCAACTGGAAGTGTTGTGCATCCAGAACCTAAATAATTGATCGTCGTAATTTAGTCATAGAAACCAACCGAAAGGAAAAGTCACTATGACTAATGCACGACGTGAGATTACCGGCGATATCGCTGGTAAATATGAATCCGGTGGCCGTGGCGTAAAAACCGTGAGTACCGGTGCCGGTGACGCTGGCGGTGTGAGCTACGGCAAGCACCAACTGGCTTCGAAAAATGGTTCCATGGCGAAATATCTCGCTTCGCAATTCGGTGCGCCTTATCGTGCAGCGTTCGGCAAACTGGAACCGGGCACCAAAGCGTTTACCGAGGTCTACAACAAAATCGCAGCAGAAAAACCGCTCGAATTTGCGACCAATCAATTTCTGTACATCGCATCGACGCACTACGAACCGCAGGCCGCGAAACTGAAGGCCAGCTACATCGACATTTACGACCGCCATGTTGCGGTGCGCGAATGTGTGCTGAGCGTTTCGATTCAGTACGGGCCAAACACCAGCCTGATCATCAAGGCACTCGGCCCGAACTTCAAAGGGACTGACAAAGAGTTCATCGAGAAAGTCCAAAACTATCGCGGCTCTTCGGTTGCGATCTATTTCAAATCCAGCAGCAAAAAAGTTCAGGACAGTGTTGCTCAACGTTCGAAAGACGAACTGAAAGATTTGCTGGCTTTGCTCAACACATAAGGAAATTCCATGCAGGGCACGACCTTCGAATTTAATACACGCCTCGGTTTGCGTGTGATCGAATTCAACCGCGAAGACATTGTTGCGTTTCACGCTTCCGACAAATACGTCGAAGTTATTTTGCGCAACAACAAGGATCGTCCGATCTGGACTGAATCGCTGCGTCAGTTGATTGCGGACGAACGTTTCAAAGAGGATTTTATTCCAGTCCATCGCGGTACTTTGGTTCGTTTGAATTCGATCATTGAAGTAGGTCGCGCCCCTGCATCCTCCGATTATTTCGTGTCGTTGAAGGGCGGGTTTAACTTCCCGGTTTCGCGCCGCTATTACAGCCCGGTCAAGCGCATGTGGCTGGACGGCCTAGCCTTGACGCCAGCGCTCTAGAAGTGCATACTGCGCAGCGTGGCACCCCTGTGCCCGACGTAACTACACTCACGAAATAAGGGAAGTTTTCCATGAGCGATTCACTGGCCTCGATGGGTTTGAAATTGGGCGCAATGATGATCAGTGGTTTCTCTGCCGCCGTGCTTCGTAGAATGCCGGACGGTGACGTTAACGAAGTGATCATTGAAACCGATAATGATCTGGACGTTTGCCGCCAAGCCCGTGACGAATACGTTATGCAAGACGACGATATTACCGTCTATGTAAAACAATGAATGGAGTGACGCTATGAGCGAACAGCAATTGAGCGAACACAAACGTGACAGCATTTTGCTCTGTTACGAACAAATTCCTGAAGAAATTGCTTTCTTCTACATTCCGTCGATTTCCGATGTGCCGTTGCCGTTGTTGCACGCGCTCATTCGACTCGACGACGTTTACGTCAATCACCTGACGAAAAGCCCGGACACGGAACGCGCAGACAAAGACGTTGCCTATCTGCAAGCGGCGACCTGCGACGACGCCAAACATCTGGACGAAACCGACCAGTACCAGCAGAACCGGTTTTTCAATCTGCTGAATAAATACCGCATCAATCAGAAATCTTTCAGCTTCGATCCGGGCGGGTTTGTTCACCTGATTCGCACAGGCATTTTCCTGTGATCGAAAAACTGTAAATAATACAGAGCAACAAACACTAGGCGCTGGCTACTGCTGACCGGCATGGCGCCCGGTGCATTCCTATAGGTTGGCAAAGGAAACAAAACGATGGCTAAGTACGATCCTGCTGACATTGCAAAAGTTGAAACCCAAGTTCTCTCGATGGTGGATGCTGCAAAGATCGCCAACAAGACAACGGTTTTCTTCGACACGCGTGCAATGTTCAGCGCGATGAAATTTTCCAAGCTGACCCGTACACAGTTCGCGGAACAAATCTGCGATCAACTGACGGGTTCCGGTTTCCACAAGAAGTACGGCGACTGGGTTGCGTGCGAATACGAATGTGAGATTTGGGTACTGACTCGTTTGGCCGGGCCGGGTGAACCGCAGTCGATCAACGACAATGCCCGCAATCTGTTTTACAACACGACTACCCGCAACAAAGCAAAGAAACAATTGGTCAGCGTGGAAATTCCTGCTGATGCTGATCCGGTGAAGGCTGCTGCGCTTATGCAGGAACTGTTCGCCAATCACCAGCAGTAAAACCCCGTAACGGAAAAGCCTCGCCTTGTGCGGGGCTTTTTTATGCCCGAATAAAATGGACTTCCCGCATGAAACTAACAGGCCGCAAAATTCAAGTCTGGCGCAAACGCCTCGCCATTGGTCAAGCTGACCTTGCCGCATACGTGTGCATTTCAAAGCAGCAACTGCAATTGCTTGAAAATCAGCAGCACGTTGCCGACCGTGATGAATTGCTCGACTTCCTAAATAAGGCGCTGGCGTATTTCGACCACACGCCAATGAATGACATTGTGGTTGACGCCGCAAAACGAAACACAAGCACGCACGGATTTATTGCCGGGTTGCAAACGCTGACCGATACCGACACGACGACGGATTTCTATCAGGCGAAAAAAGAACAGGCATTGGCCCATATGCGAATCGCTGACGGTTTGCGTTTCGTCAAAGGCCCGTTGCCCGGTGAAAAACTTTGCACCGTGTATTTCGACCGGGGCCGCAATCTGGAACTGTGGGGCCGTCCGCTTTCGATCATGCGCCACGTCGCCACGTACTACCCGGATCGTCAGGCGATGCAGCTTGTGCTAAACGAAGCAGCCTAGATGCCCGCCCCGCGCCCGTAGCGCCACGTTCTCTATATAGCAACCACTTAGCCCGCCCTGTGCGGGCTTTGTCGTTTCTGGCCCCCGGTTTGGTTTCCGGGCCGTTTCAGAAACTGTTTGACGCTCAATAGGGGTTTTGATACCTTTGGGGCCTCAACGGACTTTCTGTGTCCGCTAATCTTACACTCACGCAATTAGGGAAGTTTGAAATGGCCGCTAAACACAACGTATGGAAACCGACCGCCGACGAATGCAAACGGATTCGCGACTTCACCAAACGCGAAGTTCGGGGCCTGACTCGAATGGAAGGCGGCACGCGTATCAATTTGCAAGACGGCACAATTGAACAGTCGTTGAACATTGCGCTGGTTGCAAAAACGGAAGACTGGCAAGACACCGACCTGAACGATTTTATTTCGTGGGCTGGTTTCCGTGCTGGTGTTCCATTGACTGAAGACGGTCGCGCCGTGATCGACTTCTATTGCTACAGCCGCGAAGGTCTGGAAACGAATATCGCGGTCTACTATAAAGACGGTGCGATTTTGAAGATGGGCCGCACCGGCTCCAACCGTATGATTAATTTCTGAGGGCTGCACAAATGGATATGCAAGTAATCGCCGCTGAAGTGCTTCGAATCGTAGCCACTGCCACCGCAACTAATCCGGTGCTGGTGAAACTCGACACGCCGCTAGTTCACCTGATTCAGAATCGCGTGGACTTGGACATTTTGGGCCTGTCGCTGGAACGTGATTTCCATCTAAAGGTTGGTTACGTTGCGGGCCACGGTTGGAAGACGCCGCAGGATATTGTCGATTACCTTACGACCTATGATCCTGACGCGCCGCTTCCGAAAGAACCCGAAGGCGGAAGACTTTTAACCATCATTAACCGCCACGGTGCGGGATTCACAATCAACCGCGACGACCTGTAAGGGGAACGCCATGGCAAGCCCTAACGCAATTCCAGTTTTCTACTGGAGTGAGAACGACATAGAAATAAAAACCGGGACGCGTGTTCGTGTCGTCAGTCGCGAAGGCACGAAAGGCACGGGCACCGTGAAGGAAATTCTTTACTGGAGTAATTGCCCGGCGACGATCACCGTAGAAATGGACGCCGACACGGAATATTCAAACCGTAGGCGTCCGGGTTGGCCGCTGGACATTGAACGCATACCAACGTCCGGCCTGTACGGCGGCGAGATTCGCGAAGTCCTGACAACGCATTAACCAACTACCCCGCCAAGTGCGGGGTTTGTCGGTAGTAAAACAAATCGCCCTTTATCAAGGAATGCAAAAATGACCACGACCACCAAACGTATTACCACCGCCGCCATTATGAAAGCCATCGGCTGCGACCACCTGAATTTGCACAAAGGTGAAGGCTACTATTATTTCTCCTACGACAACCAACCGAAAGGCCTGTACGAAACTCACAGCGTCGTGGTTTGCGCCTTGAACCATTTGGGTTTCGATCAGTGGGTTGCTGAAGGTCGTGAACTGGTTGCAAAAATGGAACCCAAGCCAGAACAGGCAGGTTTCGAACTGATCCGCAAATTGCAGGCCCGCCGCGAAGAGTTGAGCCGCAAGCCAAGTGGTGAATATATCCACAAACACGAAATGCAAGAATTGTGGGATCTGGAAGAATCTATTCGTCGTGGCATGACCGCAGAACGCCGCGCACAATTTTATCTCGACACGCATCCGGCAGGCGGGAATTTTGATCGCAGCAAATTCCCTCATGCGTTTTTCGCTGACGACAAAGCGAACGGTTTTGAGGACTGAACAATGTGCAACGAACACGATGACGAATATTGCCCGGCGTGCAGTGATGTGACGGACGCCGATCCGTACTACGGTGAATGCTTGGCGTGCGGTCGATTAGATCCACGCGGCGCCCCGGCCAAAGCGTTGACCGAAGTTGAAGAGTTGCGGGAATTGCTGCGCGAAACAATTGCGCAGTGCTACACCCGTTCGAAACCAATGCAAGACCCACTCAGAATTCGTATCGAAGCGGTTCTGAATCGTGACCACGGACAAGGAAATTAAAATGGCTCGTAAATTGAAAATGGGTAAATTCGAACTGCGCATTGATCCGGCCACCGTTGACCAGTCGCTGACGCATTTTATTTTCGCGTGCGATTCCGGCTACTGGGGCAAGGGCGCCACACTCGACGAAGCAATTGCAGCGTCGGACGAAAGACGTTGCGGGCCTACCCGTTCCAAGAATGTGCAAATCTGGATGTGTACGCCAGAATCGCGCATCAACGAAAACGGTTCGCTGGTTTGCAAGATGGGCCAGAAACCCGCCGTGCGAATTAATTGACCTGAACACTTAGCCCGCCATGTGCGGGCTTTGTCAGTAGTAAAACAAATCGACCTTTATCAAGGAACAAAATCATGACCCCGAACAACATCGCCAAAGTGAACCGCCGCCTGAAACCCGGCAACATGAAAATTCGTTGCTACGGCAGCGGGCACGCACTGTTCGACATTTCTGGAAACGCGCCCGAATTTATGGCTTTCCTTTCCGTGGCGGATATGTCGATTTCGACGGTCGAAGAACTGGCGGCGATTTGCCGGTTGAAGGACACGCGGGAAGTTGTGCAGGAAAAGCCGATTGCGAAACCTGCAAAGGCCCCGGCCAAAAAGAAAGGTGTTGCGAAAGAGAAAGCACCGCGTGACGTGCGCGGCGTGGAAATCGGCCTCGGTGATTTGGTGGCCTACGGTGATTGCAGCGGCTCGACGCTGTACGCGCATTATGTTGTGCGTATCACGCCTGCATTTGTTTGGATGGCTGCTGATAAAGACTCACGCCGCCCTAACGGCAACGCACGCCGTGAACACAATCGCGTTGCGGTCGTGGAGAAAGCCAATTGATTAAAATTCTGCGTTGGCTTCTTGGCCTGTGCAACCACAATTTCCGCGTGGTGGGAATTGAGGACGTGAAATGGCGTTCGGATCAGTACGGTCGCATTATCGACGTTGACCTGTCGCACGCGGGCGTGATTCACCACCGCAACTTTACAATCCACTGCACGAAATGCCCGTGCGTGAAAGTGAAACGAATTAAAATTTAATCTGAGGATCAGACCATGCAAAATTCCATGCTTTCGCAACTGCCACAAATTCAAGCGCTGTTCGCACCTAACCCGCACATTGTGCCGGGGCCACTCGACACCGTGTTCGAATTGAAAACCCGGCAGGAGGCGGATCATCTGGCGATTGATATTTGCCAGTTCATTTTCACCCGCGCCACCATCGTGATTCCTCACGAAGGCAATGGCTGCATGCTCGTTACACCGGGCAAGGATGATATAGGCCCGTGCGATCTGCGCACGCTGCGCAATGCCCTGTGGCACGACAGCTACATAAAGTCGCAGCCGGAAAACATGGCGCTGCTTTTCACGCGGGCGAAGAAAACGAAAAATAAATACCCGCGCCAACGCAGCGTGCGCCGGTAACAAAACGACAAGCCCGCCATGTGCGGGTTTTGTCAGTAGTGACCTTTATCAAGGAAATGAAACCATGCTTTATTTAACCGTGCTGTCTTCTGAGGTTCCCGAGCAGGGCGACGTGTGGTCGCTCATTGGTCAGTATCCAGACCTGTCAGAAAAATTCCGGGCGTTCCTGAAACCTGACACCAGCAAAATTAATGTGGACGTGCGTAGTTCCGCCGCATTCGCAGATTTGAAAATGCGCCCGTATATGTTCGCCGTGAAATTGGTAGAAGCTGGCGTCGAATTCGATTACGACCACCTGCCGATTATCGTCCTGTACAACAAGACGACGGAACAGCACGACGAAGAACATACGAAGCAGCGTCTGAAATTCCAGATGCAGGATATTTGGAAAGCGCTCGAATTTATTATGGACGCTGAATATTCCGAACTCGAACAACGTATCACCTCAACAGGAAACGGTCTGCTGATTATGCGTGACATTGACCGCGCAGAATTGCGTGACGCCTTTGCACGCGGCAACCGTTCTAATTTCACCGTCGTAGAAGGAACGAAACCATGACCCCTGCAAAGAAAGCGATTACCAAATTGTTGGCCCAAGCAATTATCGACGTGAACGACGCCGACCACGATGTGCGCGCCGTAATCGACCAACTGAATATCGACCTGCTGCATCAAATCACCGAGCCGGTGAAAAGCGAGCGTCGTTATCTTTCGCCCGAAGACGAATGGGATGCACCGATTCCGATGGCGGTCGAGAAATATATCGACTGCAACGGGCGTTCTCATTCGATCCCACGCGGCTACCGTCTGCGCATTGCCTACGTCACGAATTATTCGTGGTGTGAGACTTACAACACCAGCACGCAGGAACCGAATTACGTTTTTGCAAAAGGTGGCAGCGGCGCGCCTTACGTCGATTTGTTTTTCGAACGTGTGGCGCTGCGCAATTATGATGTGGTGGGCGCCATCGCATTCTTCGCCATGCTGAAGGAAGACTACATGTTGAAGACTGCAAACCACTTCGGCGCCGATACTGCCGTGCCGTGTGAGTACCTGCGTTTCACCACCACGCACTCAGAATTCATCGCCAGTCAGGAACAAACAGCGTGAGCGAAATAGAACCGATTTGGTGGCTGCGCATTATCATGGGCGCGATTCTGCTGGGCATGATTATTTTCGCGTGGTGCGAAGTTTCCAAGGCCCTGTCAGTCAAGCGCTACTATGACAGCCAGCGGAAAGCATTCGACGCGCAATTAGCAGCGGCCATTCTGGCGGTCGCTGTTTTGAAAGCGCTGGATAAACCCAACGAACCAAAAAACCCCGAGGAATAAATGATGGGACAGAAATTAACGCACTTTGTAATTCCAGCCGGTTTCACGTTCCACGAACTGGTTTGCAAGATTCCACAACCGGACGGCGAAGAACCCGGCGAAACTTCGTGGGGCGATTCAGAATTTAATCACCTGTTCACAACTGTCGAGGGTGACGGTTCGCTGATCGTGGAATTGCTGGATCGTTTTTATATCGTGTCGCCTTCGACCGGTCGCCGTGGTTTCGGAAAAACGATCATGGATGCAAACGACGATCTTTTTGTCGGGCTGCTGGAAACTGATCCGCTGTTTAATCAGGTTTGCATTTCTGACAAATGGCTTTTCACCGTGACCAACGATTTCGAACCGTCGCCTACCGTCGATAACAGTTCCAAGATTCGCCAGCTTTGCAAAATCGGTGTGCGCAAGTTCAAAACGAAAGCAGAACAGGAAGCGTCGAAAACGGCGCAGTGACAAAAACGAAGCCGGGGCCAGTTCCCGGCTTTTCACTTTCTATAGGAGACGGAAACCATGACCCTCGACTTTTGGGCAATGATCCTAGAGCTTGTGCAATACGCCTGTGGTGCGATTCTGGTTGTAGGCGTATGCGTAGAGCTTTGGCGCCAGTGCCACGGGGATAACCCTTATGAGCGCGCACAACGCGAGCTAGAACAAAAGCTGAACCCAAAACCAAAACCGGAAACCGAAAACGAAACCAGTTGACACCGGAACCCGGTTTTGAGATTCTTTGGTGGCGGGCAAACTGTGCCTGCGATTTAGACACTCACGCAATTAAGGAAGTTTGACAATGAGCCGGATGCAATTCACCGAAATCGAAAGCTGGGCCGTTCCTAATCACGCAGGCGTTCTTTCGTTCTTCGAAACCATCGCTGTGCAGGATTTGGAAAACAAAGAAATCCGCCTCGACGCAAAAACACAACGCGCCCTGATCGGTTTTCCCGTTTTCGGTAAGCAGGCGTTTCGTGTGAACAGTGACGGCGGAATCACCGTTCGCAAATCGGTTGCCTTTGGGCAGGATTCCGAAGAGCGTACATATTCGCCGCGTGAACTGGATTATGCGCGTCTGCATGGTCTGCGTTTGGAACCACATACATCTGGCCCCGGAATATTCGCCGGTCTGCCAAAGGAGGCCGAGTGAACGAAATGTTTTTGGCTTTAGGTTATGTTCTGGCGGTTGCCGTTGCCCTGTATTTAATTTTGGGTTTCGTGTTTTCCGCTTTCATGACCTACTACGTGTGTCAGACTCACGCGTCGGATGAAAAGAGCGCCAATCTTTATTACGGCATGAAACGTATGCCGTGGCGCTGGAAGTTTTTCGTTGGCTTTTGCGTGTGGCTGTACCTTGTCATTTTGTGGGCGCCTTTGATACTCGACTGGAACGTGCCCCCGATACCACCACTCGATGGGAGTAAGTGAAATGCCGTTTCCGCAGAAAATCATTCTGACAAAACAGCAACGCGCCGTAATTCTGCACCGCCTAGAACATTTGTGGGGCCTGCACGATGACGACGTGGTTGAACTCTTCGAAGACGAAGACCGCGAACAGCAGTTAGACGCGCAGCGCCTGAATGACGCAATTGCGAAGTTCTACCCGATGTTCAGCGACAGCCCCGGCGCACTGCTGGCGGTTTATATCGAAACCGAAGAACAGGGCGAAGTGCTGGCCGAGTGCTTAGAAGGCTCGACATATTTCGCGACGTGGGAAAAAGGCGACGGCGTTTATCGTCACGCTGCAAATTCTGCCGCTGAACTTCTGGCGACGGTTTTAGATCGTGACGTAGAGGCGCATATTGATCCTGTGCCACCACCGCACATGCGGAAGCCGCACCCGCTTTCCTGATTCAGATAAACCCTCATGCGCATCTAGAATGGTGCGCATGCTGGTTGTACTGAAACCCCAAAACCGAAAGGAGGTAAAAACTTATGGCTCGCAAATTAGACGCGGCCAGCGAAATCGCGAAACCGGAAAATCTGAATCCTGCACTGACCCACTTTATCGTCGTGGACTTCGGGGATTGGGGTTTCGGTTCCACGGTTAAAGAAGCGCTGGAAAAGATTCCGGGCGGGAAACGTACCCGGCTGCAAAACCCTATGCAGGTTTGGCACGTAACCCCGGAAACACGGCTCGACGCCGCAGGAAAGTTTTTCGGCCACGGCCAGAACTACCCGGTGCTAAACGAAAGCCACCGCAAAAGCAGTTGACACCTAAGCGCCTGTAATGGCATTCTGAAATCCAATCGGCAATCACGCCGACGCAGTATCACACTCACACTATTTAGGAAGTTTCGAAATGACTAACACTACTCTGAACACCACTGCTCTGCTGGTTGCTGCTGTTGACGCTCTGACCGCGCAAATCTCCGCTGCCAAAAAAGCTGGCGTGGAAGTACCCGGCATCGGCACCGAAGTTTCCCCCGGCGTAAAACTGCGTGACCTGAAAAACTGGCGCAAAGAGTTTGCCGCTAAACAGGCCGACGCTTCGAAACCGGCTGCTGCTTCTGTTAAGCCTGCCGCTGCAAAAGCTGCCGCTGCACCGAAAGCAACTGCTGCACCGAAAGCCGCTGCGCCGGTTGCCGAAGAACTGAAATCGGGCGCCATTCGTGAAGCGGGCGTAGTGATGATCGGTCGCGCCAAGGAAAACGTTCTGCGCATTTCCAAAATCAACGACGTGCGCACCGTCGTAACCGACAAGGGCAGCAAAATCGCCGTTGCCGATCTGGAATTCAACAATCGCGGCGCGCTGCGTGTGAAACTGGATATGGTGGAAAAATACACCGCCCCGGCTGAAACTTCGGCGCCTGTAAAAGCCGCTGCTGCACCGAAAGCCACTGGCAAAAAACCTGCTGCCGTTGAACAGGAAGATTTGCCAGAAGAAACCCCAGCCGCTGCCGGTGGCCGTGTGTTCCCGATTCGCGTCCTGAACATCAAAACCAGCACTCAGTTGACCGGTGCCGAGTACGACCGCAACACGAAAACCCTGTTCGTGACTCTGAAAGACGCCGCCGTGTGGGCATACGAAGGCGTTGCACTGAGCGAAGTTCGCGCATTCGAACAATCGCCGCAACCATGGAAACATTTCTCGTCGCACATCGCCCACGACAAGAAAGGCAAAATGGTTAAAAACCACAAAATGGCCGCTTCGCAAGCTGCACACGCCGCCAGCGAAAAAGCCCCGGTGAAAACCGTTGCGGTTAAACCTGCTGCAAAAACTGCTGCACCGAAAGCCGCTGCGCCTGCTGCTGAAATCAGCACTACTGCATTGCGCGCCGAGGGTTTCATGGACGGTCGTAAACACGAAACCGTACAGAGCATCGTTCGTGTGAAAGAAACGCAGGAACGCGTTGTAGTGACCACCAGCGGCAAGCGTGTTCCTTTGCTGTCGATTGTTTTGGTCAAAGGCAAGTTCCGCGTTGCTGACCTGCACGAAGTTCCGTCGAAGGCTGGCAAAACCGCAGCATCGGCCCCGGCTGCAAAGCCTGCTGAAAACACCCGCAAGACTGTAAACGGCAAGGCTGCAAAACTGAATTTCGAAAAAGCTGAAAAGGCGCCAAAAGCTGCCAAGCAAGTTGTTTCGGAAAAGCCTACCCGCGATCAAGTCAAAACCGTGGGCGTGCGTGTAATCAAAGGCAGCAAGGAAAAAATGGTTAACGTGATTCGCATCGTTACCCGTGACGATCAACTGGTGGCCGTGACCGAGAACAAAGGCGCACTGCCGTACAGCCTGATCATGTCCTTTGATGGTCAACCAACTTTCACCGGCAAAATTACTGCCGATGAATTCCGCGCCCTGTAATAAAAATGGGCGCTGTACCGAAACACCCCCGGCGCGTAAATGCAAAGGGGGTTATTTTTCGACTTCTGTTTTCTCACAAAATGCTAAGGAGGGTATTTAGCATGGACTATATAGAGTATGTACTGGCTGTATGCGTGCTAGGCATCGTTCTGTGCCTTGTGGTTCTGTATCGCATGACCTTCGGGGCACGCGCCAGCGGAAAGCTAGAAGCCAGCGCCGACCTGCAATTGCCAGATGACGCCTTTTCGGTCGAAAAAGAACCGGGCGGATTTTGGAGTAACGCAAAACCTGTTGTTCCTGTACGCGACATTCCTTTCACGCGTGCAGAACGTGAAGAGGCACGGGCCAAGGCAATTGCCGAAGCCAACGAATTGCAAGACGTGCCAAAATCGAATCCCGATACTGTAAATGTGGAAGTGAAACCAAAGTTCGATTATCCGAATTTTGAGGGCTTCCCTTGTGACGGCGATACTTACGACGAATTTACTTTGTCGATGATGACGCACGGCTTTGTCATTCGCTTTATTATGGCGAGCCACGAAGTGCAGGTAATCTACACTCCGCCTAAATCGCGGAACCCGATGGATGCACTGCGCCGTTTTTATTCTCCACCGAAAGATATTTTCCCGCTGAACCTGCTGCACGACGAAGGCCGCAAGCGCACCGCGCTTTGGGCCATGCGTAAATTGAAGAACGAAGAACGTCCGCCAGAATTGGAAACGTTCGCTTATCTGTGAGGACGGAAATGAAAGCCGGGAAAACTTACCCGATCCGCGTAAACGTCAACCGCCGTGAAACCGAATACGATGTGCGTCGTAAAGATCACGACTGCGACACCGAATTCGATCTGCACATAAATTTGCGCGACGGCAATAACAACCGCTCGTTCGCCACTGTGATAATTTCCGGTGGCGGGCTAATGGCCGCGTTGGGCAACCGTGCAGAAATTCGCGCTGAGCTTCTTATTGAAGACAGCTTCGAATTACTCGGCAGGCTGAAAGAAACGAAACAAGTGTGGATCAAGGAACAGCCGCGCCTTGCTTACAACGACGATCCGAAATTGAAAAAGTCGCTGATCGACGAAGGCTGGCTTTATTCCAACGGCTACAAAGATCACCGCCGTTCTGAAAAGCGCGCTGACGGCGATTATTACAAATGCGACCTTGTGCGCTACGTTGAACCGGAGGACGAAAAGGATGACGCCGACAATTAAAGAGGAACTGGAAAACGATCTGTCGAAATTCAACGCCACGCTTGAACGCACCGCTGAATCGAAATACGTGGTGCAGCGTTATTACGGCGTTGATCAAAGTTCAGCACTGTCGTTCGGGCCGGACGCTACAAAACTGCGCCTGTACATCAACACGAAAGAGGACTGGGCACGTTATATAGAGGCGTACCCGCCCGGCCCGGACTTCGGCACAGAATCAGCGTCCATTAAATTGTTCGACGCCATCAACAGGACATAATAAATGACCACTGCATGGAATGAAGCGCACGAATTAAATTTCCAGTCGCTGCAAGACCTGTTCGCAACTACCCGCGATACGCTGCAATATCTGAAAGCGGCAAAAGAGCGAAACGTATCGCCGGAAGAATTGCAGCGCCTTATCCAAGTCGAGAAACTTCGGCAGGATAAAATCATGCGCCGCCTGTGTGACTACGTTAAACGTAATGGCGGGCGTTTCACGGTCGGCAAGATCGAAGACGGTTCAATGGGCCGCACCGCCTACAACTGGACGCTGATTCTGCATTGCGTCGGCGGGCACAAATTGGAATTCCAGTTTGCGCGTTGCTATGAACCAGAAGTTTACGACGTGCCACTTTCGCACCAGTGGTTTTTCCGCCCGAAAGGCCGTCAAGCGTTCTACATTCAAAACGACCGTGGCTATCACGATTGTGAATCGGTGCCTGAATTGACCCGCTACGTTAAAGACGCGCTGAAATGGGCGTCTGACGAAATGGGCACCAAAATCGAAATCAAGAAATAAGGACTCGCCATGTTTTCGCTGATGTTAAAATTGTGTTTGGCAGGGCAGCCGTGCAAGGAAATTCGAGTCGCGGATTTCTACTCGGCGCAAGCATCCTATATGTGCAGCTTCAACCGCGACGGAATGACCGAACGGGCAAAGCTTGAAAAGCGCGCCGGTACGTTCGAGTGCAAATCTGGTTTGCCTGTGAGCCAGTTTGCATCGCTGGCCGCTCTCAAGTTCGAAGTTTGCGCACCGCCTACAAAAATGTCTGCTGGCGAATGCGGTACTTTCCCGCTGGCAGATTTCTACGGCAAAGAAAGCGCGGCCCCGATGTGTGCGAAAAACGCAGACTACATGCGCCCGAGTTTGGAAACCGCCGCACGGGATACAGGCACGAAAATAAAAATCGACTGCCATTCGTAAGGGGGCGTGTATGGAACCCGATTTGGTTCTGACGTTTGTGGTGACGCTGGGTTTTATCCTGTTGCTGATTTTGATCCTGCGACTTTTGGGCAGTTTGGTTTCGGCGCGTAGAAAGTTGCTCGCGTCGATTTGCCGTAACGCGCAACTGGAAAACGAAAACCAGTCATTGCGCCGACAGGTTGAAGAGGATCGAAACCTAGACCGTGCGAAACGTGGCGATTACGGAACGGTGTACGAAGGCAGCTATAAGGAGATTTACCAAAGCAAGAAGACCGGGCAATGGTTTGCATCCCGCGAAGTGACAGTAGACCCGTAGCACAACCTCAAGGCTCCCCAGTTCACGCTGGCGGGGCCTTTGTCGTTTCTGGCGTTCGGTTCTTCCTCTATACGCGTGCGCGTGGCTGTGGGGCGTTCTGTGGGGCTGTGCAGAAACTTGTTGACGCCTATATGGGCCTTTGATACCTTTGGCCTCAATCGGGCTTCTGCTGCCCGCAGAAAAGCCACTCACGCAATTAGGGAAGTTTGAATCATGGCCTACGCAACTAGCACCAAACGCAAACCGGCAACCAAAACCGCGACATGGAATTGGGATTTGCAAATTCGCATGGAACAAGAAGCCCGCGAAAAACAAATCACCGAAGCCGCTCGCCGCTTTCGCAAATCCATCTGAGGCCCAAAAATGAAACGCGCTTACAAATGCATCATCAACGTGACCATGTTCAACACTCTGATGGAAACCAAGCTGTCGAAAAACATTACGCGCACCGTTGTTGCTGAATCCGAAGAGGCAGCAATTGAAAAGTGCAAAGACGGTTCAACGCCGGGCATGGTGGTCAGCACTTTTTATGCCCGCGATGAACAGCCGCACATCGAAGTCACAATCAACTCTGTTAACGTCAACGTTTAAGGAACACCGAAATGGAATACGCTACTACCGCAATCGGCCACGTAAAAGAAATCGCTGTCTTGGCTGGTGTACTGGCGATCATGGGCACCTTCGTTTACTTCGAACGCCGCGCCAAACGCAACGCACCTAAACCGCGTGGCGCTACCAAAATCTAAACCGCTGCAAAACATTCTCCTAACAGTAAAGGAATTCAAAAATGAAAATCGTCGCCTCTTTCCCAGCTTTCGACATTATCGACCTTGAGCAAGACGTAATCGCTCTGACCCTAGAACAGGTTGATAATCTGACCGGCCTGAAATTCTGCGTGTCGAAAGAAACCCGCAATCACGGCAATCTGTACCCGGAAGTCGCGCCGGGCTGTGCTGCCTACTACGCGCAGGCCTACAACGAATGCCCGGTAGAATCCGAGGCACGTTGCGACCGATTGGGCCACGAAAAATTCTGGCTGAATAATATCGGCGCGATGATTACATCGTCGAAGCAGCCAAAAGGAATTCGCATCCTTTTGAAGCCGGGCCAGAAAATGGAAATGTACGGCCAGTTGTTGGAAGTGTTCCAGAAAGGCAACTCTGACCACTACGGTTTTAAATTGCTGGAACAGGAAGCGCGCACCGTGATCGCAAAAAATTCGGTTGTGCGTCTGCGCTCCACTGTGAAGCACCACGAATGCCCGGAAGGTCGCGTGGATAATAAAACCGCAGTTGTTCGCGACGTGCTTTCTGAAGGCCGCGTGTGGCTGCAAGAAGATTTGGTCGGGTGCCAATGGTGGAACCTCGACGATCTGGAACTGGCTAATTAAGGGGAATGACATGTTTGCATTTGTGAGTTCTAACGACCGGCAAATCACATACGCCGATCAGACCATTTTTGAAGACGACGCGCAGATTGATTACCACGTCGCTTTTTACAATGGCCGCGTGTATGCGCAGATTGACACGGTGTTCCACGGCGAAGAAAATTCGGCGTGCAGCCACGTGGAATAAAACAGCTAGTTAATTCTGCGCACCGGATAGCATGGGTGCGCAGGCGTGACGAAACTGACCCTACAGGGATTTTAAAATGCACAATTCAATCGCAACCATAAAAAGCTTTTTCTCTGCTGAACATCACGTGGCGCACGTTAACCAGTTTTCGAACGTGCGGTTGTTTAGTGTGGAAACTGTGATCAGCGGCAAAAACGTTTTGATCTGCACGTTCACCGTGGACGACGATGATTATTTTATCCTGACCGCCGTTCACGGTTCCCGCAAACACGTTGGCATGGGCGCCTATGATTTTCAGCAGGTACTGAAAGCCGAAGGTCTGCTGCATCCTGAACTCAAGGTGGAATAAATCATGTTCAATAATTTTTCAGTCGGTCGGGACGGCGACACAACTTACGTCGCTCTGCATTTCGACGAAGACGGTTTCACCCTCGAATATGATTTCGTGTTTCAGGACGATCCTGAAGCGCGTGATTATTTCGGGGAGGTTTACTGGGCACGTGTGACTGCGTACCCGAATCCAACGTCCGCACGACCGCGCCCGGTTTTTGCGGAAACTAAACACACCGTGGGGATTAAGACATGATGCAAACATTTATGGGTTGGTTCCCACACTGGTACATCGCGGCCTGCTTTATGACGGGCTTTGTGATTTTGCCAGTCATGACTTTTATTGCGGCTCGCCCGTTGCTGCGCGGTTTGAGTCACGGCCTGTATGAGACTGTCGTGTTCTACAAATGCGGCGTTTCCATGTGGCGCGTGTTCAAGCGTTTCGTGCGTGCGTTGTTCGTGGATTTGTTTGTGTGGGGCCTGCTTAATTCTGGCGTCGAAAGCACAAGCAACAACGAATCAAGCTGGAGCGGCATTTTCCGCTGGAGCTTCCGCAAAACATTTACCCGCGCTGCTGGCAAGAAGTGGAACGCACAGCAAGCGGCGGCAAAACGTAAAGCAGCTATGGACGCAGATATATGAAAGCACGCGAACCTTTGTGGTCACTTAAAGATTTGGCCGGTCACACGCAAGTAACCGAAAGCGCTTTGCGTGACCGCGCTAAATTGTTTCCTGTTCCTGACGCCGCCAGTCAGACGCAAACAGGCCGTATTGATTCCCGCTTTGGCTCTGTAGTCATTGTGGGGCGTTATCGCCGTTCCGCTCTGCTGGAATGGTTCAACTCGCAGGACGCGGAAACCCCGTTCAAGCGGAAGGCTCTGAGTCATGTACAAAACTGATTATGAGGCTGACCCGGTTTTTATCGCGGCGCAAGATTATCAAAGCGCGGTTGACTGGGCGCGTTATTCGCAGCGTCATTTCTTAAACGCTAGGCGTAACGGTTTTCTGATGGCCGCTTACGAATACAAAATTGACCGCGTGGCTTATATGCAGCACGCACGGAAATTAAAACCGAAGGAGAAACGCCATGACTTTTAATACGATCAAAAAAGGCCCGTTCAAAGGTATGGTGATGGTCGTCAATGACACCACCAAAAGAAAATCAGTTCTTTGGCCGGATGACGCAGCCAAGGAAATTGGCCTCGGCGGGCGTGAGGTCAACGAACAAGAATGGAACGAGTTCAAAACTCAATCCATGCTCGACAAAGAAAAGCTCGATGCTTCTGTAGTGGCGACCATTGCGGCCCCGGACTTTTCGATTCTGGAACCTTCCGACACACGCCGCGTTGTAAAAACTCGCAGCCCCGGAAAATTCTACGCGGAAACGCGGGAATACGAACGTGGCTGGGGCAACAAACGTGACGACCTGCTGGAATTCGACACGGCAGAAGAACGTGATGCGTGGAGCGTTGCCTACAACCGCAAATACAACCCGGATATGGGGCCAGACGCACACGCGCCTGCTTACTATATCGTAGCGATCCCGCTGGACTAATCACTGCTGCACATTCTGATGCTAGAGTGTGCAACGGGATGAAATCCGATTCACAACTGAGGAAGTAGAAGATGACCACCGAGATTATGTCCACGATTCTAAAAGTTTTGGGCACTGCTGCCCTGCTTTTCGTTTTCGTTAAATACGTGCTGCCGTCGCTGATGTATTTGATCGCGGCACTTTTTGGTTTCCGTGCGCATCTGCGTATCGCGCAGGTTTACGGAATCGACACTGCGCCAATTTGGGCCAAAGCACACCACCACATTTTCTGTGCATGGATGGAACATAACGATTACTGCGTGACGCTGCGCAGTCCTGATTTGTCATTCCACTATCGCACGGGCACGCACAACACCGTGACGCAAAACGAGCCGTGGCTTGATCAATTGGCAACCGCGTTGCGCAACGGTCGTACAATTATGCGCCTCGACGTTTTAAAGGATGGCGTAGACCTGCAAGTAAATGAAACGCTGGATTGTTCGATTGCTACGCTGCCCGGCATTTTGGGGCAGGATGGTTTTTACCGGGTGATGTTTCTTTATCCAGAATCGCCCGTCATGGAATCCGTTCTCGGCTTCGACCTTCAGCGCATGTTCAAAACTGTAAACTATTACATGCCCGGCCTAGATTATGTCGTGGTGGTAAATCCGCGCCAGTTGATCGACGGCAAATTCAACACGATAGAATATCTGTCGGCCACGAACGGCACGTGGATTGGCAGTGACCATCTGGCTTTCAAAATCCCGAAGGAATGAAACCGTGAAATATTATTTCTCGACGAATCACGATTACGCCGTGATTCACGAAGTTTCGGCTTACCAGTTGGCGCGCTGCATTGCTGACCTGAAACGTTACGGGTACAAATCAGCAGCCGCGACAATGGAACGATTGCGCGACGATGCAAAGGCCCGTTCGAAAACCGACATGGTGTTGCGCCCTGACCCGGTGACTGCCAGCGAAGCGAAAGCGCTTTCCATTGCCGCCAGTGCAACCCACGACATAGGCAACGTGCTAACGGGCCTTGGCGAACGTGAAGGGCTGTTTCTGCAATGGGCACAAGGTCGTAACGGCCTGAAGCTCAAACGATGCTGTAGCGAGTGCAAGCGGCCCCTGTAGGGGCTGTTTTCGTTTGTTGACCGTTCGTCGGTGCATAGGTACAATGAAATCCAGTCGGGCAAGTTGCGCCCACGATTCACACACTCACGCAATAGAGGAAGTTAAAATGTTCAACCTGAACCTGTTGGCCGTTCTGCAATTCAATATCGCCACTGGCGCCGAAGCAAACCAACTGCACACGCAATTGCAGGATGGTTTGGTAACGGAAACCGAATACCTCAAAAAGTTGATCGACTTGGCGAGCCGTCACAATGCGTTGCCTGCCGAAACGCTGGCGCAATTTGCAGACGCTGCTTTTCCTTACGGCGTCGTTACCGGCAAGTACGAAAGCGACGGCGAGGAAAGTTGCAAATACAGCGACGACTTTGCATCGCTGCGTGATGCAATTGTGGCGTGGGAAGAATATTCGCCGGGTTCTGCATGGGCGCGTATTCACTGCCGCGTTGACAATTTCGTGTACGGCCTCGACCCGTACAAAGTTCTCCGCGCTAAAAAGGTGACGGACGACAAAGGCGAGAAACGCACCCTGTACATGCCGTGCGATGTGCGCGGTAATTTCCGAGAGGATTAATTCTGATGGGCATTCGAGGGAGTGCCCATTGTAATGAAACCCGCATGAGGAAAACGAAATGAGCGACAAACGTGTAACGCTGGGCGATTTGTTCCTCGAAGAGGAAACGCGGCTGGTCGAAAAAGCCCGTGTAGAAATCGCGCAGGAAAAAGCAGCATGGGACGCACTACCGCAAGCCGATAAAGATCGGATCAACGCGGAACGTGAAGCGCAGTACGAAAATATGGTGCCTGATAATCCTGACGACGATGAACAGGACGAAGAGCAGGAAGAGGAAGAGGAAGACGACGAAGATTTTCACGATTCCGACGACGACCTCGACACGCTGCATTCCCGCTAATCCCCACCACAAAGACAAGCCCGCCATGTGTGGGTTTTGTCAGTAGTAAATCAAACTGACCTTTATCAAGGAATTCGCACCATGGCTAAGCCGAGCAAGAAAGTTTCCGCTGATCAAATGAACCGCATTCGCCGCGTCATTACTGATCACATGGGCATGAAAATCGGGCACCCGATTGATTCGGAAGACACGATCAGACATTCCCTGAAAATCAACGGAATGGATCTTGGCGAAATCCTCATGGATCTTGAAGAGGAATTCGAAATCGAAATTCCGGGCGGCGTATCGAGTGGTTGGAGAACGGTTCGTGATATTGAAACGTATATCGCCAATCACGAACCGATGGATTCTGCGCCGCGTGTAGCGCAGCCGAAAAAGGTCGTGGTGAAAATGGCAAAGGAAATTGGCGAGCCTGTCAAATTCCAAAACAGCCGTCCGCACAATCTGTCGCTGATCATGGGCGACCTCGAAAAGAAATTGGCGCCTACAAAAGCCACTGCCGGTTTCGTGATGCAGATTCACAGCGACGGTGCAATTCACCTGTGCAACGTGCCCAACGCGACCACGTTCGCCCGTGCTGTGGTGGAAATCAGCGAAGGCTTTAACGGCTTCCGTTTGTACGTTGGTGAAATGCTGGTGATTGATCACAACGTCGGTTCCGAGTCGCACATTCTGGCCCTGTGCGATATGGCGCGTTTGTCTGGCGCTGCAATGCCGAAGAGCCTAGACGAATGGCTGGTATCTGTAATCGTGCGTTATGTGGCCTGCGTGAAACAATCGCTGCGCTATATGCAGCACCTGTACAACGGCAAAGACACGACGCAGCAATTGTTCAGTTTGCAGCGAGCGTTCGAATTGAAAATCACGGATCGGGTTTTCGATTTATACGAAAGTGAAAACGTCGTGGCGCATGCGCAATCTGACGTGCTGCGTGTGTTTCGCGAAATGATTGAATCGGTTCACCCGTGCCGCCGCAGTTGCTACAACGTCTGTTCTTCGTTCCGTGACCCTGACGACCTCGAAGAAGAGGAAGAGGAAATCGACGGCGAAACTATCGACGCGGAAGACGAAGACGAAATCGTGGATTTGTTGGCGGATGTTTCTACGCCCGGTCTGGTTGCCCTTTTTAACCACATCGTAAACGAAGGCAAGTGCGACTTCGACGCTTCCGCAGTTCACGAATTGTCGGGCATGAAACGCCGGATCGAAATCATCGACGAACTGGCGGGCCGATTCGGTTTTACCGAACTGGTTAAATTTGCACAGCACACCGATTTGAATCCGAGTGACTTTGCAATTATCACATCGGGGATTTAATTATGTTCTGGCACGACAACATGCGCCAGCAACAGCGCGACTGGGCCGACCGTCAATTTGCAGAATACTTGCGGGAACAACGCAAGCAGGAACAAATTGAAAAACTGAAACGCGAACCGAAACGGCACGACAGGGTTCGTAACCGTTGGGGACAAGTGAGGTAGCAATGAAAGTTTTATCTGCACCGCCATTAATTTTCACCTGCCCCAAATGCGGGGCGACGTGCCAAGGTGACGAAAGCGATTTTCGCGAGCAGCACACAATGCCGCCGACGTGGAAAGTCGATTGCGGTTACTGCAAGCTGACCGTAACCATTAGCCCGCCAGCGCTTATTGCAAAACTGGTAGGCACTCGTTTTTAACTGAGGAAGTGAAAGATGGACAGAAAGGAAAGTATGAAAATGGACAAAGTACAATTCGCAAAATGGATTCGCGAAGCAATGGCAGCACGCGAAAATTCGTTCGACAAAGCGGCCTCTGACGCTGCTAGCGCCGCGATGGATATCAAGCGCGCCGAATGTGCGGCCCGTGGTGAACCGACGCACTACTGCATCGTTGACCACTCCCGGTTCTACACCATGAACGAGCGCGAAGCCGTGGCAAGCGTGGTGCCTGCTGAATTCGTCGATCCGGTTTATCTGCTGCTGGTGACTGCATGGAACGATATCCAGCACTGGTGCGACGAAGTAGAAGGCACCGTGCCCACGGTCGAAGAAAAGGAAGAGGACGGTATCGAATATTCCGACGCACCGACGCCGGAAGGTCGCGATTTCAATTTCGCCGTCACGTTCGAGCCGGGCACCGCTGACGAAAAGAAATGTCAGCTTCAGGTATGGGCGCCGAATATGTTGCACGGCGCGTTTCAGGTCGGCCAAACATTCGCGGAGAAATTCGCGACGGACTTCACCATTGTTCCGCTGGCGCCTGTTCTTCTGAAAATGGTAAAGGTCAGCGAATAATTAACCGGGGGCATCTGAAACGGTGCCCCTTTAATTCGGAGGTTTATGTAATGGAATGCACGAACGAAAACCCGTGTGGCCTGTGCAACATCTGTACGCTCGAAGAAGAAATCGACGCGTGCATTTCGACAGCCCTGTACAAGAATTGCGAAAGCAATAAATGCACCGGCTGCGATCACTGCAATAACTGCCAGCATGGCGAGGAAATTAACGGCTGTGAAATTTGCAGCCCGCCAGCGAAATGCGGCCACGGTGTTATTTACGGCGACGGCTGTGAAGCCTGCGACGAAGAATACGAACGGCGCATTGATGCAGAATGTGACCAGACGGAATATTGCAAACATGACATTGAGTACGCTGACTGTCACGAATGCAGCGCCGAAGCAATGGCACAGTGGGAACGCTCGCAGGAACAAGCCGAGTGGAATCACTTTCACCCTAACTCTGACGATTAACTTTAATGCGCATCTAGATTGGTGCGCATTGCAGATAAATCAGCAGTCACAATCCTAACCGTAAAGGAATTAAATCATGAAACAGACTGACGCCCGCGCATTGTTCCCGAATCACAAGCTGACCTTTTCCACCGCCGACAGCTTGAAAGAGAACGGCGAAAAATACGTCGCTGTTCACCACAAGGAAACTGGCGAACTGGTTGCGACCATTAACCAACACACGCATAAAGTTGTGGTGTGTCTTGTGCGTAAACCGAAACGCAAATCTGACGTTCCTCATTACGTCGCGTTTGCAGAAGTTGCCAGCTATGCAAATGTGGACGCCGTGCAAAAAGCGCTGGACGCCGAGCGTCAGTTTGATGGTAAATGCCCGGCTACCTACACACAGGCCCGCGCACAGTTCACCAAAACGCAGGAACAGGATTTCGATTTCGGAATTGACTTGCTGGCGATTTTTATCGGCGTGACTGAAAAACGTCATTCCGGTTTCACCCGTGAGCAAATGCCGTACCTGACCACTAGAGGCAAGCAGATGTATCGCGTAGCCTGTTCGTGCCCTGACTGGCTCAACTTGCCGCCGATTCAGAAAGCCTCTGTAACGTCGCCAGTGACGCAGGTTGCCCAAACGCTGCGCGAAGGTAAGACCAAGCGCGAGGAACGCGACAAACGCACCGTGTGGGGCGCAGAAGACGACGAAATCTTTGCACTGGTCGAACACGATCACAAAGTGCTGTCGGATCGTCTGGCGGCATTGCACTCGGCACGTGGCAGCAAAATCTCCATTCCGGAATTCGACCGTCGCCGTAAAGCACAACAGGAAAAACAAAATGGCTGATCAATTCAAAACCGATGTGGAAAATCTCCGGCGCATGGAATGGCTGGCGGTTCGCGAACGTTGGGCCAGCGTGCATGTGGATTTTGACCGGGGCGGCGTTTACAAAGAACACCGCGTTGTTTGGCACGATCCACGGGGCGCATGGTTGAACGCCACCGGGCAAAGCTTGGAAGAGGCGCTAGATAATGCAATGCGCACCGAGTACAACCCGAAAACCTGTGAGCATTATTTGGTGGCGAAGTCCTGAATGCTGCTGCTTCATTTATTGTTTCGTAACCTAGCAATTTGCTTGTTAGGTTTTTCAATCGGCGCCCCGTCGTTTTCGCATCAAATGCAGTTGGCGGGTGCTGCCCTGTTTTTTATCTGCGTCGGAATTTCCGGCCTAGCAAAATGTTGGAGCATGCAACGTGAACGAGTTCGTAATCAAGATTCAAGAAACCAATCAAATCACTGCGCAGTTTGCGCGTCTGGTGGGTTATGAGCCGTTGCGGGGCGATGTGTTCGAACCTATGGGCGACAATGGTGTGCGGGGCGTATACCGGCCCCTGATCGACGCGACTGGCTACGACGGCATTTGCCCCGTCAAATTCAATCCGTATGATCACGGCGGTGATGCAATGATGGTCGCTGCATATTTGCGCATGAGCATCGACGTTTCCAGCGATGGAAAAACACTGAAATGCAGCACGCCCGAATTCGAAGCTGAAGTCGAATTGCCAACCGGGGGCGCGTACATGTTTGCGCATGTGAAATTGATGCGGGATGCAATCATGGCCGTGGGCGCAATGTACGTGAAGAAATATTACGACATTGATCCCCCGGTAAATACCACAACGCGTACACGCACCGTGACGCCCGCCACTAACCCGGCAATCAAAGTACAGAACAAGGAACCTTCGACATGATGCTGTCGTGTGCAAAAGTCGGTCGCGATATTGGTTCGTGGACTGCTGAACAATTTTCGTTGGTGCAGAAATTCGCACCGTCCAATCACCCGCTGATGTTCCCGGTTGATGAACAGCCGATTTTTCTGACGCTGAATAAATGCGTCGATCAGTTGGACGATATTCACATCCGCATCATTCACGATTTCCAGCATCGCGATCAGTTGTCGGAAAAGGTGCAATTGCATCAAGCTGGTTTGCTGGTAATGATCCTGATTGATTCGCTGACACGCAGCGGCATTTCAGGAACCGAAACCCTCGAATGGGAACAAGGCGATGCCTAAAATAATTGTGGATCTTTCGTGTGGTGGCTACAAGAAAGACGGCGAAGTTGTCAGCTGGTTAAGTTCGAACATCGCGCACATGTACGACATTAAAAAGAACCTGCTGCTTAAAGCGCCGAATTTCACTGGCTATCCACACGGCCAGCTTTTCGGTTCTGCGTTCATCGAAGGCACTGCCGAAGAACTGAAAACGTTCCTCGATTTGTTCGCCCGCAGTTATGAGGATGACCACACGCAACGCGACGTAGGGCGCATCGTGGAAGCCATCGACCGTGGCGAACAGTTGATCCGCTGCTATCGCATTGTGTGGCCCGGTCGCTTTCCTGAAGAGCGTGCAGACTCGCAAATGTTTGCACGAATGGCGCAGGTTATTTTGTTCGAGCAACGCGGCTCATACGGCCACCTGATTTCCGAACGTGACACTTTCCGTCTGCATTCGTTGTGGGAAGTCACGAAGGTGATTTTCCTCGACACGAATTTGCACGTGCATTACCGCAACGATTTTGCCATGGCATTTTCTTACCACGAACTCGGTTTCGATTTTAACGAAGCTGAAGATCAATCGGCCCGGCCAACCGGCGACGATTATTCCCGCCTTCTGGAATGCGTGAAAAAGATCGCGGATCGTTTCGACGAAAAGCTAGCGTGGTTCGCCGCTGAAATCGAACGTGACCCACGCTACGGCAAACAGGGGATTCAGTAATGGGCATCGTCGTCGGATTTCACAAGCGCCCGGACAACGTGAGCGAAATGTGCCAGCGGGCTTTGCCTTCGCAAGTTCTGCCGGGCTTTCGTTTGTACGTGGCCTATGCGCCTGCACCAGACGTTGCAAAGGCATACGTGGCCGAAGTTCTGGTTAAGGCAATGCCGCACGTTGTAGGGCTGTCCGTTGGCCCTGTGCAGATGTTCACATATCGTTCGGTGCGTGACGGAAAGGTCAGTGGGTTTGAAGGTCAAATGTCGCTGCGTGATTGCGGCATTATCCCGAACACCTACAACATGCACTGCACGTTCTTAACGCGTGAAGCAGCCGACGCTTATTTGCGCCGGATGGAAGCGAAACAATTCACGCATTTCGAAAAACGGAAGTGGGACAAACTGAACGCGCCGCGCTCGTTCACAATTCGCAAGGGGAAGAAATAAATGCGCCATCAAATCGGTGAAAAGATTTGGGTATTGTGGGCCGACATTGAAGACGGTTTCATGTATCCGTTCTACACGAAGTTGCTCAAGTTCGCAGAAATGCAACCGAGCGATTTTCCTGCTGTGCAATTTCGCGAACTGACTGTTGCCGAGCATCACATGGTGCGTGGCGAGTACGACCAAAAAGATGCGGAACCGGCATACGACGGTTATATCCTGACCGATTCGAAAGGCAGCGTGTGGCACAATCAATACCCTTGCGCGGCGTTGGGCGGGCAAACGTCTGGTGGCCTCGACCACATGTTCGAAATCAGCAGCAAATGCGTAGAAGGGCGCACGGTGCTGGACTGGATGAATGAATCGAACGGCAGTCTGCGCGGCACTGCACCGGGGCCGGTTTCCATGGCACGCGTTACGCATGAACTGCGCGAGATTCGCCGGGAAATGCACACGATGGAAACTGGCGAAGGTTATTTCGGCCAGACCTCGGAACCTGATTTGCCACGTGCTGCAAAATTGCGCGCATGGTTCGAATATATCCTCGGTGAATTCGGTAAACAAACAGGCCTGTCGATTATCGAAGAGCCTCATATGTACGAAGACGTATCCGGCGCCGTGAAACACTTGTGCGGCTGGTACGACTTTACGATTGTCGAGGCGCCTGCAAATGAAGCGTGAAATGCAGATTGCGGCTGACACGTGTTACGAACTCTGCAATTACAATCAGGCGCGCTTTCTGGAAATGATGGAAGCGCAGGGCTACCAGCGTGACGATCCCGAATTGGAATGGCTGTTGAAAAATTGGGAATTCGACGACGCTGGGCCACATCAAAAGTAAAACGTAGACGGAAGTCGAGGAAGTGAAGGATGGATATTATTCAATGCAATTTGTCGAGCTTTCGAGGGGAAGCCTTGCAAGGTCGCCGCGACGTAATCAGCAGTAGTCGCGATCTGGCCCGCAACGCGCAGGTGTATACCGATTTCGAACTGATGCAACAGTCGGTCGAAAAACGTTTCCGCCGCCACTTGAAGAAATTCAAGAAAGAGGCAAAGCGCGCATGATTTACGTGACAGCTTTTTGTGTGACGTTCATCGCGATTTTCCTGAAAGGTTTTCAGTTCAAAAACATTCAGCACAACAAGTGGTGGAGCATGTTCGCCACTTCGTATGTGCAGGGTACGTTTGAGTTTGTAGCGGCTGGCACCTACGCCACGATCTTTATGCAGGGTACGTGGTGGTACTGCTTTATCAACGGCACGGCTGCTGCGTTTTCAATTGTTAGCGCTACGTGGATTCACCAGCGCTGGTTTCATTCGGAGGCCGTGACAACATGAGGGCGATAGGTCGATTTATTTTCCGAGGGTGTAACGACGCTGACGGTTTGCTGGTCGGTGCTTCGTTTCAGAATCACGACTTTTTCAAACCGAACACGGTTTATGAATTTCGTGAAGTTTTGGGCGAAGTGTCAATTCACGCGATTGGTGAATCCATCATCCGCCACATCGGTGAACCTGCGACGAATGTCAACAGCATGCTAACGTGGGGATCGTCGATTGACCAGCTGCTGAGCGAGACGGATAAAGAACTGGTTTTAACCCGCGAAGAATACAAAACAATTCTGTACGGGCGCCGACGCAACGACCTGATTCGCGAGTACGGTGAAGACCGCGTGAACGAATGGGAACTCGAAGGCAAAGACCTCAACGAAATCACCTACTGATCAACTGGTGAAGGGCATCTAGAATGGTGCCCTTTGCAGTGAACTCAGATACTGTAAATAATATGAGGGCCAACTATGCCTACTGTCATTGATTCGTTTAGCCGTACCTACGACTATCACCGCCTGCCAGTCCGCAAAGGATTTAGAAACGGCGGTGAAAAGCTGGAAGAGTTTCTGCATTATTTTCGGCAGCAGTACGATGCGCAGGATGTGGCGTTTGTTGATCCGGGTTTGGGTTGGCAGCAGAACCAGTACGACGGCGCCGCGTGTGTCGGAATATTCAACGTCTACACGATGACCCCGACCGGGAACGAAATGCGGCGTGTTGGAATCATCCGTACCAACGCACACCACATGGAACATGCGGCGTTGAAATGGTTGGACGCACACCGCCAACGCAACCCGGATAGTTCCGGCAAGTGGCCTGTTATTGCACTGGCCGCGCCATCCGATCACTGTGAAGTTTATCCGGTACAAATTCCGGAAGAGGGGATGCTTTAAAAATGGGCGGATCGTTCGGCGGGATGATGTGGCGTGTCGCGTCCTCTATGGGCATGGGCGGGTACAGTGAAAGTTACAGCACCCGCCGCTCTGATACATGGGCCGACAAGGTTTTGGAATCTACCGAAAATACTTTGGAAGAAATCCAGCATAAACGTGAACAACGCCGCAACGATGCAATTGAAAATTTCCGTGAAGACCTCAAGGAAAATGCCCACGTGCTTTGCGCGGCGGGCCTAGTGAAAAAAGACGACACGCTGCATAAAATTTTGTGTCGTGCTGCTGGCAAAAAATATAGAAAACCAAAAACGAGGAAGGCGAGATAATGTATTACGGCGGATGTGTACCACGGAAAGAATACCCAACCCTAACCGAAGCTGAATTTCTGGTGCATGCAAAATGGATGCGCACAGACCTGTCGGTAAAATCCACGAAGGGCGCGTATCTGGTTTTGGTCGAAGGACTCACGCAGAAAGTGGCCGCTGAACAAACTGGGGCCAGTCCGGCAAATGTGAATGATTCGGTGCGTCGTGTAACGCAACGGCATAACGAATTTATGGAAGCCTACGGCCCACGCATGAAAGAAAAGGGCGCTGACCACATCAACGAAATTCTGGAAATGATCGGCGCACATTCGCCTGCACAGGAACCGCAAAATGCAGCATCCTAAACCGCGTGTGGAATTCAGCAAGCAGTTCCACAAATTCGCTGACGATTTGATTGGTCGTGTTGGTGGTTCGGATAATCCAAAGGTGCGCATTCCACGCCGCACCGTAAACGCGTTGGCAACGGACTACGGTTTCACTCCGCTGACCAATCCGAATCAGCGCGCTCTGCGTGAACTGATGGGCGAGCGTGGTTACAAAATTCAAATCGGTGCCGACGCCTGTTTTATTTCCCGGTTGCCGGTCACGAATGTGGAGCCTGATCAGTGGCCCGCAATTATCGAAAACATCTGTATGCGGCTGAAACAGCTTTTCGTCGAAACGAATGAAAAGCTGTTGCGACTTTCCCCTGCGAAGTTCCGGAACGTTGCAACCATCTGGCCCAACGACAACCCGGCGTTTAATCAGGCCTGTGTTGAGGAAATGCAGGAACTCGGTTACACGATGGTTTTCCGCGTGAACTACATCGACGTTTGCAAAATCGGTGATGAATCGAAACCGGGTAAACGCAAACCTAGTGCAAAGCAGGCTGAACCGCTGGTGGAAGTTGCCAACGGTCGCCGGATGCTGGAAGCCGCGCTGCATCCGCGTCGTGTGGGCTGGCGTAAAGGGTTTTCGCATGCACTGGTAATCAACGTTAAGTCACACGGCGATTGGGCCTCTACGGCGCTCTCAAGGGCCTTGCTGCACATGCCTAGCGCGGTGTTGGATATCAACGGCGAATCACTGCACACAATCGCCCTCAATCACGGTGACGTTCTGCTGGTGAATGAAGCGGCTTACGAACTGGTCAAAGGGTGCCGGGTGAAATGCATTGATTCGGGTTCGACGTATGACCCGGATATTCTCGCAAGGGCCTTGCACAAGGAATCTGTAAATGTCTGAAGAACAAAAACCGAAAAGCGGATTCGTTACCCGGTTGTGCGAAATGAAATTGCGCAACCTGCGTCAGGTTTACGGCCACATGGAATTCGACGAAGTTGTCATGCTGGCACAACAGGCTGACGATTATTTGTCGGCCATGACGGTGTTCGATCCTGCGTGGAAAAAGTTCAAGCATGACAGTCGCGTATGGTGGGAATATGCGTGGCTGATTAATTGCGAAAGTGGTGGCGGTTTCAGTCCATCCGATCCGCATGTGAAATTCCACAATTTTGTGGTCGCGCATCCATGGCAGCAGCCGAACCTCGATAACTGTGAATACAAAGACTGGCTGCGCGAACGGAAAGAAGACGTTTGCGTTGAGTGGGGCCACTGGTTGCCCATTTATTTGCGACCGGACGAAGTGCAGAATTTCGCACTGAAGATTTTCCATCATCACCACGGCCTTGTCGGTTTCGGTTGGTTGCAGAATATCGAAATCGTGGAACTGGCACAGGAGGAAGACGTATGCCAACGCCCGATCAAACCCCAGCCAACGTAAGTTATTCGTGTACAACGTTCACCGACTACAAGCAAGCCCGCGCAGATTACACATACGCTCTCGGCGTGCTGGAAGCGATGCGAGAATTAGCGCACCGCCGCATGCAAGAAACCGGGCAGAATTATTTGCTCAATCGTGAAGAATCTTTGGTCGCTTCGCAGCTGGAACATTTGCGCGATCAGGCCTACAACACATTGCAGAAGGAACCGAAATAATGGCTGTCGATATCGTAAAGCGTGAAGGTGCTGTTTACCACTTCGAAGGCATTGGCGGGTACAGCATTCGCGAAAGCATCAAAGAAGCGCTGGTAATCCTCAAACAAAAAAAGGACGCCGGGCAGCAAGTCAAAGGCGTGCTGGTGTGCAACGGCGTCACGCTGAATCTGGTTTATACCGATGACCCTGAACTGGCTTATCTGGTGTACAAAAAAGTTTCGGACGATAACGCCGAAGCTTACCGCCAATCCGACGAATACAAACAGGCAGAAGAAAGCCGCCGTTTGCAGACGTTGGACAATCAGGAAAAGATGAACAGTTACGTGGCAGAAATCAAAAAGATTCTGACGGACTGGGCAGCGACGCACGGCGGTTCCAACATTCAGCCGAACGACTGGGTTGCCTGCCGCTTGATGCTTCTGCTGAAGGAATACATCGAGTTGGCAGATAATGTAAATATCAAGCACTACGGCGCCGAGCTTCTGCCGTTGCTTGAAGCTGCCGGGTACAAGGAAAACGAATTCACGATTGCAGGCGACGGCAAAAAGCCTCACAAGCAATACGAAACCCGTGCGTGGTTCGTTGGGCAAATGATCAACATGATGAAAGGTTCCATGGGTTGTGCCCATCCGGGTTTGGCTCACATGGTCGAGAAATACCAACTGCATCTGAATCCGTGAGCGAATTGCTGCACTGAGGAAGGCGAGGAAATACAAAATGGAAAATCGTTCTTATGAAATCGTCGATGATCGGTACGAACCGAAAACCGGCGTAAACATGGCCGAGGCAATTACTCACGCTGTTGAGGATGTGCCAGCCGATACCGTAGCGAGCTTTGGCCTCGACGCCGACCGCTGCGTACCGTTCACCCGCAATGACCGCCCGCGTGACGTGTGGGATGCTTTGATGGAAAAAATGAGGAATATGTAATGCCGTTGAAATTCGTAAAGTGCAAACGCCGTTTTGATGTAACCGTAAAAATCCAAGCGTACCAAAAACACGAATGGCAGTCGGTTTACGAAGGCTCTATGTGCGTCTGGTCGTATGGCCCTTCGCTTCGTCAAATGACCGATCCGATCATGGAAGAAGTGAATATCGACAAAGGCGGCGCCCGCATTTCCATCCTGTATGTTCGCGAACATGAGTTCGAAGAATACAGCCCGGCGCAAATGGGCAAGATGATGGCGCAGGAAGGTTTCGGCGGTAAGGATAATCCCTACGTCGATATCAACAACGACCACGCCGATATCTGGAGCGAGGCGTTCCGTAAAGAGCAATCTTTCATCGGCAAAAAGCGGGGATAAAATGTTCGACTATTTCTGGTTTTGGATTTCCAAGACGCTGGCAGAAATGGCAGTGGGAATGACCCTCCTACTGGTGCTGATTGCCGTGGTCGTCTTGCTGGCGTTCCTCGACAAGCTCAAGCAGTGGCGGTGCCCGCACAAAGCCTACCGCGAAAACATGGCCTGTCACGGCATTTGTTTGGGCTGCAAAAAAGACCTCGGATTCGTTGGCGAATTACGCAAAGACAAAAGCAAACGCGAAATGTAATTGCGTGCCAAGCGATCCTAAAAATATACCAACATGAAGGAAGTGTAAGTACATGAGTGATTTTTCGAAATTCGGTCAGGCTGTAACTGCAAACTACAATTCGATGCTGCAAAAAGACGAAGGGAAAAAGAACAGCGTTTTCCTCGTTGATATCCACGGTGACGAATTGTGGGCGCATTACCTTGCGTCGTTCCCTGAAGGCACCAACCCGATGTTCCGTGAACGTCGCGAATACGAGTGCAATACCTGCCACAACTTCGTGCGCAACCTCGGTGCTGTCGTGTACGCCGAGAAAGGTAAGCTGCTGACCGTGTGGGATGTGCAGGTCGATGATCCAACGCATCAAGCGGTGGCCGATGCAATGGCGGCGAAGGTGCGTTCGCTGAAAATCAAAAACCGTTTCATTGCGGAAATGCCGCAATACGGTTGTGCGAAAACCACCAGCCAAGAAACGGGCGAAGTGTGGCACCACTTCCACGGTCTGGTGCCTGCGCTTTTCCGTTGGGATAAAAACCCAACTGACTACATCGGTGAATCCAACGCAGACAAAAATCTGCTGGAACGTTCGATCAATGAAATCTCGGATTTCGCGATTGATATCGTGATGGATCTGATCGACACCGACTCGCTGTACAAAGGCGACGAAAAGCGCAAGAAAGTTGTAGCGCTGCGCAAGCTGAAAGCGGATTACGCCAAGCTGAAAACCGAACGCGGTCGTGAAATTTTCCTGTGGAAGAATTCGACGCCACACACCCGCATTCTCAACGACGTTGTGGGCACGCTGCTGTCGGATATCACCAAAGGCATGGAACTCGAAAACGCCGTGAAGGCTTTCGAATTCAAAACCGCTGGCCCGAACTACAAACGTTCGAAAGCGTTGGTCACTCAGAAAATGATCGACGAAGCTGAAAAGCTGGTCGAGAAACTGGGCCTCGGTGATTCGCTGGCGCGTCGTTATGCGGTGCGTGAAGACATTTCGGTTAACGACGTTTTGTTCGTTGACGGCACGGTGAAAAAGCAACTGCTGGGCGGCGCGTTTGGCAGCATCAAACCGACCAAGAAAAACGTTCCAGTGCTGAACGATGTTGAAGACATTTCGATCAAAGATTTCATCAAGAAAGTTTTGCCGAAAGCCGATACCCTCGAAGTGCTGGTGAAGAGCGAACACACCGCCAGTTTCGTTTCCCTGATCGCCCCGGTTAATCCGGATGCGAAACCACTGCTGAAATGGGACAACCCATTTTCGTGGTCGTACATCGGTGAAGTTACTTCGTCGTCGATTCGCGAACGTGTGAAAAAAGCAGGCGGTAAAATCGACGGCGATATTCGCGTTTCGCTTTCGTGGCAGAACGGCGATGACCTCGACCTGAGCGTAAACAATGGTCGTGACGTTTGCGACTTCCGTACCCGTAAAGTTTTCGGTGCCACGCTCGATGTGGACATGAACGCCGGTTCCGCCAAGAACAGTGTTGATCCAGTGGAAAACATTTTCTGGACTGCCAAAGGCGATATCAACCGTGGCCGCTACGAAATTAAGGTTCACAACTGGTCGCAGCGTTCCACCAATAATGTCGGCTTCGACGTTGAAATTGAAGTGCTGGGCAAAATCTATAGCTTCGCGCATCCAATGGCGCTGGGCAATGATCGTCGCGTTACCGTTGGTTATATCAACGTCGATGCGGCGGGCAATATCAGCATCGAAGGCGAAGGCATTCTCGGCGGCGTAGGTTCCTCGGTTGAAAACTGGGGCGTCAAAACCGAAGAATGGACACCGGTTGATTTGATCACGAAGTCGCCAAACTTCTGGAACGATCAAGCCGTGGGCCATGAGCATGTTTTCTTTATGCTCAAAGGCTGCGTGAACGAAGAGGGCACCCGTGGTTTCTACAACGAATACCTGCGCGATGAACTGAGCAAACATCGCAAAGCTTTCGAAGCGGTTTCCGCGCAAATGAAAGTGCCTGCGAGCGCTGACCAATTGAGCGGCCTTGGCTTCTCGGTCAATGATCGTGCTGAACTGCAAGTCCGTGTGAAGGGCGCAATCAATCGCATCCTGAACGTAAAATTCTAATCCCGTAAAACCTGAAAAAAGAGAACTGAAAAATGACTACTGAAATCGCAAACGTTTTCGAACAAGCTACCCGCCAGAAACTGCGCTTCGACACTCCAATCGGTAAGCTGTCGGTCGAAGACCTGTGGGATCTGCCGTTGACCGCACGCGGCTCCAACAAAGCGAGCCTCGATTCGCTGGCAATCGACCTCGACGAACAGCTGGAAAAAGGCAAAAACAAAAGCTTCGTTTCCGGCGCGAAAAAAGATCCGGTGATTCAGCTGCGTTTCGACGTGGTGAAAAGCATCATCGACACCCGCGTTGCTGAAAACAAAGCGAAGACCGAACAGAAAGCACGCGAAACCGAAATCGCGAAAATCTCCGACACTCTCGCCAAGAAGAAAGACGCGGCACTGGAAGACCTGTCGGTCGAAGCTCTGGAAGCTCGCCTGCTGGAACTGAAAGGCGGCGCTGCACAGTAAGGCCTAACAGTTTGCACGTTCTGTTCAAAAACGTGCGCCATTAATTCCGAGGTCGGTTTTTATGAACATCGGTATCAACACAGAAGTCGTATGCACTCAAATGCAAGATGAATTGCTTGGTGTTTACGATGTGATTTTCTGCAACATCGAACCGCAAGACGACGCGTGTGTAATTGACGCGGTAATTCCTAGAACGGATGCTGAATTTTCCATCCGGGTTAATGCCGACAAAACCTTCGAAGTTGTGCGGGTCAATCCTGACGCAGAATCGCGGGCCGTCCTGTCATGGGCTAGCAGTTACTTGCAACATCGTGGCTTTGCAGCAATCGAAAAGGTGTAGGCCATGCGATTCAATTGGGAACCGGGCCGACAGGGAACCGGTTATGAAAAACTGAAACTCCTAAATCGTTGGAAGTTTTTCAGTCGCTTCAAATGGGATTTGTACCTGCTGCGTTATCCGGTGGGATCTGGAATTCCAAAGCATCGCGATCCTGTGCCAGACCACAAGCATTACCGGCTGAACGTTTATTTGTGGAACGCAAAGGATGGTGGTGTACCGGAACACGCTGGTGCAATTTTCAGTAATCGTTTTTTCACTTTCTTCCGGCCTGATCTGCATCTGCACAGCGTGACGCCTGTTGTTGCGGGCACGCGCTACGTGTTGAGCTTCGGATTTGTGCGACGGAACAATTTGCAGGAGGGACAATGAAAATTGATTGGGATGCTGTATTGTCACGTATGCCGATTTACGCATACGAGTACGAACACACAGGCCTCAACATTATGACGCCGAGTATCGACTACTGGTATCCGCATCTGAATCCACCGGGTGCCGTGCCGCCGAAGGGCCACACCGGCATCGACTACGACCTGAGTTATGAAGGCGTGGTGAAGGCAATCGAAGCGTGGGTAAAAGAAGAACTTAAACCGAATGAAAAAGCGGTTTGGTTAAATACGGCAGACGGCCATTTCTCAAACACTTTCCGCATGGGTGCGTTCGACGCAAAGACGCTGGAACACCTCAACGATCCATCGGCGTGGGAACAGGGCACAGTCGGATTTAAACTGATTGTCTACCGCTGCCAAAATGACGAAAATTTCGAGTTCTCCGACATGATGAAAATCGTGACGAAGACAAAAGAAGAGCGGAGGCGCAAGTGACTACACGCGGGGATTCACTCACGTTGAACCGGGCCAAAAAGGTTCTGGCGCCGTACACCGAAACACCGGAAGTTTGCCGATTGTTTGAAGCGACTTTCAAAGACAATTTCATCATCACGTTTTTCATCGGCGGGCAGACGCGCACGTTGGTTGACGAAAAAGGGCGGCGCCTTAGCTACACGCTCGCAGAAGCCTACGACGTGCTGTGCGAAATTGGTTTGCGTTCGTTCATTGTGGTGCGCCAACCTGAGCCACTGGAAGAGCGCCCGTATCCACGCCAGCACGATGAACCAACCGACGCAGTGTCTGCTGAATTTGTGTTGGGTGCCGTGATTCGGCTGGCTGATAAATTGGGTTTGGGCCACACCGATATTTGCAAAACTACCGGCGCGAATTCGACACGTATTCATTGTGCGTTGGCAAACAAACGCGTGCCACGTAATCCACCAAGGGGCGACTAATGATTCATCCTGAAAAAGGTAATCACGCAAATCATCCGGGCCACGGGAATTCTGATTGCCCGTTGCGTACACAAATCAATGCCCACATTTACGGCACCAGCCAGAACGGCTATGGCTGTTCGTGGACTGGCGGGCACTGCGTCAAAACCGAAACGTGCGCCGACCGTGTGAAGCAGCACGAAGAGGAAGCACCGCTGCGCGCACAGATGGAAGAAATCGTGCGTCAAAAAGAAATGTGGCGCCATGAACAGGAATTGCAACAATGGTAGAAGTAATCACGACATGGCCCGGCGCGTTTACTGTCGTCGGTTGTGCTTTAGCAATCGCGTGGTTTCTTCGCGGAATTTAAAACGTGTGAGGTAGTCGATGGAAGGCGAGAACGATATTCCATTTGCACCAGCGGTTCCGTTGACGCCTGAACAGCTTGAACGATTGGCCTCAATTAAATGCATGACCTGCGGCGACCACGGAATGATCGGTGGTTTGGTGCCGTGGGGTGATGGTCAAGTCGATAGTGTTTGTGATCCGTGCCCTGACTGCAATCTGGAAGAAAACGAAAATGAAGAACCTGTCGTTAGTGAAAATTCCGGCGAAAACAACCGGTAGCGGTCGCCGCCATTGGGTAGCGATCAACATCACGCAGCAAGATATCAAGCGTGGTGCAAACGCCCGCCAGCCCGGTCTGCATTTGATGGCCGGGTACTGGTACGGAAAAGGCCAAGGGCACAAAACCCGCAAGGCCTACGGAAAGCTAATTGAGCTACCGAAGAATTCAAAAGTAATCGGTTACGCTCGCACGTCGTTTCTCATTCGTAAGCTGGTGAATTAATCATGAGCCTGACCAAACAGGAACGCCAACGCGCATACGAATTGGTGTGCGCATCCGATTACAAACTCGCTGCAAAATTGCGCGAACTTTTCGGGGATACTGATCGCCTCGATTATCTGGAACGTCGCACGGCCCTGTCGAATAGCGGCCTGTCGATCAACCCGAATATGTTCCAGCGTACACCGGCCAAAGAATTCAATTTAATGTGGCGGTTTGAACGAACTGAACCAAAGCCTACGTTGCGCGCTGCGCTTGACGACGCAGCCAAGAATTACCCGCTGCCTGATACCGTGCCCTTTGACGAAGTAGAGGAAATTATGCCGAGTGAAATGGCACCAGAATTGAAAGCCACGATTCTCGAAATGGTGGCCGGTAGTTTTGGTTATCGCGCAGAACACATCAACGTCCGCACTCCATTCAGCGAAATGGAAGCTGACGAAATTGCAATGTTCGATCTGACGTTGTGTGTCGAGGATCATTTCAGCATCGAAATTCCTGACGAAGACATGACGTGGCAAACCACGAACGAACTTATCAACTACGTGCAACAGCGCATCGCCCAACGGGAGCAATAAAATGAACGACAAAAATCTGCAAGCTGCCAAAACGCTGTCCACTCTGTTCCTGTCGAACGGCCAGTTGAAACAGAACAACGTGCGCGTGAACGAAACGCCAATGGTGGCGCCAAAGCTGTTCGACGAAAACGGTTTTGTCAGTCCTGAAATGGCGAGCGCAATTCGCAGCCGCATGATGAACAAAACGCCGGTAGCGCATACCGATCTGGCCCGCCTGTTTTATTCGGTGATGGCGCAGGAAACTTACAACGTTCCGGCAGAGAAAATGTTCAAGTGAACTTTCTGCGTTGGCTTTGGGCAAGGCACGGCGATTCCATTACGTTAAGTTTTGGAACGTGCCTCATGCCAGTAATTGATTGGTATAGCGGTCGCTTCAAGATTGTATTTTTCGATAGCCCGGTTATTTCGTTTGTCGGGTTCCTGATTGTCTTGATCGTGATCTGTTTTCTTACCTGTAAATTTTCCCGCTGGACAAGAAGGCGTAGAACATGAAAAGCAGCCTCGAAGATATTTTGGGCACTCCCGAAGAGTACCAAGCGGCACAGAAAAAAGCTGCTGATGAATGGGCTGCAACTTGCGCCCGTTATCGTGGAAAACTTCTGCAAAAATCCCGCGCAGAATTTGAAAGCTTGCTTCCTCCCGAAAAGCTGAACCCCATGGGCGGGGATGATCCTGATACCGCTATGCAGTGGAACGGCTGGCAAGCGTGCAAAGATTTTAGCCCGCGTCTGAAATTCGCCAAGATGGAAATCGTGTTGCCAGCGGACGAAAACGAACGCGCAACGGCAATCGACGAATTCAACGGAATGCTGCGCGCATACATCGGCAATATGTGCCGGACGTGGGGCCATGACAGCGTGGTTCGAAAAGGTTTGTGTGACGACGCGGAACAGGCAGCGGCACATGCCCGCGTGATTCTCACGGAAATCGAATACAGCAATTTCCGAATCGGTATCGTTGACCACGGTGGCCGTTCCGAACATCGGCATTACAAGGCAGAAAAATAATGGCTGAGAAAAATCAATCGCCAATCGACAAAGCTTTCGAGGCCGGTGAATTCGAAATCGTTAGTTTCATGAAAGGCGAGAACGACGAGGGCGGTAAAGGTAGCTGGTTTAACTTCGTGCTGCTGGATGCTGTACCACGTGAAACCCTGTCGCGAGTAGTTGACGATCCGCTGTGGGATTCGGAACGCATGAAAGTTTCGATCTTCCTGAACAGCGAACGTGTGGTTTACGAAAGCTTCAACAAAATCATGTCGTATTTCGCGAATCGTTTGGCAACGCAGAAACTGAGTGCTGCCCATTTTGACGATTTCGAAAAGGCTGTTCAGGTAGCGGCAAAGGCTCTGATTACCCGCACGGCTGACGGTGTGCAGGAAAAGTTTTACGAACTGCAAACGCAACTGTCGCAGCTGACCGATCTGACTGCCGGAATGGTTGAACGTGAATACGCTGTGCCGTTCAAATACCAGACCACGGAAAAAATGATCAAAGCCGGTATGACGGCACTGGGTCGTTTCTTCGATACCGAGCCGGAAGTAAATTTCGACGGTAAGCGTGAGGAAGGCGAAGAAAACGCAGAAGCTCACGGCAAAAATGCTGTCGAAGCCATTTACAAAGCGATGGTTACGGCCCGCGACGAACCAGAATATAAAGTGAAACTTCCGCGCAGTTATCAGACTGGTGACGAATACACCACACACGAAATTGCAACCCGGCGCAAAATGCTGGACGAAGTTGAAGAAAGCCTGCGCCAGCAAGGTATCGTTTTCGAACCGATGCAGACGCGCTTCGAGAAAATGGGTGACGTATGAACCTGCAAGATTTGAAAGATAAAATCCGTGAAGAAATGCCGGAGTACGACGCGGCTATCGAAAAGATCACGAAGGCCGCAGTTGAGGATAAAGAAGCCTACGTGGATTTCACCGACGAAGAACTGCCGCGTGCAGTGCGTGAACGTCTGAGTGAAGACGGCTACAACTGGTATTACAACAAATTCATGACCGAGTGCTTCCGCGTGTATGGCTGGGCCGGTGACGTGGAGCATAACTAATGTCGGTCGCCAATTGGAAGACTGAGTATTCCCCGAGTAAAACCGGGGATTACATCGCAACCGTTCGCGGTAAAAAGATCGCAGAAATTGTGCGATTTAACAAAGGCGTTTGTGTCGATGGTGGGAACTGGGTCGAAGACGTTTTCGGCTACTGGCAACCGGTCGATGTAATCGCGTGGGATGATTTGCCGGAGGCGTACCGTCATGACGTTTGATGCGAGCGAATTTATCGTGGGCGAAACGCTGCGCGACCGCTGTACTTCTTTGCTGCGCGGCCTCGGATTCGGAGAGCATTTCACTGACGTGCTTTCCTATCAGGATAACGGCGAAATTTTCGATCATGATTTGGATCGTGTTATCGGCACGTACAAAATCGTCGATGACAATCTGCCGGTGATTGGTTTTCATGCTCACATGCGAACCAACTACCTCATGAGCCAACGCCTGATCGAAGGTGTGCCGCGTTTCTTCCCGACCATGTGTCAGCGTTACGATATCGGTTTCGAAGTTCGTGACCACCACGCACCGGCAGAACTGCACGATTTCCTAATGGGCGATTTGCTTTCGCTCTACATGGATTCGCCGGGTTATCAAATCCGTCGTTTGTCGTCGCCGTTCTTTCAGGGTGGTGCGCACGATCCGCAAGGCAAATGGTTTTACATCGAGTTTCTTGGGCGCAAAGATATTTACAAAACGATGCGCTGGATTAACGAAAACTTCCGTTACACGGGGGCGCCGAATGCAAATGGATAAATACATGCCGTTCGATCCGAACCGTATGCCCAACGGCGAAAAACGTCTGGTCACTTTCGAGGACGAAATCTGCATTGCTTACGCGCTCTACGACGCCGGGTTTGCCCCGTACTGGTCGCACGACTACGCGGACAATCTGATTTGCGGCTACGGCGATGCGGCAGGCGGGTTTAAATACAATCTGGTTCCTGTCGATGATCAGGATATTTCCAAGGGCATCATGGCGTGGCCTGAAGTCAAAAGGAATTTGGAGATTTACCAATGATTTTTGCGTATCTCTTCGCAGCCCTTTTGGTTGCGGCCTATTGGCAACACAGGGAACACGATTGGGCGGCATCTGGCCTGTGCTTTCTTGTCGGTGTGATCGTGTCGTGTGCAGTTTACTACGGGCCGATGTATTGGCAGGCTTCCGACCTGCAATTGTTGAGCGGTTCTGTCGCGGAGAAAAAACGTGTTTATGATCCAGAAACTGAAAGCTACGATTGCGGAAAAGATTCCCAAGGCAACACGAAAACCTGCACCCGCGAAATTCCACGCTGGCGCTGGGATGTTGTGTCGGATATCGACGGTGACAAATTCAGCGAATACACGCACCAATCCATTCGTGCGCCGGAGATTTACACCAACACGAAAATAGGCGATCCGTACACCGCCAGCAAACGCTTTCTGAATTTCCAGAACGTGAGCGAACAAACGGTGATGATCGACCGCGAAGCCGCTGAAGAGTACAAAGGTTGGTTGCCGGAATATCCGCACGTTTACGCAGGCTTCAAAGTGCAGCGTGGATTCTCCAACACGCCGCAAGTTGACCAACGCGAATTGTCGCGCCAGTTGAACGTGGCACAAAAGCGCTGGGGGCCGATGCACGGCGTTAACGTGATGGTCATTGCACTGCGTGAAGAAACCGACTTCAAAGGTTTTTATTACGCGCTGAAAAGCAAGTGGAAAGGCGGCAAGAAAAACGATGCTGTGGTGGTCATGCGGCTGGATAAAGAAGGCCGGGTTATCAACGCGAATTCGTTTACCCGGTCGGCTGATAACTTGACCGATCCGCAAGGCTACAACTTTTCCAACCTGATGCATGTCAACGCGGTGAAACTGGATCGTTACGACACGGCGAAATATATCGAATCGCTGGATAGTGCGTTTCAGTATTTCCAACGCGAAGACCTCGGACGTTACGACTTCCTGAAAGACGAATACGATCCGCCATACTGGTTGGTTGCGTTGTCGCTGCTGGCAATTCTGGTGATCCCGTCATTAACTGTAAACTATATACTGGACAGACGTAACGCCTACGGTCGGCGCCATCGGAAGTTCGGTTTTATCTAACTGGAACCGTTATGAAATCTCCAAAGAAATCTAAAGGCTTCACGCTGATCGAACTGCTGATCGTTGCGGCGATTATCGGCGTTGCGTTGTTCGCACTCAAAAGCTGTACCCACTAAAGGAAAATGGAAATAATGAAATCGAAACAAGGCGGTTTTATCTCGGTCGGCGCTATGGTCGCCATCGGCCTCGTTATTGCACTGGTGCTTTGGGTAGTCAGCATCAATAACACGGTCGTGCGTCAGGAAGCCGGGATCGTCGGCGCGAACAAATCGCGTCAGGCCGTTCTGTCGAACCTGAGCCAGAAGGTGCAAGAAGCCATCGGCGTCAAAGACATGAACGTCGAAGACATTCGTAAAACCGTGAACGAACAAATCAAGTTGCGTTCCGGTGCCGAAGGTATGAAAGCGACTGTGCTTTTCCTGCGTGAAAACAATATCCCGGCTTCGCAAGCGCTGGCCGAGAAAATCGTGAATCTGATCGACCAAGGTCGTGACAAATTCACGCACGAAGAAAAGTTGATGACGGATCGCAAAACGGCAGCGTGTATGTATCGCCGCACGTTCCCGAACAAACAAGTGATCGCGATCATGGGCAGTGCTGAACTGGAAATCGGTTGCGGTGATGGCCCGGACAAATACGCGCCGCTGATGAACGAGCGTACCGCAACTTCGTTCGAAACCGGCAAAGACCAAGGCCTGTACGACATGAGCAAAAAGCCAGCGCAATAATCTGGTCGGGGGAGTCCTTCGGGATTCCCCTTTTGAGGAAGTGTAAGATGAAAAAACCAAAGGTTGTTCAAGAAGATTTCCAGCCAGAATATTTGTACGATGATTTCGATATCATTCGAGGCATCGTGAACCTCACGCGGCAGTATCCTAAATCGTCCGGTAAATTTATCAGGACGGAACTGCGCGAGCAAAACCCCGGCGTCACCGATGGCCAAATTGCCCGGTGCTGCGAACAAATCACAGAGCGGTGGGAACCGGAACGGAAACCACTTCGTAAAGGTACAAGGAAAAGCACATGACTAAGTACAACATAGGTATCCGGAAAATCTCCGAAGTTTCCTGCTGCCCAACCTGCGGAAATAAAGAAGTAAAAGAATACCGCAAGTTCGATCAGCATTGCAGCGGTGAGTGGCGCGAGTCGATTGCTTTCGCGTGCGGTGCGAAGTACGAATACTGCACCAATTTTTCGCAGGTCGGTCTAGTCACCGAATGCAAACAAAACCCCGAATTTCAGGCCCGTGTGAAACTGGTCGAAACCGTCAAAGAAGAACTTCTGCAACATGCCGAGAAACGCGGCCTGAGTGACGCAGATTTGAAACAGCTGCGCGACAAACTCCAATACTTCGCCGTGTCCACTTGGCACTAAGGAACAAACCATGTCAAATGTTCGTTTGCATTACGGTAGCGCGCTGGATGAAGCTGTTGCAAAATGGGCCGATACCCTGACCACAAACAACGACGATTATGTTTACGTCGATGGCGAGGAAGGCGACTTCGGTGTTGTTCGTTTTTTCGGTACAGATATTGACGGTAACGAAAACGTTCACATGGCTACGCAGTACATTCACGGCGGCGATATCGAACACGATTTCTACACGCCAGCCGGTGCTGACATGGTTCAGAAAATCATGCGCGAGAATTTCGAAACGGCGTTGCGCCATTCGCTGGAAGAATCCCTCGATCCGGGCCGTTCTGGTAACTTGGTGGTTGGCTTCGTAAAAGACTTCGAAGCAGCACAAGAAAAAGTTAAAGACCTCGGCGGCAAAGTCGAATCAGAACTGCACCAGCGCTGGGCTGAATTGTTCCCCGATTACATCAAAGACCGTATGATTTTCAAATACGGTTTCAAATTCTTTCAGGCCTACGTGATTCAGTTGGAGCAGGCCCCGTCCCAAATTCGATTTGTGAACGTAGTTAATCCGTGCGAATTTCTCGCCATCAAATTGTTGGGCAAACTGGAAGGTCAGGTAGGACTGATGATCAGCCAAGACGGCTGGCGCCACTCTTTCAAGGAGTCGCGTATTTGTGTGGTGCAGGTTGCAGAAGACTTGCCACAATATGCGACTGCTGTGCGGTTTGATCTGGCGGCAGTTAAGGTGGTTGGGTAATGAATCCGAATTTTCTGATTCAACTGTACACCCTGCTTTGGACTTTTGTTCTTCCGTTTGCGTTGAACTATCTGATCATCTGGTCTATGTGGCTTCCCCGTCGTGCGATCCCACACGGGAACATTTTCGCAATGTCGGTTTTCACAACATGCGTGTGCATGATTTACGCCGGTTGGGGTTCCGAAGTTTTCGACTGGATTCAAAGACTATGAAACGTCTGCTGAATTATCTCAAAAGCATTCCGCGTAAAGCGTGGTGGTTGATCGTGCTGGCAGCAATCTATGGGGCGGTCGGCACGTACTGGCTTATCTGTGATTGGCGGGCCGGTACGTTAGGCAAAGACGGCATGCTTTCGTACCTGATGTTTTGGCAAATGCTATGGGTGCTTGTCAGCGCCTTGCCCCTTTACAACCGGCGCGTAGGCGACTGGGTTTTCCGGAGAAAAGGAAAATGAAATATGAAATCTTTCAAGTCACGAAAGGTGACATGCAATTCGAAATCGGTTTGATGCACCATGAGCATCTGACCCACGCGGACGTTGCGGAACATATGCAGACCTGCATTTCCATGACGTTCGAAACTGTCTTTGATGACGTGACAGTGGTAGGTGCCGGTTTCTGTTCTTCTGGCGTTCCGGTGAAATGCTGGGGCCACTCTGAATCGCTCAACATTCACACCCGTGGTCAGGCCGATGAACTGGTGCTGATGGCGTCGATGCTGAATTTCGAATCGGTGCCAACTGACGACGCGGAAATGATTCGCAACGTGCTACAAAACTTTTCGCACAGTTGCGGCCAGATGGTTTCCAAAGCACATAATCAATTGTGCATCGTTGGTCACGAAATTGTTGGCTTCGATTTGGCGACTGGTGAATCGGCGGATTTCGAAGAGGGAATGCTGCTGCGTTATCGCGGGCCTACCCTCAACGCTGATGGTCGTGTGGCGCATCTGTTCGTTGTGGATTCTTCCTCGAAATACTACGGCGATTACGACAGCGTTTATTCGTTCAGCGCCAGCAATCTTTTCGGCATCCATAAAGACCATCCGATGCTTCGCAAACTGGCAAAAGTTCAGTGCGCGGTGATCAACGTTGACGGTGTGGCAAAAGCTGTAAATATTCACGGTGTGATCGACCTGTGGCCGATGGGCGAACCGCACGATCAGATGATGGCCTACTACGTTCTGCTGGGCGGTGGAGAGAAACAGAAATTCCACGGTTCTTTGGAGCAGATGTTGGAGTTCTTCAACCTCGACGGTGAATAAATGTTTTTCTCCTACAGTAGTGCCGTGCGTGAAATGCAACGTAACAACGCGGCGGGAGGCACGGCCACCATTTCCAAACGGTGGTTCGGCTGGGTCGTCGTCGATGAACCATATCGAAAGTTTGAAGAGGTAATTGTGATGAATACTTTTGTTCTGCTGTATCCGGTTCCGGCCTGTCTGAAAGTGATTGCGGAGCAGGCTGCGAAATCTGCACCGGCTGTAATTATCACGCAGGCACAAATCGACCAGTACATCGCGCATCTGGCGAAAAGTGCATTCAAGGTAAACGGTTGGGTATGCCTGAAAGTGATTTGCGACAATTTGCCGAAAGCTTATCAGGAACCGGCTGAATCCATTTTCATCAAAGACGACGCCGGGAATCTGACCAGCATCAAAAATCGCTTTGGTGCCCGCGTCAACAAAGAGCAACACGAAACGGCATACATCGCTTTGCATGAGGCGTATCCGAAACTCACGCTGACCGCCGCGAAGCCGAAAGAGGATTAAATGGAACGCATGTTAACTTCTGATGAACGCTTCGAACTTTTAAGTACGTTGCGTGACCTCGGTTTGCGTCTGGTTTTTGTTGCTGAAACTGGCAGCAAAGCGTGGGGCACCGACACCGAAAATTCCGACCACGATTTCACTGTGGTGGCGCACGATGTTCAATACGATATCTACCGCTACCCGCGTGAATCGTTCACGCAGAAAATCATGTTCAAAGGCAAAGAATGCGACGTGCGTGTTTTCAGCGTTGCGAAGTTTCTGCGCAAGTTGCAAAAGTCTGTGCTGGTCGGGCACGAAGCTGTTTATTCGCCGTTCGTTTATTTCGGCAACGAGCTTACCCGCGACACTTTCCGCCGTGTAAGCGAAGCCTGTTTCGATCCGCGTGAAATGTTCCGGTCTACTGTCGGCAGCATGAGCAGCGTGAAGCACGAAGACGAAGCGAAACGTCGTCGCCAAACATTCCGTTATTTGTTCGTTGGTTTGCAGCTGTTGGATTATTCGACCGGTCGCAGTAATTTGTTGCCGCGTGTGAATATCGACCAGTACCGCAAATTGCAACTGGCTGAGCATTCTATGCAGCCGGACATTCTGCGTCTGTTTGATTGGGCCATGGCAGAGCAGCCAACCGACGAAGAAAATTCCTACGCTGAATTTCGCAAAAACGTCCTGTACCAAGCGGACTATCCGAAACTGGTAGAACACAAACAGGACGAACACCGCGAATTTCTCAACGTGGCTTTCCACGATATCATGAGTCGAACAGTATGACCGATTACAACAACCACCCGGACGCCAACAAACCGCTGACCACTGGCCGCGTTTACAAAGGCCGCAAAATCTCGCTGAAATTCCTAACGCAGTACGCGATCAAATCCGAACAATTCCTCGAAGACGTTATTTGGGACGCGCTGAACAATCGCTATGTGCGCATGGTGCGTGTGTGGAAAGAACGTTACGCCCGCCAGCGCCAGCACGCTTTGCAATTGCAGAACCTGCTGACGGAAAAGAACGCCTACATTCGGGAACTGCAAGATGAAATCGAAACTCTCAAGACCCCGGACTTTTTCGCTAAGTGAATACCAGTTCGAGCGTCTGGAATTATTTCTGACCTCGGAACCGGGTTGGTGTGATGGTGAAGGCCGGGCCGCAAATCGCAAAACGGTTGCCGAGGCATTGCAGGTTTTGCAGTACCTTCGCGACCGTGATGTAAATCGCCCGAGTTTGGTTATGGGCAGTAGCGGAGATATTGCGATCCTGATTCAAAGTCGTGATCGCATCGTCGGTTCCGTAATTGAAGTAATTGGTGACGGTCAATGTGTTAGCATGAGTTGGCTGGGGGAGGCTTTTAAAGATTACCCATTCCACGCTGCGGACAATATCCCCGCCGATTTAATTCTGTTCATGCGCAAGCTGGAAGCGCAGGAGGAAGTGAAAGATGGCAAAAGTGAAGATGCCGCCAAAGTCACGGCAGACGAAACAAGACGTAGACATTATTTTCAACCAGATTCGTAACGCGCAGAATTTGGCAAAGCAGCGCGGTTATATTTCCTCGGTTGTTGAAATCGAATGCGGTTGGTCGTTAAGCATTTGGGCAAACGGTTTGCGCCTTGCGTTGATTGAACTGGCGAAGGCAGGCAACAGCGTTACCCGGTACTACGACAAGAAGGGCGCAACCGTCCGTGTAACCACCGATGGCCCGGTGCCCGCCGTTCGGCAGTGCTACGCGCTCTAGGGCCTGCCTGACCTTGACCCGTGGGCCGACGAATGGTAATGTGGCGGCTGGCCCATTGTGTGCCCGAAACAAAAGCACTCACGCATTAGAGGAAGTTTGAGCATGGGACGTAAGACTATGGAACTGGCCGAGAACGTAGTAGGTAACGTGATCGAATCCTTGGGGCCTTCGCATTTTGCGGAAGCGATACGAAACACAACCAACGACGGCGCGCTGTACGATGCTAAAGGCGTCGATATGGACAACTGCGACGAAGACGCACAAGGCATTTGGTTGCAGCAAATCGAACGCCTGCGCCAAGTTGGTTTGTGGCTGGAAGAGAAACGCGACATTCCGGATTTTGCAAAAACGGCTGCTGAGAAAATCAGCCGTAGCGACCAGCGCAGTTTGGCGGAATTGAAAGTTGACGATCATTCGATTCAGCAAATCGTCGTAATCGAAAGTCTGGTGTTCGAAGCGACCGGCTTCAAAATCCAAATCCTGCGCAAATCCAGTTCGAAGAAAACGATTGTCCTGCGTGGCAGTCTGTTGTGGTTCGCTGGCGCCATGATTAATTTGGCGGATGAAACAGAAGAGGAAAACGACCTTCTGGATATGCTGGCATTTACAGCGCGTTGCATTCCTGAGCAGGGTGTAAAGGTTTGTTTCGACGAACACGAATACGCCTGCGCCCCGGATTACGACCGGGTGAAATATCGCAAGCTCGAACAGGAAAAAGAACAGCCGGATTCTTTCGAACCTTGCTACGAAACCACGGTTCTGGAATTCGAAAGATTCGTCCGTAATGAAACAGGTTGCCATATTCGTCTGGATCAGTCCGATGATGACGACGCTGTAAGCATCATGGGCGTGACCCGTGATTTCGTCGAACGCAATTTGGAAAACATGGTGCGCCAAGATCGTAAGGTTGAGTACCTGATTGCATATTTGCGTGACACGTTGGGCCTGACTGTAACCACCAACTGCAATATGCGTCACGTTCTGATGGGCGGTGCTGGTATGCCGGTCGTATCCATTGCAGCAAAACGTCGTCTGACAAAAAATAACGACGAAGCTTTGAGCTAATTCCGCAAGGGTCATTCTTTTCGAGTGGCCCATTTACTTTAGGGACAATGAAAGATGGAAACAGTAATGTACAGTCCGTATACGTGCCTTGTGCTGATGGCCGTGGCATGTGCGATTTTCATGTGGCGCCTTTATCTGGCGGAACGCAGGCTCACGTTGTGGAACCTGCATTTGAATCGCACCGTTGACGAAATTTATCGTGCGGTCAATGCGGTGGATTATCACGGTTCGGTTCCGCCTGTAGCCGTCGAGCGTTTCATGGGCTACATCAAGCATTCCGATCCGTCGTTTGATGCTGCTGCAATTATTCAGCAGGAATTGAACAACCAACGCAGCGGCCCGCGTGGCAGTGCCATCGTCAAACTGACCGAATACAAAGTGAGGCCAGAACAAAATGCTGAATGACTATTTGTCGAATCATTTTATTCAACATTGGTGGCTGCTGCTTTGTGGTGCAATCGTAACCGGCGCGCTGCTGTGGTTCCTGTCTGGCATTCTGCTGGAAATTATTTACGGCTTCGGTCGTGCAATTGATTTCCAGTTCTTCAAAAAGAAAGTCGGGATCGCTGACGGCAAGCCTTACGTTTTCCGTTTCCGCTATTTCTTTGGCGCGTGGTGGAATCTGACAGGCTTCGGCCCGAACGATGTAATCACTACGCCCAACGGTCACAAGTGGAAGGGTGTACGCAACCATGTAATCCTCGGCAAATTCGTCGAGGGGAAAGAACCACCGCAACAAAAAGATTCGGACGACGATCTAAGTTTTCTTGACGACGAATAAATAAAACCCCGGCCCTTGAACAAGGAATACAAAAATGTACAAACCTAAATTGCTGCATCGTGTTGGCTTCCGTTACTCCGAACTCCATCGCGGTCAAAGCGTCGAGGAAATTGTCAGCTATGAGGATATGGCGGCACCGGAGTTTTTCGGCGCATATCCACAAAGCGAATACCGCGTGCGCCGTGAACTGCTTGAGGGTGTTCCTTACTCGCTCGTTATCCTTTCCTGCCGTCCACAAACGCGCCTGTCGCAAGTGGGCGAGCAACCCGAATATCAAACGCTGTTCGTACAGGGAAAACGCCTGTACGCGCTTGTAGCGACCGACAGGCTCGAACGCCTCGGTGGCCCTGAAGGAATTAGCGCCGGGCTTCAGGATGTGTTCGACGGTAAAACGTCGCTTACCCGGCCAATGGAAGAACACCGTTCGCTGTGCATGTGGCACGACGTACAGAACGATATTTATTTCAGTCCGAACGCCACGTTCCTGAAATTGATGTTTTCGATTCTCAGTCGGCAACCGCACTACTCGACAGAAATCGACAACGAACTGCATATTGGCGATCCCGTAGAACTGGCGATCATCATTAACGGGCGTTCGTGCAAAAGTGTTTTCGGTATGAATATTCGTCAGGGTTTTGTCAGCAGCCTTTTACCGAATCAAGTTTCGATCCGCACGCACGGCAAACAATACCGCATGCCATACGTGTACATGATTACGCACCCGATTCCTGTATCGAACGAATCGCCAGCGAGGGCACAGCAATGATGGATCAAGGATTGCGCAATGCGCTAATGAGTGACCGCAACGAAAACCCGACTGTGTTCGACCGGCTGACTGGAAATACCGGTACGCTGTTTCTCACGCCGGGCAAACCTCATTCTGGTTATTTGAGTCGCGCCCCGGAACCGATCTGGCCGCACGAAATTGCAGCGGCGAAGAAAAAGAAAGCCAAGCGTAAACTCGAAAAGAAAGCGCGCAAACAAGCACGGGCTAAGAAGAAATGATGCCTGACCGATATTTCGTTGATGACATGATTGCGCGCAGCATTCGCCTCGGTACACAACTGGGGCCGATCCTGCGTAGCAATCCGAAAGACCGGAAAGAAGACCCACGCAAAGTGTGCGTGCCTTCCAAAAAGAAACGTGCAGCGTTGCGTGCGCAGCGTAAGGGCCGCAAATGAAATTGGCTTGTCATTCGTACACTGGTGAAACTGCGTTAAAAGAAATCGCCGGAATCATGAGCAGGGAACGCATGTTCGAGGAAAGCGGCCATCTGCAAGATTCATGGGAACGTGTCGCACGCACCGGCAAAGATTGGCGCCGGGAAGTGATGATCATCGTTGCATGGGGCGGGCCGAAACTAAGCTGGCCTGTGGGCTGCATTCTGTTCGAACCTAAGCGCTGCTATGTGCAGTTCTACGTGACGCCTACAAAGCGCCGTAAGGGCGTTGCTACTGCCATGCTGAAACGACTGCGTGAACTGGAGAACTTCGGCAACCGGGTTATTCAGGGCGAGCAGGGTTATCCGGGTTCCTTGGATTTCTTCGAACGGCATTTTATTTATGTGCCGGACAATACTTTTGGCGAAGTGGAAATACAACGAGCATCGCGGGAAATCCGCGAAAAGACCGGCGAGCTTTTTATTGATCGCTGGCGAGCAATTCGAATTATCCAGACGCGCCGTAAACAGGCATTCCGAAAACAATTCTTGGCCGCGAAAAAGGCAGGTAAGTTATGAAAGCGAAAAAAGATAATGCTGGCCCCGCCATGGACGCAATCGCGGATTGGCTAGCTGCGCAAGTCGATTCACAAATTCCACGTTCGGAAGAATTTAAATGTTCGCAGTTCCGAATTTACCTGCGCGCCGGGCGTCGTCTGGAGCCTGAAGGCCGTATGTTCATTCCTGCAATATCCGTGGCGTCGATTGACGTTGCAGAAAGATTGCGTAATCAGGGGTTTTTCCGCACGCTGCTTTCGTGGCTGGAGAATCGCGCAACTGTCCTCGGTTATCACGCGGTGTTTGTCGATCAAGTGCATTCGCCAATCCTGCAAGAATCTTTGCCGCGCAATGGCTATATTCGTGTGGCCTCAACCGACGCGCTGGAATACATTTTCTGGAAGCACATCACGCCAATTAATGTGGACGTGCCGCCGACGGAAGACATTAACGTTTACGCGATCAGCGACAACCACACGAACCGTTACATCACGGCGTTGGTTGGCCCCGATATTCGCACCAGCACCGACATTCAAAAAGCAATGCTGACCACGGGCCGGAAACTGGCCGAAGAGGTTCGCGATTCTTTACGCGGCCCGCAATCGACGCGCTACGGCGTGGTTGCAGTCGTAATGTTTGACGCAGAAGGGAAACGGAAATAATGGGATTCGTAATTCGCAATAAAAAATCTGGTGGTTTTGTCGGCATGATTTGCCCCGATGGCAAAGTGCTTATGGTAACACTTGATCAGGAGGCGTTGAGCTTTCCCAACAAAGAAACCGCAGAAGCTTTTGCGAAGGTGTGGACGGCTGCGCCAGCTAGTCCCGGCTTCGAAGCTGTTGAACGCGGCGAACTTCAACCGGGCACCGAATTTCTCTACATGATCCGCGAAAACCGTTCCATGGAATATGTGGCGGTGATTGCGCTGGATTCTGTAGGCACCACGAAAGTCGGCAGTCGTGCAATTCATTACCGCGACGAAGTAATTGCGAACGAACAAGCCAAGGCCCTGATGGCGGATCAGTCTACGCGCACCTACACCGTGATTGTTTCTCAAACTTCTGTCGGAATTCGCTAAATGCAAAATGAAATTCAAGGCGACGTGCCTGTCCAAAAGTATCCGGACGGCATCGAAATTATCCGCACCACAACCAGCGGCGGGCGTAGTGGTCATTTGCGTATGCTGGCTATGGCAATGGCAACGGCTGCTGCAATGCACCCGACGCCACCACGCACCGAAGACACGGAACCACGTACCCATTTGCCGTTCGGTGGCCTGAGCTATTCAGGCGGGCGTTCTGACGGCGTGCGTACCAGCGGCCACGGTCAACCGTTTGCGGCCATCAAACGTGCAGCGCGTAAAGTGAAAAAGAAAATGCGTAAGCAGTCGAGGAAGAAATAATGTTGCAGTCGGTTATGCAGAAAGTTGGCCCGGTTGATTTTCCGGCGTACACAGCAGAACGAATTTACATGCGTGAATTTCGTTTGGAAACTGGTCTGCCTGAAGACCTGAAACGCTGGCAACAAACCGTCGATCAAATGTTGGTCGGCGTGGATACTGACGGCCCGATTTATTTGATGGTTGATCAGAAGTTTGTTGCGGCCACCACAACGCATCGTCGCCCCGGCCTGCATGTTGATGGTTATTGGAATCCTGCGGGCGCGTGGAACGATGGACAAAAACCGTGGAACGCAATTTCTGCACACGGCGGTATGCCTAGTGGTCGTCATGCCCCACGTGGAAGTCATTCCGATGTTGGTCGTCGTCGCGATGGGCACGGTTATATTTCCGAAGAGGAATATCAGCGCCGCAAGCGTGAGGAAGAAACCCGCAAAAAAGAACGTGGCGATCTTGGCAAGCCGCACAAAACGCCACGCAAAAACTACGACACTCGCAACCCGACGAAAAAGGCGAGCGACCAATGGGATGTTCCGGGTAGTAGTTGGGAGTTCGATTTGAACGATAGACCGGAAGCGATTATTTTGGCTTCTGACATTTCGGCCAGTCGTGCGTTGCTTGGCGAATGGGAAGGTTTGGTGTTGCCCGGTGGCGATGTTTCGCATCTGGATTTCAGCCATATGCAGGAAGTCATTCTAGACGCCCACACGGCCTACGCAGGCAACGTTACGTTCGTGCATGAGTCGTTACCAGTGCTGCGCGATTGCACGCGTACTGTGGTGCGTCTGAACGTCCCTAATCACCACATTCATTGAGGTCTGTATGAACGATAAAAGCATTCGCTACGAAGACCAATACGTGGCAGAAGTAAACGTCACCGGGCCACGCGCTGGCGGCGGCATGAACAGCACTGATATTGCGCTGGCAAATACGCTGCAAATGTTCGACGCAGCAGGCACCTACATTCCTGACCCGCTGGTGGAAGTAATTCGCCGGGGCGCCGAAGTGCTGGAAGACAAACTGGCAAACGGCGAATTCAGCGCGAACGATGTTTTCTGTTTCACCGTTCGCAAAACTGCCATCCGTAGCCTGACGCAGGAAATCATTGCACAGGCCGAAGAATCGGCTGGCATTCCGCGTAGCCTCTAACCCAAACTGAGAAAAGGATTTCTGAAAAATGTTGTGGTCGAAAATTGTATCGGATTTGCGCGCTGCACTGCCTGAGTACAAAGTAGTGCAATCGCGTGGCGAGGGAACGCTCGAATTTTCTTTCAAGGCACGCGGCTCGGATCAGCGTCCGATTTATTACGTGCTGATTGAATATCGTAAAAGCTTCGTTTTGCGTAATTTGAATACAGGACTTGCAAAAAGTTACAGCGAGTCCAAGAAGGAGGATCTGCTGTGCATGCTACGCACCATCCAGCGGCGACAGAGCAAAACAAAAAACGGGGATTGTGGCCCCTGTTCCGAAAATCAGAATTCCTTCGAGTGGCGCGGATTGTTCACCACAATGACCGACCGCGTGAAGCATCTTATTCGCTGTATCGCTTGAGTCGTGGCGAGTACCTGCACGAAATCTTTATCAGCGATTCAGAGAAAAATATCAGAGTCTCCGAACACGTGAAAGGCAAACGCCGGAAATTCACCGTAGACTTTTATCAACACGGCATTGTGAGTAAACGCGTGGTGTTTCACGACGTACACGATGCGGAATATTTCCTGAACGTGGAGTTTATCCAACGTGATTACAGTCCACTTGCACCTGCCCGGATCGTTAGACGAAGCGGAATACGCAGTGTACGCACTTTCGGATGGCGAGGCGCTTTCGCTCCCGTCGCGTTACTTTGCGCCCGACGCACATGAAACGATCCACATCGCAAACGAGATTGCCTTCGACGCATTTCGGTTGGCGATCACGCAAGAAAAAATCAATCACAAAAATATCCGTTGGCGCATGCACGATGTGAACGGAATTCAAAAAGGCGTTTTCAGCGAATACGGTGTGCCGTTGACCCGTGACGGTAAACAGCACGCTCAATATCATTCGCCGGGTAATCGTGTGGTCGAAGAAATCCTGATGACCACATCGCAACGAGTGCGGGCCATAAAGCTGAATAAAATCCGCGACCTCGAAGCACAACGACCAAAAATATCTGAGCCTGACGATAACTGTAAAGGTAAAGAACATGAAGACGAAACCCCTCCATCCGTTGGTTGAACAGCTGGTTAAACTCGGCGTAGAAATCACCCTCGGATACGACAAAGAAAAATCCCGTTTTACTTACGAACTCAATACTGGCGCAAAGTCTCACATGAGTGCGTACACCACGAAAGGTGGCACGCTGTTCATCGACACGCGTTATGGCTCGCATGAAATCGAAACGTTCGATGAACTCTGTTCGGTTTTTGATTCGTGCGTCACCAGCTTCTGCCATTATCAGTGGTCAGACGCGATGGTCGAATGTGGACATTGGCCGGATAAAGACTACCGACCAAATTCCTAAAGGTTTCCCATGCATGTAAATCTCGATCACTTGGCGGGCACGTACACCACTCGCCAAACCGTTGACTGGCAAGCGAGCCAGAGCGTCGATTTCGTTATGTTCACTGTTAACGGATTGATGCCGACGCTTTCCGAATACGTTGCCTACGATACGCTCAATCCTGCAAACCCATTTATTGCGGTGACGCAGGACGGGCGCGGCAACGTTGTATATGACGGTGGTTTTCCGAAGTTTTACAACATCTACGCGCCAGCCGCTAACGTCGGTTTCGCCGGGCTGACTGGTGCGTTTAAATATTTGTACAACGCGCTGAATTTCGTGAGCAACAAAGCGAAAGTTAACGCGGGCAATCGCAACGTGCTGATCTTGGGCGATGCTGTTGCAGCCGAGGCCTACCCGATTAAGTCCGGGGCGCCTACGGGCTTCTACACGTCGTTTGCGAATCTGTTTGCAATCGCTGGCTACAATCCGATTTTCAAAGACCGTGCGGACTACAGCGGCACGCTGAACCCGACGTTCGCGGAACTCGACCAGTATTGCGCAGTGCTGCATATGTCGTCTGATTACACGACAGCAACCGGGCGTTTCACACCGCAAGGCGTGGCGGCAATGGTGGCGTATCGTGAGGCCGGTAACGGTGTGATTCTGATCACCGACCACGGGCCGGATATTCCCGATGTGAACACCGCTGCAAATGGGCAATACGGCGCGTTCTTCCGTTCGGCAAACCAACTGGTGGCAGAATACGGCGCGTACTTCAGCGGCAACTTTGACCGCACGCCGGTTAACGTTGGATTCCTGCGCACGTGGTACGGGGATCACTTCCTGTACAGCGGCATGAGCAACGACGAATACATTCACGCGGGGGCATCGGAGTCGCGAGTAATCATCGCGAATTATCCGCGCTACAAACCGAGTGAATTGCCAAAACTCGAATTGGAAAATGGGTGCTACAACATCCAGATTCTGACTCGTTTGAAAACTGGCGTAGTTGAGATTCAACGCCAGCTGATTTGCATCGACCGTACCGGTGCGGATCGTTTGAAAGTCCGTAAATTGTACGTGCGCGCCACCAGCACATCGCCATGGGTTGTGAATTTTGCCAAAGGCGGCTGGGGCGTATACAAAAACATGAACCTCATTCGCATGACTCCCGCCAATACGAAAATGTGGGATGCGAAACTTAAAGACTGGGTATGGGTGAAATAATGGCTACGAAGAAAAAGAAAGACGAAGACAAAAAAGCAAAAGCTTCCCTGAAAAAGAACCCGCCGAAACCGCGTGTTCGTAAACCGAAGCTGGAAACCAAACGCATCGACACCAACGTGATGGACAGTCACGCAATTCTCAGCCGAATGGAAATGAAGTTTCCTATTTCGTTGCTGGGGCTGTCTGGCGATTCGCTGGTCAAACAAATTGTGGATCGCATTGACCCCGTGGCTTTGGTCACTGATGTGGTGCGTCGTGAGATTTCGCCGCTGCTGGCAGAACTCAACGAAGTACGCACCACGGAAAGCGTTCACGGTCTGGAACTCGAAATCGAATACGTGGCTGATCGTGACGGCGATTCGCTGCAATTCCATCTGCGGGCTGAGGTCGATCCGAAAGGCAAACCCGATCTGCCGTACCTGACGGGCAAGATGGCAAAACGTATTTTGGAAACCGCTTTCGACAATTTCGATATCGGAATTGATTTGACCGGCGAAGATCCGATTTACACGCAGCAAACCGCTTTCTTTTACGAAGCGCCGGGCGGCGATAGCGTGAAGATGGAATCGGTGTTGCCTAGCCATGATGTGCGCAACATTTATATCAGCGCCGTGCATCAATTGTTCATCCAGATTCTGGAAGGCAACGTGTTGGATTTCTACACTGCACACGACGTACACGTGACGCCGGAAGCACTGCAAGTTATCACCGAGCAGGTTAGCAAAGAACACCACGGGGAATAAACCATGGATCGCACAGGCATTTCTTACGGTAATCACATCACAGTTGAGCAGATGCAAAAGGGCAAGGCTGCAATTGATGATTACCAATGCCTGTTGAGGATTCCGGGCAACATGCGCAGCGATACACTTGATCGCAGAACGAAAGAAGCAGAAGCGAAAGTTTCTGCATTTCGTGCGCATGTTGGCGACCTGCGTTTTTCTCACTGGGCTGTGATTCACACGTGGGCCTTTAACGGAAGTAAACCGGCGTACATTCTGCCGATGTGCTGCCCTCCGATTTTCAAGAAACCTGAAATGCTGCCTGTGCTTTATCATATTCTCAAACAGCACTTGGCGGGCGAAGAATACATTCACGATATCGAGATTTTTTAATGAGCCGAGATTTGGAAGCAGTTGCAAAACAACGTACAGACGCAGGCTTCGTAATGTTCATGGACATTTTCGAAGGCCGCTTCTACTTCGCAGACATGATCGTACAGGGCGTGACCGACGCGGATATCCGTCTGGCGATTTACTACGCGTTGAACGGTCGCCACATCAACCCGCATAACACCATGGACGCGTTGCTGGCGTTCGGTGCAGAAATCACGAAACCGCTGGAATTGATCAAGGCAAAGGCTGCGCTTCACATTAAAGGCCTGTCGGAAAAAGATCACGCGCATATAGATTTCGAATCGCTGAAACCTGTGGCTATCGCCATGAAAAAGATCGTGGATATTCCGGCGACTGTGGAATTTCGCAACCAACGGGCAAGCGGCGCTCGCCAAGCACTTGCCAAGGATAACGCGGTGCGTGCGTCTCGCCAGCAATTCAACAGCCAGCACCTACCGGCGCCCGAAGGTACAGTGAAAGAACTGGCGGCGAAGTACGGAAAATCCCTCAGTGAAATTCGCAAACTGAAAGCCGAAGGTTTGCTGCACACCCTGACCAACAACGCGGAGGCCTAAGCATGATTCCGATTCCTGAAATCCCGAAAGGTCACGGTCGTTTGATTCTCGGCTTCTACAAGTACGAAGCTTTGGATATGTTGATCAAATCCTTCAAGCTGGATAAAGCCGAAGATATCGAAGCGTTTGTGTTGCGCATGAACATCGAATCCGAAATGTATTTCATGCTGCGTGTTGAACGTAAATTGGCGCCGCATGATGCAATGGGCGACCGCCTGTACACGATGGTGCCGGGCCGCTGGCGTGAAAGCGCACGTTTCATCTATCGCGAAAATGCGGACGGTTCACTGGTTCAACTGAAACATTCCTGCCATTGCGATCCAGATGAAACGGTGAAAGTTCTGAATGCGCTTGTCGCTCTGAACATGCCGATTTTCAAAGGTCGCATGGGCCTGCCGTATCCGATTCCGTCCGAGGCGTAAGCCATGGAACAGATGCCCGCTAAAAGGAAACGCAGCAACGGTTCACGTGCGAACGCCACGGGTGAAAAGCATTACGCGGCGGGCCACGATCAAACAGTGCAGAAAATGAATTCCGATTTCTGCAAAAAAGCCAACGGCCTTCACCGGCTAGAAGTGGCGATCATTAAATATCTGGATGGCGTGGATCACGAAACGATCCGTGCCGCACTTAACCAAACAAGGGCCGCGCAGGAAGACACGGATTTTCATGCGCTGTGGAAGTTGTTCGACGATAAGGCGAGTGCAGTAAATGCGGGAAGTGATAAAGTTTAAGGCGCCGTTTGCACGCACTTCAATTGCGTACCATGTTCACTTTGTTATTTTTCCAAAGAAACCTGACCCTCCGAAAATCCTGCACGATTACCGGCATGCACTGCTGGTCGTGGTGTTGGCTGCGCGACTGGAAGGTACGGCATTAGCTGTGCGGAAAGCTGCGTGGGAAATGTTGCAAAAAGTAGATCAAGTTCAATACGTCGAAGGCGAAGGTGGCGTCGTACAAAAAGTTTGGACTTCGAACTTCGAACTGATGATGACCATTATGTGGCACCCTGCGCCCGTAAAATTGGTCGAAATGATTCTTGCCGAAATGGAAGTGAAAAAAGATGAACCAGTCGAATCAGAATTTGAGCCGGAACGTAAGTCACGTCGTGCCCGATCCAACAGCAAAAAGCGCAAGCAATCTGCCTAACGGTCTGGTAAACGATCCGATCTTTCTGGCATTCAGCGATGCGGGTTACACGTGGCGCGATATGCGTCCTTTCGAAACCGGCGACTACCCACACTCGCTGCACAAACGCGTTTATCAGGAATTGTTCGGTGAGAAAGTTCGTGCATATTCCATCGTGGTAAGCGTGTCGAATATGTTCCGCATTCCGGGCTATCCGCGTGATGGTTCCATGCCGCGTTTCATGTTCCACGCGACGGTCAGTTACCAGAACGTCAATGCCGGTATTGAACTGGGTACGTTCCAATCGAACTGGAACGTTCGTTCGGTAGAACAAGCAGAAAAACCTGCGTACTTTTTGTGGACTGCGTTGGGGCACCCGACCAATGACTGAAAAACGTGACGAAAATGGGATGCTGCTTACACAGGCCGAGCGCATCAAAAATCTTTTGCTGAAGGCCGAAGGTTTCGAACGCTACCTGAACAGCGACCGCGCACAGGTTGTCGATATCATCGCACCGGAAGAATACGATGCTCTACGCATGCCGGGCACGATCTACAGCACGCCCAAGCCACGCATTAACATCGGTGGTCAGCCAATCGAACATCACAATTGGGAACTGCGCGAACTGATCAAGGAACTGCGCATCGAATTGGATACTGTAAATAAAATGAGTAACATTACGGTGGAGCAAGCGCGCCGCCAACTACTCATTGATTTACGGGGAACGAAATGCCCAAGCCAAACCTCGACCGAGGCCAAATCGCTGTAGACGATATCCGCGATCAGGCGGTTGCAGCAATCCAAGCGAAACTCGCAAAGCTCGGAATGAAAGCGCCAGAACTTTGCAAGTTGTACAAAATTTCCGAAATTGATTTGCACGGGATCATCACGGGCCGGGGCCAAGTGCCGCTCGCCCGCATCCTGATGTTCTGCGCGAATCTTGGCTATGACCTTCAGCTGGTAGTGAGCGAATAGTGAAGACGTTGTTTATTCTTTTCATGGTGTTCATGAATTGCCTGCCGCTGGCCGTTACGGTGTACGCGATATGCAAACAGAAATACCGGTCATACAAACCAAAACGCAACTGGAAAAAACGGACTGCCTTGTAACTAAGTGCAGGGAACTTGCGGCTACTGGACACAGCAGAACGCACGCTGCCGAAATCCTCGGATACGACCGGCGTAAATTCTACGAGGCGTGTAAATTCCTCGATGTGCAGTGGCCGCTTTTAAACCAATCTCGGCGTGACCGTGCAGGGCAATCGAAAAGAGCCGCACGCATGCAAAAAGGATCGTGAAATGTCGTTGACGAATTACGAAAAAGTGAAAGTGCTGGAAGGTATTTATCGCAAGCTTACGGCACACCGCGACCAGCGCCAAAGGGTGCTGGACAACCTGTATTCCAATTTGCCGGGCTGTGGTGCTGTCGGTCAACGTGGCCCAAGTATGTTCGATGGTTTCTTGGACGTTGAACACGGTTCGAGTTGTGTGCAGCAAATGAAACGGAATATCGACGATATCGAACAGCGTATGCAACTGCTGCGAAATCCTCCGATGCCTGAACGTGCGCCGACCGAACAGGAATTGTTCGACATTGCAATTCGTGACGTGAATCACTACGGCGTCAACATCGTGGAAATCGTACAGGGGCTTAACAAATGAATTTCTTAGGACTTTCAATCACCCGTGTAAAAGACACGGACAGCACACCTTCTGCATCGACCGCGATGGCGCACATTTCGCAACAGTCTTCCCGTCAGGAAGCGCCGAGCATCCGCGTTTTCCGTAAGCAGAAAATCACAGACCTGATCGTATTTCCTGAACCGGAAAATATGGATGACGTTTGGCAAATGCAGGCGCTGACAAATCTGGTTGCCAAAGTGGACACCATGTTCAACAAGGGCTGGATTGATATTTGCGAAATTGATTCGGCAATCACCCGGTTCCAGATTTCCCACAATGCGCGCAGCCGTGACGCCTACAACAAATTGCGTGTGCTGCATTGCGTAGACTTCAACAAATATTTGCCGGGCATTATGGAAGAGGTTCCCGACCTACTGACCTGCGTGTTTACCGGTGGCGTTCTCCCGAAACAAAACTTTGCGGAAAGGGACGTTTAAAATGAAAGCAATCGACACCTTGATCATTAACACGGATGGTCGCGACCCGCTTTCGTTTGAGCGGTTGTCAGAATTCATGCAGACGGTTCGGACGCAGGAAGTGACTCTGCGTTTTAATCACAAACGTTCCGACCATCGTACCGCTGTGTATGACGCGTTCCACAAAAGCGATTTGCACGATGCCCCCGAGTTGAAAATTGACCCCGATCAGCGGTGGGAACTCGCCGGTAAAGAAAAAGAATTGAAGCGTGCAAAAAGCGAAACGCTGAAGGACTGGCAACAGCGCGTCGATCTGTACATTCAACAGCAGGGTTTTATCGTGGACGTGCAGGGTAACGCCCACTGGGCCGCAATCGTCCGCATTCCGCCTATCGTCAAGTCACGGGCGCTGAACCCTATACTTTTCGAAGACGCGATGCACATGGTTTATCCGGTGCCGCAGTTCGAAGAAAAACTGTAAATTTGGAGTAGGGACAATGAAAAAGCAGTCAGGCTTCGAGCCTATTCCGGAATACAAAGAGCCGTGCTTTAACCTGTCGCACCGGCCACCAACCGGCATGGTAATTCCGCGTGGTATGCAGTACCGCCACGTGTGCCCCGGTTGCGGTCACGAAACCCTTATCACACCACCACGGATTACCTGCTAATGATCGGCAAAGCTATGGATCTGGATACGGCACGCGGCCTTGTTCAAAAAGCGGCAGATGCAGAACACGAATTGTATGTGCGTGTTTGCAAATTGATCGGCGTTGCGCCTAGCGGTAAACGTGGTTACACGCAGCTGCATGATATCGCCGGGTGCCTGATCGCCATCAAGTCCCACGAATCGAAAATTCAGCAGCACCAATCTGTTCTGGTGAACAACGACAAACACCTGAAAGAATTCAACGAAGTCGCAAAACGTTTGGGCCTGATTTCAAATGAATGACAACGCACTGGAACTCTTCAAAGCCGTGGCCCGGCGTGTGCGTCGGATTACCGGTGTTCAATTGGCGAACGCGCAGGAACATCTTTCGAAAGCACTGCGCTACCAAAACTTCCATGAGGCACGTAAACGTCTTCTGGATCAGCGGGATAATCAGGTTCGTGCCGAACTGGAATCTGCTGAAAAGTTTTTGATTCATCAATTCAAGCGTGCCGGTGAACTCGACGGTTCTGCGCACCGCTCATGAATTGCCGACGATGTAGCCGTGGCTTGTTTTGCTCGCCGGAATTACAGGCGATGTTCCTGACCTCGGAATTAAAAATGCGCTGCGTTTATTGTGGCGCGCTTACCAAAGTGGAAGCGAAACCGAATGACCCCCGATCTTCTGAAGTGCCCGTACTGCAACCAGAAATTGCTGCACTATACAGCCCCGGCTTTTATCAGCGAGTGTTGCGGGAAGCTCGTTGGTGTAAAAGTAGAAACGGTCGTTGATGTAAATGTTTTTGTGCCGGTTCGTGATTATCTAATTCAGCACCACATCGAACACGGTGACATTACTCCGATTCGTGGCGTGACCGTTCGCAGTGAGCGCAACCGTGTAAGTGATTGGACGCGTGTTTATTGGCACGGTGATTGGTACGTGCGGATCGTCGGCGGTTTCGATTTGGAAAAAGCCCGGTTGCCGCACGGGTTGTCACTGGGCACTAAATTCTCGACGGTGAAAGAGGCATGCGATCACGCAGATTTCGTGGATCGTATTCTTGACATGATCAAAGCTCAAATTCTGGATGGGGCAAATTAATGCGACACGACTACCGAAACCTTTCGCTGATTTCCGCAATGATCGTCACGGCGCTGACGCTGAACTTCGTGAACTCTCCGCGTGCCGAAGCAGAAACCAAAACCAATAAGTTCGTCGAACAATCGCCGTTCATGATTGAGTTTTTCAACCATGGGTCGGGTATCTCTGACATGACCCGCTTTTACGATTCAGAGGCGAATGTGGTTTGCTATATCAGCAGCGATTCACAGGGCCGCATGTCGTGTCTGAAACCGGGTAACGATAATCTGGCGCACAAGTACCGGACGTATCGTGATTCCATCGAACAGCGGAAAGCACTCGAAGCGCAGCTGGGGAACAAGTAATGTTCGATAAAAATGATCGGCTGGTGAAAATGCTATCCAAGCACGAACACGCTGTGATTTTCCGATTCCCTTCGCATTTCATTCACGAACGTTTCAACAAGATCCGGGCGAAGGATCAGCAGGTACAGGAACTGCGCGAATTCTTCCGCCAAGAAGTTTTTATGCCTGCTGCCCGGTTCTGCTACCGCGCTTCGCAAGTCGAGTACATCGGTGATGGAAACGCACCGCGTGAATTCTGGAAAAAATCGAAACGGATGTGCATGCATGCGTGTTCGAAACTCGGCGCCTATCTGGATGACGGTTGGGTTTCGGTACACTTCGACATGGTGGCGAACGGGCTTCTGGAAGAGCGCGAACTGCGCACGCTGCTGGACATGATCGACAACATGATTGCGCAAGAATTGTTCGAGTTTGACGAACAAGAAAAACGCCGTCTGCAATTTCACCCGGATTCGAAGCCGGACAATTACGCAGCATGGCGGGCCGGTGTGTATCGCGATTTGCAACGCGCAATTTTGAACGCAACATTCTTCGAGACGACCGGCGAAGGCACCTACTCAATTCAATCGAAAATGATCTAAGGAAGAACAATGGAAAGCAAGCGTAATATATTTCCGGTGCGCAACCGCTCGGATATCCCGCGTCTTGTCAGGGCCTATAGTGGTTTGGGCGCAGATTGCCCATTCGAGTTTACCGGCAGTTATCCGGAAGAAACCGGCACCGATGTGCAATGGTGGATGCAGATTTGTGAGAGTCGGAAAAAACTCACTTACGATCTGAAGTTTTACACCGACCAACAAATGATCGACGCTGTGCAGCAAATGCAGCCGCACAAAAATAGTGTTTCAATCGAATTCGATAGTCCCGACCACGATCAATACGAACACCTGCATAAAAACCTGTGGCTGGTTCGTTCGATGGCGGGTGTGTACACCGCTGCGCGCAAGGTTGCCCGTATTCCCGGCCATGGCCGAGTGCGTTTGGATTTCCCGCTGGCCGTCACGCTGGATGATACCAAATTCCCGGCAATCGTTTCGCTGGAAAAATCTAGCGCTGCTGACACGGTGAAAGTGAGCAGCTTGGTTACTGATACCACGATGCGTTTTGCACTTGAAAAAATGGGGGCAACATCGTAGTGGATTGGCACATGGCGACAACTGTATTGTCCATGAGTGGTGTTTTATTCGTCACTACTCTTTTGCGTGGAATGCAGAGCAAGGCAGCTTCAGGCGGTCACAAGATCATGGCATTTTGTGGCGGGTCTGCAATGAGCGCCTGCGAATTGATTATTATGCTGACGATTGGCGTTGCTGCACTCAAGATGGAAAACCCGTATTACTCGCTTTTCAGTTGCGTAGGCGCTGGGGCCGGTTGGGTTGCTGGAATGGTGCTGCATGATCGGCTGATGAAAAAACGCCATGAGAAAATGAAACTGGCGAAGAAAGGCCGACGCGCAAAACAAATTGACCGGGTTGCACGTGAAGCAATCGAAGACTATTTGATTGAAAAGGGGCTGCTGTGATTTTACAACGTGCTATTCCGAAATTCAGTTTGACGTTTGATAAAGACGCCTGCACCCAGCCTAACGCGAAAATTAATCACGCAATGATTTATTGCGCATCCAAGCCCAAGCAGTATTCGCATTTTATTGTGAAGGCAATGGTCGAAGACTGGCTACGAACTGCACGTGAACCGTTTGTGCCTGCACGTCCGAATCTAAACATGCAGTTCGAATACGTGACGGCAGATGATCGTGATCGGCTTTTTCATAACGGTTACTCGCTGCTGTATTTGATTCCGGGCCGTGGGCCAATTGTTCACTGGGGTTATCCCGGTGACGTTGGGTTGCTCGACCTTATGGGCATGGCGACCATTATCAAAACGTTCGTGCATTACTACGAAACGGAACTGAAATTCACTATCGCGAAAACGCTGCAAGGCGCACACCCGGTCGATGATCAGTTTGAAATTCAGCGCTGTCGCCTTTTGGTTCACGATCTGTTTCAGCGGGTTACACATAACGCATACGCACAGCGTGTTGCGTATGGCCGTGGTGAACTTTATATACCGCCTGAAAATACCAGTGAGGACGAACATTTCCTCATGGTGTGGCACCACATGACGGCACGCGCCTACACAATCCGCGTCGATTTCGATAACTTCGATCTGAAGTTCACGGTTGACCAGCGTTTGATGGATTTGTTCGGTTCCGTATTCGGTTCCGACATGACTTACCTTATGGTTCCACGGGAGGAAAAATAATGCGTACCAAATTCAAAGATATGACGCAGTTGGCAGGCGCTGCACAAATGTACGGCTTCCGCGCCCCGCACGAAAACGAATCCGAGGAATCGTACCGCTCTGATCTTTCTGACCACGTGTGCAAAACTGACGTGGTGGCCGGTATGGAAATTCACAACGGCAAAGGTTGGCAAGGTTTCGACGATCTGGAAAACCTTGTGATGCTGGCGCAGGCCGCACGCCAAAATTCCGCACGCTATTAATTCGCTGACCATTTAAGGAACACGCATGTTCGTTCAAAAATCTGAAAACCTGAATTACACCCGCACCACTTCCGGCGCCGTGATGCTGGATAACACCATTTCGAAAGTGATGTTGGTCACGTCTTTGAAATTCCCCGGCCTGTGGGTTTTGCCGAAAGGTGGCGTCGAAGAAGGTTTGACGCCAGAAGAAAACGCCAAGAAGGAATATGCGGAAGAGGCAGGCGTCGGCATTCAACTGCACGAAAAGATTTACGACGAAGTTTTGCATTACCCGGCAACCGAGACGCACGACGAAAAGATTCAGCGTGAGATTTTCTATCGCGCCTCTTTCCTGTCGTATGTGAATTGGGAAGAGTTCGAACTGCGCAAACGCCAGTGGTTCGATATCGACGCCGGGTTGGCCTCTATCATGTCGCCCGAGCAGCACGAAGCCGTGAAGCTGGCGAAGGTCGCGGCCCTGCTTGCCGAGGCCAACGACGCCTAACGCCCTACAGCAGCTTCAGAGCCTAAACCCTTGATCCGCGTGGAGAACTTGACACCGGACGCCTAGCGATGCCAGTATGGCGGCTGGGCATTCGCTGCCCGGTCATACAACCCTCACGGATTAAGGGAAGTTTCGATGGGTACAATGAAAGCTAGGCACGCTGTATGGATGCGCCCCCACTATGGTTTTGTGGGGCTGCTTATAGTGCTGTTTGGAACTGCGTTACGCATTCCAACGGCGCACGCTGTGATTGGTATCATCGGTTTTCTGGTTTGTGTGGTTGCGCTGTTCTTTGTTGGACGCGCTACCGATCCAAGCACTGCCAAAGTCGAACGCGCCAATATGGTGATGTTCGGTTTGCTGTTTCTTCTTTTGTGTTTCTACTAGCCCCTACGAGGTTTCATCAATGGCTGCAAATGCACGTACTACTAGCCCGCTTTATTCGTTCCACTACATTTTCACCGTGTTGGATACCGTGGTGAAGAAAATGGAAGCGCACGTAATTGCGTTGTCCCGTGAGGAAGCCGACCTGCTTTTTAATCAGGCGTGCCCGAATGTTTGGACAATGCTCGACGTTCGCCAGTTGGGCGTTGCCAAGCAATGGCTTATCCGTGGAAAGAAAACCCGCGTTGAACGTCCGCACGTTTATCAGGTTGGCGAGTATTTCGACGAAGCGGAAACCGCGACACCGTTCACCGACTTTGTGAACCTGTATGTGGAAACGTTTAAATCGTTGCCACTGCCGAGCCTGCGCGAACAATTGTTCCGCCACAACGGCACGTTTATTCCTACCGCCGAGCAAATGGCAATCATCGCTGACGAAACCGGCGAGCGCGTTGAATATGTGCAGGCCCTTGTTGATCAGGAATTCCGTGCGCGCTGGTTCGAAAACACCGTGACCCGTTTCGGCAACGTGCATGTGTTGACCGTTGTAAGCAAAAACGAATTCGAATTGCTCATGCTTGGGCGTGGTTCGGATGCAGCGTGGAAACGTCTGCAAGAGCGTGTGCCAAATTACGGCCACACTCGTTATTACAAAATGACGGTTGGCGAACTCCTGTTCTTCCACGACATGAACAGCGGTCAATCGTCGTCGCATGAAATCTACAGCGGTGCGGTTTCGGTTCTGAATTTCCCGAAACGCATCTTGAAATATCTCTGCACCATCGACTCTCGCTTTGCCGAACTGGCAGCGCAAGAAACCAAAATCTAAAATACCGAACAGGGGGCATGCCAACGCGGCCCCCGCCTTTAGGAGAAACACCAAATGCCAGCAAAAATTATCCGCAAAGAAGACGCCGCTAAATCGCCAGTGGAAAAGAAACCCGCTACGGCGAAAAAGGCAGCGGCTGCAAAACCTGTCGTTGAGAAAAAGGTAGAGAAAAAGCGTGTTGCAAAAGGCCGTCCGGATCGCCCGGTAGAAGCCACGCCGAAAGAGCCGGTGAAAACTCCGAAGGCTGACAAAGTAAAGCCGCTGCAATTCCGTGACCTGTGGCGCGAGCGTGGCAATGGCATCGTGCAGTACGTGCAAATGTTCCAGACTTCCGACGACGCACGTCTGTACGTCGATTATGCAGAAGACAATGTGCCGAACCTGATTACCCGGTTCAGTTCGAAAATGCTGCACACGATGGACGAAGACACGAAGCAGGATGTTCTGCGCGCTTTCCGTCGTGCGTTGATCAGCCACAACATCGACCAAATGTCACCGGGTGAAATCCAAACGCTGCACGGCCTGTTCAGTGCGCAGTCGATTAAAAACTGGCGTGACGAAGTTGCATCGCCTTCAGAAGGCACGCTGGAAAATTTGGCGACTCACGGCATTTATTTGCTGGCAGGTTCGCCGCTGGCAGACGACCAGAATTTCCAACCGCGCAAAACGCCGGTAGTGAAATATTCTGCCGGTGACGAAGTTTACGATTTGTTCACGGCGCGTGATTTGGATCGGGTGCATAATCTGACCGACGATTATGAACGCAACGTGCAGCACGTCGATTTTCAAGATTACGAAAGTCTGGTGCAGCTGAAGGCGTTCCGGGCAATGCTGGAATTGTGGCCGACCACTTTCCGCCACTACGCAAACAAGGCCGCTGACGTTCGCGATCTTTCGTGGACTTTCATCACCAGCGTATTCCGTGCCGTGGTGCGCAAGGATCGCGTAGAAGTGATCGTAGGCGAGGACAAGCAAGGCTATTCGTTCTTCGCCACTACAGCGAGCTTGCAGGACGCCGTAGAGCGTGTTTTCCATTACTTCGATACCCTGAGCGGGGATCAACTGGAAACCGTTCTGAAAGGCGTAGGCTTCGACCGCAAGGCCGTTGCCGGGATGGAATTCGAAATCATTCAAGACATTCAACAGAACCCGTCTGCGTTCATGTCGTCGTTGCCGGGTAAGTCGATTCGTTTGATGGGCAGCGGCGCACACTTTACAGCGGCAGAATTTTTGCTGCTGGCGGCGGAAGCACCACGCGGCGTTTTGTTCGAGCGCGAAGATTCCGCAGGCGCGTTTGACGAATATCGAATGTCCGTTCATGAAATGGATTTCCGCGTTTATTATCTGGACAACAAAGTTTACGACAACGGCCCGCATCGCGGCGTTGCCAGTCTGCGTGAACACCAGAGCAATTTGAGTACAGGTCGTGCGATTCTGAATATCCACGGCATTTATGTCGATGAACACAACGTGATGCATCTGCCTATCAGCGCAGAAGCAGAATCGAATTTCCATCCGGAAACGGGTATTAGCCCGAACGACGATTCGTTCTTTATGAACAGCGTGACTTTCGTCTGACGCGCCGGGCCATGCTTGGATAGGTGGCCCATTTATTTTTTACACGGCAGTAAATTTTTTAAGAAACCAAATCGGGATCAGAGGGTTTTTCATGATGTTTTATTCGTCGATTGGTGCTATGGCAGGCAATCGTTCTATCGTCGATTCTTTCGCTGCCAAAATGGATTGGTCTGTTGAGCGCGCAACCGCAACGCTGCACGCTTATGGCACGGGAATGTATTTGCCGCCGTTGGAAGAAGTGAAGGCGCTTAGCATTCTTGACGACTTCGAAAATGAATGGCGGTTGGCCCTGTACGCCTACCACATTCTCGAACTGCAACGGCAGGGCGTGAACCTCGACGCCGTATGCAAACCCGAGACGCGTTCTAAATGGGTGCGTGGGGCGTCTGTAGTCTCGCCTAAGTTCCGCCGTAAGTTTATTGATGTGTTGGGCGTGGATCTTGACCACGTGCCCGAGGCGCGTCGTTATGCCTACGTTGGTGACGGTGCAGGAAAGAAAATCTGGATCGACACGCGGCGCAATCATTTGCGCACCGACCGTTATTGCTGGACGTTGTGCCCGGTGCGTGAAAACGCATTCGTGGTGCAGATGGAAAACCGCCAACAAATCGAAGAGCTTGAAGAAGAATTCCGGCGCCTTGATGTTTTCACAGCGCCCACGGGTGATTTTATGAGTGCCGTTATTCCGGCCCACGAAGCGAGTGTTTATTATGCCAAACCATGAAAAAGATTTATCGTAACGCCATCCAAACCGGATGGTACATCCCCGAGCGCTTTGGAACCCAGCGCACAAAGTTTTACGATTCTGATTTCGGTAGCCGTGAGCAAGCGTATGCCGCTGCTGTGCGCGAAATTGAACCGGAAGACGCACCACCGCGTAAACTCGAAACAAAAGCTCGCTCAAATAAAACGAGTGAGCTTCCCGTGGGCATCACGCATTACACGGTGAAAGACGGTAGCCAAGTTAAACATCGCTTTGCGGTGTGCAACCCAGTTACCGGGAAACCCCAAATGATTCACATAGGCAACGACAATACCTATCTGAGAAATTGGGATCAAAAATTAGCCGAGGCCACCGGGCTTCGCGAATCATTCGAAGACGAATATAAGGAACAATCAGCATGAGCATGCAATTAATGGATCTGTTTGAAGACCGCCGCGCCTTCGGTGAAGTCTTTGACGTTTTCATCGTGGACAATATTTACCAGTCCGCGAATTCCGCTGTCGTGGTTTACGATAAGTTCGGGCGCAAGACCCGTGAGATTTTCGCGAACGTGATTCCTAAAGTCGCTGAAGAACTCGACGGCTACAGCCCGCAACTGGTGGCCGAAGGTTTGTTGAGTTTTATGTACGACAATAAGTTCGTGCGTTCGACTGACAAACTGGTCGTGACCGCGTTTCCTTTTGCCGGGTTGCGCATTGCAAACCTTGTGCGTTTCGTGGAAGGCACGTTGCCGATTATCTGCGTAGCAAACGGCGTTGTGGTGGCCGATACGGTGACGCCTGTACGCCTGCCAGCCAACGCTAACCACGTGAAGCTGGGGCACGAACTGATGGCGTTGCGCGAACTCTTTAAAGAGGGTTACAGGCCGCACAAGCTGGCGCAGCTTATAGAGCGCTGGAAGCACCACATTGAAGGCGTAGACATTGTGCCGAACACGGGGGATCAATTGGCAAGTTCGCTGGAACGTTTGGCGGCGCTGTATGACCGGAGTTTTGAATACGGGCCGGAAGGCGTAGGCATCGTTTACAAAATCGGCGGGAGTATCACCGTGAAATTCCGCAAGGCGAACAAAATGGTTCTGGTCGATGATTCGAATGGGGGCCACAAAGAATTCGATTTGGTGACACAGGGCGCGGATTTAATCGGCCACGTGAACGAAGTAATTACCAATGTCCCAACCGGTGGTACGCGTGGCATTCACGACTGCACAGGCATGGCCGCAATCGACGGCATCAAAGACCGGCTGGCAAACTGCGAAAAGCTGACGGCGTTTGTGAGCGGGCGCAACGAATTCACCGTTGTACGAAACGACAATCAGAAACACGTCGGCATTCTGGTTGACGCAAAAGATCGGGCGGGCCAAACGTATCTGATTTTCGTACTGGAAAAGAACGGCGGTTATCTGCGCGTGGAATTGCGTACAGATGATCGGTTGGGCGTGTCCGATTTCTACAATGTGATTGCCGGGTATATGGAGATTAACAATGTTGCCAGTTAATTTTCAGCAGCATTTTATTGACCTGCTGGATGGTCGCACGGTGCCGTTTGCAGATTCTGAAAATGAAGTCGCGACCGATGGCTTGACCGTCACGTTCAACGCAACCGAATACGTGATCCGGGCCTACGCGTATTCCGACCACATCGTAAATCTCGCAACAATGGGGCCAATCATTATCGGGAAGTTTCGCTATTCCGATACGGCACTCGAAGCGCTGACAGGCGTTGCGGATATCGCGCAGGAATTCCGACGCTGGCGCACAATGCCCGGCTTCAATGTTCCTGAAATCGTGTTTGCGGTTGGCGAGCGTTCTTTCCTGAAGGGCCGCAAGTATTGGGACGATGCAGATTATATAAGCCTCTATGCCCTGTACCGCGTGCGCGGCCTGAACAGCAATCACGAAGCTTACCGGCGCGTGATCAGTGACGCAGGAACAAAGGCGAAATTCGTCGGCGTGAAAAAACCTTTCTTGCTCAAGCAAAAAGAATTCACGAAATTGAATCAGGGGCCGTTCAAGGTGTGGGCCGAAAGCGCATACAAGCCTTTCGATTATTTGCCGGTCGATACGAACATGGTGTTGGCGTGGTTTGAGCGCCGACAGATAATGGTCGTGAACAACAAAGAAGAATGCGAAGCCGTAGGCATTCAAATCGTAGAGGGCCGCGTAATGCAGGATAATTTCCTCGTACTCGTTCCACGCGATCAAATGCCGCTGCCGCTTATTTTTCCTCATGAATGGGACGTATGAGAATGACTGCACCACATCCGCTACAAAAGCACATTAATTTCGTGCTGGAATATTTCACCACGCGTGCCATCCCGTTCGAAAATGAACCGTCGCGCTGGGGCTGTATAATTCAGGCCGAAGGTATTCGGTTCAACTTCAACAAAAACACGATCAACGTTTACCGCAAGAAAGTGCAGACGCACGGCGACGGCGTTGATTGGGACTGGCACGACCAGCTGTTCGCCCCGAAGACCGACGAAGAAACAAAAGCGGTCGCGGATTATATTCGGCTGTCGTGCTGTATGGCTCACTACGCCCACTACGCCCGTGAATTGACCAAGGCCCCGGAGTGGGTAGAGTTCACGGCATACACGCGTGACGTGGAAGGTCGCGACGGCGTTAATGCAATTCGTATCGGCGTTCAGGCGTGGGTGAAATTGAATCGCTTGGGCCACACGCCGTTTTATAAATTTCTGGCGTCCAACGATTACTACGTGGTGAACAACAGCTACAACGACCACGAAAGCGAACGTGTGGCGCACCACAATTTCAACAGCATGACGCTTTCCCTCGGTTCGCCGGTCGGGCAGGTTTATGTCGATGGGCACGCGCCAGAAGCACACGGCAATTTCCTCACGGACGGCCCGTTCACTTTTATTCCTGCGAAGGAACATTATTCGATTACCAGCAATTACGTTTTGCCGGAAATCAAAGTTGAGCCGACGAAGGTGTGGGTGCTGGTTCGTTCCCACGACGTGAAAATGTGCGTGGAGAACGCCAAGTGAATCACGAAAAATTGATCAGCGATTTGCTGGCGCATTTCGACCTGAAGAACTACCAAAATCCAACAGCTGAAGAAATCAGTTTCTTTACTCGGTTGGGCGACCTGCGCCTGTCGCTGAAAAACGGCAACACCGAAATTCGCACACTGGGCACGTGGTGGGTTTTCTGGCGCAGCAAAAATTCGCAAATGGATGCTGTAGAAGCCTTCGACGAACGTGATGCACTGGTTCGCTTGGGTTACGGCAACGGCGCGGTGGCTGCAATTGATTTCATTGCGTCGGCACCTGAGCGCTGGCGTTTGGTGCTGCCTGTGACACTGGGCGATTACGACCGCGACCATGACACCGAAATAATGGTGGAATGGTACAGAAAAGGTTTGCACAAATTGCTGTGCGAATTCATCGAAGAAAACAAACCCGAAGAACTGATGCGGTTGTGGCGTGGTATGCGTGATCAACAGGAACGCACAAAATTCCTGTACGCCGACCGCAAGTTCACCAAGGCGTTTTGCGAAATGACTAGCGGCCTGATGGGTGACGCAGCCGATTTCCTGTCACGCCACCATAACGATCTGTTCACAGCGCCGGAAAAGGACGTAGACGAATGAACGATTTCGATCCGATGAAAAAAGAACGGTTCTTCCAAAACGTGATGGACGTTATCGAAGAAAATCCGGAATGGATGGGGCCGCTCATTCTCGCAATGCAGACGGCGGTTATGAATCGCCTGAACCGTGTCAACGACATGCGTTCCGAAGCGGAATACGCGCTGGCCGCAGTTATTGATTTGGTGCCGAAAAAGAAACTGGAAGATCATCCGGCAATTTCGGTAAAAGCCAAACGGGTTTTGAGTCAGTGCGGTTCGTTCGACGGCACCGAATACGCTAAACAACTCGAACAGGAAATCACGGCGGGTACGCTGCGCATTTCTGCCGAGAAAGAACAACGCAAAGACGACGAAGCCAAAGAAGAAAAAGCGCGTCGTCGGCGCTTGCGTGAAAATCGTGAGCGTGAGCGTTATAAGAAACACCCGGTGTGCTTGATTACCGGCGACACATTCGCCAAGTCTGTCGCGCAGGGCGAAAGCAAATTGACGCCGTACAAAATCACGGGTGGCCGTGACGAATGGAATTTCCATGCGTGGGTGCTGGTGGTCAACGAAGTAGATCCGCAAAAGGCGCAGGAAAATTCGATGCTGTATGTGGGTGATAAACCTAACGGGCGTTGGGTGTACGCGTCCGAGGAAGACGCACGCGAAGCAATCGCTGCAATCTCTGAACACGGTCTGACTCTTTTGGAGAAACCAGAATGAAAACCTACAACGTGATTACAGGCACTGACCGTTCGCAATCGACGTTTCTGTTGGGCCACACCATCGGCAAACGTCTGGAGCGTTTCGAGTCGCTTATCGTGGTGGTTGCCGATCAGGATTTGTTGCCGCAACAACTGCGCGTCATGGGCGAGTTCCAGAAGCCGAGCAAAGCGGTTGCCGTTTGTCACGGCGTTGGCCGGGTAGACGAATGCATCGAGTATTACAAAAACCTGCCGGGTGATCTGGCGCCGAATATCCATATCGTTTACTGGATGCCCGGCCAGATTAAATACAAGCAAGACGCGGGCGATTGGTTGCCGGTGGAAATCACCAGCGACACAATCAAACGTCAGATGGCCCGTGACGACGTTGCAACAATCACACTGTTCGTGGAGTAAAAAATGCTACCGAAATTAATTACGTTTTCCATGGCGGGTGCCGGTGCGTCCATGTCAGCATTCAACTTGCTGGTGCAGGCCATCAAGCGCTTTCCGAACGACGCGTTTTATTACGTCACCGACGAACAAAATCCGAACGCGCTGTTCCATGAACTGGTCGTGAAATACGGTCGCGAACACATGGAAGAACTCGGCAACCGGGTCAACGTTATGCAGGCCTACCGTGCGAAGGCCATTGCGGAAGCGTTGGATATTTCGCTCGCCAATTATCCGGATATGCACCACCACTTTTTCCTCGACACGCCGAGCCTGTTGAAAGTGGTGGTCGAAGATAACGAACCAGACGTACAGCTGGACGAGCCAGAAGAAAATGCGTTTTTCAATCTGATGCTCGCCAAAAATCCGAAAGTGACGGTGGACGTTGCAACTCTCCGCATGTCGCCAAAAGGTCTGGCCGCTTTCGCAACTGAAGTAAAAAGGACTGTTAAATGAAATACGTTTTTCCTGAAATGATCGCTGCACAATCTCGCCCCGGTGCGGGCGTAACCAACACCGTCATGGGTGGCCTCTACACCGACATGATGATCGAACGCCACCAACCGGAACCTCGACCAATTTCGTTTCTGTATCTGGAAGACGAAATGAATCAGGCGTCGTTGTGGTTGCGCTTCACTCAGTATTTCGGCAACGACGAACACTACCGTAAATTCGTTACGGATTTCGAAGGCCGCTTCGAACTGATTTCGGTTTCGCCTGCTGCGACCATCGGTGATCATTCCGAAAAGATCAAAGAGATTCAGAAGTTTGCTGCACAACGCCCGGACGATGAAATTTGGGTGTACGCCGATTTGCACGGCACGTTCCGCCTGTCCTGCACGAACGCTTCCGGTATGGTCGTTCCGTTCACTGTTGAAACCGGTGACGCGTTTGCCGAGGTATTCGCCGGGCCTGACGTTCGTTTGCGTTACGCTGGCCTGTCGCTGAAGCTTGGCGGTCGTAACTGATTAAACTGTAAATACTAGGGGTAGGTTGCTTGTCCAATCCGGGCAGGCCCTACCTTCTAGGGGAACACCGTTTTGAAATATCCAGAATCTATCGTGGCAATTCGCCGCAAAGTTTTGCAAGACATTCCGCAACTCGGTTTGGGTGGCAAAGGTTTTGTGAAAGTTGATTTTCAACAATTCCTGAACCTGACCAAACGCGGTCTGATTATCGGCCAGCGTGAAGACCTCGACGAATCCCTGCACTGGGGCGAGTCGTACAAAGGCAACCGCGATTATGCGCAGTGGCTGAATTACTTCACGGTCGAAGAACACGGCACGCCACCATTTCAGCCGGTAGTGAATCCGTACATGCGTGCGCGGGAAGGTAACGGTGAATCGGATTTGCAGGGCCGGGGTTCGCTGTGCCCCGGTGGACACACTGATTTCCTCGACGTAAAAACCGTGATTAATGCGGGCGGTATTCCGACCAGCGTTATCGACGCATACGCCACGCTGCTTTACAACGTGATGCGTGAAGCGTTCGAAGAAATGACGTGGTTTGTCAACGGCGAAAAATTCGTCGCGTGGGAAAACGAAGGCACGCCAGCAGAACGTTTGATCGCCACTGTTCACAGTCTGGCGCATCTGGCTTCGCTGCACTTCGAAGGTTTGATTTTCGATGCAACTGATAACGTTGGTCGTTTGCATGTGGCGGTCGCACTGCGTCTGCGTCTGCGCAAAGGCGTTACCGTTGGATCGCGTGAAAAAGGCGTCGATTTTATTCCGCCTGTTGCACTGCGTGATTTCGCCTCGGTTTATCCGGGCGTTGAACTGGAAAACTGGTCGAAGCTTTTCGCTGAACACCTGAACAGTTTGGACACTGATTATGAAATCGGTGAAGACCTGTTCGCTAACCTCGGATGGAATGCACAATGAGCGTATTCGTAAAATCGTTTTGCTGGTACGACGTACTGTTCAACACGAAGGCATGGCAGGCGTTCGTTGCACGTCAAAAAGAAATGCAAAAAGATCGCGTGACGTTGGAAAACGAAGTGCATCAATTGCAGGCCGCAAATCGTGACTACGTGCGCAAACTTCTGGATCGTGATCAGAAGCTGGACGAATGCCGCAATCGCATTGCTGTTTTGTCTGGCGCTGCACACGCTGAAAATTTGCCGTACCAAGTGAAAGGCACGCACGGGCAAACAGAAGGCCCAAAGTCCCGGCCCCGCACCGACGTTCCCGGTGTTGTTTCTTCTGACATGGCGAGCGAGTCGAATCGCCGTCGCCGTAATGACCGCGATCCGCTGGAAAGTCCCCAACCAGACAACAGCGCTTTGCTTACGGCTACTGCTTTTGCTGTAGTCGATTCGGATTTCCGGGCGCACGTGGTGGAAGTTCCGCAGGTACAGGCAACCGAAGGCTATCCCGGTTCGCCTAGCCACACTGCACAGCAATGCAGCCCGGTTTATTCGGCGCCTGAGCCAGCACCGAGCCGCAGCGAATCCTATTCGTCTCCTAGCCGTTCTGAGAGCTACGATTCGCCGTCGAGCAACAACGACAGCAGCCCCGGTGGTTGCGACTAAACAAAGCGGGTGCCCTTCGGGGTGCCCAACTTAGGGACAATGAAAGATGCGTTATTTCTCAAACATAAAAGCGGAATACGTCTGGCGTGTTTGGCAAGACGGTAAATTGGTTGACCCATTCGAAGTAGAATTCGAAGGCGGTGTGCATCGCGAGGAATTAAATCGCAACCACATCAACCAATCGTTTTTCACCGACCGTGATCAGGCCTACCAGAAATTGGATCAGTGGCTGGACGGTTGGTATGACGACCACGAATTTGTTTTGATCGAAATTGTCAGCAGGAAAACGCGATGATTAAAATTCATGAGGAAGGCCCGGATCTTTCCAAGTGGCCGTTTGCTACGGCGCGCATTCGTTTCGTGGTTGGAGAGAAACCGGTTTCGCCTCACATCGAACCACTGGGCACCGTGTGGGTTTCGGTGAAAGACGAAGCTGCAAAGTTTATGCAGGAAAATCGTTGCACGATCAGCGATGCACAGGCCAAAAAGATTTTGAAGAATCACCCGCCCGGTACGCTGATTGATCTGCACACCGGCAACATTGTTCAGAGCAGCCCACAAGGCCGTCAGAAATTACTTAACGCTATCGAAAAGGCAGTTGAAGAGAATGGCGAAGAAAGCAGTAAAGACCACACCGTTTAACTCGTATGAAAATCCGATGTGGAGCGCCATGTGGCCTTCACCGTTCTACTACAAGAAACGCCTGTTCAAATCCATCGAACAGATGTACCAGTTTTATTCGCTGGATGTTTCTGAAAAAGCATTGCGCACAAAGATTCTCGACGCATACTGTCCGTACAAAGCGAAATTCCACGGCTCGAAAAAAGCCGGTGGCAAAAAGCGCGAAGACCACCAGACCAAACGCATCGACACAATGCGCATTGCAATCCGTGAAGCGTATTTGCAAAACCCCGGACGCCTGCACGCACTTATGCAAACCACCGGGCGCCTGTCGCACGTGATGGAAGGCAATTCGGACTGGGCAGTAAATAGCAAAGGTCAAGGCTCGGATATGTACGGCCTGATGACCACCGAATTCCGTGACTCAATGCGTGACCAAGACATTTGGAAATTGAGTCGTGAACACATCAAAAAACGTACACGCGAATACAACGAAAAGTGAGAGCCAAATGATTCCTACACAATCCTTGTTGAAATTCCCCGGCCAATTCTTTATTGAGGTTGTGCCTACCTTGTTCGCCGCTACGTTCCCGCCACAAGCTGAAGGCTATCTGTCTTTCGATACCAGCAACGGCGTGTACACCTTCTGGTTTGACGGTGGTAAACACAAAAGCGATTCGATGGAAGAAATGGTCGAAATCGCAATTCGTGAAATCGAAAAAGCCGTTGCTGCCAAGATCGGTCAGCGCCTCGACCAGTGCCCGTACATTTCGTTGCCGATGCAGTGCGACGAAGACGGCCCGGCTATCGACTTCTACGACGCCTTCACGGTTATGGAACGTCCTTACCGTGTCGAGTTCTACACCGATACTTTCCGCCGTGGTGTGAACCGCCTGCGTCAATTGCGGGCCTGAAAATGCGTACAGAAATCGACGTAGCCGTAGACCTCATGTTGGTGCGGCTAGCCAAAGGAATGTCGGCGGATCAAATCGTTAAAAGTTTGAACGAAGAGTACCGCCATTTAAAACCGAAAAGCAGGGCGAAATTAGTTTCGGCTGCTGTGCTGGAAATCAAGCGAAGGAAGAACGATGAACAATCGGCCTGAACACGCACCAACGGATTACGTCGGCCTGCTGGGCAAAGATCCGAAGAGCGATAAACAAACCGCTATTGCGTGGCGTGAAATGCGCGACATGGTTGTACACGGCCCGCGTCAATTCACGTTCGCCGCAAAGCCGCGCCTGTGGCCTTGGCAGTTGAGCAGCATCACCAGTAAGCGCTGGAGTTGCAGCGGTGGCACAATCGGCGCCAACCTTCCAAAGGGCGGCGGAAAAACCGAAGTGATGCGGCGCATGTGGGAAGCCGGTGAAAAAATGGGGATGCACGGGTACATGAATTATCCGGGCATGTTGGACGAAGTGGTTAGCGTTAGCCCCGGTGGCCATTTCGAGGCGTGGGAACCAAAGGAACACCAGCATGAAAGTCTTGCGGAAATGGCGAAGCGTTTCGCAGATAGTATTCCGCAGTACAAAGGCCACCGTAAATCCAACGTTCCAATCCTGACCGGGCTTAGTTCGCTCAACACAATGTTGAACGGTGGAATTCCTTTGGGCAGTTGGTACAACCAGCCGATGCACGTACCGATGGAAATTCGCGCAAAGGCAAATCGCAACTGGCCTATCCAAGCAACGAATTCTGAATTGTGGCTGAAGGCATTTGCTGAAGCACAGGATGGAAAGATTTATATCGACCTCGAAGCCGATTGGGATTTGGAAGGCACGTTCGAACGCCTGAAACGTCACGTCGATGGTTTTGTTGTTGATATGCCAAAGAGCAAAGGGCGCCCGTATTTCCTGTATGATCGCGTGGGCGATATGCAGTATCTGTATAACCCAACCGACCGGCTTACGCAGTTGTACGAAAAGGCCCGGAAAAAGTTCAAGCATAAAGACGCTGTGAACTATCTGGTCAAGCGCGAGAAGAATGGGCGCAAGTGGGTTGCACGCCAGCTGGAAGAAATCGGCGCCGCTTACGAAAAGAAAGAGCGTGCAGAATTGCGTGAAAAAGTTCGCGCAAAAGAAGACGCGGAATGGAAAGCCAAGTACGGGGATTTCATGTGATGCGTCAGCGAATTAAAGCATGGGCAATTATCGTTGGTGTTGGGTTGTTGGGTTGGGGCAGCGTCGAGCTTTACAAGGTCGGCCAGCAACGCGAAGAAAAAGTTATGCGTAGTGCGCGCATGATCGACACCAACGCGCAACACTCGCAGGTCAAAGCACAGCACTACTACAACACCTACGGGTATTTTGTAGATAAAGAAACCGGCCTGAAATTCAGCGATAGCATCGGTGACAGCCTGTACCGCCAATTCGAGCGTGAAGGAAATAAACCGATTGAGGTTTTGTGGCCGTACAGCATCGACAAGCGTGAACAAACGTCGATAGGGTTTTTCTACAAGTTGATCGGTGGCCTCGGTCTGGTGATTACGTTCATCGTCGGTGGCTGGATGGTGGGCGGTGAAATTTATTTTATCAGGAAGAAATTCAATGGCGGGAATTGAAAAGGTTTGCGAGTTTTCGGGTGTGTCGCCTGACCATCCGATTTACGGCAGTTGGATCATGCGGCGGTGGAAGCGCAACCACATTCAAATCAATCCGAAATATCGCCCGCTGTTTCGCGATTGTGATGCCGTGCTACGCATCGAAGGTTTCGAAATTCAGGAATGGGACAACGGCGGTTATTCCACACCGTGCGCGTGGCAAGCTGGCAACTACAACAGCGCCCGGCACTACATCGACGAACAGAAAAAGCGCGGTCGTCACATGCGCATTCAGTACCAATATGTTTTGGAAGTTCGCGATCCGGAATTGTTGGGTGAAGTCGAGGGCATGTATCGGGAATGGTCGTTTGACCTGAAGGCCGTAGTTCGCAAAATGCGGCGTATGGTTGGCCCCGGCCTGATCGTGGTAAATGATCTGGAAGGTTCGCGGGGCAAGATCATGAAAAAGTGGCGTGCAGAATTCCAGAAAAAACGTGACGAAATTCTGGAACGCGAACTCGCTGAAGAACGCGCAGCAGAAGACCGGATCGAGCAGCGGCTGGAAGAACAGAATGCTTCCTAAAGTCAGCATCAAGTTTGTGAAATGGGTTGTGCTTATCGGCCTGATCGTCATGCTGATCACGGACATTTACAAACACAAGTACAACGACGCAATTACCCGTTTCTGTTTCATCGCGTTTCTGGTCTATCTGGATATCACGGTCAAGGTGGAGATTAAAAAATGACTGAGGTTGAAAAGCAGCTGGCGGAAACGTTGCACAAAATCCTGAGCATTAACCTCGGCGTGTATCCGCAGGCGTTTGACGATGTGCCGCGTAAGGAATGGCAGGAAGGCTGGAACAAAGCACGCCGGGCCTACTCGACGGAAATCATCAAGATCCTCGACGGCAATGCCTGCGCACGAATCGCTGTCGATATTGTTGATAGTACGTCACCGAATCCTTTCGAAAGTGTCGAGCCGAAAGTTTTGAATACAGGAAACGAAAAATGATCGCAAACGTAAATCAGCGCGGTTTTTCTCTGCTGGACTTTACCGACCGCTACGGCATCGAATGTTCTTTGCAGGAAAGCAGTCTCGCAACCGAGGGCGCAATCTGGTTCGGCGTGAACGAATCGAATACGCGCTACTGCGTGCCGGGTGAAGGTTGGGTGCCGTTCAAGTTTCCTGAAGGCCTCGAAGTTCACAGCGACACACGCATGCATTTGACGCAAGGGCAGGTAAAGCGTCTGCTGCCCATGTTGAAACACTTCGAACAAACCGGTTATTTGCCGGAAATCGAAGACGGGGTTTTCCTGACGCAGAAATACCGCTGGAAATTGGCGCTGCAAGAAATTAACGGCTGGCGTTCTGTCGGTTACATGGTGTTCGCCGCATTGATCGGTGGCATCTTTGGCACGCTTTCAAACATCGGAGTTTTCCCATGAGTCTTTTGGATAAAATGCAGTTGGACGTTGCAGCCACTTACCGGCTGGCAATGATCGAAGCAATTACCGAAGAATACGGTTTGGCTACGATTTTTCGGTACGTGCAAAAAGCGCAGTTCGATACCGGCAACGCTTACCACAACGTTGATCACTGTATCCGCGTGGCGCTGCGTTTCGTTGAACTGATGACTGCCAGTGGCTGGCGTTTGAAGCAGGACTACGCACGCGGCATTTGCGCTGCACTGTTTCACGATTTCGGTCACACCGGCAAAGGCCCTGATATCAACAATATCGAAATCGCTGTTTCTGGTCTGCGCGCCGCTGAATGCGTTCATGACTATTTCGGCCCGGCTGGAATTGGTTTGATCGAACGTGCAATTCGCTGCACGGAATTCCGCGACATGGCATTTCCAATTGAACCGAACAGCATTTTGGAATGTTGTCTGCGCGATGCTGACCTGATGGAAAGCATGGAACCTCACTGCATCCAATATGTGATGTTCGACCTGTGCGAAGAAATGGGCGTCATTCCGATTGATGCCATTCCGATGCAAATTGATTTTCTGAAAAGTTCCGTTATGCATTCGCAGGCCGGGGAACATATCTGGCAGCGCACGCTTGACGCACGTATCGCATGCATCGAGGCTCTGAAGAATGGTTGATTTAAATCGTGAACTTCAACGCCGTGAAAAAGAACGTCAGAGCAAAGCGCGGGCCGTCTGGTCTAACCGACTGGCAATTGCGATCATGGTTGTGTGCTTGGGCCTGTGCAATTTCTTTTTCGGCAAGGCCTACGACCTGTCGATTGCAGGTTCAACGCAGCGCTGGCTGGTCGTGATGATTCAGATTATTTCAGTGGCCGGTCAAGTGGCGTTGCTGGGGCTGTTGTTGTGGGCACACAAGGTGCGCAAACATGGACAACAAAAACTGTAAATATGTAGCGAGGCTTTCAGAAGGCTCCTACATTTTCAAGATTACCGAAGACAAGGTTTACACATGCAAAAGCAGACTACGCGCCCGACAATTCACCTTGGCGGAAAGCCGAATACTGGCGCGCAACTTCAAAGTGCAGCTGATCGAAGCCGATTGGCAGCAGGAACCGTAAAACAACGCGCCGCTGTGCCCATGGGCAACCACAACGGTGAAATGGATCGGCTGTTTGCACAGTGGGATCAGCTGTAAAAACGGGGCAATAAAAATGAGTGGGCAAGAAATGGAATTAACGTCGGTAAATCTGTCGTTGGATCTTGATCCGCGTGTGGTACGTTCGCTTCACGAATGTGCGGAAAGTTCCGGGCGTTCTTTGGAACAGGTCGTTGAATGCATTTTGCAACAGCACCTGAACGTTTGTTGCGAAGAGGAACGCCAGCCGGTTGATACTGCCAGCTTGACGTGGGATGCGCTGGTTCCTTATGCACGCAAACTGAAAATCGGTATACGGTTTAACCTGTACGATTTGATGATCCGTCTGCATTCGCACAAAGGCCTATCGTCCCTGAAAATTTCCAGTGCTTGGCATTCTGCGTTTGCGCAGTGGGTACGCGACCACAACGAATTTATTTGTGAGCGCACGGCCAAGGGGAATTTGTACACCCGGATCAGCGACACGCAGGCACCGTTGCCTAAAATCAAAAAAGCGAAAGCCGTGTAACACAACATTCGGCACGGGACATTTACCGAGCCACAACAAAAAAGGGGAATCTATGAGACGACGATCTAGTTTGGAGAAATTGCTATGTCCCTTCGGGTTTACGCATCACGAAACAAAGACAGCTTTGCCGCTGTGCGAGCCAGCGATATCCATCGCTACGGCCAGTTCTATGTTGCAGCAGTTCCACGCGAACTTTCCGGCGATTTCGAAATTGTCGCAACGGTTAGCGAAGGATCTTTCAACATCGAACAAAACAAAGCACTGATCAGTTACGACGACATTACTGATCTTCTGGAAAACGCAGTTCACCACTGAGAACAAATCATGAAATATGTAATCGTAAAAATCAACGAAACCGAAGTGCCGATGATGTTCGGTAACGACGTGGATCTGAATCAGGTTCAATTCCCGTGGCCGATTGTTGCTGCTGGTGTGGGCGTAGTGCAGAACATGTTTCTGTCCTGCCAGCTGACCCAAATCATCAACGGTCGTGAATACGGTAGCCGTGGCCTGAAGGATGAAATCCTGATGCGCGCCGCCGATTACATCGGTGAAGAAAATCCGCAAATCGGTTTCAACAACCTGAGCGCCCCGCAGGAAATCGAACCGGAACAAATGGAAGCGGTGAAAGATTCTTTCGCCAGTGTTCCAGTCGGTGAACCCGCTGTCGTTGAGCCTGAATCGGAACAGGAACAGAAAGAGGAATAATCCGATGCTGACCCGCAAACAGCAACAGCAGCGAAAACAAAAGCAAGCGCGGGAACAGGCAGAATTGGCGAAGCTTGCAAAACAAGTGGGCCGTCTGCCTGATGGTTCGTTACCGAAAGACAAAAAGAAAAAGGATGACGGATCATCCCTTTTGGTTAACTACCGAACCAGCGATGTAAAACATATCCCGAGCGCGCCGTCGATCACCGTGACCGAGGAAGGAATTTTTCTCGAAGAGGGGCACGACTGGGAGGCGCGTGAACGGATTGCACAAGAAGAAACCGAGAAAAAGAAAAAGCGTATTGCGCCACATTATTCGAAGGGGCCTTATCAGTATTTGACTGATGACGTAGACCCGACGACTGTGGGCCGCAAAATATAATCAAGGGTACAAGGAAAATCCCGATGTTCGAAACCACTGATAGCGCACTGTTGTTCACCGTGGAGCTTAACGGCCTGCGTGAAAACAAAAAGACCGCAAAGGCCTGTGCGCGCAAAGGGGTTATCATGACTGAAACCAGCATGATACTTAGAAAGTTGGTCGATGGGGCTACTATCGGTCGTGACAGTGCGGTGGTGGAATACACCCATAAATTGCGCAAGAAAATTCTGGTGTTAAAACAGAAGTGGTTGACGCAACGTGTATTCATGGAACAACCCACGAATTTGTTTTGGGTAGAGGGAACCAGTCAGGCGATTCTCTACAACCATATTCCACGCGATGTACGAAATGTTTATCACGTGGCGTACACGCATCCGCTGATGAATTTGACGCGGGTGCAAATGATGTTGAACTGGGCACGCGCAGCTGACGTTGCGGCGGTGAATCGCTGCAAGTTCGTATGCGATAAGACCCAAGTTTTTCAGGACACGGATCTGGTTCACACGGTTGACCCGGTGTTGTTCGAAAAGCACCGTGCAAAGATCGCATTCTTTGCAGAAAAGTATTAAGGGCTAACCGTGAACACTCATTTTACAGGGGAAGAAATCGACATGACTCAATTGAACGAAAACCTGAACGCAGAAGCAGCCGAGCGCGCAGAGCAAGCGCTTGATGAAATTATCCAGAATGATCGCGAAGACAAAGCGAAGTACGACCGCAAAGCGCGTTGGTCGAAATGGGTTTTCCGTCTGTATTTTCTGCTGGCGTTGCTTGGGTTAATTGGTCTGGCGGGCGCCGTGGGTTGGACGTACCGGGCGAACATTGTGCAGGATTGGGATCGCTACGGTTCGCACCAGTCGCAATGCATTTTCAAAGTCGGTGAACGGACGGTGAAAGGCACCCGCGATTATTCCTATCGCTACTACACGGTTCTCGGTTGGAAGTTTTACGATACTGCTGAGCAAAAAGAAGAAACGCGTATCGACCCTTCCGATTCCGATATCACCATTCTGGCCCACATGCCGGATGGCACCAGCAAGAAACAAGAAATGGGAGACAGCAAGCGCTGGAATCCGCGTATCGAAAGTGCAGAATCGTATTCGTTCTTTATGGATAACGGCAAAAACGCCGCTACCGTTTCCTACAAAACCATGTGCAAGTGAGTGCAAGAAAAATGGCTAAGAAATTGAAACCCCTCCGTCGTCCTGCACTCACTGCGTGCCTGAAGAAAAACAAGTTCGTCCGCGCCGAATGGTCTGACGATGACGACATGCTTTACGAAGTGAAAAACGACGACAACGCATGCGTGCGAATTGCAGCCGATGAAATCACGGTTGATATCGTCACTTACAAAAACTTTTCGATGGTGCCACAAGAAACGCCAGCTGAAGAAATTGTGGCCTATATCGAACAAGAAATGGCGCTGCGTGCTGCGTCCGTGGTGGCCTACGACAGTCTGCGTGCTGATGTGTTGGCGCGTGCAAAACAACTCGGCGTAATCGGTTTCTGGAAACGCGACGAAGTTGATACGCACGTCTGCAATTTCTACACGAATGCATACAAGGCCGAGCCGCTGTTTTATCTGGCGTATGCCGGGGCAGCAAACAAAACCTCGTTGAACCTCCAGTTCGAAGATTACGACGTAGAAACCGCTGACGAAGTAATCAAAATTCTGCAAGGTTCGCGGTCGCACCAGTTCTGGCCGAGCAACGACGAACGCATTGTGTTCAAAGGCAAATCCATTATCACGTTCAAATCTCACGAAGATTTCGTGCCGTTCATGTTCACCCATGGCGTGACCAGCGTTATCGACCGCGTGGCAAACGTGCAACGGTTCTCGACGGAAAACGCCGACCTGAACGAACTGGTGAAGGATTATCCGGAACCGATGCATTACACGGAAATCAAGCTGCGTCGTGCAATCACCACCGAAGAATTCTTCGAATACATCAAAAAGAAAACTGCTGAATTGAAAATGGCGGGTACAGGGGAGTTTGCATGAGTCAGGAAGAAAAACGCGCCGGTCTGATCGCGCAGTTGCTTGAGTATGGCTTTCACCGCCAGCGTGGGGATCGTTTGGCGTTCCATCACATCGACGTGTCGTTGCTGACTTTCGATGGCCGGGTGCGTGTCGTATGCAACGACAAAGAACACACGTACACGTCGCGCACAATGGACACCACAATCCTTAAACAGGTTCTGACCTACGCAGATAAAATCAAAGCAGATATTGCTGCGTTTGGTGCGCTGTGTGAAGCCATTGAAATTCGTTTGTACGAAATGGGCGTACACACGGTGCAGCCCTCAAAGATGCCCCCGCGTAAAAATCGCCGCCCTGTCAAAAAGCGTTTCTTCGACAGCCCGTGGACTGCTGCGTTTTCGCTGAAGTTGAACGGTGATCGTCTGTTCAGTTTGCACTATGAAGACGAAGGCGTAATCGAAATGGATTATCTGCACGAATACAAGCAGGTAAAAACCGTTGACGATGTGATCAAAGTTCTGCAAGAAACGTGGCCGGAAAAACGTGTGCCCGGCACCGTTTGCAAGAAAGCGATTTGCACCTTCGGCCCGTACAAACTTTTCCTGCCGTACATTTTCAAATACGGAATCACCACCATCAAAGAAGTGGAATGCATCGTGCAACAAACTTCGAGTGATCCGGTGGCGCGGGAACTGGCGAGCCTTGAGCAATTGACTCGCAAATATTTCAAAATCAATTTGCGCAATAAGCCATCGCTGAACGATCAGCTGGCAATGGCTTTGGTGGGGAAAGTATCGTGAGTGCAAAAACATACAGCAGCCGTACCGCAGATAAATTCGTGTTGCGTCTTTTGGACGGCATGCGCGAAGAAATCAAATCCATCGCAGACAGCCAGCATCGCAGCATGAACAGCGAAATCGTTTCGTGGATCGAAATGATGTTGGAAATCCACAAACAAACCGGCGTCATTCCGAGTCTGGATTCGCTGCGTAGCTCCGCCGAACTGGAAGCACAGAACCGGGTGATGCGTGCGCTGTTTTTGCGTTTGCTCGAAGCCGGTAGCTGGCACTACAGCGCGGTCGAATTTGAACAGCATGTCAACGGCGAGAAATTCGAAGAAGAAATCAAAGAAGTTCTGGCTATGGCTAAACCGGTAAACGTGCAGGGACTCAAGGCTGCTGATGTTTCCGAACACAACAGTACGACCTTCGAAAAACTGGAAGCGTTGATCAAGACGTTGCCGAAACCCTACGGCCCTGATTATTTGCCACCGAAGCGGCAATTTATCGCGCAGGAAGGCATGCCGGTTTACGTCAGCACTGCACGGCGTAACGGCATCGTGCGCCACATGTGGATTGGTGGGAGTCTCACACAGCAAAGAACTATGGCCCGTGTGGAAATGCAAGGCGGCGGTTGCGTAGAAGTTTTGGCGACGGATCTGGAAGCACCGAAACCATGACCAAATACAAAGGCGTTGACCTTCCGCCGCATCAACAGGAAGTAATCGACGAAATGCTACGCAGGGTAAACCGTTCACGGAATGAAAAACATTTCCTGATCGTTCCCAATTATGTGATCAGCAAAAACGACGGCCAGCAGCATTACATTAGCGAACACCAGTTGATGCGCCTGTACGGTGTGGAAATGCGCGAATGCGTTATCAGCTGCTGCCCACAAGGCCACCGGGAAGAAGAGGGCCTGCTGTGGCTCGAACCAAACTACGACGGCGATTATTCGTTGCCTGACGTTTGGCATGATCCGTGTGGCCCGTACCAGTCTGACGATTCGATTGTGCAGGCTTTGATCGCACGAACAATTCAATCATTTACTGAGGTGTTTTATGTCGTGGGTTAAAGGTGAAGTCGTCGTAGTTTTCAACGGCACACAGCGTGACGTTTTGTGGGATGTGGAACTGCCGCCGTTCGACGGTAAAGAACTGGGCATTTCTTTCGATTCCATCGCAGGGCCAGCCAGCATCGTGCCCTTCCGCTACAAAGACGGCGTGAACTATTTCATCGAAGGAAAAGGCGAAGCAACCACGCAGTGCCTGACTTTCGTTTTCGGACTGGCGGGTAGCAATCTCGTACAAGAAGACCAGATGAAATTGATCGGTGCTTTTACGCACGCGCTCAAATACGACTGGGAAGAATTTCACACTGCGTTCCGCGTGCTGAAAAACGAAGAAACCGGCAACATCCGCACCGTTATTTTCCGTGTGTACAAAAACAACGGCGAATGCATCGAACATCCGGAAATGTGGTGTGGTGCGCCGATGGGTATGTACCATTGCCCGCAGTGCATGGAAATGGTGGTCGCCGGTCTGCCACATCCTGATAAAGCGATGTACGAAGAAATGCACGCGCAGGAACAAGCCGAAGCAAACGATCCTGACGCCCCGGCGTGGTCGGAACCCGATTACGAACAGGTGCAAGGGCGTATCGACCGCAAAGAAATTGGCGAAGATTCCGAGTGCGTTATTCCGCCGTACACCGACGAACAAGTTGCGGTTTTGAATGAAATCGAAAAGGAGGAAGAGGAAGCCCGGCAAAAAGCGAATGCGCTTTACGCCGTGGCCGAACAATCCCTAAACACTTACGCCGAACTCGAATTCAACTGGGGAGGCGACGGTGAAGAAAAACCGATTGCTGCCAGTCTGAACAACGCAGGTGAATTTTTCGCCACGTTGAAAGAACACGGTTTGCCGTCGCCGGAAGTAACGCTCGATCATGAGGGCATTGTGGCTTTCCTGTGGCCGGACAATAAAGATCCGAAAGACACGTATGTTTCGATGGCATTTTATGCTGGCGTAACCGTCACGTACTGGATGGAACGGCGCAACACGGAAACCAATAACGGCCTCACGATTCCACGTGACGAATCCCACGAAGATAACCTGCTGGCTTTCCTGTACAAGCGTTTGCCGCAACTCGCCACCGCCGAATAATGTAAATATCAGGGGTCAGGTTGTTACGACTGGCCCACATCACCCCCATTAAGGAAACAAATGAAGTGAACAAAAAAGTCATTGCTTTGGCAGCAGCAAGTTTGGTAATTCTCGCTGGCTGTGACGATAGCCCGGACTACGCCGAAGAACAGGCCTACGTTGACGAAGAGGCTGGTCAGGCAACCCGCGCACAACTCGCAGAAGACGAAAAAGATTTGCAAGCAACCGTGAAGGAATTGCAAACGAAAGATCCGTCTGTAAAAGATGCGTATTACGGCGTCGGTGCAAACGGCGAAAAACAATTGCATATTGTGCGTGAAGAAGCGAACGGCCAAAGCAGCGATTCCGTGTGGCCGTTGGTGGCCGGTGCTGGCGCTGCTGCCATCGGTGGTTACGCGTTGGCGAAAATGATGAACCAGAACGGCGGCATGCAGCAATATCAGCAGCAACACCAGCCGTTGCAATCTACGCAATGCAACGAACAAGATCGCCGTAAATGCCGTAACAGCGGATCGTCGGCCTACACGTCGATGCTGATGAATAATAACCGCGCTGCCGTCACGTCTAGCCCGTCGTATCGTTCGAACATGAACAACCGCGTTTCGCAATGGCGTGCAAGCCCGTCGAGTGCCCCGGCCACGTATAAAGCGGCTGCTGCATCGCGTGCGTCTGGCGTAATGTCCGGTGGTGGCGGTGCCCGTGCAGCATCCCACGGTTCTGGCTCGTAATCTTTTCGCATTTTTCCAAGGAAGTTATTCATGCATTGCACGTATCACAATATCGGCTTCGACCTGAACAAATTGATGGTCGAGGAATTGCCGTGGACTCAAGCCTTCTACCGCGAAATGCCGAAACCGGAATCCGAAGCAGATGCGGAATTCTACTCGGACGTAAAAGAATATTTTGCGTTCCCCCTCGAACACAGTTCCCACATGCCGGTTTACAATCTGCATCTGAGTTCCTGCGCGAAAATCGAAACCACTTTCGAACGCGCATACGCAATGCTGGTTGAGGCGGTCGGGAAACTCTTCAACGAATCGAATGAAACGCTCATGTATTTTATGGGCTGTGATTTCCTCCGCAAACATCCGTATTTCATCGACTACGCGAAGTTCTCCTATCGTGACCATGGGTCTGCCCGTCAGGCGATCTACGGTCGCTTTGACGCCGCGTTTGATCCTGTGACCGAGGAAGTGACCGGGATCTACGAATTCAACGGCGACACGCCGACCATGCTTTTCGAATCTGTTTCGTTCCAGAATCAGGTTTGCGAAACCGTAACCGGCGACAACGAATTGCAGCTGAATAGCTTTTACCCGCTGCTGCAAACCATGATTGGCGACATGGGCGAGATTCCGGGCAACGCTGCCGTGATTCACGAAAGCAATTCGTTCGAGGACACTGCGACCTCCGAAGTTATCGCGCAAATTCTTGGCGAAAACAACGTGTGCCTTTTCGCAGACGTTACGGAAATCGACTACGACTTCAACAACAAAACCAACCCGTTCCACATCGGTGAAAATCCGCTGACGGTTATTTTCGCGTTGGTGCCGTGGGAAGAAATGGTCGAGGCATTCCCGCAGGCGTACAAGGAATGGCAGAACTGGGCGTCCTATACCACCATGCTCGAACCGGCGTGGCGTTGGTTTACCAGCAACAAAGGTATTTGGGCCTACATCTGGCGTCTGCTGGAAAACGACGCAGCGTTCGCAGAGCGTTACGGCGATTTGCCAGTGATTCCAACCTACGTGCATGAGCGTAAATTCGAAACCGATAAAGTTTCTTACGTGAAAAAACCACGTGTTGGTCGCATGAGCAGCAACGTCGAAATCTTTGACGCGCAGGGTACAACAACTCACGTCACCGATGGCCCGTACAAAGGCGACGACTGCGTTTATCAGGCGTACCACGCACCGCACAAAGTCGAAGGCCGGAACAATTTCATCATCGGAATGTTCATGGTTCCCGACGTTGCTTCCGATTACAATTCCATGCGTGAATCGACAGCGGCCACGATGTGCATTCGTGAATTCGAATCGCCAACGTTGTCGTGGAAGAACGAGCGATTTATCCCGCACGTGTTGATCAACGACAACCCGGAATATTACGGCGAAGGGGAAGACGAATAATGTTTTTCATCTATCTGATTTTGCTGGTGTGGATCGGTTACGCGTCGTGGTTTAGCTACGACCTATCCAAGGAGCAGACGGGCGATGATCGCAAATGGTGGAATCCGATTTTCTACTTTGTGGTCGGTGTGTTTGCGGCGATCATGATCGTAGTGGAATTTATAGAAGATTCCATGCACCAAGCAGCCAACGCACTCAACGAACGGGATAAACGCAAGCGTGATGCAGCCCGTGCCGAGAAAGGCGAACAATAACTGAAAAAAGGGGCCTGCCTTCGGGTGGGCACCTTTGGAGCAATGGACAATGAAATATTTAGTGCTGTTGGTAGTTCTGGTTTTCTTGGTTTATGGCGTCATGTTTGCCGTGAACCATAAGCGTGAAGACCAGTCGTGGGAAAGTGAATCCCGTGTGTTGGATTTTGTGGCACGTGTTGTATGCGGTTTCTACATTCTGGCTTCGCACATTCGTGACGGCGCGGTGGCGTCCTACAAAGAAGCGGCCAAGGATTTGAAACCATGAATAGCCCTGACCAAATTCCGTTTCGCGTTTTCTGTCGCGTACCGGCGCCGGGTATCAAACTCAACGAGCTTTATATCCCGCAATATTACATGCAGGGCGCGTGGGCAAGTTGGGCCACTGCGTCTAAGCCTATGGTGTCGTTTGCCACCGAACGTGAAGCGCAGTTGTGGTTGATTGATTTCGTGAAAAACAAAGTCGAAAAAACCAAACAACGCGTGGCCCTACTGAACACCGAAATCGGCGTACTGGAAAAAAGTCTGGTACACCTCAATCGCGAAACGATCAGCATCGTGGCAAGGAATCCAGAACAATGAGCGAAGCATTCAAATATATCGTAATCGAAACCCGTGACGAATCCGGCGACACTCACAACGTGCCGATCATGTTTCCGAAGTCGATCAACCACAACGAAATGTACGAAATGACCCATCGGGCAATTCGTCGTTCGGGCAACGGTCACATTCCGGGCAAAGCGATCAGCGCCGGGTTCTGTAACTACGGCCAGAACGGCAAAGTTTTCTGCCGTGGTTATTCCGAAACGCTGAAGCTGGAATCGCGCAAAGAAATCGACGAAGCGCTTTTCCAACAGGTCAGCACCTACGGCCACACTCGCGTTAAGGCGAATCCAGATGCCAAGATTTAATCCGGTTGACGCGAAAGAATTCACCGACCAATTGCTGGCCGCTGGTTTTGTGGCGGATGGCGTACATCGCTTTCACGCAGAAGACGACGAAGCTGCCTTAATTCTTCTGGAAAAAGACGGGGTAAAAGTTGCCCTGAGCAAAAACATTCCCGGCACAAAATACACGGCTGAATACCGAGGCATTACGCACCGCCGTTTCCCGACGCCCGTTCGCAATCAGCAGGAATGCATTAACCTGTTGATCAAGGGTGCGAAATACAATCGGGATTTCAAACAGAAAACCACAAGGGCCATCGGTATGGTGCTTGAGGCTTTCCGGGCGCGTGGTACACCGATGGAAGTTAAAACCGATGACCTGCCTAGAGGCCATCTGGCAAACTTCTACATCGGCCCTTACCTTGTGGCGCATCTGAAGAAAACCAACGGTGCTTACGCAGGCGAAGGCGTCTTCAAATTCGTTGTGCCTGATATGTACGGCTGTGACGATGTGGATTGCGACGATCTGGAAGAAGATTTCGCATGGCAAGGGCCGAAGAATTATTTCTATTTTTCGGCCATGGTGCAATTCCTAGTCCGTATCGAAGAAATGTTTTCGCAGGAAATACCGAAGCGAAAATGCGAAGTAATCGGCAACGAAGTTGCAACCTTGTTGAATCCCGGCGCGTTCCTCGACGCGGCGTTTGAATACGGCCTGACGTGGATATCGTCGAAAGACGTGGGTACTTTCCGCACCGCACATTGCGCAACCACTGACCGACTGTTGGATGGTGATAAGCAGACGGTAACGCTGTACGCACTAGGCTTTAAAGCAGCCCCCGAAAAACTGTAAATATACAGTGAGCAGTAATTTAATAGGGATGGGGTTTACCCCGTTCCATTAACTAACAAGGGGCTGTATGAAAATGCAGGTTGAACTCCAAATCGCAGTAGCCAAATCCAAAAAACCGGAAAAGAAAAAGAAAATGAAAGTCCGTGAACAATCGGGCTGCATTCCTTACCGGGACAAGGACGGTATCCGCCAAGTTTGTCTGGTCAAGAAATTGAAGAAAGGCGCTTGGTGGGGCTTTACCAAAGGCGGTCAGGAAAAGCATTTGGACGCCCGTGAAAACGCGGCGAAAGAATGTTGGGAAGAGGCGGGAGTTTCTGGCACCGTTACCAAAAAGATCGGCAAGTTCCAATACGAAAAAGACGGCATGAAACAAAACGTCGTGATGTACGCGATGGAGTTTCACACGCAGCTGGACGACTGGCAGGAAAAGCACATGCGGAAACGCAAGTGGTTCACCATTCCAGAAGCCCGCGATAAGCTGAGCCGGGAACACCACAAGTTCCTTGATGAAATCAAGAAGCTGCCGAAGAAAGACAAAGAGGCGATCAAGAAATTGAAGCCTGCAAAATTGAAGAAAGCCGCGTAAAAGCAAATGGCGTCCTCCGGGGCGCCATCGCTCTTTCTAGGGTAGGAAAATATGGCCGATCAGAAAGAAGAACTTCAGGACATTTTTCGTCTGCATCTGAATGACATTTGTGGCTGTCACAACGACCGCGACTTCAGCGGTTGGATGATCACCGTATGCGGTGTGAGCCTCGGAATTATTAAAGTGTGGGAAAACCCGCACGAAGTGGAAGCAACCGGCGTCGTGTTCGAAGAGAATGACCGGTTAATCCAGATGGTTAAAAATATCTGCCGACCACGGCTAAGGATCGTTTGATGAATCTCGAAACGTTTGTTGTCAAATGTCAGGAACACATTAACGGTGAATTCGACCGGTTGAAATGCGGCGATGATTTTGTCGAAACCGACCGTGGCAAACTGCGTATTGAATACAGCATGTACGGCGAAAAGCATGTGGACAAAGTGACGTTCACCGCGCCGGGCATCGACCTCAATATGCGTCCTCTGCGTGGGGCCGGTGGTGAGTTTGATTATGACCATGTGCTGATGCATCTGGCGTTCGCGATCATCACCCGTTACGAAGCGCGCAAAAAAGAAATCCTGCGCATCGAAGAACTGGTTGCGCAGCTGGAAACAATCCGTAAAGCTGAAGTGTTTTACAAATGGGAACATAACCTGCGCCCGCGTGTGGATGTGATTCTGGAAGGCACCGAAATTGTGCTGTTCAGCGTGTTCGGTTCCGGTATCAAGTACCAGCCATCGCGCACGGCCCATGGCGGTTTGTTTCGTCACGTAAAACATGAACTCACGGCGCAAGATGTGCAGGAAATTGCAGCCGTTCCGATTACCGATTATTCGAAGATTTCCGAGCGTCGTTGCGGCAGTCGCCGCATGGATGTGTTCGTGTCTGAAAACGTTCGCTATGAACGTGAAGACGAAGAGGATTTGGGTTGGATTGTGATCGGTGATCCTGACTTCATTTGTCCAACCAAACGCATCCGCCCGGAAAAGATTCTGTGTGACCTAACGCAGGCCATTGATCAGCATCCGGACTTCGCAGACCTTGACATGTTCGTCTTTGGTAGCGTTCGGGCCGAAGTGCATAAGACAGGGCCACTGAAAGGCCTGATCGAATCGGCGGGCGTAACGCTTCATTCCAAAACGAACAAAGATTTCAAAGTGTGGTTCCGCGTATACGACAATGCACGTGTAACCTGCACCTGTAGCCTGAACGATGACAGCCGCAAGGCCGTTCAAATCGTCGAGGATTACATGCGGCCTATCCAGCTGGCCGAGTGATTTAAAAACTGTAAATATAAAGGGCAACACCAACGCTGTACCAACCGCAACACCAACCTAAAGGAAATACACGATGCAAACTTTGCATGACCAATTACGTGCAATGGTAAACCAAGCTTTCCCTGCTGGTTTGCCGCTCTCGAAAAAGACCTTCGCCCGCATTGCAAGTGGTGGAGCTAACAGTCCGATTTCCGAGGGCGTTGTATACGATATCTACAACCGCTGCACTGGCGAATATTTCCCGTTGGAAATCAGCATTGATTCCGATGGCCAATTGACTGTCAACTGCAACATTCCTGCCGGGCACGACTACGACAAGGAAATGCTTTTGAGTGTTTCCCATCGTCTGCATCAAGCCCAGCTGAAACCTGACGAACCGGGAATCTCGATTGAAACTCATGAGTTCCTGAATCGGCTTGCCGAAACCATCGGCGCGCAAAACGGTTTCAAGGAAGCCGAGCCAAACGACAAACGTCCGTACTACTCGTACAAGGCGTATGGCGCGGGCGGTCGCATCGTTATTACCCGTGACACGAAAAAATGGGAGTTCCGGATCAACTACCGTTCCGGCCCCGCCAAGCGTGATGACATTATCAACATGGTCGATTTTGAACATGGTGAAAATTACATCAAAACCATCGAAAAAGCTGCTGGTGTTTCGAAGGTTTGGCATCGCGGCGCCTCGGACATTGTTCAAGATTATTTGAACCTCGTTCCGGTTCGTTCGTTCCGCCATCAAGTACAGGAGCGTCCGTCGTATCAGTATGATTTCCCGTTCTGCGATATCGTGCTGAAGGATTTCCCTGACGTTTGTTTGCTGCGCGTTACGCACGAAGGTTTCAAAATGTGGCGTGATGGTGAGTATGTGACCATCACCAATCCTGCTGAAATCGAAACCGCACCAATCATGCAAAAAATCGAAGGTTTCCCGCAAGCTATGTGGCGCCTCGGCGCAGGCATTCTGCACACCACTGGCACCTTCGAAAAATTGCCGCTTGGCAAAATGAAATTCACGCCAACCAATCGCGGGTAATCGCAAATGGAATTCCGAGAATTTGTTTCAGCAGTTGAAAATCTTTTGGGCGCTAAATGCGTTCAGGAAAACGCGCTGAATTTTGATATCAGTAATGACCGTCTTTCGGTTGGTATCAATAAACTATTCTTGGGCGGCGCGGATGTTTTTCTGTGCTATCCGGGGGCTGGAGTAATTCAGCCTACCGGTGAGAATCTGGCGGACTCGTTCCGCCGGATTCAACAGGCACACGAACGCGTTAACGTTGATTGGCCGATCTATCAGGAACAGGCCGATAAAGCGCTCAAAGAATTCGAAGAACGCACGAAGTTTAAAATGAATTTCGTGCCTCAAGCCCGTGACCAGAAACCGGGCTACGTCGGTTACGCACCGGGAATAGATATCGAACTGGTGTACATCACCACCGAAGAATGCGGCGATCCGATTATCAACAATCGCACAAAGCGTCTGTGGTATTTGAACGACGCCAAGGTAGAGCCGGGAATTCATCCTGTCGAATGCCGTGAAGTTGATAACAAGTGGAAGATCCACTGGGGCCGTGGAAATCGTAATGCGCTCGCAGATATTTTGCGGCATGAAATTGCAGGCGTTTCCGTGCGTAAATTCACGATCCTTCCTGAAGTTATGTACCACGATGACCCGACCGGTTCCGGCATGCCCGACAACGAAGTTTACGACCGCCTGACCCAACGTCAGGAATATACTTTCATCGAATTTGAGGTTGTGTGATGGATAACAATCTGCTGAAAGATCGTCTGCGCAAATGGTGCAAAGCCGCTTCGAAAAAACTGCCGGTCGATACCGCAGAAGGTGGCCGCGCCGTTACGTGGGAAGCCAACGGCCCTACGTGGTGGAGTAGTCACGAAGGGAAGAAATGCATCGGCACCACGGTTCGCGGTTATGTGCAAAAGTGGTCGGGCACTCTGCGCATTAACCTGATGATCGACCTCGACGGCAATTATTTCGTGGTGCCGAAAAATGGCGACTACGGCTACCTGCGTGACGAAGCAGTTCGCGCTTTTCGTGAAGTAATTCCGACCGAATCCAATCCGCTGATTACGCATCTGGAAAAGTGGAAGGCTGCACTGATTGCCGATATCCAGAAGCTGGAATTTTCCGATGTGCATATGATGCAGGACACGGAAGAAAAAGCGTTCTTCACCATTCGCCATCCGGAACTTCCGAAGCTGGCCGTCACCGTCGATCTGGACAACGATTCGTTTGACGTGTCCTACGGCCCCGGTTGCAAAGCGCACCCGATGGCAAAAATGCTGGCGGAATCTTTGCGGCGTGTCGAGCGGAATGAAGTCTGCAAATCCGAGGAATAAATGGCGGGTTTGTTTGGTTCAACAGGCACCGTGATTGTGGGGCGGGTCAACGATCCGCCTAAACCCGGTTACAGTGATGTGCGCGTGGATCGCAAAACGATATTCGGGAACAAATACCCGATTAGCGAAACCGGCTCACGAAAGAAAAGCTGTGCGCTTTATGATGCCTACGCAGAAAGACGTATGCAGAAGAAAGGAAAATATTGGAAGCGGATTATGGAATTGCGCACCAGATATTTGCGCGGCGAAAACCTGAGACTGACTTGCCATTGCTGGCCCAAACAATGCCACGCGCAGACAGTCCGACGAATGATCATGAGGGCAGATTAATGGCTAAGTATCTTGAGTGGCACGAACTGATCGAAAACGGTCTGTACTGGAAAGTCCTCAAAAGCGATACGCAGATTTATTCCGTGGTCGAGTACGACGGTGGCACCCTCGGCGTTATCGGTGCCGAAGTGTGGGAAGATTTGGTACACAACAATTTCCAAGACGAATATTTCTTCGTGAAGGTTGCGGTGCCTGATTTCCTGTGGCCGCAACTCAAAGTCGAGCCAGAAGTTTTCGACGCTGAAGTACACAGCAAAATGTTGACCGATGTTCTCGAAGCTTCCGGCATTCTGGAAAGCCCCGGCATCATGTTGAAAATTCCTGCGCAAGAAAACACTCCCGTTCCGGGCTTCCCTTTGATCGGTGGGCGCCACGTGAATTGCATGCTGGAAATCTATACGGGCTTGGCCGGTGAAGGCGCGTTGATTATCCGTCTGGCTGGAAATGGCGGTTGGAGTTTTCAGTGGGTTGGCATCCGTTATCACGATTCTGACACTGCCGATTTCCGCAATATCATCGAGCGCAAAATTCTGAGCGCTGCGTCCAAGCAGGCCAAGGCATGAGCGAACCCTACGAAGGTCGTTTGCTCACGAAATTTATCACGGACTGGCGCCAGCTTGAGGTTGGCGTTTCGTACTGGATGATTTGCCGGGCTGATCCGGATGATCGGAACATTATCGAAGTTCGTGTGAAGAGTACGTCTTTCCGTAAAGGAGAAGATCCGACGTATCTGTGCATTCAAATGAACGACTCGGTGCATTGGCGTTTCCGCGAAAATACGCACGTGTTTGTGGCGATTGATTTGCCGCCGCAGCTTCCGAAAGAACTCGAATATTTTTCAGGGTAGTGACAATGAAAGTTTTGGATTGGTGGGAAATTAAAGATAAGGGCCTGTACTGGGTTTATCTGCCTAACGGCGATATCGAAATCATCAACGTCGCGGTCAACGGTGTTTTCACCTACATCGGAATCGACGATGAATTCGTGTTCAGTTCCGAAGAACACGCCGGTTATAAATTCGTGAAAGCTGAACCGCCAAAGCTGCCTGTGCCTAGCCAATATCAGGAAGGCTTTTTGAATTACCAGCGTGACAACGGCCACGGTTTCCGGACGTTCCCGTTCCACGTTGAGGGCTATTGGCGCACCCGTGAAAAGATGGTCGAACACGTAGGCCCCGGCCACCACGTTGCGAATTTCATCGACCGCCAAGATGCCGAATTGCCGTGGCCGTACATCTGGCACATTCCGGAATTTGATATTCAACTTTTCATCAACAAATTGGCCGACATTGAAGACGTAGCGGAAGTAGCGCGCTATCGCGGTTTCAGCATTTGCCGCATCACGGGCGAGAATCGCGGAAACTGTGAATACAAGTACAAGGGCTGGAAATGGCCGGGCGGGTTGATCGAATATATCCGTTTGGGCGTTCCCCCTTCGCGTGCTTTCTACGCGTTCATCATGGATGTACCACTAAACGAATGTGAGTGGCTACCGACCTACAACCGGACAGAAGACGAATAAAAGTATGGCGATTTCTGAAGCAAGGCAGCAGCAGTTATTGGCAGGATGCAACAGCCTCGAAGCGAAGCTGTTCGAATTTGTACCGATACAAGAAGTCTGGTCAGCAGAACAAATCAACCGCCAAATGCAAACGGCGGGGAAATCTGGCGCCGAACACAAGCGGGTACGCGCCGCGCTTGGCGGTCTGAAAGATCGCGGCCTGATCAAAGAAGTGAAGCGCGATGCTTTCCAGCGTGAGCCTGTGAAAATTCGCGAACTGCGTGAAGCTGTTTCCGATATCGTGACGCCGCCGAAGCTTGGCGATTTCATGGACGCGAAAGCTTTGCGTAAAATCGCAGTGCCCTACGTTCCACCGAAGCCCGTTTTGGAAATTGCAGAAAGCATTGCCGGAATCAGCGATGAATCCATGAGTATTCTGCGTGACTCCGCGATGGGCCGTCCGGTGAGTGTGGAATCCGTGGAAAAAGCAATCGCAGAAAAATCTACGCAGAATGCAGCACAAATCAAACCAGAACCCGAACCAATTGTTGTTAAGGAAACCGTTGAAATGAATGCCATCGCCAAAACCGCCGCCGACAATGCACCGACTGCTGCTGATATCGCACTCGAAGCACTCAACGAATTGTCGCAGGAAATGGAAACCCTCAACAACGAATTCGGCGCACGCATGAACGCTCTACGCGAACGCATGTCGATGGTGGCGCTGGAAGTCGAAGAACTGCGCGATCACGAAACCAAAGCACTCGGCAAATTCCGCGCATTCAAAGCGCTGATGACAACCTTGAGCGACGACTGATATGGGACACTACACGGCCCATGCTGTTCGGTTACGTTTAAACGCGAACACTCCACAAAACATTTTGGATTGGTTGCGTATGCTGTGCGACAAGCCAAAAGACGGAAGTAAACCGCCGTGCCACGGTGGCGAACTAATTGGCCTGAGCGCGTCTGGTGTTGTCGGGGCGTGGGGCCTAATGCACGGTTCCAGCAGTTCTTTTTCTCACTGGAATTCGCGCAGCCTGAAACAAGATGAAAACGGCGTGTGGGAATTGCTGACATATTCGTCGAGTCGCTACACGTCGATTGAATCCCTGTTCGCATTTCTCGAAGGCCTGCGTCCGTTCATGGTTTTCGATCACGGTGATATTTTCTACCGTGAACTTTTCGAAATGCAGATTGCGGAACGCGTCGTTTATTTCGACCGGGAAAAAGATGCATTCCTGACACGTGAAGGCTACGCGTATTCGCTGCCCGGTGAATATCGCGATCCGCTGGATTGTCCGGATCACGGCTGGAACGATCCCGAATTAGGCGAAGGCGAAGAACCCGAACCTTTCAATCCGCCGTGGAACGTTGTCGAACTGCAAGCGCAGTTGCATGATCGTCTGGCCCAACGCGCAAGCGAACAAGCCAAGGCCCAAGCGGGCAAAATGAAAAAGCGGAGAAAGTGATGGAAGATCCGTTTGGTCAACTCGAAGATATGTCGCTGGAAATGCGCATTGGTTTCGAACTCGGCATGGTCTGGTGTGACATGCTTGGCGGTGGTCAAGGCCCGTGGATTGTTCGTGATGGTTATCGCGATGTTTACGAAAAGGCTGTGAAGAAATTCGGATACCGTCCGGCATTCGCGGAATACGACGATCAGGACAATTGCGGAGTTCCGTTGGTGGTTGTCAGCGCCGAGAAAATCGGCTTGAGGCTGGTATGAGCGAATCGGAATTTAAATGCATTATCCCGTTTCCAAACCAAGACCCTGCTTTTTCGCACGGCATGGAAGTCGGAATGATTTGGGAACAGCTGAATCATAACGCCTACGAACGCCGGGCCGTGCGTGTGGAAAACGAAGAGGTTCTGCGGGCGGTTGTTGCACACTTCGGAAAGACTGCAAAGTTCGAAGAAAGTGGCACCGAAGGCTGGCTGTGGATGGACGTGGAGAAATTCCAACTGAGGCCCGTATGAGCCAGAAATTAAATCTGTTATTTCCGCGTGAAGGCCTGCCCGGCAAACATTACTGGGTTGTGTCGAAGGAAGACGATTTGGTTGACGAACCTTTCACGGTTATCGCATCGGAAACCATGTCGGAATCTGGTGTGAAATACACACGGCGTGAAGGCGCTATGACTTCGATTTATGTTCCTGACAAAATGCAGGATTACATGCTGATCGAAATCGTGATGCCTACGCGGGACGCCGTTCTGAAAGAATTGCGCAAGCGGCGCATTATCAAGAAAATGAAACCCAAGGAGGTGTCAAAAAGTGGCCTTGATTTTATCTAAAGAGCAATTGAACCGATTGCTGAAAGTTGACGGTGTGCTTCAGCTGTACCCAAGCCACACGGAAGACGGATCGCCACGCTACACGCACGCATGCGTCGGTGAACCATTCGCCCGCATTCATGTTGGGCAGGATGGCAAAAGTGGTGACGTGGAATATTACGGCCACGTGTTGCCGGAAGTTCGTATCGCCCCGTACATCAAGAAAATCGACGCGCTGGAACCGGTGGATTTTTATCCGTCGTATTTCTATTCCGACATCGACCACATGATGTTCGGAAAACTTGATCGCTTCTACATGACTTTGCTCAAGGCAATTCATCGTGGCGTGATTATGTCGCCACTGACCAAACAGCAGCAGTTCATGTTGCCCGGCGAAGGCACCAGCGAAAAGATCGACGCGATGTTTTATTTGGATTTGCAGAACAACAACATTTCCATCGTCGCGGATCTGGTACAGCAAACCGGTTTCAATACCGACAAGCTGAAGACGTACATGCAGACGCACAACCTCACGACCGTAACGCTTTTCAACATGCTGCGCGAAAAGTGGATCTAGTGTCCTGAAACGAAAAAAGCCCCGTTTCCTTAATTGGATTCGGGGCTTTTTTTGCTTCAAATTAACCGACTGCAACGTCGCGGTCGTGGCCGTTGTAATGCGTCTCAAAGAACACACGCGGCAGCATGGCGGTAGGCTCACACAGGCGCCCGAAGAACGCCACGATGCCAGCCGGTGGCTCGCCGTACATAAGCACCTTACCCGGCTCTACAAACACCGTAGAACCGACGAACGCCACAAGGTCATAGTCCGATGCGCGGAGGTGCTGCGCGGTCGCCTCACGGGCCACCATGGGCAGGTGGTCGATGTGCGCCCCGGACTGGTACAGGTCAGCGTCCGACATGAACGCATGCAGGTTGTTCGGCTCGCCCACCAACAGGATACGTTGGCGCAGTTCAGCGCTCATTTTCACCAGTTGCTGCATTGCACAAGTTTTACCCGAGCGTTGCGGCCCCATGAAAAACATCGTGCGTTTTGGAACGATCATTTCAAACATTGTGATTCCTCTTATGTGGGAAGTTTTATTAGGCCAGAACCATTTTGCGGTTGGCATTTTCTACATACGAAACGTGAATGTAACCGTCGCGCATTTGCAGCAGGTCAAACGTTTGGTTTTGCAGGTAGTCGAAGATCGCTTGTGCATCGTTGGAAATCAGCGACACGGCAACGCCCAACACGTGCTGTTTTTCGTTGAGATATTTGACCCAATTCGTTTCGTTGAACGGCAGGCCATTCGCACGCAACCAATCGTAATAACTGGCCTTGCAATACTCACGTTCCAGCACCGGACTCCTGTACCAACTCACGATTCGAAAATCGAATTCAAGTCGCAGTGGTTCAAGAATATTTTCCGCAACCTTTTCAGCAGCACGCAGCGCCTCAACGGGCGGCGTGTTGTTGATCCTGTTTTTTACCGCTACAAGATCGAAGCCAACATCAAGGTCGGTGTAGTTTTCGCTGATACGCATAATCGTCCCCGGTTTAAAGTGCTAGGCCGATAATTGCTATCGCCTGCCAAAAAATCTTCTCAACAGACCACCAGCGCTTATCGTTTTGGTGGTCGTCAAATTCCTGCACGTAGCGAGCGTAGTTCTCGTTGGCGCGGGCCTCCTGCTGTTTCGCAATATCTACCATCAAATTATATTGTTCAATTGTCTGGTTATGCGCACCGGCCAGAAGGTTTAGGCCATCGGTGTTTTTCTTGGATTGTTTTGCGTAATCGCTCAACTGATCCAATTGCGTTAACGTGAAGCCCGCGTATTCCTTGCCGTCAGACTGGATCGCTAGGGGCGTCGGCCTTTCCGGTAGTGACGCCTGCAACGTAATTTTTTCCAACTTTTTCAGTTGCATGTTCGACGGCGGCACTTGCGGTGTCTGGCTTGAGCAGGCCGGGAGGAACAATAATAGAAGGAGAATTACCCAATTCATTTTGTGCGGCCTCAATCTTTTCCATCGCTACCCGTACAGCCATCGGCAGCGGCGGTTTATTCAGCATGGAATCTGCGGCCATACCGATTGCCAGATAGGTTATTTTCCCTACGCCCGGCTCACTGATAATGGTCAACAGAAACACAGCGATTGCACCACCGATCACACCGAGGGAAGCCCCGATGTTTTCCAGCCAATAGCTGCCCATTTTAATGCCTTCACGACGGCATTTGTAGATCCAGCTAATCAGCACACCGCAAAGGGTGCAGAAGAAGTATCCGACCGCATCGTCGAGCGGAACTTCAATGACTTTCTCGATACTCTTTATGAGAAATTCCACAATCTAATCTCCTGCTTTTTTCCACGCGTCAATCGCGCTCGCCATATCCTTGGATTCCGTCTTTGGAACGGGCTTCAAGGTTTCTATGATGTGTTCGTGCGCTTCCTGAATCGGTGCGGTCTGCACCTTGTCTTCCAGTCGGTCGCCTTTGAAAGTGTCGGACTCGGGTTGTGGTTTTTCTTTGCGTTGAAAAACTACGGCTGCAATCGACAGCACGAAGATAATCCCCGCCAGAAAATAACCCCCGTATTTTTTGATTGTTTCCATTTTACAGCCCCTGTTTATTGAATGGAGTTTCCGGCCCGCGTCCCTGACCAGCAGTAAGGCCTTCGTCGTCGATAGTATCTTGACGGTTCAGAACTTTACGTTTTGTCAGGCGTTTCATTTTGCGTTTCATCGCTTCATTTTTCACAGGTTTTGCATCAATCCAGACCAGCATAAAAAATCCTCCCCCGAAACAAAAGAAAAGAAAGGGGGCACATGGCCCCCGATCTAGTTTGTAGCAATTACGGCGTGGTGTTCAACCAGCTGATCGAAGCGCGCAGAGTCGCGGCCACGGACAGAGTTACAACCAGTTCATTTGCCGAAGTAAATTCAACACTATCGGCGGTGATGATTTGGTTGGTGGTCGGATCTACCAGTTGCACAATCGGCCACTGGTAATTCAGGTTGTGCGTGATGGTGTGAGTGGTTGCCGAAGTGGCGCCCGAACTGAACGCAAAGAAACTCGCGCCCAATTGCGTTTGCACGTTGTTAACGGCAGTTGCCAGCGGCGTTACGTCTGCTTCCACAAGGAAATCAGCGGTAGCAGTTGCCAGTGCAGCCGGGGTCACATAAGTGGCCGACAAATCACCGACTTTAATACCGTTGGTTCCAACAGTGATAGAAGCGCCATCGGCTTTAACCGAAACAACGTCACCGGTTTTTTCGATACCGTCACCGGCAGTAAAACCAGTCAGACCACCGAACTCGGCCCAAGTGGTGCCGTTCCAACGCATGAACATCGAAGCCGCACGGTTCCAAACCAGAGCGCCCGGCCCTTTATCGGAAACGTCGTAATCCAACGAAACTTCCTGACCCGCGCCGTCTGCGGTCACGATATCGTTGGTGTTACTTGCAACGGCGGTAATGCCCGACAAACCGTTGACCATGATGTAACGACCAGCAACGCCAGCGTAGTCAGTTTCCAAACCCAAAACGTCAGCTTGGAAATCCAGACCAGAAAGCGCGTTCGCAATCGCGTTGTTAACGGAAACGGTCGAAGCCAAACCGGTAACTGCGGTGGAAATTTCGGTAGTTACGTCAGCGCTTTTTGCGTAATCAACCAGCAGCGCCAGAACAGCGGTGTTCACTTCGTCCGCGTCTTGGAAATCCGCAACAGCAGCAGTGATTGCAGCCGCAACTTGTGCAGCAGATTGCAGGCCAGAAACTGCGGTGTTAATCGCAGTGGTTTGAGCAGCAGGGGTAACGTAGGTGGCGGAAAGATCGCCAACTTTCAAACCGGCGCCTGATTTGGTCAGCGAAGCGCCGTCCAATTTCACGGAAACAACATCGCCAGTTTTTTCGATACCGTCGCCAGCGGTGAAACCAGTCAGGCCACCAAATTCAGCCCAGTCGGTTCCGTTCCAGCGCAGCCATTCAACGCCTGCACGATTCCACGCCAAAGCACCGGGGCCAGCAGCGGAAACATCGTAGGCAACGGTCAGAATTACACCGGCTGCATCGACAGTGACGATATCGCCAGCAGCGGCAGCAACGCCAGAAGTGAATTTCGCACCGTCAACAAAAATGTAACGGCCCGGAGTTGCAACGTAATCGCCTTCGAGGCCCAGCACGTCGGCTTGGAAATCCAGACCAGCCAGCGCGTTGTCGATTGCGTTCTGCATTTCCGTGCCAGAAACCAAATCGGTAATGGCGGCGGTAATTGCAGAGTTTACATCGGTGGTTTCTGCATACGGCAGAAGTGCGGTTTCGAGGTCTTCTTGCGAAATACCGCCAGCAGCCAAATCAACAACAGCCGTGCCGTTGTAAAACTTGAATGCTTTCGAAACAGTGTTGTACCAAAGACGCGATTCAACCAAACCGCCGCCCGTTGGGTCAACGCCAAGGTTTTCCGGTTTCAGGTTCAGAACCTGACCGGCTACGCGCAAGCTACCATTAATATTTGCAGCCATTTGAAAATCCTCTTCCTTATGCTGGATTTCGCGGCGTCTCTACATCAATAATATCGACATATTCTGCGCACCGCTTCAAAAGGGTTGCCAGCGGTTCGTCCCCTTCGATTACACCGGAGTAACTGAGGTTACAGGTGGAATGATTTTTAACGAGGGTGGGTAATCGACGACATGCAATTGTGTTGTAGTATCGAATCCTTTCTTCACACATGAACACGCCCGTTTTGTAAAAATAATCAAGGGCAAAATTGTCCACGTAAATAACCATCCGATTACTGTTCGAACGGTTGGTACTGCAACGGTCTTCAACAAAATCGCCGCCTAGCAAGCAATCAATTTCATAAAGTTCGTACATGCAGTTTTGCAGATTCGATCCGAGTGCCGCCATGATAATGGGGTAGGCCTCAAGATGCGATTGTCCTTCTGCGCTGCGAATGAGCGTCTGAAAAGCTTTGCGAGTGTGGGCGTTTACGCTGTACCAAATCTCGATGAACTTCGGCAAAAACAAATGCGTATTTTCTTCGAAGATTTGACGGTGGCGTGCCTGCACTTCTGCTTCGGCTTCCAGTGTCGCTTCAATTTCCTGTCGTGTCAGCGTCGGGCGGTTCAGGAATATCTGTTCGATATCCGTGGCCCATTTACTGTACGAATTGAAAAGCAAAAGCAGCGTTTCTTTCGCTGCTTCGCTGAATTGGTTTTGCTCGTTGATCACCACGTCGAGCATGTAAGCTTTCGTGCTATAGAAATGCTCAAGAGTGTACGCGGCGACGGAACGAAAACGGATATTGTTAGGAGTGAAAGGTGCCATATGAGCCTCAAACGCCGCGTGGCGGGTTGCCGCGCTGCATGCCTAATCCGAGCATTAAGCCCGTAACTTGACTTTGTTTATCGCTTACATCAGAAACCGTGCGCAGAATACGTTCCGAATTACGTTCAAGTGATTCAAGCAAATTCAAAAGCTCGGCACGTTCCCTCGGGTCTTCCTTACCTAAATTGTTGCGAATGTCATTTACCTGTGACATTAAAGAATCGCAAACAACTGCCAAAGACGTTAAGGCCTGTGTGTCCGGGTGTTTTACCACACCAAGAATTTCGTCCAAATCGTCCTGCATTTTTTTAATTGCATCAACACTCTGAATGTAGCTGTTGTCGAAATTTTCAGCCCGCTTACGAAGGGATTTTACTTCCTCATGCAATGGCAGAACAAACAACCAGCCGACAGCCAGCAATATCAGATTGAATCCAATCGCCAATGATACCGGGATCGGACTGGAGTAAAGAACGTCAATCGCTCCCATCGGCGCACCTATCTGTGGTTGGGGTGAATTGCACCGTCACAGCGCCATCAAATTCGCTGATTATTATTTTCGTTATTTTAGGTTTTTGCACCAAGCAAGCGTCCCCAGCCCCCGGAAGATCACTGCATATTTTTACAATGCATTCGTAACTCTCTCGCACCGTGGGTTTGCCCGGCCTGTTCCAATTAAATGAGAACACTGTCCAGACAAGTACAACCACGATGCTCAAGATTATGCCTTTGCTAATCGTCGAACGCGTGAGAATTGACACGGTAGAATTTCCCTGCCGACTGCGAATATAGATCCAATCTATCCAGTAGACGCAGACGGTCGAGGTTTGCACACAAGCTTCCGGATTTACCGGAGGCCAAGACCGTTTTTACGTCTATGGGATCGGCTGTAGGGCCAACCGCAAGCGCCGTTTTAAATCCGGCGTAACACACACCGACCTCAACGTGACCAGTCCTGTGCAGGATTACAGTTTCTTCAATTGTCTGATAGTTGCGTTTGTCGCCCCACGAATCCGCCATCGTAAAAACGTTGATCACGATAAAACCTTTCGGCTTTTTCTGGAGAGCAACAAGTGCTTTTCGCAGATCGTAATCGGTTTTGATTTCGAATTCTTCGGGCTTCAAACTCTCAAACATTTTCTTTCGTTCTTGCGCGAGACGGCCCGTCCCTTGCAGCAGATAGACTGGCGATCCGGTTAGGATTGCTGGCACTTCGAATTGCGTCAGGATCGGGAAGTAATCGCCTTCCAAATCCTGCTTTTGTCCGAGTACCACTATCTTGTCGAACTTGTGCGCCAAGGCGTATTGCGTTACGGCGTGTTTGACCTCGGGAGGTTTCGCTTGCCGTTCCAGAAATATCACGTTTTTTGCGTCCAGTTTATCGAGAAAAACTGAGCCGTAAAGATCGGTGATCGTCTGAGATTGCACGTACAGTTCTTGGCACCAAAGCATCGAACTATATAGATAAATTACGGTGGCTAGAATAAAACGCATTGGAACCCCTTTATTTAAAATCCATTTAATGATTAGGCAGGCCCAACCAATTCCAATACCGGGCGCCACATGAATGTATAACCGCCAACGTCGGTGTAATTGCCGTCAGTCGTACCAAATCCAGCCGGGCCAGAAATACCACGATGTACGCGGCTGAATGGGCCGTTCGGATGCGATTCTTGGCACCACATAATGTGAACGCCATCAATACCCATTTCTTCCATGGAAAGGTTATCCCACGGCGCACCGTTTGGATCGAGTGCCCAGCAACGCTGTACCAATTGCGTATATTCGGAATTCAATGCATTTGCCGGGTTGCTCACGTTGAATTCACCGCTCGGATACGGGTCAGCATTACCGCCAGTCATCAAACGAACTTTGTAAACGTTTCCGTTAATTGTTACGCGTTTTGTTTGCTGCACAGTTGCGTCGGTTGGCAATGGGAACGGGCCAATACCAGAATTCAAACCGTAAACCAAACCGGCTGCATAAAGCTGCGGCCAACTGATATTCGAACGGATCGGTAGTTTCGGAATGAACAGAATTTTCCCATTCGATGCGAACTTAAACCACGGAGTATCAGAGTTGACAGAAACGCCCGCCGACAATCCAACTGCGGTCGCCAAAGCATCGCCCGTAATAAGTGCGGTGCCAGTCGCGGTGCCGTAATAACCCAACGTGGTATCACCAGCAATCGGAGAACCTGCACCCGGTACGCCATTCGATGGCAGGGCCGGTGTTGTGGAAAGAGTTTCCGCATAAAAATCATGCGTATATTTCGCATAATTCAGAATTTGGAATCCGTTGACATTACCTTTCAGCTGGCCGTACAGGGCGCCGGAAGTGTAGTTGGTGCCACGCGAGCCGCCGATGGTAATACCGCGTCCGGTGTTAGGGAACAGCGTTCCGTTGCCGGTATATTTCGCACGCAGTTTACCGTCTTGGAAACAGCGCCAAGTATTCCCTTTCCGCGTGATTGCAATGTGAGTCCACACATCGAATTCAAATGCGCCCCAAGCACCGGGGCCATCAAATGTGCCAACGTCTGCGCCGGTATTGTTGAAAGATGCAGCGAAGCAGAATGCTTTTGATGCAACAACCGCCTGAAGCAAAAAGCTAGGCCAAGCGATGGTTGCCCCGCCGCCTTTTTGCACAAGGGTCGTAATTGATGTGGTTCCCGAATTGATTTTTACAAACAATTCAATTGTGAAATCTGCGGCGCCCAACGTGATATTCGCGCTATCAGCTGTGCGCAGGTTGGACGTGGTGCCATTGAACGAAAGGCTTTTGCCCGTCACACCATAAGGCGAATCAGATACGGAAGTTACGTCGGTGGCGTCCTGTACAACCACACCATTTTTCAAATCGAAATTGGCAGTGGTGAATCCAGAACCCGGCGCCATCAAACGAAGGCTGGCAAAATCGGTGTTCTGATCAGCCGGAACAGTCCATTTAAATTTGCGCACCAGTTCAGGAAATGCCTGCGGTTTGGAATGGTTTAGCGCCCAATCGTTTTTCATATCGGTGCAGAGAATCTGATCGCCTACATCGCGGAAGCCTTGGGCCGGAGCGTTAAATGTCTTGGCCGCTGCGCCGTCGTAGCTGAAGGTATTATCAGAATAAAACACAACGAATTTTCCGTTGTGATCGTGCGTCACATAAACGATTTCTTTTGCAGACGCAACCGGCGTCAAAACGAGGTCGGTGTAATTGGCCGTGATGGTTCGTGCCCGGTTGTAAACCATGTAGCGGCCTTTCGCACACACCACACGGTCGTCATCGGTCACAGCCACCGTCAGGTTCGTTACCGACGAATCAATAACCTGCACGGCGCCAGACGCCAGCGCGATCATTACGATATGGCCCGTGTCCGCAATGCCGAAAGAACCAACGTTATTGTCGAAAGATTCCTGCACACCGTTACGAATGCGCACGGTTTTGGTGTCGCTCTGTACACCGATATATTCACCGCTCGGACTGATTCTGACGGTGCGTGCATTTGGCACAGCGGTCGTTGGCCCTGTAGCCGTGAGTTTGGAATTTATTTTGTCTTTCAGGTAAGTAGAAACCGCACCATTCTGATAAATGGCGACGTGGTTAATTCCCTGCGCTGCCAATTGATTTGGCAACACGATGGTATTCAGTAACTTCATAGCCACTCCTTAGAAAAATGCCCCGATTTTACTCAGGGCATTTGGTGCATCAATTGTAGATTGTTTCCGGATCGAAGTTGGCTGTCCACGCAGTACCGGCACGCAAACGATAACGCTCAATGATTGCGCGGCTGGTGGTCTGCAACGTGCGGTTCTGAATACCGAGGCGCGAAGTGAAAGCCGCGACAGGGTAATCCAGTGTGCCCACCAAAACACCGTTAACATAAACCGATGTTTTTGCACCGTCGAAAACAAACGCCCAATGACGCCAAGCGGTGCTGGAAAGCGGGGCGTTCCATGTGGAAATAAAACGTGCGTTAGACGTGTTATTCCACAACGACATTTTCGTGGTGCTAACGTCGTGTACCCCGATCAAAATACGGTCATTCAAATTGACAGGGATTGCTGTACACATGAACCAAAGAGAAGTGATTGCGTTATCCACTGTTTCTTTAGCCCAAAAATCCAGCGTCCACGGATTCGCAAACACGGATGGAGCCAACGCACCAACCGCCGTATAAAGCCCGCCGCCTTCACCGAGGTGAATACCTTCGCCGTATTTAAACGACTGCCCGGCTTTGTATGGAAGTGTCGCAGTGTCCGAAAGCGGCGCTATGAATTTGTTGTTGTAATCGGTGAACCCGCCAGTGGTGAAACGTGCGGAGTCATACGCGATCAAATCCGTAGCCTTGTACCAATTGCCGGAAACCAAACCAGAGTCGCCGTATACTTCGGTATTTTGTCGATCAACTGCGTAGACTTTGTTGAGGTCTTTGTAGTCGTGTTCATAACCGAAGTTAAAAGCGGAAAACGTCTGGTCAGCAGCAATTGGAAACGGCACGTGAAACATTTTCCATGTCGAGCTTGGTAAAACTTTATCCCCGTAAACCTTGGTTCCTGCAATCGTCACATACGGGTGAACCGCCATCCCGTCAGGTGACGGAAATAGACGTTTAACCTGAATATTCATAGCAGTCGCATACGGTTTTTTCGTGGCCGTGCGCGTACCACCGAAATCATTTCGCACAAAAGGCAACGGTGACGCCAAGCTGCCGAGCATATTCCCATCGGATTCGTTTGTCGGCCCCGAGGCGAATTTGCGGATGATCGCCAACGCCGTTTGTCCTGCTACTGGTATTAATCCGGTTTCGATTGTGGGCGTGGTTTGTACTTGTTCAGTCTTTGCACGCTTGCGCCCGATACGCTGGCCGAATCCCGGCGTGTTGTCGGCAATGATTACGCTGTGAATCCATATACAGAAATTCGCAGCAGTTACCTTTACCAATTTCCCGGCAGTCAATCCGAATTCTTTCAGCTTCAGGTTTTGACGCGATTGTGTCGCGGCCTTCGCATCGTTAATCCAGAGTTCCATTGTGGTTGGTGTGAAAACCACGTCGATATAAACCAACGTGGTCGCCGGTTTGTAATACACGGGAACAGTTGTGGAAATTCCGTTGAATGTGAAAAAACCATCCGCATCAATTCCCACACCATACAAGTAGGTGCCAACCTGATCGGAACCTGTGAACGTTACGCCGTCCGGGTTATTTCCGAAAATCAGAAAATCGCCGCTGTACATTGGAGTAACGCCACCGAATTCAATCGTGGTTCCGAAATAAAGCGTGTCGCCGTCGTATTCAAATTTCCGGCGCAAGCCCGAGGCCAATGCAGCTTGACCATCGGCAGGGGAACGAGGCTGCACCGCCATTAATGCGCCACGTGTTGTGTCGTACAAAAGCGAATACAAAATCGAGTTAGCGCCGCCGTACCCTTGCGCGTAAGACGGCTGGTAAATTCCGAGGCCTTGCATTTCGCCCTGATAACCCGGAACGTTCTGGCCCAAGAATTGCGGATACAATCCCGCTGCCCGAATATTGTCACTCGCCGCCGTCGCCCACTGCTGATAATCGTCAGCATAAATGAGTGCCATAAATTTCCCCTACATCAAGGAAGTTTCGGCAAAATACGCTGACCGAAACGAACGTTCTGTGCTTCTGTCGGTGTCCACGGCAAAGACGTTGCAGGACTTACTTCGAAAATGTGTGCGGCGCTGGTGTACGACGCAGCTTTCAATTTCATCCGGTAGCCAACTGCTTCGGTTCCACCCACGTTAATAACGGCAGTAACCGACAGCGAATCCGGTTCCAACATACGCACAGAAGGGGCAATCGAAATTGCACGGATTGCAGCGTCGTCGATTGTTGGAATTGCGGAAACGTTGGTGTACAAATCCGTCGCGTTTGGTGTGGCCGAACTCACGTAGGACGAATCGCCGTCTGGTGTTGCTTGGTTGACCTGCGGAAAGTTCGTGGTGCCTGTCAGTGGCGTCATTTGCACCGAAAAATCTGCGGTCGGATAACGGGTCAACGTTGTGCATTTGCCGATACGTTGGTTGTTGTACGAACCCACGCCATCCACCAAATAATGATCGTCAACGTGCAGATAAATGCTGGTGTTACCGCCGCTGGTGAAGTGCGAACGAATCTCCCAAAAATCGAGAGTGTATCCGGTGATCGCTTTTTCAAGGATCTTCACTTCACTCATCCACAACTCGAATTTGTTGTTGGCGATATCTACCACCAGTTCAACAAAGTTCCAGATGTTCAATTCGATTTGGTAATTGGTGTTCACGCCATCGACGTAAATGTACCAATCGGAACCAACCGAAACGTTCACGCCCGCGATTCGCGCAAACACAAGGTTGCCCGTTGGTTGCAGAACGAAACGTGCAGCAAATCCTTTAACTACGCGGACGGTCGGAGTGTAAGCGACGCCGGTAGAGAAAAAAGATTCAGGTTTAATCGGACGTTTAATCCAAACCTGATCGGTGGTTGCAGCGTTCAAACCAACGCCAAGCGAACCACTGTTTTTACCGTAGGCGGTCGAGCAGGAACAGGCGCCCGTAGGCTGCACATAACCGCGACTCAACCACTGGATATTTGCGACGGTGCCCACGCCGTTCAGCGTAGTCGTGCCGTAGTTATCAAATCCGTCGTGTTGCAAAAGGGACATAGAAAATTCTCCAAAAAGAAAAGGGGACACAAGGCCCCCTTTCGAGGGAAATTAATCCCTTTGTTAGGTCAGCGAAATACCGCCGCCTTCCTTGATGGTCACGATACGCATGCCGGTGTTATTCGCACCGTTCGCCAGAAGCGAAACATATTTACGGTCAGCAGTTTCGCCGTAAACACGAAGAGGAATATCGGTGTTTTCCGACACAACGTCTGCCGAAGTGTAGCCGACCATATCCAGTTCGTAGGTGTAGGCGTAACGCGTGGTGTTCAGACGCGACATGAAAGAAACAACGTATTTATTACCCTCGGAAATTGCAACTTGCTCCAAGGCGTTGATAATAGCGTTGTTGTAATCCGTGTCTTTGGTTGCGTCAACGGAATCCGAAGGGCGCAGCACGTCAGCTTCACGCACGACAAAACGGTTAATGGTTCCGTTCGTGCTGTAAACGCAGAAGACCGGCGCTTTACCTGTGATAACGATTTGGCCGTTTTCACGTGCAACCGGGCGCTGAATCACAACCCACGAAACGGCGGTGGCGCCGCTGTCAGAAACGTAGTCTTCCCAAATGCACAACGACACGCCACGCGGAGTGATCGAAAGCGAATAAGTCATTGGGAAACTATCGGACAAATCGACAGCGCCCAACAGCACGCGGGAACTACGGTTGATAAAACCTTCTGCCGGTTTGGTTGGGTCTGGTGCAAACGTCGCGATATCAGCAGGGTTTTTCGTGTAGTAACCGCCGACCGCACCGAGCGGGCCTTTCAGGGTTTTCGTGGTGGTGCCTTGGGTGCCGTAGCTGGCCGAACCATCGGTGCGCAAAGATTGCTGCGAACCTGCGGTAAAGCCTGCGGTGTGTTTGTCGAAAACCTGAATCTGAACGCGCCACGGTTGTTTATTTTGCAACGCGGTAGCATTCAGCGGGTCAACGGTTTCGCTTGCTTCCAAAGTAACTTTGAAAGCGGAACGGCCCGGCACGTCAACTGGTGGAACCCAAGCGGCTGGAAAACGTGCGACAAAACCATTCGTGGTCAGGTCGTTGATTACTGCCAACATCAATTCGCCAACGTGCGTGTAACCGCTGCGGCGAACATAAAATCCGGAAACTGCCATTTATTTCTCTCCTTACGCGATGCCCGCGCCTTTCTTCAGGGCGACAATGCGCATGCCGTTGTTTGCTGGCAGGTTGGAATGCATGCCGATGTAAGTACGCGGCGTTGCTTCACCGTACAGGGTTTGCGGAACTTCCGTGGTGCCGGAAATCACGGTAGCCGATGCGTAACCGATCATGTCTAGTTCGTAGGTGTATGCGTAGCGCGGAGTATTCAGGCGCGACGGATAGTTAACGATGTACTGGTTATTTTCGGAAACACCGACTTGTTTTTTGTCGTTGATAATTGCGGTGCCGTCTTTCGAATCTTCGGTGGCACTGATAATCGCGGACGCATCGGTTACGTCAACTTCGCGAACGATGAAACGATTGATTTCGTTGCCCACGGAACTAACGCAGAAAACCGGTGCTTTACCTTCGGTGACAACCAGACCAGTGTCACGCTTGACCGGACGCTGAACCAGAACCCACGAAAAGTTGGAACCGTTCATGTCAGCAGCCGAACCTTCCCAAATCGACAGGTAGAAACCGCGATCAGTAATCGCGAGGTAATACGTCATCGGGAAAGTTGCGGAAACGTCTTTCGCTGGATCGGCTGGATAAACCGGCGCGGTTTCAGTTTGTGCGACTGCGCTATTGGTGACAGCACCTACCCAAACTTTTGTACGGCGGTTAATGAAACCTTCCGTTTTTTGGTTCCAGTGTGGGGCGAAAGCTGCGGCGTCAACGAAGTACGGCAGGTTTGCTTGCTGGCTTACTTTCGGCGGCGTGTAATCCGCACCAACAATACCTTTCGCGCCGACGATGCGGGTTGTGGTGGTAGTGGTTTCGGTTACGGAAGCCGTGGTAAATGGCAGCTGGCCGCTTGCAGGAAGTGCAGGCGCAGAACCGACAAAAACACCCATCGTTGCGTTATCGGTTACGTGGAAAGCAACGCGCCACGGTTGGTTAGGAACGCCCTGTACCGGAACCAATGGATTCAACGGGTCAACAGTCGGCCCGGCTTCCAAAATCACGATGAATTTCTCGGCGGTTGCGCCGGTTGGTTTGACGTAGGCATTCGTTCCATCAACTGGGAAAATGGGTTTAAAACCATTCGCCAGCATTTTATCAATCACTTCGAGCGTGACAGCGCCCGACGTGGTGAATCCTTCTTTCAGAAGTGCGATACCCATTTTTAATCCTCGACGGTCAGGTACATAAGTTTAATTGTGATACTGGCTGCGACCGGCTGCGAGTTCGTGATTTGACCGTACACCTGCGGGCGGATCGGGTTTTCCAAATTCACAAAAATCGAATATTGCCGCGATTTGATTACGGTTCCATCCCGAAGGGTTGTTGAGCCATCATCCACAAGATGGCCAGCGACGGCGACAAACTTATACGGGGTTTTATCAATGATCGGATTGTGTGTTTCTGTTCCGAAAACTTCAACCACGCACGGCCCACTAACTTCCAGCCTTTGGACGATAGCGGACGAACCGCTATCAATCACAAAAGATTCAGAAGCGTTGGGGGCGAGTAGCAAGGTTTTCAATTCGAAATTCTTGCGTACTCGGTTGCCGACTTCACTTAGCTTTTTTACTGGTGTAAGCGCCATGTGAGTTCTCCAACGTTTCTATTAAATTAACCACCTTGAATAAGACCGGAAATAGGGCCGTTGAAATAGATTTCGCAAACAAACGATTTATCTACTGCAAGGTTGTAGACATAGCCATTGTACGCGGCCAGAGTCGTTACGCCGGAATACTGTTCGGTGAAATCTTGAACATCCTGCAACGTATCGAAGCCCATGTACAACGATGCTTTGTCGCGCCCACTAATTGCTTCTGCCGGTCGATAGGCAGTCAGGTTTGCCAGTGCCGAATATTGCCGTGTGTGGATAACGCCCTGAACAAACGTTCCGGAATTAACCGAAGATTTTACAACCGATTGTTCAAACGATCCAAACCCAACAATGTGCATAATCGGACTGGTTTCAAAATACCCCTGATTCATTTCGCCGTTTCGTTCAACACCACGATCAGCCAAATGCGGATGCGCAATTGCACGCTCTGCACTATTCATTGTCACGAAACCGAAACCGGCCCGCGCAATATCAGCCTGTCCTTCGGGCATCAACCAATTGCCGGTGCCAATGCCGGAGTTTTTGGTGTACGAAACGCCAGCCAGAACCGAATAGGCAATTGTTCCAATGAAGCCCATCGAGAACGGTTTGCCCGTGCCGCTGTTATAGATCGCGGTATATTCCTGTTCAGAAGAATAGGATTTTCCGACAGCGTTATATTCGTATTCTTTTGCGACCTTTCCGAATCCGACAGGGTTGCCGGTCAGATAATCAATGGCTGTCCACACGCCGAAACCTGCGTGCATATCGCCAACGAAATCTGTGTTTTCGTAATGGTCAATGTGTTGCTGCACTCGCTCAAATTCGAGCATGGTTACAGGCTCTGCGCCCGGAATCATTTGAGTGTATCCATCCCACGCCTGAAGATTTACATGCGGGGCAGCTGCGCCAGCACCACCAATCTGTTCGCCCAAAACTTCTTGAGCTTTTGTGATCATGGATTTTGCGCCTTCAGCATAGGCAGCATCAGCCTGTGTAAATTCTGCTGTCGGCCCGGCGAATGTATCGTGATTATTCTGACTAACCACCGCACCATTTCCGCTGAAAATGCTGGTCATTGCTTTGCTAAACAACGCGGACAATGTTGCACCGATTGCAGAAAGGGCACGCGTCCACAACGGAATATTATTGCCGAATCCATAATTGGCGCCGGTTTTAATCCATTGTGTATTCGTGTAAGGCACGCTGTATTTGCGGCTGATTGTTGGCGTCAGCGGCTCACGTGTGAATTTCCATTGACCTACCAATTCACGGGCGATTTGTCCGTTCTTCGTGTAGTAGGTGTAGACGTTCATTTCCGTTTGGAAAAAGTTGGTAACGCCGCCGCGAACAAGGATTTGATCGTTATTCGAAACCGGTGAACTCAATCCCACTTCCACGCCGTTAACAACCAGCGTCGTGCCATCCATGTGCGGCGATTCCAATTGAATATACGCGCCCGGTTGAACCGAGGTTGCACGGCCAATTTGTGAATCGTAGGATTTACGAATCAACGGATATTGAATGGTGCCGAAATTCAACCAGAAAACGGAAGGCAATTCAGCGGCGAAAACCATTTCCACTGTGCTGCTAATGCGAAACGGCAGGGTGCCCGTGCGCATAAATACGTTTTCTGCTGCAACCGAAACAAATGTCGATGCAGGGCCTTGACGGTACAGAATGTTTTCGGAGTTCTGCGTAACGGTCGTGGCAGGATCGTCGGCATCAACAACAAACGCCATATGCGCGTGCGAAACTTGCATATTGTTCGTGCTGTCGGATTCTTTGTAGAGAATATTTTCCGACGTTTGCGAAATGTTCGAACCGGCGCTAGTTTGCTTCAGCAAAACCTGTTCAGCGGTCTGCGTTGTTACGGTTGCTGCAATTCCGCTTTGGAACAGAATTTCTTCCGCCAATTGCGTAATAAACGGCGTGTTATCCGATTCAGTTTCGTACAGGAAAATTGCACCTGCACCCGCCGACGTGTTGGTGTTACCGACCTGCAATTGCAACGTGCGATCAGCAGGAAATTGTGAGGCTGGAATAATTACCAGACCGTAACCACCACAACCGCCACCGCCCAACGACAAATAACTGGATTGCGCACCAGTACCATAACCGCCAGCAATAACCGAGGGGTTTTGATCAGAACCGCCTGTACCCTGACCCGTTGTACCGCGTCCCGCAAACAGAACGTTGTCGCCGTCCTGCATAATTCCGCCGACGCCGCCATTCGCAGTGGAACCACCAAACGTTTGACCAGTCCAGCCAGATTCCGCCGTATTAACGAGCGTGCCGCTGGTAAGAACCGTATGCAACGATTGATCGGGAGAAAGAATAGGTGTCGGACTGCGCCACTGACCACCGGGGCCAGTTAAAAGAGCAATAACGTTTTTCGTGCGCGGTCGAAGTTTATGCGTAAAAGAAGTGGCAGTTTTCCAACCCAAACCCGCAGCGTTCGAAGAGCTACCGAAATAGTTTGTGCGGTATGCTGCCAAAACTTCAGAGGCCAGTGCTACGTTGTAATTCGGGAAAAGCGGTTGGGGTGCTTTTTCCAAAGGCAATGGAGATTTGTATTCGTAAATAACGATTACACCATCGCCGCCGTTACCGCCCACGCCGCCACCAGAACCACGCGTGCCGTTATGCGTTGCGTTTACAGCCTGACCACCGGGTTGACCTACACCGCCTTTACCAACGGTATAAGTGAAAGTTTCCGGCAAAAACATAAACGTCGATGCGCGACCAGATGCACCAGACTGCGCACCCGCCTGACCTACGCCAACCACCGTCATAGTCGAAATGCGGAGGAATGGAACGGTGCCTGTTGTTGCGGTAATAATCAGTTCGAATTTAACGGTTTGCGTGCCGTCAACTTCAGCCGTGAAAACTACAGGAACTGCGTTACCCACCGATTGTACAATTGTTCCTTTTGCGACGCCGTTCAAATAATACGTGAGCGTACAGGCTCCCGCTGGCGCAATTGCAATGGTGTTGACGGTGAATTGTTGGCCTGCATACGCTTTAAATGCGAATTCGATGGAACCCGTTGTTGGATTTCCAGCGGATGGCGCCAAGCCGTTCGAGGTCGTTAAACCTGTTCCGGAAACGCGGCTCGCATTTACATAAGTCGGCGTAAACGGAAGTGCAGCGGCTCCCGTAAATGTCGTGGTCGCTGTAACCGGGCCGTTTGTATATTGCACAGCGAGCGTAAGTGCTGCACCCGCCACGCCGCTTGTTAAGGATTGCCCACCGCCTGTGCCGGTGTTAGATCCGACTGCCGTTGTTCCACCTGCGCGAGCGCTGTTATCAATTGCCCGCAACCAATCACAAGGCGTTCCCAAATTTCCCGCAAATTTCGCAGGAAAAGGAAGAACATTTCCGATAGCGCCCGGAGCATTTGCAATAACTCCATTTGCATTGGAAATAAAAGTATCGCCGCCGTTTAATGTGGAATCATTCAGCGTTGTTTGACCGGTTACAGAAACGTTTGGCCGACCGCCCGCACCCGCGCCCTGTAGGCCGACAACAATAAGCGTCGTATCAATGCCCGGTGTGAACGTGCCAGTTCCATTTGCAGCAATTTCAGTTCGTGTCCAACCACCGGGCGTTGTTGCAAATGGGCTGGTCGGTGTTGTGACCGGTGGTTTCGGATTTGGCCCGGCTGGCAGTGCTGGAACAATCACGTCATCTTTGTAGAAATTCAATTCCATGATGCGTGCGCGGTCGAGGCCACCGCCGTTAAATCCGAGTCTGCCCGGCCCTACGTCGTTGGTATAAATACCCCAATACACACCAGCAGAATCACCCGGCAAAATAATCGTGTTTTTTGTCAGTCGCGCCCACGGTACACCGAGGTCATCATTCTGATCTACGCGAACATCAATTGTTCTGACGACGGTAAAACTTGCTTTCGAAGTTGGTGCAGTATTCGAATAGCCGATTACAATCGTGTTGCCCCACGAATAGAAATAGGCGTCTACTTGTTTTGCTTTTTCTGCGCCTGCAAATTGAATTGCGGCCCAGTCGGTCGTAACACCAACGCCACCACCAGACCAACCGGTTGCGTTGTTGCCGTCGTTAATTGCTGCAATGGTTCCGAAATCGTTCCATTGCGAAGAGGCGAGCGCCGTGCCGTTTAGTTTAATCACTGCCATAAAAAACTCCAAAAAAGGGGCCAAAAAATAGGCCCCTTTTCGTCATCAGAATGTCCCGGTGCCGACAGCTGTTTGCACATTGGCATTTCGTGCATTCGACAGGCGCACCATGACATTAACTTGCGCAGGCGTAGGAGGCCCCGCGCCGTTAATGACGACGGGAACAATTACGCTCGTTTCCCCCGGTTCAATTGCAACAGAACCGAAAGTAGTCACGTAGTCAGGGTTTGCAGGCTGCGTAAACACGATATCGTCGAAGAACGCGAAAGCTTGCGATTGTGCAGCGAAACCAAAGCGGCAGAAATCTTGGAAGATTGCCAAATCAGGATCGCTCGCAAGGTTGACGGTGATCGGTGTCGCGTTGACCGTCGCGCTATTCCAATCGCTGGCGTAGGCACTGATAGAATCACCATTGCGCACGATGCGAATTTTCGAAGTCTTCCCACTCCAACCGGGGCCAGTCGTACCGATATCAACCGAAGCCAAATTCTTAACGACCGTGTTATTGCGCACGTAAACCAGCATGAAGTTTTTCAACGGTGCCAAACCACCAGCACCACCCTGATTTCGCAGGGCCATAATCGAATGGTTCATGCCATCTTTGCGCACATACGCAACCACCATGCCTACCGCATCATCGTCCGCGTCGGTCGAACCCACAACGGATTCAATCGTGAATTTCTTGTACGAAACTGGCGAAAGCGACATGACGTAGCTTGCGGTATTTCGTTGAACTTCAATGCGGCCATTATCAAACACCAGTGCCGCGCCATCGTTCGAATTCGGAATGGACGACGACGGAGGGAAATAATCCCCGCCCGCTGCGGTGTGCCAAACCCGAAGAATTTCAGCGCTGTTCGGTGCGTCGATCATGGTGCCGACTGCTGTGTCAGAAACGGTTTCGAAATCCACCAAAACATTTTCTTCGGTGTCCTGCGAAATCGACACAGGGAATTGCAGTTCGGAAGTTTGACCATTTTCCGGACGCTGACCATCGAGCGCTGCGTTACCAATGCTCATGTTCGGCGTGATGCTGGTCGCCATCAATTTCACGTTCCAATTGAAATCGAGACTTGCGAACGGTTGCGCACCGTTGAAATTGATTGTGCAGGTCAAATCGCCGTCCACGGTGTTCGCGGTGCTGATCGTGTAGTTGCCGGTCGCCCCGCGCAATTCCGCTGGAAATTTATTGAAGCTAATGTACGGAATAACTCGCCGCGCACCAGCACCATTAAAATTCAACGTGATCGAAACATCTTGCGTGCTGGAACTCGCAACAAAACGTCCGTTCAATTCCAAAGTTTTATCGTCCACTTCAACCGAATAATAACGGCCTACACGAACATCGGAATGAACGAAAGAATCATTGGTGTAAATCGGTGATGCACCGGGCGGGCCGGGCAAACCAATACCAATCGGGCCGGGCGGGCCTGCGGGGCCTTGCGAAGCCGGGCCAGTTGCGCCGATTTCACCTTGTGGCCCCGTTGGGCCTGTGGCCCCGGTTTCGCCTTTTTCACCATTCGGGCCGGTTGCACCGGTCAAACCGATTGTTCCCTGCGGGCCGGTTGGGCCTGCCTGACCTGCCAAACCTTGCGGGCCTGTTGCACCTTGTGGCCCCGTTACACCTACGTCGCCTTTTTCACCGGGCAAACCTTGTGCGCCTTGCGGGCCGGTTGGGCCTACAGGGCCACGGGGGCCGATACCACCATAACCGCCAGCAGGGCCAGCAGGGCCAACGTCACCCTTCGGGCCGATACAACCTTGCGCACCGTCGCGCCCATCTTTTCCGTCACGACCATTTACGCCTTTATCGCCTTGTGGCCCCGTGGGGCCTGTTGCACCAATACCGATATTTGCAGCAGTCAAAAGACCGGGAACAAGAATCACGGAATTGTCGGAGTTTGTGATTCTCAACAAACCCGTTTCGCGATCAAATTCTGCGGCCTTTACGGTGCCCGTTGCGTTTTTACGTTCTTCGCTCGGCTCGAAACTTTGACCAGTGTCACGCAGAATTTTACCGATGCCGGAATTCTGCGTGCTGATCATCGTAGACGGCAAGCGCGTAAGCTTGTTATTTGCCATGTATTTTCACCTTAGCTCAATCCAGAGAAATCCAGATCCGTCCATTTGCCTTTCCAACCGGCTGCGCTGCTGTCGTAGACAACTTGCCCCGCCGAGTTATAAAGCGTGAACCAGAAATAGTTCGGATTCTTCGATTTCAAGTTGTAGCAACGGATTTGCATTTTTTGCGGGCCTGCTTTCAACGGGAAAATCTGCCCGCCGATGCCACGCCCTTGGCAACCGATATAAACGCCTAGCTGATCATCCGCTGCGCCCACAATGTAATAGTTTCCGTCTGCCGGAATTGTGATATCCCGTTCAGCCGACCACCAATTGTAGTTAGGCCCGCCCGATGCAATGGAAGGCGAAATGTGCGTCATCAAACGGCCTTGATAAACCGTGTTGTATAGCGGCACACCCAAACCATTCAACGAACCGACAGCAGAAGTCCAACCGCCCGGAGTCGATGCGTACATTGCATTTCCGTCCGGTTTAATGATCGCGAAAATCACATAACCCGGTGTGCAGTTCGGAATGTTTTTGTACGACACTGTTACCAGATGGCTACCGGCTGCGACATAAAAACCAGCTTGCGAAACACCTGAGAGCGTGCCGCTAAACGCCAGCGCACAATCAACATAAATATCAATCGTGTCGTCGCCCGTACCACGGAAAATATAATTGCCGGATACCGGGAATGTCAGTCGCTGTTCCAATGTGTAGAACGTGTTCGCAACTGCACAGCGTGGAGCGTGCAACGTCGAATAAATTGCAACCGCTCCATAACCCACACCAGCATCGCCACCGAATTGTGCAGCACCACCGGCTGGCGTCATGTTGCAGGTATTCGGGAATTGGTTGCAGCTTGGTGGAGTGCCTGCGCTCAAAACTTTGCCGCGCCAGTGTGCAGGATTCGACGCGTAAACAACGCGATTTTGCGTATCCATAATCACAAGTGCTGCGTAACCTGCACGCGCACTATTCGATGCGTTCATGGCGTACTGAATTGCGAATTTCCGGAAACCTTTATTCGCTGGCGCCCATGCACGAACACCACCATTCGCACCGCTAACCGTAGCGATGGTTTGGCAATCCATTGTCAGAACTGCGTTGTCCATTCCGTGGAAGAAAAACGTATAAAGTCCAGACGCCGGAATGTTGATATCGGCTTCCATGATTTTCTGACCCGATCCGTAGGTCAGCAGGTCGCCCGTGTACATGTTGTATGCGCCACGGTTGATATAAGTGTTCAGGCCATATCCAGAAACCGCATCCAACGGATTCTGACTGCACTCAAAATGGTTCGGGTTTTTAATGGTGCCGATTGCAGACATTTTCCCCGGCTCTGCGGTCGTCAAATCTTTCAACGAAAGCAAAAAGGTTACGTCTGGCCCCATTAGATCCGTGCCGCAAACTGGAACACAAATACGTGTCGAAAGATTACAGGCTTCGATTGCACCGCTGCCCAAAACTTTGTTGTAGTCCGCGCCGTAAGTAATGCTCAACGGTGGCGGGTTCGCAGTGATGCCGCCGACTTTCGAACGCCACAAATGCGTATAAGGACTGGTCGCAAAAACAACCTGACCCGCGCTATTCAGGATTACCAGTTTCGCCCAACCCGGTGTGCAGTTCGGGACGTTTTGATACATGATGGAAAGCGTTTGCCATCCAGCGTTTGCCGAGATTGCAGCCGATACCGGATATTCCCACGAAGGCGCAGACATTTTCGGAACACAATCGAGATAAACGACCATGTTATCGTCCGCACATCCGACCATTGTGTACGTGCCCGAATACGGCAATTCAATTTCGGTTTCGACAACGTAATACTGACCGCCAACCGCGCAGTTCGGGCTATGCAAACTCGAACGAATTCGGTAGCACGAATAACCAATCCACGTATCGTTTGTGGAACCTGCTTCGACGCCGGAACCTGTCGCCAAGATATTGCAGAACGGCGAATTCGGAACGGTTTCGGTAACGCTGCAAGATCCGTCATTCGAAACGATTGCAGTGAGTGGCGTTGTGTCCCAATTGAACGTGGTACGACGCGGAGTTTTATTCTCCAAAACTACGTCAAAACACAGATACGAAGTTTGGCCTTTCGATCCGCGAACAATTTCTGCATCCTGAATATTGAGAACAGGAGGCGGAACCGGGCACGACATTGTGAACGCCCAATCCGGGCAGCACGGGCCGATAACGCGAACGTGAACAACCGATCCGTTTTGTGGTTCGAAACGGAAGTAAAAACGATTGTGTCCGCTGATCGTGGAAACCGTACCAGCCAGCAAAGTTTCGTTCGGATAACTGCCTTGATAAAACAACAATTGCACAGCATCCGTCGCGAAATATTCCACCACGATATCGCCGCGAGCTTTACCCGCGTAGTTGTAATAAATATCTGCGGTGTGGGCGCCACGGCTGACGATTGCGTGGTATGGATCAAGCGAATCATTCAGGGGCCGACAGAGAACGTCGTAAGGCACGGGATCAGGTACACCCATGCATTCCATCATGTTGATTCGCGAGCCGCGCATACCGGGGCAGAAAATCGAATAATGCCAATCGTTGTATTGACGCGGTGCCGTGTAGCGAATGACCACGAAGTTATCGCCACCAACCACGTTATGGTTGAACGTCAGGGTTGCTGCAACCTGCGTTAATTGCGGCGTGTTATTCGTAACCAAATCACCGATCAGGCCGCCGTTGTAAAACACTTGGAAATGAACCGGATCAATACCGTTCACAGTCAGGTCGATATCGACGCGGCCAGTGGTTGGCAAATAATGCACGTTTTCGTAAACAGCTTCACCCGGCAACAAATAGTTTTCATCGTTGACGAAGCAAGGCAGGTTAGGGCCAAACGTACCGAAGCACGGGGCAGGCCGTTGAAAACTTGTGATTTGATCGACGTTTACATCGCCAAGTTTTACACGCCAGCGCGAACCGGCTGGTGCGTCAACGCGAACCGTGAGGAAATTGTTTGCAGGAATTGGATCGCCGCAATCATCCTCATTTGTTTCTGGTGGCTCAGTGTTGAAAAAGACGTTGAAATAATCGCCGCTTACGTCGGAATCTCCGAGCAAAATGCAATCGTTGTAAACGCGGACACGAACACCTGTATCAAGTTCAAGCAGCGACACTTCGATATGACCGCTGCGTGTACCGGCGTAAACCAAAACTTCAGTGATTTCTGCTTCCGAACCAAACAGGGTAGTCGGCAACGATTGTGCAATTGTTTTTTCAACGACAGGACTGGTCGAAATAAACCGACCGCCTTTTACGTTATAACTCGGTGTGTGGCCGGTGTACGTTTTGCAATTGAGTCCGTCGCAATCGCAAACCAAATAACCAGTCGGGCCACCGGGTTTGAATTCGGAACTGTCGAAATTGCCGCTGTAACCGGGCCAGCAATCAGCCAATTGTTCTGGTGGGCAATAAGCCGCGTCCTGATCACAATTGATTTGCAGCCAATAATCGTTTGAACCGTGACGAACGCGCAAATCATTCACGGGATCAATTTCTTTCCACGTACCGTCGTCTTGCAGAACTTTCCATTCGCTGGCGCAAATGTCAACCCACGCGCCATTTGGCGACCTGATGGTTAATTCGCTCATAGTAACAGTTCCACCATCAATTTTAGTTTCTGTATTTAAATTACTTAGAAACAATAAAGGCCCCATTAAAGGAGCCTTTTTACTGCATATTTCCGATTAAGGTTTCACCCAAAGTGCGCCAGCTTTCACAGTCGTACCTTCCATTGCCGATGGATCGGCGGATTGGATAAACACCTGAACAAAACCGTCAGAACCACGTGGCCCCGGTTCACCTTTCGGCCCCGGTGGGCCTTGAATACCTTGTGGGCCGCGTGGGCCTTCCGGGCCAGTATCACCGCGTGGGCCAGCTGGCCCTTGGCAACCTGTTGCGCCTTGTTCCCCATCGCGTCCGTTCGTTCCGTCACGACCGTTTTCACCACCGAAACCACGCGGGCCAGCAGGGCCTTGAATGATTGAATTCGCTGTATAAAAACCATCAACTTCGACGTAGGTTCCGTCCGACATTCTCAAGCGCAACAAACCGTTCTGATTCAGCGTACCCGCCACAAGGGAAGGAACCGCATTTTCAGCTTCTGTTGCGACTTGAACTTTCGTGCCCGTGTTTTTGAGATTGCCGCCAGTTTTTCCACGGGCGTGCAACATCGAAACGGGCATCCGCGTAAGCTCGGTCATAAATCACCCTGAATATTTTTACAAAGTAGGGCCGCTGATTTTGTACGACCACCAATCGGAATTCGAATCGCTGTGCGACATTTCCACCGTGATGAATTCGTTACCGTTCGACGGCTCGTAGGCAAACTCGAAAGTTTTCGGAGTATTGCGGAAAACAATTTCGTTTGCACCGTTCGTTGCGACCACGATTCCGCGATGGCGAACATCAATCCGATTGCCAACATAACCACCAGCTGGATCACCCGGCGCATCTGCGTTTGCAGTTGCATACGTGATTTTCACAACACCGGGATTCGGGCCGAGATAATGCACGTTGCTGGATTTTCCGACAGTCGCATTCAGTTGGAAAGTTTGCTCTTTAAATGCGAGCGGCGGGCACGGTTCTGGTTCCGGACAAACCGGAGGATTATAAACACCGCACAAATAATCAATTGCAGGATTCACCCACAACAAACCATCGACGCGATCTTTTTCTTCCGGTTCTGCGGTAGAAACCACAATGTGCATAAAACCTTCAGGGCCTTTCGGGCCGGGGCGACCTTGCGGGCCTTGTTCACCGCGTGGGCCTTGTGGCCCCTGTGGGCCTTGCGGGCCGGTGGGGCCTAATGGGCCTTGCAATCCCTGTGGGCCTTGCGGGCCAGTTGGGCCAGCGGGGCCGGGTTGACCAGTACGACCGGTTTCACCTTTTGGCCCCGTTTGACCAATTACACCTTGAGGCCCTGCACAACCTGCGCTGCCCACTGCACCATCGCGCCCATCTTTTCCGTTCTTTCCGTCAATGCCTGCGAGTCCCTGCGGGCCTGTTGGGCCAGCTGGAATTTTCGAAGGAACCGGGAAACCCGGAACACGCATTTCCTGTCCGTTATAAAAACGAAAAGTAAGCGTGCCCTGAGTTTCATCGTAAATCGCGGATTCGATTTCTGTTACGTCTGCATCGGATGGCGCAGTTGCCGAAAGCCTTTCGTTTTTTACTTCGAGAATACTGGAATCTTTCTCGCCCTTCGCACGAATCATGTACGTCGGGATTCTTGTTAATCCTGTCATGTGAATTCCTACGGCACGTATTGAATGGAATAGCGATCAGTCCGTGGGCTGAATTCAGGCAGCGTCGTGGTTTCCTGCCGAACAATAATCCAGTCGCGAACACCCGTTCCGTCGTCATACTGCACGGTCAAATAGATCGGAAGATTTGGATTATATCCGGGCAATCCTTCGTAGTTACCGAGAAGATCGTTGCGCCACAAGATGCCTTCGAATTCCACCTCGAAATTGTTGCCGAGGTTGATGATTTTCAGCTTGGTGCCTGCGCGTTTATCCCACATCACGTAAACGAAATCGTCTACGGTAATTGTCGGTTCGATAATCCCCGGAGTTTCCGGAGTAATCGCGAACGTGTTGGTCATCACCTGATCAGCGAATTGTTGAATGCCCGTCCAATGCGTGTAATTGCGCCCGCTAGGACTTGGATTTGCGACCACGCCATACGATTGCTCTTCTGTCGTGATTTCTGCGGCGATAGGGCCACCGGTAAACAAACGGTTTGCAAACATCGCCACACCCCAGCGCGGGGCACGAATTGGAACTGCTGTTTGAGGCATACAAACACCGTCGTAAGTTTTGGTCGTTGTCACAACCGAACCGTCTGAATAAGTGATTACTTTCCACGTTGCGGTCACGAACGTATTACCGCCCGGAACACCACCGGCAGTCTCGCCCGGCTGGCAATCAACTTTCTCGGTTTTCGTTTCTTCGCTCACGATATAAATCGGAACCGCACACTTCACGAAAAGTTTGAATGTCCCGGTGCCGCTGCTGACAACCCGAAGGCCGTTTGCAGTGTTCCAGATATTCGTAAACGTTTCGGTCACGGTGCTGGTGTGAACGTCAGTCGAACCGAGACGGAAAACCGCGCTCACGTTACCGGTGACTTGAATCGACACATCAACATGCCCACGAATAAGCGGCGTATTAAATGCGAGGTCGATAATGTCACCCGCGTTGAACTGCACAAACTGATCACCACACGGCAGGGTTTTCACCGCTGGACACGTTGCGGAAATCGTCAGGTATTCGTCGAGAACATCGCACTTAACGAGAACCGTACCAGTGCCCGGATAAAAGAACGTAACGTCACGCCCAAATCCGACCAAAACATTATCGCGATAAACTGACACATCTTGGCTGGTGGTAATCGTGGTATTGCCTGCGGTCGATCCGTAACGAACAGTGATATTCGAATAGGAATCGAAGTTGCGAATTACGCCGCAATCAATGGTGCCTGTAACAGGCGTGCGAACCGGGCAACTCAAGCGCATTTGGAAATCGTTTCCGCGTGCTTTGATAATCAGGGGAACCGAACGGTCATACTGCATCGGATAGCTGCCGGATTCTGTGATGAATCGACTGGTGCCCGTGTGAATAACTTCAATCGTTGTTTCCGTGACGATCAGGTCGAGAATTGTTTGGCCGCTAATTGCGTCCATATCCATCGTGATATTCGAATAACCGGGATACGTGTTCAGCGTGGTTCCACATTCTGCGTCGATATCAACCGGGTCAGGATCGGGCGCGTTGTATGGGCATTTCGCAAACATCGCGATTTGTCCGTAGCCCTCGGCGTTAACCGTGACTTTGCCTTTATCCGGATTGTAATCGTAGGAGAAATTTACTTCCCCCGCGTGCCCGCTCACAACATAAAACGGAACGTTGTTTTGCGAGAACGTTAGCTGCGCCGTTTCCACCAGCAGCACACGAAAATCAATGGTGCCGATCAAGACAGGCAGCTTCAATTCGGTTAATTGCGGTGCGTTGAAAACGTAGTCTTCGGTCGCATCACAAACGAATTCGAAACTCGGAATTTCTGGTGTTTCTTCTTTGAAAGGACACGTGAAAATGTAATCCACTGCGCCCGTTCCTTGGGTCAACACATAAACGTCACCGAGTTCAGGATCGTATTCGAAACTGGTCAAAGCTTCGCGATCCGGCGTCATGGTCAGCAGCAAAGTTTTGTCTTGGAAAACCTGCACCAATCCATTACCTACAACCGACCAAATAATATCGACGCGCCCCGGTTTATCACCGAGCAAAATTGTGTTGCGTTTAACGTATCCCGCTTGGTGCCACGACTTGCCGCAAATCAGCGTAGTTTCAACCGGGTTCGGTTCGGCCACAACTGGCGGCAAGCATGGATCAACAGGGCACAGAAAATGGATATGCGCCCGTGCGCCGACTGTTGCACCTTCGTGGGTCAGAATGATTTCATCGTTACCCGGCTTTTCGTCGAGTGGCGAATAATCAAACGTGAACGAACCGCTTTCGGTTTTCAGTGGCGCCGCTGCAATGATTTCCCCGTTCTGATAAACGTAGATTTCATCCTCGATACTTTCGCGTTGAAACCAGATGGTTACTGGCCCTTGCAGCAATCCGAGGAAATAGGAAATCTGGTGTTTTCCTTTACCACAAAGCGTAATCCATTCGCCGCACTGTGCGATGATTTTTCGCACGGGAACCGACTGGGGCGCAATGACCGGTAACGAACTGCAATCTTTCATTTTTTATCCCTTCAATTCGTTACACATACGACACTGGTCGGGTGCCTACGTCGGTCAGGTCAAAGGTTGCGGGGCAACGTGGTTCCATGCAGTCTTCAGCAGCAGCCCAAATCAAATCGTTATTTTTCGGATAAGGGCCGGTCTGAACATAACCGTTCATGGTTTTACCTTGAGGGCCGCACGGGCCACGCGAAGTAGTTGGACAACTGAATCCACACAATCCGCGTTTACCTTCGAAACCGGGCACACCCATTGCGCCAATATCACCGCGTGGGCCAGTGGGGCCTAATGCACCATACGGCCCGGCGCTGCCCACTTCGCCCTCTTTCCCCGGATCACCGATAGGGCCGGGGCGCCCTTCAATTCCCTGCAATCCGGCGCATCCCGCATCACCATCTTTTCCATCAATTCCGTCGTCGCCAATAGTGCCGTCTTTCCCCGGATCACCACGCGTGCCCGATGGGCCAACACCGAAATCAATTTGACGCAGAAAAGAAGTTACTTCGAAATGCGATCCGTTTTTGCGATAAAAAGTCAGCACGCCAGTTTTGTCATCGAAGACAATTTCCGCAACACGCAGCGCGTCACGGTCAACCGGTGTATCGAAATAAACCACATCGGCATCGGTTCGGTATGCCTGTTCGCCGTCGTAACCGGGTGCGTCGATGCCCGTGTAATTCGGGGCCACAACTTCAGTGCCGGTCATTGCACTTTGAACTTTCAGCGAGTTCTGACGTTTGATGTTCGTCAGGACTGTTCTACCGATTGGAACCGCTACCGATTTATTATCCAGTACCGCAATCGTTAATTCATTCGACATATCAGATACCCATCCACCTCTTCAGGCGTTTTAGCAGTTTGGATGCCCGAACGCCGCATGGTGTAATCACGATTCCTTTCCGTCACCTTTTTAATCATCTGTTCCTTTGTGAGTAGGCAAGGGCCACCGCTGCGCAGGAAATAATCCCCACTCAAATACGGAAGTTCATCGTCGAAATATTTCCGGTTGTCCACGACGATGTAATTCACGTTTTCAAGCTTCGCAAGCGCGGCCCGCCGATACGCAACCATATCAACACGGGTGCGCACCTTGCCGTCTACGACTTCGATTGTGAGAAGCTCATAATTGTCGAGGAAATAACGATATGTTTCTTCGCTGATTTCCACGCCACCTTCTACACAATCACCTTTTCGCAAAGCGCCGTTGACGACCCAGTGCCTCATATTGGAATCTCGATAATGTTCAGGTTGATCGAAAGCAGCACACCAAATTGTGCAGTGTTCGCATTATTCACGCGCATTTTTGCAACGAGGTCGATTGTGTCTGCGCTGTGATTCGCCGGGTCAATTTTAAAGATTTGCGTAAAGCTGGAGTTGGCGTAAGCCGTGCCGCCCTTCGCGTTGTTGGCAATCACACCGGCTGTGCCTGTACCGCGAATCTGACGACCGAAATCAGGTTCAACAGATTGCGTGGAACGAACACCGACAACAAACTCGATATTTTCTGTTCCTTCTGCACTCTGATAACCGGGGCCGAGTTTCGCGCTGAAATCCACATGCACAACGTACATCGACGCTTGGCCCTGCGTCAGGGTAATGGTTTGTGCGGCTGCACCGCTCGCCACTTTAAACGATTGCTCGACCGACCACGAACGCGATTTGCGCAGCGCTGGAAATGCATCTTCGTTCAAAGAAATCATTGCAGTGCCGGTCGAATTGTCGATGGTCAGGCCATCACCAACCGCGATTTTCGGCGCTGGAATTGGAAGCTCTACAGGCGGCGCATTGTGACGCAACAACGTGAGGTTTTTGTGCGAAACATATCCGTCAATCACAATGCCGTTCAAACCGGTCTGTTCCGATCCTTGGCTTTGGATATTTTCGAATACCATCACTTCAACTTCTACGTCAGGTTCGAGTGTTGCGGTAAACACCAACGCATCGTCGATCAGGCTGAAGTTTTTCTCATGAATGTGCGCACCGGACTGGCTAACAAAAACCTGTTCGATAGACTGCGGACTGGTAGGCAATTTCAGGAAATAAGTCTCGCCCTGAATGCTGTAAGTCTTCGTGACGATCCGCGTGCTGTAGCCGGTTTCCTGAATGTACGAAAGCAGTTTGAATTCAATATCCAAACCGGCTTCAACCGGGGCCACCATGCGCAGCTTATTGGTCGTTTGATCAATGCTGTAAGTGGTGATCGGTTGCAGCGTAGATTGCACGAACGCAAACACGTGCGAATTGCTTTCTACCGTTTGCCCAAGATCGTATTCAACTTGCAACCCGTCACCGACGAATTCCAACGTGGTGAAAACTGCACGCGTACCGGTCGAAGGCGACTTGGTGAAAATACGCAAATCAATTGGAACACTCGACGGAATATTCTCCGCGAATTCCAGTTCCGACGCAGACAATTGGAAAGCCGAACGGTGCTGCGTGGTCAAACCAACAGCCGGGTAAATGTAGTTCGCGTTTTCTGCGACCAATTCACCAGTGGTATAACGCGCAATGTCGCCAGTGCCCATAAAGTTCAGGGCGTTTACGTCGAGCTTGGAAGGCCCGGTGTAAAGCGTGGAAATAATACGCGAAGCAGCTTTCGGCGGTTGCCAAACCAGCGTTCCGTCAGAACCGGGAGTGAGTACCCAATCTTGCGGAATTTCCGTGGTTGGCGGAATAACCAGATTGCTATCACCGGGGCCACCGCTTCCACTTGTGGTGCTGGTGATCAGTTTCCAAATACCAATCGTGGAATTCGCCAAATTCGGCAACGCTTGTGCATCGGGATCGCGGAATTCTTGCGCGCCTGCGTTCCAGCGATAACGCCGCGTTTGTCCTTCACCACTGCCAGCCACAACGTGAACAATTACCTGTTCGTCAGCGGCCCATTGCAACGAGCTACTGATTTTAAACGTGGTGCTGGTGGCAGAAGTTGGCTTGCCATTAAATACCCGATTGTGATCGGTGAAACCCCACTGAAACGAACCTGCCCCGTACCGCGTTGCGATTACAGGGCTGGATGTGCCGTCAGGATTTCGTTTGCCATTCAATACAGAAATAGCGGCGAAATCCGTTTGTGCAGGGGATGGCAAGCGGTAAAGAAATGCAGTGCTTGGAATCGACTCATATTCCCCGACGCTCACATTAATTGTGGTCAGGTCTGCGCGGCTGGTTGCCAGCACAACAGAAAGGCGAGTAGGTTCGTTTGGATTCAGGATATAAGCTTCGGCAAAAACAGCACGGCCAAAAGCGACATTTCCTTCGAAGAAAACAACGACTTCTTTTACTTCGGTCGGCGCAGTCAGCAGCCGGGTATCAATGGTCAAAACAAAACGGCAAACGCGGGCACTCAAAGTTTCTACGTGGTGAATTGTTCCACCACAAATGAAGTTGCCGACGATATCAGTGTGTTGGGTACTGGCGGCGTACAAATCCGAATCGCCCATACGGAACGATGCAGGTTTGATCAGAATGCCACCGGCGCTAGCGTTATTTAGCGCCTGCTCCCCGGCGTCGAGTAAAACCAGCTTATCAGTCATTTAATTCATTCCATCGGCTGCGAAACGCGATCAACATCACAGTAGTAAACACGGGTACGATCAAACAAAAAACCGAACCCCATGCTACGACCGCATTTAGGGCACATCGACGGATCAACGTTCGTCAACGCGCTGGCCGTAGCCAATTCCTGCGCTTCCATTTCTGCGGCAGAAGCGACGGCGATTTGTTGTTCTTTGGCTTCTTTCTGCTGACGCAATACGGTCAGCGGATTGATGAATTCAGTCATTTGTTTCCCCGCTTTATAAAGAGTTTGGGCATCCGTTTAAGAATGCCCTTTCCCTTTAAATTATGGAGTCGCAACCACAATCTGCCAATCGAATGTCGAATTCAATACGAGATTTCCTTCGTACACCGGAGAGAACTGATTCGAGGTTTCCCAAAACAGGCCAGTAAGCAGCGTTTCTTGGGTATCTTCTGGTTGGACAACTTCGTTATTTGCAACGGTTTCTGCCGTAATGAATTTCCCGGTCACAGTCTTGGAATACGGAACGGGCATTGTCGGCAGCTGCGTTTGCGGATTGTATTTATTGAATTGAATGCCGAACGACATGGTGACAGAAACGTCACGCTCTTCGAACACCGGGTTTTCCCACAACATATCGAGGTTAATTCCGGTATCAGAAATCCAATCGTCGTTGTAAATCCAATCAGCGTCCACGGCCCCGCCATTATCCAGTTCAATCAACGGATCGGCCACACTGATTGGCAGGCTTTCAATTGGAATCGGTTTATTGCTGGCGATTTTCACCGACAACAATTCCGTGTCCATGTATTTCAGTTTAATCGGCAGTTCTTCACCGTCGAATTCCGTCATTACCGAGACGCGTGTGGCGTTTGGAAACCCGTAATCCTCTGCGTTCCCGATAAAGGTAACAGTGAATCCCTTTTGAGTTTCTGCAATGATTTCAAACGTGCCCGGATCGAAGTATTCTTCAGGCTCAAACCAATCGCCGTTTTCATCCGCGCCCTGAATAACGAAATGATATTCGCGTGGGCCATTGCCATCCTTGTTCGGCAATTGAATTCCACTGCCTGTAGGAATATCCGCGTAGATTTGATAGAACCCGTTCGGCACAATGTCCTTTAGGTTTCCATCGACCTGCACAGGACTACTCACGGCACTAATGCATGCCAGACGCAACACCGGAATATAATTCGGGTCACGCACGCGAATATCAATACAACGGAAATCGGACAACTGCCCAAGATCCGTTTTAATTGCGTAGGTAATCGAATCGCGGCCATACATCCCGTAATACGGGCAATAAAGCAGCTGATCATTATCCGGACTGGGGCGCGCAAAACCTAATGCGCCCTGTGTAATGCATACCGGTTGTGCGTGCGTTGCAACCTGCTGACCTTCGCGGCGATCCGTGCCGTATGCGGTGTTTTGAGTGTCATTCGATTGCAAAAGATTTGGCAATGGAACGGGCAACCATTTCAGGCCCATATCCACAAATTCGTCATCGTCGATAAATTCGAGACGACCAGCCAAAGGCGGTGTGAAACTAACCACCGCCCCGTTTACGTTATAACCGGAAAGAACGCGCACGCTATCCAAATAAATCTCAAGCGTTTGCGTAGACCACGGCGTGAATGGCAGCGTTACGGTATTCAGGTTAGAACCCGTTACCGAATAGGTTTTTGCGAAGCGCTGGCGCCCAAACATTCGAATGCGCAGCTGCATATATTTCGACAACGGTTTAACAAACCGAAGATTTGGAGTATTTGCAATCATCCGAATGTAATCCTGTAGGACTTCTGGCCGAGGTCGTGACCGATTGTGCGATACACGTACCAGCTGACTTCGACGCCATTGGTTGTTTCTTTGTGAATGGCTGGAATATTCGAACCATCAGGCCCGCCCCATCCGCCTTCGGTATTTGTCACCGCGTCGTAAAACTTCACGGCACCGAAAACAGTTGGCACCATCATGTAACCGTAACCCACGAAATCATCGCGGAAAGCTTGTTCGGAAATCATGATAGATTTGGAGAACAACGTAGAGAAATCTACGGTTTCTTCTTGGCCTGTGCAATAGATCGGCCCGCTGCCCAACACACGCACCGTTTTTGTTCCGGTTACAATCGTGTTTTCGAACTGGAATTCACCGCTGATTGTGAACGTCTGATTCACTACGGCGTTTTGCACCATCACCTGACCATCATCGAACATGTGAATATTCAACGCGTCCGTAATGATTTGCCATTTCGGCGTGACTGGCACACCTTGGCCCGCAACGATACCGGAATCAGGCGTGTACGCTTCAGCCGAGTAACGTTCTTTTACCCCGATTTGAATCGTGTCGGGGCCAGTAATTCCGAGGCCGATATATGCAGCATCAACCGGGACAACTGTCACCGCCATGGAATCCGTAACGGTGTATCCACCACACGACCAAACGGCAGTAATTGTGAACGTCATATCCTGATTGAGTTTGCAGGTAACGAATCCGTTTTCATCAACGACGACGTTCGTATTATCGACAGTCCAATCTGAAGAAACGAGCAATTCATTCGTGCATTGTTTAAACAGAATTGCCTGACTAAACGATGCAATTTGCGTCGAATAAATAACTGCGTTACCGATAATGCGACTGCTGACCGGAACGTCGGGGCCTTTCACCGCAACATATTTCACCAGCACCGTATATTCTGCGGTTTCTTGGAAATAGGTCGCACGGATTGTCACAGGCATATCGAAATCAACATTGCGCCCGGTAACGACGCCATAACCTGCAATGTCAGCAGCAACGAATTCCGCGTTAACGTCGAGCGTGAAAACTTCCCACTGCGGATGCACCGTTGCAAAAGAACCATCCTCATACATCGCGGTTGCCGTGAGAACAATTCGATCCAGTGCATTTACTTCGTTCGGGCCTGTGATCATCAGGCCTTGAATGCTGTTTGTTGCACCGATGCAAACAATTGTTTTTGTCTGCTGATAAATCCGCGAACCTTCCGCATACGAAACCTGCATATTGATCAGCGGTTCTTCAGGCGGGCCAATGAGCAATTCGCCTTCGATCAAATCAGCCCATTCGATTACTGGATTGAGTGCCCAAATAGGTTCGATTGGTTTAATGTGGCCGTCAGTGTATTGCGCGTAGGCTTCGTAGCGGTTGATATTCCCTTCTTTCACCGTGTCGGGGCCAACGATCAGCAATTGTTGCAGCGTGACCGGTGGGCGCTCTACGGTGATCGGAAGAACTTGAGTCATTCCGCCGTATTGTGCGCGCACTTCCATGTTGATTTGATCGTCAACATAACCGGCTGTGAAAACACCGGTAGGACTGATTTGAAATTCCGTTACAAACCATTCAGGAACAACGGTGGTCGAAGTGCCGTCAGACATAATTGCCAGACAGGTATATTGCGCACGTTCCATTTCGCTAACGAGCGTTGGGCCAATGATCGAAAGACTCGCCTGTTGCAGGAATTCCGGATAAACCGTGGCTTCGTGCTGCGCGGTCATTACGATTTGACGGAAACCATATTCAGCGGTGATTTCCACATCGGTTTCGCCGTTTACCAACATCGTCGAAGCTAGCCCGTTATCAATTGCAACGACAGGCGAACTCGAACCCCAGTTAGACAATACATCGGCGCTCGAACCGTCAGAGAAAAACGCAGTCGCATAAAGCTGCGAAGCTGATCCCTCTTTCAAACGGTTTGCACCGGAAATAGTGAGGCCAACCAAATGCACATTCGGATCAACGAAACGCATTTTCACGTGTTTGGAAGCGGCGTAAGAAATGCCATTGATTACAACTTTGCAACTGACCAAAACTTCTTGATCCTCGGTCAGGTTGCGACCGTGCAAAGTGCTGCCCACGAAATACGCGTAGGGACTCAAAACTTTCAGGTCAACCGGAATAACGTCGTTGCCCGTCGAGTGATAAACCACCACACGATAATCGCCGGATTGTGTCGAAAGGATTTCATCCGGGCCGTCGATAACCAGCATTCGAATATCTTGCATGCCCATTTTAACTGTCACGTTTTTGGTGACGATCTGGCCGCGAATGGTGGCCTGCAAAGTAATCAAAGTATCCTGTTGGAATCCGGAGAACGTAGCGAATCCCTGTTTAACCGAAACCAAACCGGGATGCGTAGAAGTCCATTCGTTCGATTCGAATTCTTGACCCTTGGTGATCAGGCGATAGCTTGCCGATTCCCCGGTGTTCACTGTGTCCGGGCCGTCGATTGCAAACACAGCATTATCCAACGAATAATCCGCATCACAAATCAGGCGGCGCATTGGCTGGCGATACACCACACCCTGAATCGCGAAATCATCCATGTTTTCGATTTCAATACTGAAAAAGAATTGGTCGATAACGAGGTTCACGGGCGCCAACGAGAAAAACGCCGAAAGGAAGCGATCCTTCAGCGTTGTGCCGGTGGGCAAAGTAATGCGCTGGTCAGCAGGAACTTTCTGCATTTCCAGATTGATGTGCGTTGTTTTGTACCACGTGCCGCCGTCGATACGCAGCGCGCCCAACGGTTCCTCATAAAACGAAATATAATCCTCGGTGTAGAGGTCACGCGAAACCACGCGACGGCCCAAGATATAGGCAATCATTCGCGTGGCAGATTCGAGGCCGGTGACTTGGTGCAGAAGCGGAATCATGTACATGGAATTGTACAAACGTTCCGGGTCAACAATCATATCAGGCGGCAGGGTAATTCCGAGGTCTTTCAACGCCTGTTTAACAAACACAAGCGGCGTCGTGGCCTTGATATCGCGAATATCCATTACCTGCGACAACGGGTCACGAACTTGCGCCGTCAGGAATTCCTGCACGGCTTCGAGAAAGGCGCCCCACAATGGTTCCGAACGGATGAATTCAACATCCAATTCGGAAAAATCAATCTTATTCATCCACACGCTCCGAAATCACAGGAATCAGCAAAGGCTTTTCAGCCAACACGCAATAGGAAGTCGGATCTTCCAAAACAATCGACCGCTCAATTGGCGACAGAACTTCGATGTAATCCACTTCACCGGTCGGCAGACGGCAGGCCTTTTCAATGTCGGATTTCGACACGCGACGTTTGAGAATTCCGTGACGTTTTTTGAACAGTGCGTAAATACGTTCTTCGATTTGTTGCATCAGGTTTTCTACGTTCGGTGCGGCCCAGCTGAAGAACGCAATTTGCACCTGAACTTTCACCAGCACTTGGCTAGGGTTCCACGCCTGCACTTCGAGCGAGCCATGCAGTTTCGGTTGCAGCCACGTGACGAATTGTTGCCAGCTTGCCGATTTAGGATTTGGATTCGATCCGCCCCAGTTATCGGTGTTTTCCGGAAGCACACAAACGCGGATTGTGTTCATCCACGTTTTATCTTCTGGTGCAATATCGCGCTGGCCCAAAACTGCGCAGTCAGCAACGCCCGGATATTTCCGAATACCCGCCGCAATTTCTTCAACGGAAATCCACTTGTCTTTTGCGCGGTAAAGAACCGGCGCATAAGTGCGGTAGTACGCTGCTGTTTTCGGATCGGCGCCGCCACTGGTGGTTTCCAGCGTTTCGCCCTGAATCATTGGGCTGGCGATGTAGCTGGTACGAATGCCCGGCAGTTTCGCATTGTGCTTCGTGCCTTCGTTCACAACGTAGCGAATTGTCAGCGTGGATTTAGTCGGCAATTTCGCGCCGTATTCACCAGTACCGAAAATCAACGACACGTCGCCGCTGGCCGTAGTGCTATGGAAATAAACGTAATCGTCAGCCGTGTATTCGTACAGGCCGCGTTCCGTTGGTTCCCACGTGCGGGTGTTGCCAGTGTTTTTATCAGTGGTCGTCACATAAAGATCGGTGCTGACATTGAAACCCGGTTCACCCATCAAGAATTCAAACAGGTCGAGATTTGGAATTGCGTCGAGGTCGAACGTTTTGGTTTTGATAACGCCCTGCGTCAGGATGATATCGGTGGTCTGTCCGGAAACAACGTAATATTGCGCCGGATTATAAAACGGTGTGCTGTCCACAACGTGCTGGCTGAATGGCGGCACAAACATTGTGTTCGGATAACCGTTACGCATGCGCACAGTCACCGACGCACCGGCCCGACGTTCCATGAAAACACCGTGGCCGCGAGTCAATGCATAGATCGAGGAATCACGCTGCGCAGTTCCGAAAAACGCGTTACGTGCGGCGGTGTGGATACCGTGTTGATGGCCGACAGCAGAACCCGCGAAAATACGCTGAATGAATGCGCCAACGTTTGTCGGCAGCATGTCATCCCACACGCCTGTTTCACGCAATTTTTCTGCAAAGAAAAGTGCAGATTCGTCGAGGTCAACGACCGATGTAGGAAAAGCGTCACGTTCACTCATAATGTCCGGCCCAAGTTAAAGTTGAAAACGATTTTGGTTTTGTTCAGGTCGGGCGCATCGTATTGGATGGTGACGTAGAACAGCCCATCATCAGGCATCGGCACAACAATGCACCCGGTAACAATCACACGGGTTTCAAAATTGCGCGGCAATACGCTAATGATTTCGTCTTTGATTTTGTCAGCGGTGAATTCGTCCACCGGATCAAAAAGGTATTCAGGAATCAAGCAACCAATCGACGGGTTAAACCATGCGCTGCGAATCGGTGTAGCCAGAATCATCAGGATGTTTTGGTTGACGGAATCTTCGTCAAATACCAAAGCGTTTTGCATTTGTTCGGCGTACAGACTTACGTCCGAGAACCGATATGTTTTATCAACCATGATTTATCCCGAGAAAACGTTAGGGCTACCGTTCTGCGCGAAGTCGCCGCAATCAATAGCGCCGCCCACGGTGTGAACCAATTTGCCGTTGGTGAATGTTTTTGTGGCGCCGGTTAATGCCTTGCCTTGGTGTGCGCCTTTACCGGGGCAAAGGTGAACCATGTACGCATCGCCTACGCGCACTTCAGCCAGCCCATTGCAGAAGACGTTCATTGACGCCTGAATCGGCAACGTAGGAGGCCAGCAGCCGTGACCGCTGGAAAGGTCAGTATTGATACGAACGTTAGGTTGGCCCATGTGTGGTTCCCCCAGTGCATGGAATACTGTAAATAATGTATATAAGTAAATTACGCACAACAGGCAATTAATGCCTTTTTAAAGGAGTTGTTATGAACATCGGTAAGCAGAAACTCTCCGTCGAAGCCTTCGAACAAAAGGGCTACACCGTCGTAGGCAAAGAATATGCGATTGATTTTGGTGATCAGACGATGGCTGACGGTCGCCCGCGTGAAATCAAACACACCACTATCGAAAAATTGCTGTACGTCGGTGGCGAACAGGTCAGCTTCGAAGACAACCCGTTCGACCATCAGTACAACGACTGGCTGCGTTTCATTATGGAAACCGGCGAGCGCCGCGTAGACCGTACCAAAATCGGAACCATGTCTGCATTCGGTGACGTGAATCTGAAGTTCGATTTGCGTGTAAATTTCCCGGCAATTACCGGCAAGCGTCTCATGTTCCTTACGATGAAAAAGGAAACCATTCGCTGGATGCTCGAAGGCAAATGCGACCTGAAATCGCTGAAAGAAATGAACGTAAATATTTGGGACGGCAACGTTAAGCCCGGCACCGAGGTTTACGAAGGTCGCAAACTGGATACGTTGGAGCGTTTGAATTTTTGTACGTCAGGCCAGCTATTGTCGGCTCGACAATTCCTTCGTGATTTGGGCGTCCCTTCTGTTCCGTCCACGTTCAAAGATCCGGAAATCTATTTCACGCTGGATAGCTCGGCAGCTACTGCGGATCAGCTTGATGCACTGGATATGAAACTCAATAACTGGGGCATTCCGGAAAACGCGTTGAGTGACGGTTATTTGGGGCCGCTGTACGGCAAGCAGTGGTGCGCATGGGAAGACATTCGTTTTATTCCGGCCAGTGAACTTTACGACAATGCGTGGGAAAAATACGGTTCGCGTGGTTTCTCTCATACAGGTTTTGAAAACGGTCGTGGGCACGTAGCAATCCGCCGCGAAATCGACCAGATTAAACTGGTTGAAGAAGCAATCAAAAACGAAGTGCTTTTCCACCAAGGGAAACTCGACAAACACATTGCAGGTCGTCGCATTATCCTGACCGGCTGGAACGTTGCGCAGTTGGACGAAATGCAATTGCCGCCATGCCACACGCTGGCCCAGTGGAACGTCAGTTCGGTTACTGACAAAGACGGGAAACATTTCCTCGATTGCAAATTGTTCATGCGTTCGAACGATATTTTCCTCGGCATGCCGTTCAACGTTGCGCAGTACGCAATGCTTACCGAAATGCTGGCGCACGCGCACGGCCTGACCGCTCGTTTCTTCCACGTAACGGAAGGCGATGCGCACATTTACCTGAACCACATGGATGCAGTCGCAAAACAGTTGCAACGTCCGATTATCCACAAGGCGCCGAAGCTGAAAATCAATTGCGGCCCCGTCGATTCGATTCGTGGTATCAAAGTCGAAGATATCGAACTGGTCGGTTACGAATCCTACGACACAATCAAAGCGCCAATTGCAGGAAATTAATCACGATGATTCCACACGTAGAAATGCCACGGGAAGTTCCGCTGGAACACTTGGCGTTGGGCCTGACGCTGGTGTGCGGTCGTCACGATATGAAACGTGATGAATTGCGTGCGATGAAAGAACATTTCATGAAATTCGACTACGATACTTTGTGGCCCGCCGCGTTCGAAACTGCGCAGCAAAACGGGCGCCTGTTGGCAGTCAGTTACATGACGCTGTTTCAATTGCGTGAGCAGGGCAGTCCCGATTGCATGATGGTTAATATGCCTGACGATAAAACGGCGTGTGCCTGCATTTGTTCCGGCACCGTTATGCGGCCTGACCCACAATACACACCGGACAAGTTCCAGAAAGTCGCGGTGATTTATCCAACCAATCAAACGGCGACGGTGCTTGCATGACCAACGTATCCGAATTCCCGTCAGAGGAAGAGCGCGCACAGAAAACACGGGATGAATTCAACGCTGATTTTAAAAAGCGTTGGCTGGCACGCGGTGATTGTGGCGAGTTCACCAACGACATTTGGGCATGGCAGGAAATGCTCGAAAGCATGGGTTGGATCGTGCAGTTTTACGACCGCGTATTGCCCGAGTTTGTAGCGTTCGCAAACTTCGATAAAAAGCTGCTGACTGCGAATATTCCGAAGGCATACCACATGCAGCGGACGATGGCGCAAATCATCGACGAAATGTTTGCCGGGGCCACCGGGCGTTTCCTGTATGAATGGAAAGAAGTTCACGACGACGCCCACCGCCGCGTTTACGATGGCGACGAATATAAAGACAGCGAATATTACATGATGGTTTGGTACGCCATGGATTTGTTTGCGCGTGAAATGGCGCCAGACGAAGATATTCCGACACAACCGGTCGCTGCTAAAACACCACTTCAAGATTACGACGGGGAGCCTCTGCAAGAATGACAGCCCATGACAAATACAGGATGCCCGAAGGCGTGCGCGTTATCTGCGGTTTTCCCGGCGTTGGTAAATCAAGACTGACGCAGAATAACCTATCGTTTGTTGACCTCGATTTGCCGGAGTTGAAAGACGATATTCCGCAATACATTGAGCGGATTCGAACGGCTCTGAAAATTCCGGGTGTCACTGTGCTGCTGCCTACGTGGTTGAACCTGCGTGTGGGTTTGTGGAGTGAGCAAATCCCATTCGTTTTGTTCTACCCGAGTGCCGACCTGAAAGCGGATTACCACAAGCGTTATTCGGATCGTGGTAGCCCACAAGCGATGATCGACACGATGATGAAAATGTGGGATGTATTTCTCACAACGTGTTGGAATGACCCGACGCCACACAAGGTGGAAATGCGCCAGTCACAGGCCCGCCTTTCCGATTACTTTCTGTAAGGAACAAATACTGTGAATAATGATGTAGCGGTCGAAGATATTTTCAACCACTGGGATTTGCCACGTGATGGGCAAACGTTTTTCGCGAAAGACAATCACGAATCTTTGGGGCTGTTTCTCGACATGTCGTCGAATGCAACCTACGTTCTGCTGCCAGCGCCGTACATGGATTTGCTGGTGAAGTGGGAAAAGGAAACAACCTGCATTCAGCTGGCGCCAATGACTCCCGAAAACCGCGAAGGTGGTTTCATCGGCACCGTGAATTCGGTTGAAATCTTTTCGGATGTTTACGCTGATCCGAAGCGCTCCTATGTGCGCGGTGCGCCAATCATTTTCGGTCAGTGGGGCGGCAAGTTCAGTCGTCAACTGGAATACCAACGCACACCGTATTACGCGGCGAAAGTTGACTGCGCGAAATACTGCGTAGTGAAGGGCGACCAGTGGAGCGAACTGCTGTTCAAATCTGCAAGCCGTCCGGAACTTATCCTGATCCCTGCGCGTTTGGTGCCGGAATTTAACGAGGCGATGAACAACGAAGTTTGGGAAATGCGCCGTGAGCCGGACATTGAAAAGCACTTCAATGGGCACCTCGGCTGGTACAAAAGCATTCCGGTTTATACCGATTCTTTCATGCACCGCCGCATGATCGACCACACCGACCAAATCGCCGTTTACTACAAATGGCAGATGGCCCAACCGCCAAAACCACAGGACGTATAAATTGGACGCCGAACTGTTCGACAAAAAGCGTAAAGAATTTCTGCTGCACTATATTTTCTGTCCGCTTGAAGTTGAGCTTTCGGCGGACTACGAAGAAATCCTGTTGAGTCTGAACGTCTGGCCCAAGGGCTGCTTTCAGTTGATCCAGAAAAAGCACATGCTGTCACAGCCCAGTTTTAATCTCGGCAAAACCCGGATCGTTACGGGCTGTGCAAAAACATCAATCACGTTTCAAAACGAACGCAAAATCACACTGGAGTAAATCATGAAACATTACGCGATGCCGTGCCACATTTCCGACCGTCTCTACGAACACACCAACGGTTGGACACAGGCCTACGCACTGCCCGACGCCGAGCAATTGGACAAGCCCGATATGCCGGTGAAGGCAATCGTGATTTGCCGTATTTCTCCTCTGTTCAAGGAAATGCAGAACCACGTTTATTTCGAAGCTGAATCGCTGGAAGAAGGCCACGTCGGCTACTTCAAAGGCCTGCCGGTTTTCAATCCGAGCATCGCTTTCAAAACCGGCGCACCGATTCGCCTGATCACCGCCGTGAATCGCCAAGCTCTGAACATCTTGGAGAAATTCCAGTGAAAATTTACCTTATCTGCGACAAAACCAAACGTGCCTTAGCCATCGGCCACACTGACTGGCTCGAAGGTGCTGACGCGGGTGAAGCAATGCAACTCGATACGTTGATCGAAACCTGCGCGCCACGTCTGGCCCAAGCGAAGACTTCGTACACCGAAGAAATCAAACATTTCTGCGGCGATAATCCGATGCGTTTCCTCACTGCTGAAAACGTTCCGGAAGATTACAAAAAGATCAGCAGCTATTGGGAAACTGCGTACATCACGGTGCCGAAGTCCAAGCGCCGTAAGGTTCAGGCTGCGGCATGAGCGACCACCACAACCCGTTCAAGAATCCTAAGCAGCCAGTAATCGACGCATCTGTCGCTTTCCTGCGCGCTATGTGTGATTCGAAACACTTCGTGGTCGAGGTCAGTGGTGCGCCTGTGAACGTCGAACATTTCCGGAAGAATATTTCGGATAACTTCGAAGTTCCAAAATCCACACCGGCCAATGTCCAACGCGGTATGCTGCACGTGCGTGTAAAGCGCCCGATCAATCAGCATGCCGGTGACATTTTCGTGGGTCAATTCAATCCGGAGATTCTGAAATGAAACTCGGTATTATTTTCGCGTGTGACGAAGAGGGCGGTATCGGCAAAGACGGTAAAATGCCATGGCACTTTCCGGGGGATTTGCAGCAGTTCAAAGATCAGACGATGGGCCTGCCAATGATCATGGGCCGCAAGACGTGGGAATCTTTCGATGGGCGTATGCTTCCCGGTCGCCCGCATATCGTGGTCACTTCTGCACCCGGTGAAAGCTTCGTGGTTCCTGAAGGCCGTGCGGATTTCCACGTTGCACGTTCGCTTGCGGAAGCAATTCAAATCGCAATCGTTTTGTGTGAAGCATCCAATCTGGAATGGGCGTGGGTTATCGGCGGTGTGCGCCTGATTCAGGACGCATTGCCACGGGCGGATAAAGTCCGCGTGACGCACATTCAAGATACGTTCGAATGTGATGCGAAAGTACACCCGTCGTTCTTCCACCACATCATGGTCAACCGGCTGGAATGGAAAAACGTTGCGGAACATGAACGCTACACGGTCAACGAGTATTTGATGTGAAAAAGATCGACACGTATCAATGCTTTTTCCAGATGGGCGCCATGAGCTTCGACGAAATCGAGGAACTGTTTCGCGGTTATATTGCGCGTATTCCAGATGTGCAGATGTTGGTTAGCACACGTCTCGACGCACGCGCAGAATTCACAAAGCAGTTCGACAACTGCAAAGCATTCGGTGAAGACGATTTCCGTAACTTGGCGACTGGTTCTCACGGCCTGCGTAACAACGACGTGATTATCACCAGCGGCGATAAAAACGGCCAGACCCTGATTGTCAGTTGCTGCGGTAATTACCCGATCTAGGAGGCGTCATGGAATTGTTGCCCATGCATCAAATTCTCGAAGGTGGAAAACTCGGCCCGTCGTTTAAGCATTTGTGGGGCCGGTCGAAATTGACGTTTCGCAGCACGCCAGAAATGGAAGCGGAACTAAAACGTCTGGTCAGCGAGTGGATTCCTCACGAAGATTTCAGCAATTATATTTTCTTGGGGAATGAACACGGCCTCCCGAAACATATGAATGCGTTGCACATGTATATTCATTCGACGGGCAGCAGTCGCGGCGTCGAGTGTTATATCAGGCTCGCTGAAAAAACTGCGCTGATCGTCGAGTAATCAAAGCCCCGTAAAGCCTTGTGCCTGCGGGGCTTTTTCGTTTGTGGTTGACTTGCAGGCCGGGCCTTTGATACCTTTGGGCCTTCACCCGCTCTTTCACAACTCAGGAAGCCCCACAATGAACGACCTAGAAGACGCAATCGCCCGTGTATTGGCCGCTGAAGGCGTTGAAATCTGCCACGGCGCATCCGTTAAGCTGGCGGTATTCATGACGGATTATCTACAGGCAGAACTAGCGGCCCGTCGCGCTGCATCTGGTATCTACACCGCATCAGAAGCAGCTAATGCAGAACGGGAAGCCCAAGTGTTCTGCGATAAACACGACCTAGACCGCAACGTACTGTTCAGCATGTAACAGAAAAGAAAAAGCCCCCGTTTCCGCATTGGATTCGGGGGCTTTTTTGTTTGTGGTCAATTTACGCGGCGCCCGCTTGTTTCTTCGGACGGCCATGCAGTTTCAAAGTACGCTCACGCGCCTTTTCCATTTCTTTCTGAGCTTTGGCGAGCAACTGTTTCAGATGGGAAACCTGTTCTTTGTCGTCGCGGCCTTCTGCCTTCTTGAGTGCCATTTTGATTTTCACGGCTTTCTGCGTGTAGTCGGCGCTCATTTTTGCAAGCAAGGTACTGGCTTTGCTTTTGCCTTCGCGAGTCATTACCCGGTTGTGTTTGCTGTCTTTAACTTCGACCAATTTATTGCCAGCGGTACGGTGCGTGATACGCCCGTTTTTACCCCACCGACCATAACCGTGCGAAGTCAGGCCCAGCTTACGCGCCCGCGTTGCAACCGCACTGACTTTTGCTTTCTTGCCAGACTTGGTGCTGGACTTTTTAATTGGCTTCGCTTTCTTGATAGGCATTAGTAGCCGTCTCCAATTCGTCTGTAATGATGCGGAAAAGTTTCAGGCTATCCGGCCTATCCACAGTGTAAAGTTTGCGCCGGATAACTTCCCCGACCTTTTTCTGAACCACATAAATTTCCACGGTGTCGCGGAAGTCCACGTGAATAAAGAATTCATTTCCGTATTTGGAAAACTGATACGTTGCGCGGGTGAACATTTTGCCATTCAGGAAGAAACCCCGAAGATCGACAGGCGAATCACAGCGCATATAATTTGGCGACCAGTCCGGCATGTACTCGATAAGCATCTGCCCCAAATTGTGCAGCGTGCTTAATTCGAGTCCATTCGGTTTCTGAAAATCCATTTCAATTTCCACGGCGTTCCTCCCGTAGACCAGCCACACGCTTGTCAGAGAAACGCATCGACTCACGTTTTTCTGCAATCTTTTTCACCAGCGCTTGGCGACGATCCGACCACGCTTTTACCTTCGTTGGATCTTTCGGGCGTTTGCTGTTGACGGTTGCCAAACGCTTTTGCAGATCCCGCAAAGCTTGCTGCTTTTTCATCTTGTGGTCTTGTGCCACTTTCGCCGTGCGTGCCAACTTGCCATCGGCCTTGTGGTCGCCGTGCTGCTGCTTTCCAGTTGGATCGCTAGCGGTTGCCAGTGCGTTGCGTTCTTTGTTGGCCTGCGCGTTCTGAAGGCCTTTGCGCAGCAACGAACGGAACCAGTCTTCACCAATCCCTTTCGGTCGCGGTTTCGTGGCCTGCGCAACCTGCTGAAACGTCTGGTCGAAACCTTCGGGCGACAGCGGGTTCACTTCTGGATTCAAATCAATTTCGATTTCTTGCCACTGATTCTTTTTCTTCGCGTCCTGCATTTCGCGGAAATCTTTAAAAGGATCACCGAAAATATCACGAAGACGCCCGGTCGATTCGACTGGTTCTTTGTCTTCGTTGTCGCAGGCCCACCCGTCAATCGTAATCTCGGTCATCGTTGGCGTCCCCGTTCACGACGGCCCAACCAGTTCGATTTGGACACGTGCATTTTGTCGATGTAATCGTGCGGGAAAGCCATGGCGCCTTGCTGCCCGGAACGCGTGCGATCTTTCAGCAACGAAGCTTTTTTAGCCTTCGGTACATCGTGCATCATTTTGTCGTCGTCTTCCCAACGTAAAATGCGAGCGCCATCGTGTTCAGGTTTTTGCACGCCATCCGATTGTTTGGCACGACCTTTAATTGTTAGCTTTGGCATATCTACCTCACGGGCATCTAACCGTGTCCTGAATATCCATTTGCCGTTTCTCTGCGCCCTTTAGAGGCGTGTCGATCAGTCCGCTTTTCAGGCGTTTTCTGCGGCGCTTTTTTGTGAGTTTGCCGGACGCATTCAGTGAGTGCCCTTCCTTCGCACGGTCGAACCGTACTTCTGGAATTGCATCCCACCGTTCCGCCGATCCAGCCCGCGCAAGCGAGAGGATCATTTCCATTATTTGCTCACTCCAATTTCGATAAAGTTCGGTGCCCGGCGTGCGACAGCAGCAGCGATTGCGTAGTCAGCACCGCGAACCTGTACAACGCGTGGTTCGAGTTTGAATTGCTCGACTTTTTCGTTGTGGATCACGTAGGCCAGCGGCGGATTCGGAATGTGCAGCACAGGCGCCAGCGTAGGCACCGCGAAAACAAACGTCACGATATCGTGCTGTGCGTTCTCGACAGTAACCCAAACCGGTGCAAATTCTTTCGCCATTTCACGAACGATTTTGATATCAGATTTGTGCCGATCATCAATATCGAAAACCCGCACGAACACATTGGCAAACAACGAACTGTACGACTTTTTCAGAATGGAACGCACACCGTCAGAAATCCGTGCGCTCACATCCTCGGCAGCTAGTGCAATAAAAAGTTCCATTTACAAATCCTTTATCGTGAGCCAGTCAGGCGGAAGCGCGGCCTTCAATGCCTCTTTCGTTTCGCCTTGGGCAAACATCGCAAACATCTGCGCGGTCTGTTGAACTTGCCGCTGATTATCCAGCATGCCGTCCACCATTTCGTTGAAGGCTGGCAGATGTTCCATATCCATCAGAGGCAGAAGTTTTTCCCAGTCTTCGATAGTCCCGTTTACCGGGAAGTTTTCGATAAAACTGTTCACCTTCTGAATTGCCGCAACGTAACGCCCTTGGGCCGCGACCGCGAATTCTGGCGGGGATTTCGCCATCGTTGCAATACCGCTAGGGGCACCGGCATTACTGAGAACGCGATTCTGCCGGGTAGCTGCGCCCGCGTACAAACCCATTTGCGCGAAATCGTGCGCTACAGCTTTCAACAGGGTTTGCGTTGCGTCGATATCTTTTTCTCGCAGCGATTCAAGGAACTTGTGGCCGTTGTCTTCACCGATCAAATCCAGCGGGAAAATACCGGCGCCAACGTAGGTCGAACCGTTCAGCAAGTCCGGGTAATCCGCGAGGTTGATAATGTAATGCCCAAGGGCACGCATTCCACCACCGAATTTAACCAGAATTTTCATTACGTCCGGATCGACAACGCCGATCTTTTTGTCTTCCTCGGTTGGTTCCCCGATTACAACCACGAACGTTTTCGCCACACGGAAAATATTCTTCTGGAATTCGTTTTGCGGCACAGCATCTGGATTCTCACGAACGCAGTTGCTCAACATCGAAGGCCGGGTCAGAAGCTCTTCGACCAGATTGGCATTGAGTTCGTTTTCCTGCGAATACCAGATGGATTTAAACAGCTGCGGTGCGTTACCCAAAATGCGCATATACATCTTCGCAGTCAGGCAGTCGAAACCACCACGGCGCATATGGGCAATCAGGTCACGTTGAATGCTGGCTGCATCCTGTGCGTCGTGGTTGTCCATCAGTTCGTCGATAGACCGCACAACCATTTCTTGCGCTGTTGCAGAAATGTTTTTCAGGCCGAGAATTCGTTTACGCATCCGACGATCACGCAGCGCCCAACGGAAACGGGCTTCGCGAATGAAACCGGCCAGCAGATCAGAGGTCACAATGTCGTTTGCGCTGGTGGAATTGATAAACCACGCGATGATTGCGCGATAAGTCTTTTTGTCACCGGCCAACGTTACCGCGATATCCTGAATTTCCGCTTCCGTGTAATCGCCTTTGTACGGCTCAACCGTAGACAGCACGCGGTGTGCCGATTCCTGATAGGCAGTCGAACCAAACACAGAACTTTCGCGAATCAATTCCGCATATTTAAATACGAGTTTGTGCAGTTCTGGAATGGATTCAACATCGTCCGGCAACAGGTCAACGGTGCCGCACGCGTAGCTGATTGCCGCATAGTTGTAATTGTCCGGATTGTCTTTTACTTCACGCACGAAATAACGATGTGCGTTTTTCGGACTCAGGAACGAAAGCGAACGGTAGGTATCCGGCGCCTCTTCTGCTTCGCGTTCAGCCAGCAACAGCGCACGGCGGAACTCAGGCGATGCCATGAATTTAGCGATGCTATCCGAATCGGAATCCGAGAAAGAAGACGCAGCATGTTCAAGGAATGCAGCAGCGAATTTCGGATTGGCAAGTACGCGGGCCGCTGGTTTAACGAAACGTGCGTTGATCGTTTTTGCATGGTCGATCAGGATGTTGATCACCACACTGGTGTCGGTGATTCCTTCCGCGTTTCGTTTCATCAAATAGTTCGCAAAATCTGCAAACATTTCCGGGCGTTCTTTCAGCTTCTGCTGATCGTCAACCACTGCCCAGTCAACGGTTGGCCCTTCGGAAGAACCATCGTTCTCTGCACGCGGTACAAGGCCGTCGTTGTAAAGCTTTTCGTTGAGCTTATAAATCCCGGCAGGAACACCGGCATTCAATTTGCGCAGGAAGCGCGCCAACGTTTCAGCCAGACCGGGAACCGGGTTGCCATAAACATCGGTTTCACGACGGTAGAAAATAGAACCCGATCCGTCATCACGCAGGAAAGGTTTCAACAGGCAACGACCCAACGGTTTCGTGATATTTGGATCATCAGAGCGCACGGCGTAAACAACCAACGTTCCTTCGGCCACGTCGTGTTTCAAATAACTGACGTTGGAACCATCGCTGTAATCGTCGCGATAATCGCCCATGCGCATGCAGCTGGTTTCATCCCAATCACGGCCAGTGGACATACCGATAATGTCGTATGGGTGACAGGAAATAACCATTGTGAATTCGGAGGTAGAACTGTTCTGCAATTGCGGGTCATTGTCGAATGCGGCCTTAGCCACGGAATCTTTCGAAATAACCTTACCGATATTGAATACGTTTTTCTGATCTTTATCGTTCAGCTTAACGCAGCGTTTCGCCCGGTAATCAGTGATGCGGAAACCGGCTTTGCGAACGGCCAAACGAACTGGCAACGGAATGACCACGTTGTTCGTAACTTGTGCGTGACCAATGGGAACATAAACGCGAAACCCTTTGGAACCACGCGGCATGAATTTGCGAAGCAGTTGAACGGTCGGCCCGTTCTTATCCCAATTGCGGCGGTATTTCAAAGCACTACGCATTGAAACCGCTGCTGTACCGAGGAAAGCCAAGTCAATTAGCATGTTTTTTGATCCATAAAAAAGAAAGCCGGGTCAGCCTAAACCTTCCCGGCGTAACATACTATAAAATTACTGTTTTTATTCGCTGAAACCAGCGTCGTCTTCCATTTCCTGCTGTTCGTTCGGACGGCTTTCGCATTCGCTTTTCAACTCAGCCCGCAAATCACGCACGCGGTCTTCATTGTCAGCGTAATCGTCTTCGGAAACGTTCGTCAAATCGGTGGCGAATGTGGCGAGTGGTGCATCGTCATCGAAATAATCAACGTCTTCGTCGTAGCCCACGAAGTCTTTCACTTTTTCCAACGCTTCCAACAGCTTGCGATTGAGGCGAAGGGTTTTGTAATTGTTCTCAATGATTTCATCTTCAATTGATTGACGAATTTCATTGTAGGCGGCATCCGCCTCTTCGTAAGCGTCTTCGTCCAATACGTCATCGTCGGGCATGAAAATTTCACGATCATTCATGCGTCGTTCAACGCCCGCATCCACCTCTTCCAATGGAAGCAAACGCGTGGCGTTGATCAGGCTGTAGAGCGCATCAATTGCAGGATCTAAATCCATTTCACGAACCAGTTTCAGCATGCCGCGAACTTCGCCCGGAAGCTTCTCGGTAGGAACCCAACCGAATGCATCGCCGCCCAAATGTTCCATGAGTTCGGTCGAATGGGTAATGTCCGCACGTTCGCCGTTGAAATCCAGTTTATACAGCAATTCAGGGAACGATTTAATGCGGGTGTAGCGATTGGCGCCAGCGCGTTGCACGTAGTTGTCGGAAACATCCGTGATATCGCGAATTTCGAATTGTTCTTCGTCGATTTTCCGTTCCAAATGCAACGGTTTATCCAGAAGGTTCCCGGCCTGCACAATAATCTGCAATGCGTTTTCGATATCGGTGGTCAGCGGTTCCAGTTTCGGGCCGTCCCATGCCATAAGTGCCGGGATAATCCCCTGCATCGTATCGGCTAGTCCCGAAGTGAAAATGCCATCGCTTTCGGTCAAATGCATTACGGCTGGCAAATGGAGATTCGCCAAGTTTTTCACGTACTGCGGTTCCCAACCATTGCCGAGGATCGACGGAATAACTTCCTCGTTATCGTCGAGGTATTTAATGAGCGCCGCTTTGTTGTCTTTGAAAAGTTGTTCTTTACTCGGATTCAGGATCAGATATTTAACCTGTTCCATTTTCACATGATCCATCATGAATGCAATTTGGCGATCTTCCTGTTTATCAAGGAAGCGGAACACCCGGCGATTCGCGAGCGCCAATGCGGTTACGGCAGGGTCAGCGGCCCACAACGCATCCGAACTCAGTTTGCCGACGTTATCCATCACATAACCGAGGAAAAGATTAATGCCGCCAGTTGCGTACATCATGTCAGCTGCATCCGGGCCGAGCCAGATTGCGTTTTCCACATCAATTCCAAGGTCGATAATTGCGTATGCACCTTTCTGCATCGAATCATCATTGAGCATCGTCATGTGGCGGGCAGCGTGCGCAGCGGTATTCAAAATGCGTGCGCAATTCGGCAAGTTTTCCAATTCTTCTTTCGAAGGCACTGGAGTTTTGCCAGTGAGGATCATTTTGAAAATGCGGGAATTATCACGCAGTTCATAATCGTTCAAATCTTCCACGCGGCTAAGCGCTTCGATTACGGGATTGCCCCCACCGTGCGAAAGGTTGTGAACACGGTCGTCATCCAGACCAGCCAGAATTTCTTTCGTGAAGCCTTTCGTTTTCTCGAACGAACCAATGCGGCGACCGACTTCGGCCAGCACCGTACTCAAAGGCTGGTCTTTGTAGGCCAGCAAATGAATGCCGTTAACTGCGGCCTTCACGCCTTTGAGGGTTTCGACGATTTCATCAATTTGCGTTTCTTTCAAACGACTTTGAATTTCATCGTTGTTCAGGAAGGTGATGATATTGTCGATATGATCATCACGGAAAGCATGATCTTCCATGGCTTTCACTTGCTGCTGCACGTATTGCACGGCGTGCGCAGGATCAAGCGTCACGTCTTCAATCGACAGGTTATCGTCATGGCTCGGTTTGTGGTACGTGTAATCGCCCATGCCGTCGTTGTAAAGGCCCTTAGCCATTTGGAACGTGCCTTCCGGAAGGTGCGCATTAATCTTACGCAGAAAACGCGAAAGAATAATATCGAAACCGGGAACCGGGTTGCCGTAAATGCGGGTTTCACGACGATAAAGCACTTCGCCTTTTTCGTTGTAGAAAGGCTTCAGCAAGCAGCGTGCTTTCGGTTGCTGAATATTCGAATCATCGGCGCCGACAACGTAGGCAACCAAGGTGCCTTCCGAAACGTCGTTGCGCACGTAATGCGAGTTCGAACCGGGATCGAGACGGTGTTCGCCATCAGCAAGGCGCATGCACGACATTTTGTCCCACGCACGCCCGGTACTCATACCGATTACGTCATACGGGTGACAGCTGATCACGACCTGCAACGCACCCTGTTTGGTGTTCTGCAATTGTGGATCGTTATCGAACGCCGCTTTTGCGTGTGGATCTTTCGCAATTACTTTGCCGATATTGAAAACGTTCTTCTGTTCTTTGTCACCGATCTTGACGCATTTCTTCGCCAGATAATCGGTTGGTGCATAGCCTGCTTTTTGCAGGGCCGAACGCACAGCCGGGGGAACCGTGAAGTGCGCTTTATGGTTCACACCGATATCGAAATACAGGCGATACCCTTTCTTGCCCGGCCCGAACGGCATCATGGATTGCAACAGCTTCACAATCGGTGCATTGCGATCCCAATTGCGGCGATATTTCAGTGCCGTTTTCATGGACACGGCGGCCAATGCCATTTCTAATTTCATTTGTTTAACTCTGTAGGGACAGAATGCGTTGGGCGAATACTTCGGCTTCGCCATCGCCTTTGGATTCAGCTACGCGGTGAATAAAATCACGCACGTTTTTACGTGTGGTGAACCAGTGGTATCCGTTGGAAAGTGCATCGCGGTTTTGCGCGTAGGCCCAGTAGACCAACTGTTCGCGAATTGCTTTGTTGTGCTTCGCCATTTTAGCCAGAACACCAACCGCTTTTTCGCTCAGGTATTTACGCGCTTCGGGAATCCATTCAGGGAACACAGCTGCCCAGTCCGGCGCCGCATTCAGCACGCAGGCTTCACCCTGAAGATTATTCGAGGTCGAGTTGCGGAAATTCGGGTGCCAGTCAAACGACCGCACAATGTCCACAATCTTTTCATCCCAACCGGCAGGAATTTTCGATTTCTTCACGAAGTCTTTCAGGTTCTGGATTTTCACACGCGGAGTGAGCCAGCCAGTGTCGGCCAGAAGTCCGTGCGAAACAAATGCGAAATACAGACGAATCTTTTCAGCGCCCGGCGTCCGAGAATCTTGCAGTTCTTTCGTCCAGTGGTAAGCGCCATAAATAAACTTCTGCGCAGCCTGCCGCAAAAGGTCGGTGCTGATATCGTCAACGTTCGCCAGCCAGCGCGAATCGTACAGGCCGTATTTCATTGCATGACCGGCGTTGGTAGGTTCTTCGTCTTCGTTCCACGCGAATTGTTCGTGCGCAGCATCACCAAGGTGTTTACTGGTTTCGAACAATTCCTGTGCATGCGTGCCCATCAGGAATTCGGCCAGATCGTAATTGCGCAGATCGTCAGCAGGAATAACCTGATCGTAAATCGCACCGATCTTTTTCGCGCCCATGTTGAGGCCACGCGCAGCATTCAGAATTTCTTCCAGATTGTGAATGTCGGTGGTGATGCGCAGCATGTCGGGCAACCAACGTTTGTCGGCGGTCAGCCAGACTTTCGGCCCGCCAGCCGGGTACATATTTTTCAGAATGAAATTGTCTTTATCTTTGATCGTTTCGTAATCCGCGATGATCGCCGTGCGCTTATCATCAGAGCCGTCGATATGCACGCTGTTGTGCAGCTTGTAGATACCGGCCTGCGCGCCTTTGTTCACACGCTTCAACCAGTTTTCAACAGTGCGTTTAAAACCGGGAATAGGCTGGCCGTAAACAGCGGTTTCGACTTTGAAATAAACGAAAGATTGATCGTCGGCTTTCTTGTACGGTTTGATCAACAGGCGAGCGTGAGGCTTGTTGATGTTTTTATCTTTGGGGCTGATCACGTAGGCAACCAACGTGCCTTCCGCAACGGTGCCCGGCATGAATTCTACGGCCTTCTCGCCTGCGTCACCTTTGTTCTCAGGCGTTGCTAAGCGCATGCAGGTCGTCTTATCCCAACGGCGCCCGGTAGACATTCCGATCACATCGTAAGGATGCGCAGAAATCACGCAGGTGTATTCGTCTTTGTGGGCCGAACGTTGCGGATCGTTTGCGAATTCTTTAATGGCTTCTGCATCGCGCAAAATCTTGCCGATACGCACGCGACGTTTACCGTCCGGAGCCACCGCGATTCCGTTGATGTAATCTTCGATGCTGTAACCGGCTTCGTGGATTGCGTGGAACACCGCATGTGGCACCACTACGCGGTCGGCCTTCGTTTTCTTGATCGGCATATACAGCCGATAACCTTTGCTATTTTTAGGCAGGAATTTACGGACGGCTTTCACACCGATTCCGTTTTTATTCCAGCCCTTTACGAATGGGCGCGCAACACTAAGTCGTACTGCGGCCACAGCCAATTGCATTTCCATGCGTTTACTCCAAGCCGTGCATTTCTTTTTCTTCTTGAGTCATCCAGCGCTTGCGCACGTAATCAAGAAATCCTTTGGTGTCGGTCTTCAGGCGACGTTTCACACGCTTGATCTTTTCCAGAAATTCGGCGTCGTGCGGATCTTTGAGGAACCCCGCCAACTGATTGAAGTCACGCACAGGCCCCGCTTCTACATCCCGATATTTAATCAGGTTTCGAATATCGCGGGCCACACGTTCGCGGGCCTTGCGTTCTTCTTTGTGCTTGGCCCCGGCCATGAATTGCGTGTAATGCGGCTTGTCACCCTTGAACACGATTTGCGATGCGACATACCACGCTTCTAGCGTGTAGTCCGGGCCGGGCGTCCATTCGTTCTTACCGAATTTCTTTTTCTTAATGTTGGAAACTTCCAGCTTGATTGTCTTGCGTTTATCAAGCCGCACAAATGCCTTTTGATCGTCGTACTGGAACAGCTGGATCTTGTTGCGTTTTGCCAGCAGCGCCAAGGTTAACGATTCGTTTTCCTTGTACTTGCCGCTTTCTTTCATGAAATGGATTTCTTTGATGTATCGAATGCACGGAATGTACATTTTGTTTGCGAACAGGCGGTCTTCTTTTTCGTCGTTGGAAACGTGCTTTTGGCTCGCCCAATAATCGACCGCTTTGATTTGGTAATTCGCGTTCAGCTTCTGGCCGTCCAGCACGAAAATGACGTGCGTCGAGCCAGCTTCTTTGATGAAATAATCGGAAAGTTTCGAACGTGCAAGGCTCAGGAAATATTGAGCATCCCCGAATTCAGACTCGACGCCTTCGTTGGTTGGCATCAGCCGGAAGCGGTCTTTTTGCATTGCTTCAATTGCGTATTCCATCGGGATCAAATGATAGAGTACGGAACTCCCGGCCAACGCCAATTGCATTTCCATTAAGTGAAATCCTTCGCCGGTTTATAAACCATCAGCAGGCTACCCCATTCATCTTTGAAAAGCTTTTTCGTCTCTTCCAAAGTTGCATCGAGTTTGAGTGCTGGTCGGAACCCGTTTTTGTAGAACACGTGCAGGCTGGCAATGCTGCTAACCTGCCCGCCGATATCCGATTTATACGTGCGCACAATTCCCTTCAGCAGGAAATCACCGTGGCCCTGTCCGCGTGATTCTTCGTTAACCACGTAATCGGTTACGCTGTGTTTGCATGGCGAGAATTGCCCGCCTGTTTTCACGCAGATGTAACCGTGTTCGGAACGAAATTCTTTACCGAAATGTTCGCCCCGGTCACTGACTTTAATTGAGGCCCCGAGGGCGATCATCACTTCCATTTTTATTTGCCCTGTTCTTTACGCAGTTCGGGAAGGTCAGCCGCAACCGCCAAAAAGAATTGAGCGAACTTGCGGATTTCTTGTGGTGTACGGGTTTTGCTGGAGCCAGTCGCCATGTAGGAAACGTCGGCCAGCAAACGGTCGCCGTCCATTGCATCGGCTGCGTTCAGCACGAAATACGAATCCACGTCAGCCAGTGGAATTGCTTCGTAATATTCGGCAGGCCCCGGATCAAGTGCGGTATCCAACGCCAATTCGTACAGCACTTTTTCTTTGGTGAAACGCACGCCCATGATTTTGGCTTTCAGTGCGTTTTTCTGGATTTGTTCCGGCGTGAAGTCGTGAATTGCCGGGTGAAAAAACACAGGCTCGCCAATGGCGTAGCGGCTCGGCAGCATTGTCGGTTCAGCAGCGGTTGCGATTTCCATTTTCATTTATTTTTCCACCACTTGATCGCCGTCGAGGCCGTAAAGGGTTTTGGTCGTGGTCATGTCGCCGTTTTTGTCGCGAATCCAGATCACCAGATGCACGTCACCGACCAGTTTAATGTGCTGTGCCAATTGCGTTTCGATCCTCGGCCAAGTGGATTTGCCGCCGATGGTCATCATGGGGCTACCGTCTTTTTGAATCTCGAAACCTGCCATGGTGGTGCCGGTTGGAACCAGCTTTTTATTCGCGGCCAAAGCCATTTGAATTTCCATTAAAATTTAATCCGATATTCGCCTTCGCGGACTTCATCCACGGCAAGCGGAGTTGGTAGGCCAACGCATTCAGGCTGCGTCAGAATCGAGTCGAGGAAATAAGTGAAAAGCGTAATGCGTTCGTTGTCCTGCGTGGTAAACGAATAACCGTTTTTCAGTTCTTCCGCTGCCACAGGCTCGCCGGTCACTGCGTCTTTCACAGCAGATTCAACCCACACTGTGTATTCGTACCAGCCTGCACCTTCACCGAATTTGTAGGTGCCGACATTTACCGAACATTTGTAATGCCCGGACAAGTCGTAATATTTGCGGATGGCTTTCGGGTGCCCGTATTTGGATTCACTCAATTCGAATCCGCGCAGACGCAGTTTATCGAAGAACAAATAAACCTGATTCGGACTCGCACCTAATGCGATATTCACTTCCATTTAATTCACCCGTTGTTGACGGCGCGTTTGCCGCATTACGTGTGCGACATACCACGGCATAGCGTGAGCTTCTTTCTTCGATGGGCCAGCGTTATCGCCGCCGTAGTCGGGGCCGGGAATTCCACGATCACCTCCCTTTCCATCGTTCCAATCTGCACCCGGAAAGCCATGCTGACCAATAGGCCCGCACACACTGCCACAGCCGCACTCAGGCCCCTTGCAAGTAGGGCCACAGGGGCCGCGTGGGCCTTCCGGGCCTTGTTCGCCGCGCTGACCAATACAAACACCGCTTTCGTATACGTCCATTTGTCCCACGCTCTTTTTATTAAATGTGACGAACTTTCTTTGCCTGATTCGTAGGTTTCGGCGTTGGTGCCATAACATCTTGCAGGATGGTTTCCGTACCGCGATACGGCTGAATCAAATCGCCATAATTCATCGAATAAGAACGCTTGGCGCGGATGGTACGCCCGCTAGGTTCCAGCAGGTCGAACAGCACGGTGACGCCGCCGTATTGTTTGGTGAATTCTTTGATTTTCTTCAGCGCTTGGGCCGCACTGCACGGCGCATGCGAACCAGCGTTCAGATATTTTTCCGAATGGTTGTCGTGGATCGAATACGCTTGGATTTTCGTATCGGCGGGAATCAAATTCCCTTTGTCGATTTTGTTCGACGCAACAGCGATCAGCAATTCCATTTGTTAAACCTTCTCAGGGCCGGTACGTTTCAGGATATACGTTTCGCGCAGCAAAACCGTGCGGTCGCCGTCTTCTGCGTAAAGCGCAAGATCCGCTTTCATCCCCAGCGACATAAGGCGATCCATTTGTTTTGTCGCCTGTTTGGCGGTAGCGGCACGACCACGCCCCAAGATGTTAAAAGTGCCTTCGTGATACAGCACAAAATGAGTGACCTTGGAACCTTTCGGCAATTTGTCTACCGAAACAGGGTTGCGATTTTCGTTGGCAACTGCCAGCATCATTTCCATATTTATTCTGCACTCTTCGTAGCGAGGTCAATCGCTTTTTGGATTTTGGAGTTTGGACGCGTGTTCGTTTTTTCGTAGACCGGCAGGAATACCGAAGGGTCGATATAGTTCGCGATTGCCGTGGTGGCCGTCACTTTCTCCCCGGCCAAATGACCGAGTTCCTTACCGATTTTCAAACACTGCGTTTCGATCCATTTGTTTACGTCAGCATCGCGGGCGCGGGCACCAAACGGGCATTTGTCCATCAGCAATTTCGCCATCGCTGTACCGCGCAGCTTACGGAATTTGTGAATGCTGAAACCTTCAGGAAATCCGAGGTCACGCAGGTAGCCGTTCACTTGGCTGTTCGATAGAGGTTTGCCACGGAAAGTGAAAACATATTCCGCTGGCTTTTTCTCGTACAGGAATTCGTCAAGTGCAGCATGCAGCATTTGCGTCCGCTGATCTTCGAATTTGATCACGTGTTTCTGCGCACCGCCTTTCTTGCCGATGTACTTGAAAATCGCACGTTGATCATTGAACAGAATGTGTTTGCGCAGCAGCGTAGAAATGCCGTAGGTCGTTTCCCCGGCTGTGTTGCCACGGGTCGAACCGATGCGCGCACTTGTCTGGTAAATCGTCTCACAAACGGCAGCAGCAACACCACGCAACGATCCCGGCCCCTTAGCCAAATCAGGCAACCATTTTTTCACATACTTCGTCACATCGGGCAGCATGTTTTGCACGACGTTAAAAGACTGCACGCGGCCTTCGGTACGGGCTGCAATCGTGTAGACGTTCGAAAGATTTGCAGCAAATGGTGCTTTGTACTGGCAGTAGTAAACGGTCGATCCCGCTTTGTAATTCGGGTTCATCGAACCTTCACCAATCGGTTTATTCAGCAGTTGCAAACCGTCAGTGGTGAAGTAATTCCCTTTGTCGTCGATCTTGCCGACGAACCAATCAGGAATATCGTGCTGCACGCCGTTCATTTGTTCGCGGATTACGTCCACGTCCACAATGTGTTCACCGGATGCCCGAACTATATTCGCAATCGCTTTATCTGCGATGGCTTTACGCTGGCGGCGCATGTCCAAATAGTCTTGGTGTTCCGTCAGGTTGCCGCCCACTTCTTTCGCCTTATCACGCCATTTCTCAAGCGTGGTATTCGGCATCACGTGGCCCTTCACTTTGCCGTGAGTTTTCACGTGTTCTTCGAGGCGATCATAAAGCGATTGCTGCACCGAAGTGTCAACGTGTTCGCCTTCGTGCAAAAACATTTTGCTGATATGCGAATCTTTGAAATAGCCAACGTTCTGCATGATGCGATTACCCGCACCCGACGATCCGTTGTAGGCCAGACGCACGTCATTCAGGAAACTCAATTGCAGCTTGGACAAACCTTTGTCTTTATCGAACGATTTCTTTTTCTTTTTCAGGGAGTCGAAACAGCCCTTCACGATGATCGAATATTTCTCGTTCGATACGTCTTCGCCATTGACCAACATCGACAAAGTTTTGGCAAAGGTGCGCTTGATCGCGTACTGCTCAAGGAACGGCTGCGCTTGTTCGTTCCACTTCTTCAATTTCGTTTGAAAATTCGTACCGTAGTCGAATTCGGGCGCCTTGTAAATCGCGATCAAAAGTTTAATGAACGCATCCGCTGCACCGGGCGGCGATACTGAGGCTGCAATTGTCATTTCCATCATTGGGCCTTTAGGTAATCCATCCGGTTGAATTTGTTGGCGTAGCGACGGCTTTTGATATCGTCAGTCGGGATACGCATTCCTACATAACTCGACGTGTTATCCAACCGGCTTTCTTCGGTTTCAACTACGCGGCCCTTGTCGTCCACGCACATCAGCAAAGATTCCATTTGGTCTTTGCCTTCTGCGTTTTTGTACACGCGATAACCGTAATAAAGCGAGAACTTATTCTGTTCTGCAAACTTGATCAGGTGGTCATCACCTTTAGGCAATTTGGGAACGAAATTCCCACGCGGGATAATGGGCAGACGCAGCAGGCGATTACCGAGGTCGCGAATATCCGGGTAGTTCCGGGCCAACCGAATCATCAGCCCGCCCGACAAATACTTTTTACCACTGGCCGCTAATGCGAGCATCATTTTCATTTTTACACCGTTCGGTCGATCAGTGCCAATACTTGGCGCTGCACCTCTTCAAGGGGTTGCTGTGCGTCGATCACAACCCACGAATCATCAATCAGATTGTGGTAGGCCTCACGCACTTCAGCGAAATAAGACAAAGGTTTTTTCTCGAATTCATCGAGAGCGATTCCCTTTGCAACGCGGGATTCGTGCATACGCTGGAAGCTGACTTCTGGCGGCAGATCCAACAGAATTGTCAGATCAGGTTTGATCAAATGTTCCGAACACATTTCGTGAATGGCCCACGTCTGATCACAGGTGCGCGTTTGGTAAGCGAGTGCTGACCAGTAATAACGTTCACTGAAAACGTGCGCGCCACGTTCCAGCGCCGGACGAATCAAATGTTCGGTATGTTGAATGCGGGAAGCATACGACAGGAAAGGTTGACACAACGCGGGAATTTTCCCTTCGTTATCAAGCATTAGCGTGCGGATCGCTTCAGCAAATGGAGTGCCGCCCGGCTCACGGGTAAAGATCATTTCCAACCCGCGTTTCTTTGCATGATCACCAACGTAAATCGAGGCAGTTCCTTTACCGGCTGCTTCGATGGATTCCAGTGCAATAAATTTCCCGATCATTTCAAAAACACCCGCTGCGTTCTGGTAATGGTGTGCTTAGCGTCACCCGCGAGCCAAGCCAGTTTGCGATACATGCGAAATTTTGCAGTGATTGCGACAGGCCGATGCTTCGCTTTCTGACTGCACGAAATACGCCCGGTGGTTTCGCTCAGAACCAGAATGCCCACACCCTCTGCTTTCAGTTCTGCGCGAATTTCCGGATAGCACCGCGATTGAGTGATTGACGGTGCAAACAAGAAATACATCTTGTTCACGTGTGGCAAATAATCACGCCATTTTTTATCAGCGCGGAAATCTGCCAAGCAGCTTTTGATTTCAACCCCGTGGAAATTGCCGGGATAGTCGATAACCAATGCATCAAGTCGCGACCGGCCCCATGGCACCACGCCCACTTCTTTGTGAACCGAACAGGTTTTCTTCACGTAGTAATAAGTCAGCGCCTGCATAAGCGCGCTGGTGATATCACTGCGGGACATTTTCACTGTTGTTTCCGGAAGGGCTGTTTTCTTTTCGTATGCCTTTTTGGCACGCGATTGTTTCGTGCTGCTTCTACGTCGCTTTGTGTAAGCCACCGTCAATCCCCTTTTGTCACGCAATCAGTCGCATAATTTTGGCGTACTCTGCAAGCAGGCCTTTGCGATCATATTTCTTGATGAACGCATGCATGGCGTCCACATATTGTTGGTACGAAAAACGATCCGCATACGCTGCGCGGATATCGTTCAGGATGTTCACCACGTCGTCATCGTGGATTGAGTCCCGGCCCATGCGACCAATCAAGGTGCTGAACTTCTTGTCGATTTGGGAACTCAAAAGCTTGCCCGGAAACTTCATCCATTTTGCGCGCAACACCATTCGGTCATCGGTGTAGCTACGCATGGATTTGTAGAAGTTATCCAGCGGCAACGCGTACAGATCCGGCACGTCTTTGTAATCAGGCAATTCCACAGCAATCGACGGACGCAAATAGGTCGTGTACAAAACCTCGGCCATGCGCAGGTCGATATCGCCTTGGATTTTCTTTTTCAAAGTCGAATCGGTAAACGTTTTCGTTCCTTTGATGTGGGTCGCGTGCGTCACGTTCCGATCTTTTGTCTTGATCAGTTTAATCGTGTATTCCGCATGCGGGTTGATTTCCTTCAGCTGCCCGGCCAGACGTTCGGCGTCATCGGCGGTAAGTTCTTTCGCCGTGTACCACGCGTTCCATGACATGACGCGAGCGCCCGCTGTTTCCTGCGCAACAATTGCGTAGAATTCTTCCGTTGCATCACGTTTGAATTCTTCGTGTGTTGCGGCCAGCAGAATGTGGAAGCCTTTCGCATTCAGGCGGCGCATTTCGTCTTGGAAATGGGGGCCGTGGTCATCGTGCAAATAATCCTTCGACGAACTTGGATCAATGTCCATCAACTTGTAACCCTTCGCGAAGTTACGAAGGTGAATCTGTTCGTGCAGAACGGTATTCGAGAACAGCACGCGGTCGATCATTGCGCTTTCATTCACGAAGAACGTGTAAACCGGTTTTTTACCGAGCCATTCCAGCTGCGCCATTCCCCACACAGTGCTTTTCGTAGTCTTGCGGAATTTCACAACCGGGCATTCGTTGTTGAAATAAGTGCGGTTGAAATAATCGTAAAGCAACGGCATCATTTCGAACGACGGTTTGAACAACATGTACGGCGGATTGTCCGGATCGGTTTCGACCGACAAAAGCTCTTCGCTCATGTTGTGCAGGTCATTGCCCTGCTTCAGTTTCAGTTTGAAAATAACTTCAGGTGCGTCGGAATGCTGAACGATGTAGACCTGCCCGTGGCGGTACATGGTGAACAAATCACCTTGCACAAAATGCAGATCATATTCGTCGCTGGCGTCCGTGTATTCGAGGTCACGCTCACCCATGTAGCGATAGTTTGCCATTATTTTAAATCCGTATTCTTGACGATGTAGGTAATCCGCACAGAATTCCGAAGAAAACTATTCAGAACCTCTTCCTCAGTTAAGCCGCGTGGCAATCCGTAAGCCGCTGGATCAGTGATATACAAATACGCATTGATCGACAGCGGATAACCGATTGTGATATCCCGAAATTCCACATATTGGTGCAGCTGCTGTGCAATCGCCAAGTCTGGATGATCGAATTCCGATTCATGGGCGAGCAAAAGAAATTGCGGCATTGGAAATCCGTAATGCACGCGCTCATGGGCCACAAGAATATCCTGCGTCAGGCGCTGTGCCAGACTGGAAAGCCCGGTAACGCATGCCGATTCGCCCACTTCGTTTATTTCTGGTTTCGGTGTGTCTGGTCGTTTGCCCGAGTTAGGAATCTCCGAAGCAACGACCGTAAAAATTGGGCTGGGGCCGTATTCACACCCCATCGCTTTCGTCGCTCTTATCGAGGTCAAGATGCAAACGAATTTCTTCAACCGATTTTTCGATTGCTTTCAGGCGGTCGTCGATTTCGTGGAAAGCTTCGACAAATACACCGGCCAGCGATCCGTAGAACACAGCCAGTTTGCCGTCCGTGGTGTTGGTCACGGCTTCCGGCATAATCTGTTTTACTTCCTGCGCAATCAGGCCCATGAACAGGCGATTACCTGCGCCGACTTTCTTGAACGTGTAGCCGTACAAACGGCGGATCTTTTTCACCGCGCCTTCAATACGCGTGATTTCGGTTTTCAGTGTGCGATCAGACGACAGCGCCACTTCGGTTTTGCAAACCATTTGCCCGATTTCGGTATTGATTTCGACGGTGTTTTCACGACCGTTGTTGAAGGTCAGCATGCCACGCGGTTCGGGATCATCCTGTGCCTGCGGGGTCATTCGCGTCATCTGCAAATTCCCGTCGAGCGATTCCATTTTCAACGTGTCATTGAAATTTACCGAACCGAATTCGTTCGCTTTGATTTCGCCTTCGAGGGCACCGCCAGCAATTGGAATATAATCCCCTTTGCCGCCGAGACTCGCTTCAACCCAACCGGCGTTGGTAATCGGTTTCCCGAAACCCAGTTCCCAGTTAGTGATTCCGGTCGCCTCAATTACGCGAACCATCATGCCTTGTTTACGCGCTTGAATCGGAATTGCGTCCCGTTCGGTCAAGCTGCTTACAATCCGGAAACCACCGCGAAGGTCAGTATCCACCAACAGAAAAAAGTCACCGGTTTTTACAAACCGTTGCGAAATATTAGTCGCCACTGTCGCCTCCGACGAACAGCACCCTTACTTCGCCGGATTGAGGTTCGAGGAATTTAATCTCGATATTCTCTCCGACTTCTTGGACACTATCCGGATAAAAGATATGTTTCGTTTGATCAAAACACTGAACGATATAATCCGGAGAACGAACAGGAATCAACACCTCTAATACGTTGGTCAGTGTCGCCTTCGTAATCGTGGCATAGCTCTGAACGTCCACCAGCCGAGCGCCATGGTTTGGCTGCGTTGGCTTTTCCTCAATTGTAATGCCTGCACCAAGCACACGTGGTTCGAATAGTTTAGTCATAAACTTACCATTAAATTAGCGGGAAAACACAAAAACCCACGATTAAGTGGGTTATTTCAAATAGGTTGATGGGTCATCAGAAAGGTAACGCCCAACCTGTCGAGTCATCTTGTGTTTTTGTTGTGTAGGAATTGGTTCTTTAATCCAACGCACGCCGTGGGGATCGGAACGGCGATTACCTGCCAGCAATTCACCAGAAAGAAACGTGCGCGTGTATTCAACGTTTGCCATTAAGGGTTCTCCGCTGCTTTACGGTCGGCGTATTCGTCCATCGCCCGAATTACTGCGTCACCGAGTGGCACCAACGTTTTCGAAATACAAACCAATGCCGCATTATCCAGAATTACCGGAAGCGTATTGGCCGCATTGTCGTAAATGAAAGTCGCGTCACCGATGTATTCAGCAGGCGGCGGGAGAATGGTTCCAGCTGCCAGCGAAGCAGTGCCTGTTCCACAAACGATCTTGAAATAATAGATCGGTTTATTCAGTACGCGATTTGCAGCCGGTAGGCCGTTAAACCATTCGCGCACCTTTGCCATTGCGTATTGTTCAAACGTCAGCGGCGTGTATTGCTGCAATGGATTGACCGCCACAACCTGTGCCACAGCATGGGCCTTGCCGCTGAACAACGGGCGTTGTGACCAGCTTGCATTGGTCAACGCATTCAGCAGCAAATATTCGGTTTTATCCGCAATGCAATAAACGGCCATACCGATACGCCGGGCGCTAAGCGGAATATTGTCGCGTGCTGCAATTGTTGAAACGCTGCGATAACCACCGGCCAGATCGGTATCTTCCAGCAGATAGGTATCGCCTGTGCGCGTGAATCGCGAAGCAATTGGAGTTGGCATAGTGGGCCTCAGTTCGTATCAGAACGGGAGGATTGAATTTTGTGGTTGCCGCCGACTTTTTCATCACGGTTACGGCCAACAGTTAATTGGTCATTGCCGTTCACTTTCACCGTGCGATTGCCACCGATTTCCAGCGTGTAATTGCCGGTGATCTTTTCGAATTTATTGCCTTTGCCTTTGCTCACACCACCAGCCGACTTTTCTTGAATCTCGCTGATTTTGGTATTGCTGGCATTGGTCAAATAACCGGGCACATCGCCTTTCGATCCAGTGATGATTTCGGTGCAGGAACCAACGATTGTTTTGCTGTAATCACCGAGGAAAACAAAGTGCGCATCGCCCGGATTGGTGACGAATACTTCGTTCGTTTTCTTGTCGGCCACGATTGCGCAACCGTTCTCCAATTCCATAACCATGCGGAACGGATAGTTGGTATTTGCAATCGAAGAAATCGTCTTTTTATCACCGGGATACGGCGCTAATTCCGGCTTGTGTGGATCGCCTTTAGGGAAGCGCACACCAACCTTTGCACCGACTGGAGGAACGTTCTGGAATCCGGAACGCGTCGGCTTATCGTCGTCGGTCGTGTAGTCCTGATTCATTGGCAATGCCCACGGCAAATGATTGTCGGGGATTGTGTCAGGGAAAATACCGGGAATACGCACACGCACACGGCAATTCTTTCGCGGGTCGAGGTTATCCACCACAACGCCCGCGTGAATGATTTTCGAATCGAGGCCCTGACGTTGCAAATGCTTTGTCGAGTTAATCGGTGAACCAGCCATTACGGTTCGTTCCCTGTTGCAGCACACCAAATCATTTTCGCACGCAATTCAACAGCAGCGTGCATCATGTTGAAGTAATACTGAGTCGCGGCGTCCGGGTGTTCAGGATCAATCCGGCGATAGGTGTGATCGGCAATTGTGCCGCTCATGTGATCCACGTATTCCCGGCGCTGTTTGGTATTCAATACCGCTTCGCACAGGAAAACCAGTTCGTGATCAATCGTCGGATATCCGCTAGATGTTCCGCACAATTCAATCAGAAAATTCAGTTGTTCTTCGTGTGTTAATTCGTCCCACATATTTCGGCTCCAGAAACGAAAAAACCGCGCCGTGCAATTGCTCACAGGGCGCGGTTGGGTTGTACCACCTTTGCCTGAACAAAGGAGAAATTGAGAGAACGTTCCACATATCATTATCGGTCAAGTGGGCAACGACTATCATGTAATGGCCAGCTAAGCCCGTAGCGTCGTTACCCGATCCCCAACCCTTTGGTCTGGCTAGTGTCGAACGTTTCTCAACTCCTTGTACATTATTTACAGTTTTTGGCTGCTATGAATAAATTACAAACGAGTGCGCGAACGCTTTGCACCGACGCCGGTACGAGCATCACGATCCCGAAGGAATTTAACGATCTTTTCGTTCTGACGTTCTTTCGCCAACTTTTGATTGGTCAAATGTTTCTTTTTGCCGTCATGCGAATAGCCGTAAGCATCGCCCATTTCACCGAATTCGCGATTCGCCAAACCAACGATTTGACCATTGTTGCGGGCCAATACATCGGAATGCGTATTGTCGAGGTTCTGGTTATAAATGGATTGTGCCTGTGCGCGGAATGCTTCGAACAAACCGGGATTAGTGCGGGCCATGTGCATCAATTGCTGATCGTAGCTGGATGCAGTAGAAGCGAAACCGCCACCGCCCATGCCACCGCCGCCCATATCGCCAGCGTCATCAATACCGTATTTCTTTTTCAAATCTTTGATTTTCTTTTGGTATTGATAAAGCGATTCTTGCGCCAACAAATCGGAATCCTGACCGGCCAACAAACGGTCAAGGTTCAGGCCACCAGCTGCCGCCATAACGCGCAGTGGAACCGGTACGCCTTTATCCGACATGGCTTGCAGCATATCCATGTATTGCTGATCGCCTTCAGGCTGCAAAGTCTTTTCCCAATGGATCGTCGGAATCAACAAACGGGTGCCGTCGTTGAGTCGTTCGAAACTGCCCATTGGATCGAGTTTGTCGAGGCTGTTACCGCGAGTAATCAATTTCCCGTCGCGGTTCAGCGTGTAGCCTTTCAACGCGGAAATCATCGGGAAAATGCGGCTGTACAAAGTCTTGCGGGTCAGCCAATCACGTTCGGTACGAATTGCGTCGATAAAGAAAGAGGTCGAAGTATCGCCGTTCGCATAAGTCGCGTCACCCGAAAGGAATGCATCGGAAATACCGAGTGCTTTCATTTTAATCGAGTCGATTGCATCTTTGTTATCGAAGATTGTCCAACCGCCTTGTGGGTCACGAATTTCCTCAGTGGAAATACCGCCACGCGTTGCAACCACGGCGCCTACCGGGTCAGCATCGGCGTTCATGAACATATCCATCACGGCCTGCATGTCGGCCAGTGTTGGTTCCCATTCGCCAGCGCCGTCGAGCGTTACGTGCAGAATACCCTTTTGACGCATTGCACTTCGTACCAACGTGCCACGGAAAAGGTTTTTCTCCAGCAAATACCACGGCATGATTCGACGGTAATAACTGGTGCCCGTTGAACTGGAACCGGAACGGCGCGGAACGTAAACGGTGGATTTCTGGTCGAGTTCTAACGCTTCGTTCGAAAGCTGTTTCATCACGTCGGCGCCGAGGAATTCACGCAGTGCTTTTACACGCGGACTATCGGAAGCCATGGTCGCCCGGATGTATTCGGGAAACGCTACAGTGATCAGCGGATCGGTGCCGTGGAAAGGCAGCATGTCGATCTTTGTGTTTTCATACGCGTGCGGCATGATCCGCGAGAACACTTGCGATTTTTCGTTGTACAAAAGCGATCCGATGAAACCGCCTTTTACGTTGTAGTCGATTGCCACGTCGGGCATCAGGTTGCGGATATCCAGACGATCAACGTTTTCCATGAAATCATCCATCACCCGGCGATCCATGATTCCGGAAATGGTGAAGTCGGAGAACATCAGCTGCGATTTGATATCGACAATGGAACCGCCGATGGAATCGTTGTAATACATGTCCGTGTAAATCCGCATGACCAGTTTTTTCTGTTCAAGGTCTTCGGAAAACACGATATCTTTCAGCATCGGATCAATGTCGATTTCAATCGGCATCTGAGACATTTGCGCGTTGCCGCCGCTGCCTGCCGTTGCCAGATAATCGTCAATCTTTTGCTGATTGGTTTTCGGGTAATACTGCTTTGCAGTACCCATCGCTTGCGGGGCGCGATTAGCTGGCGCTTGACCGATTGGAACCCGGTTCGTTTTTCGTAGTTTCATTGATCTTTTGTCCATAGAGGTTTGTTGGATGCGTAGATAACAATAACGTTACCCTCTTTATTGTCGTGCCACATCCCTTCACGCAGTACGGTGCAGGCGTTGCGCATGGCGCGCAAGTGAGTTACCACCTCTGGACAGGATGCATCTTGATTATTCGACCCGTCCGATTTGCGCAGGTCGATATTTACCAACCCTTGATAAAAATACACGTCACCGGCTTTCCGATAATCCGTGTAGAACTGCTGCCACATATTGCGGCCTTGCGGTGTGCTTGAAAGATCCGTGCGAATCGAATCATAAAAACGCAGGAAATAATTGCGCATCATGGAACGCGCAAGGCCCGGCAACGATGGAGACTGCCGAACCTCAACCTGCACCACGCGATTTCCGAAGTATTGGTTTTCCGCCATTTTGAAATAGCAGGAATAAACACAATCTTCGCCTTTGAACAGGACGACCAACCGACAGTTCGACAGGCCCGGAACGTAACGATCAGTGCCCACGTAAAGTTTGTATCCGATTCCCATAAAACCAAATGGCTCGGACTCTTCAAGGTCGCCGTCTGCAATCATCTGCAAATAACGGCCTTCGTCTTCTTTGATTGGCTCAACCAGTGCATCGGCTAGGATTGGCATTTTCTTCCTACATAAAATTGAGTGCGGATTTCTTGATCATATCCAGAATCGTGTTGCGTGCTGCGCGATACTCTTTCACGCCTGCTTCCGAGAAAGGATATTCGTCGGTAATCGACAGCAGCGATTTAGCGGCGGTGTTAAATGCGCGCTTATCTGCCGCCACAAACGAACTGTTCTTCAGGGATTTCAACAGGGCGAAAACGTCAGCTTCTTTTTCGATCTTGCCGCTTTGCAAGATTTTAAAAACGTGGTGATCAGGTGGCTTATTGCCGACGTGGTGATCCTCGAACGAACCTTCCTCAGAACCCATCCACGTATCGAGTGCGCCCTTCGGAATTTTCAAAGCTGCGTGACCCGGTTTTGCAGCCGGTTTTTTCGCAGTCTTCTTAGGTTCCTTTACAGATTTTTCTTCCACCGGTTTATTTTTCTCGGCTGGATTCGGAACCATAATGCTCGGGCTGGTTTTCTCAACGTCGTATGGCGGTTGGTCGAAGTTGTTCCCCAGTTTGTATTGAGGCTTCACGTATTTGATTCGGTAAATAAAGAAACGGCCACGCGATTCAGCGGCTTCCATTTCCTTGTATTCTTTCAGCGAAACATTCTCGTAGGCCCACGACGCGCCGTTGTGGAATGCAACGTACAAAACTTTTCGTTTCTTGTCGTAAATAACGGTGTTGAGGTTGGAGCTATCAACGTCCATCCGAACCCAACCGGCAGGCAGTTCGGTTACGGGTTTGTCGAGTCCACCGACGCCCGCTTTCACTTCTTGGCGCTTGATCTTTCCAGACCAGCCCTTGGAATGCATAACGATGCGCGTGTATTCCTGATCGTTCAGCGAGAACTGAATATCAGGACTGTTTTTGTGTACGACGAAAATGCCATGTGCGCGTTTCTTTACACCGTAGATATTTCCGGGGTGAAGTTCCAGCACGTAGTCTTCGTTGTGGCGATCCTGATCGAAAACCAGTTCCGCCGCTTTTTCGTCATACTGAAACCATTTGAACTGCGTCAGGTTTAGTGACATTAGGGAATTCCTCGAAAATCTTGGGATGCAAAGTTTTCATAATAGTCACCAGCAAAAAGAAAGTAAACAGCGCCCCAAATGGAGCGCCGTATTTAACGACCGCGACCGGAACTCATGATCATGAGTGGTGCGCCGTTTTGTGTGGTCAGGCCCCCGCCACCATTGCCAACCGATCCGCCACCGCCTGCGCCAAGTTTCGAAGCAGCCAATGCGTTAGGGCGCGCTAGAGTCATGTTGATAGGTTCCGCCATAAGCAGAGCCATAAATTCCTCTTCCATCAAACCCCACAACAGCAGGGCCATCGCTCGCCAGTTATCATCGGTATACCCATCGCCTTTACCAACACCTTTTAATTGGTCGCGAATGGTAAACATCTGTTTGTACAAATGAGCCACTGGTTTTTCGTGGTAGAACTCACGGTAGTTTGAATCAATTGCGTCGATCAAAGTGTTAACCTTGATTTCGGATTTGGGTAAGCGGACTTGGCCCTGTTCCATTCGTGTTCTGACGCCCACCATGTCCACGTATTTCAGGCTGTATTGTTTAGCAATAAAACTCGGTGTGTCCGAATCGTCGTCCGGATCACCCATATCGCCTTCCGCATCACTCAAAAACGTTCGGGAGTTCCAGCGGTCAGCCAGCAACACCTTTACGTTACGTGCCTGCATGATTGGCAATATCACTTCCGAATAAACCATCGAAAAGTTGATCCGATAGCCGGGCAGTGGAATGATTTCGCAAACAAGGTCTACGTTTAAATTAAAGTCTTCGTCGAGGGTGCCGCCGCACATCGAAAAGCTGTTGTCTTTTTCCCCGGCGTCAATAGCCAGAATGGAAGGCCGACCACACTTCTTGATTTTCGCGATTTCCGCGTACATCTGCGACTGGCCGAGTTTCTTGCTGTTCTTGAAACGCGTGACAAGTCGAATCGGATTCTTTCTTGTCGTGTCCTCGGTATCCATGATGAATTTATGGTTCGCGAGGAATGGGTTTGCAATAAGCGGAGGGTTTGCGCCAAAGTTCTTTTCAGCAGATTCCGGATCTTTGCGGTATGCATCGACAATAACTTTGGAAGTGCGTTTGAAGTTCGGGTTTACTTCCCACGTTGGCCTGTGAATCCCGTAAATGGATTGGGATTCTTTCGCACGATCCAACAGCACGTGAATCATGTCGTTTTTTGCGGTCGGAGAACTTACGTTCATCGCGTAGGCACTTAGCACGTCGTCGAAGCCACGTTGAATCAACTGTTCAGCCGCACCGCGCACGGTAAGCAAGCTGTTCGCCAATGCATCGTAAACTTCGTAGGCGTTGATTTTCACTTTGCCACTATCTTTTTCAGCGTCGAAGTATGCAATTTCGTCGATTGAGAAAAAGACGCGAGTACGTCCCCGCATTACCCGCTTGTCTGGCCCCATCGGGTGATATTGGAGTCCCCGAACGCGGTAGTCAACGAAGGTATCCGTCAGTTTGAAAAGACGTTCGCCATAAACGTTTTCGTAATGCTTGAGCATCCCGTGGTATTGCTTGAACCATGCGGACTCAATGAGCGCGCCATAGAACGGCGTCCACAAAGTATCCTTTGCTTGCGTGTAGGTCAGGGCCGCGAACGTGCCTTGCAGCATCGTGGTACGCGACAGGCCGTAGAACTGCGCAGGCTTTTGCAGCTTCAGCAATCGGTGCAAGTGATAGGGCGCTAGATACGTGCCCACGGTGTGGGATTTACCGGAGTTGTGCGAAAGAATACCGCCAGTGATGAACTGGTGCGTTTCCGGCAGAGTGAAATCGTAGGTAGGAAGAACGCCGAACTCAGAAATTTCTGTGATTTGATCGGTGAATGTGCCGGAAGTCCAAGCATCTGTTTTCAGATTTTCGAACGTGGCGTTTTCGAGTTGAATTGCTGGGCCGTCAATCGTGTGAGGATAACCAGCATTCAGGAGAAGTGCGCTAACGTCGCGTAGGGCTTCGGTGCCCACAAATACGCGCCGCGCTTCGCGGAAGAGGCCTTGCAGAAATTTGATTACATCCGCTTCGCACGATGTGCGTATTCGCAGCGGAAGAATTGTATTGAAAAAGTTGCTGCCCATTTGGCGAGCATCACGCAACACACCTTGGCCGAAGATCCTTTGGCCGTAGTGAATTTCCAGCTGCGTGTTCGGCACCAGTTCACCAATTTTCACGAAACCAAATTCCGTGTCGATAGGGTGATCAGCTGTGCCAGTAACAGCAAAACCACGTGCAGTATTAACCCGATAAACCATTTCTGGCTCAGCGACGAAATAATGCGACGTGGTTTCAAATTGTTGGCCGTTGTGAATTGGTGTTTCGAATTCAGTAAATCCGTTTGGTGCCCCCGGATAAACTTCGTCGATATGCAGCAGGCCATGCTGCGATAGAACTGGTGTGCTGCCGATTACGCAACGCTGCCCGGCGTTGATTGCCAGTTCGTTGTAGTACGGCATCACGCCCGCGTTGACGGCTTCAGAGCGCCCACGGTGACAGTGAGGACACACGCCCTCTTCCAGCAGCGCGACTTTCCGTTCGAGTTTTGAATACGTGTCGTCAACTTTGTGGTCGTGCAACAACCACTGCATATCGGAACACTGATAACAAACGTCGTTGAATCCGATCAGGCCCCAAATCAATTGTTCGAGGAATGGACGTTCATCACCGATGGTGCCGAATTTGTCTTGCGTGACCCATTCGTAAAAGTTTTTCGCGACTGGCAAATCGCCGTCGTCGATTTTCATGTCCTTCGGGATTACAACTTTCGAGTCCATCAATTCGCGGATGGTTTTCGAAATATTGATTTCCGAATCCACATCCAGACTTGTAATCATGGATGCGGCGGACTTGCCCATGTGTTCAATGTCATCGTGGGCGGGAACCCGTCCGTGTTCCTTCAAATTCAGAAGGTAATCGAACGGATTATCCTGCGCCACCATGATGCGCTTGTCGGGGACTAATAAGCCCCCTTTCGATTTCTTCATCTTCATTATTTGCGTGTACCTCGGATGCCCCACATCGTTTGCGGATGATCGGCATTCTGCGTAGTTTGCTGTTCTTTCGTAAGTACGCGTGCATACAGTTCCTTAGCATGTTCGAATCCCTTGCGTGCAGCCACACCCGCGTCGTATTTATCGAGAGCGTGGACAGTTTTTTCAGCAAGGAATGCAGTGACTTTTTCGATGTAGGATTCTTGCTGCGTTCCGGTCAAAGAAGTGGAACGCGCCATGGTTGCGATTGCGTCGAGCCGGGACAGCGGGACAAAGGCGTTGAGCAACGCCAAGTCCATGTCGAGTTCGATATCGAGGCCGCTACTCAAAGCAGCCTCAACATATTCCGCCGCATCGTGCAAAGCACTGAGAGACGCGGCGTTTTTATAAAAGAGTTTTTTGTAGCGTTCCAGTTCCCGCGATGCTTCCGAATTGAAATCCACTAATTCAGAGTCAGGAACCTCGAACTCGTTCATTGCGAGCGGAGATTCTTTTTCTTCGTAGTAGTGAATATTTTCGTGGCGAGTGCGCGGGGCATCGTATGGAACGTCCATGGCAAGTGCGTCTGCATAACGCCATGGCGGGATGGTCGGGTCAGCACGGAAGACTCCGTTTGGCACCGGTCGATGTTCGACAAGGAAAACATTTTTCGTTGGAAAAACGTCATGGGTTCCTATGCGGGTGTTGCCTGCAACAATGTCGATGTGTTCGCCGCGTGTGAGCTTATCAAGAGAGCGCGGCAGGCCCATCGTCATACCCGATGGATTTGGGGCTGGATTTAGATTTCTTTTTCTTTTTACCGGGGTTGAGTTCTTCTTTGAGTGACTTGGTTCCTTTTTTCTTGAGCTTTTTCGGCTTGTCGTCGGAGTCTTTGAGCTTTTTGCTTGACCCGTCTTTAAGCTTTTTCTTTTTCGGCTTTTTGTCTCCGTCGTCATCTTCGAACTCAAGGTTTCCTCCACCCGATCCGCCGTTTTGCGTGCCGGGGTTAAATACAGTCATGATATCGAAACGTTCTTCGAGGTCGTAACCGAAGTTTGTTTCACCGTCCCGGTCTTTGGAAACGAACATTGGAATCAGGCGCACTTCGCGACTTTCCGGACGGGTATAGTTCCACTGGATTACAACGTCGGCGTGTTCCTTCATACCTTTGGAATAACGCATGCTTTCTTTTTCGTCATCCAACTGTGCAAGCAGGATAACGAGGGCGCCAGTTTCTTGCGTGTAGTTCTTCGCGATACGCGCCGCATCCATCAGCGATTTCCACTGATCTTTGCCGCTGTCTTCGTTCAACAAACCGATGTAGTCGATCACGATGATTTTGTAGCCGAACGGCTTGGCGAGTTGCAAAGTTTCTTCCATCGACAATCCGCCTTTCGGGCAGTGGATCGTCTGGTGGATACCGTGCTTTTCACCATGCTTTGCAAGATCCTTTTCGACCTTGCGGATTTTGCGTTTGTCTTCCTCGGTCAACACGGCATGCTTGAACCGCTTGAGCGGAATGCCGGTTAAGTGGGAATACATCCGCTGCGTTTCTTGAATCTCCTGCATTTCGAGAGAGACGCGGAAAACGCTAAGCTTTTCATTCAAAAACATGTGCAGCGCGATGTTCATCGCGACTGTCGATTTACCACCGGAAGTTGTTGCGGCCAGAAACACCACACCAGAATCCGGAAACCCGCCGTTCGCCAAATCGTAAGCGGCCATGCCCGTTTTAATCCGGGGCATGGTTTCGTTACGACAGATACGGTCGGTTACTTCGCGACTGTTTGCATCCTTACCGAAGCGCAGAAAAGAAATGTCTTGATGCTTAGCGGCGGTGGCTTTCGTAATGTTCTGCTGGACGCGGTTCAGAAGGTTTTCAGCATCAACTGCCGTGCCTTCGAGCGATTCATAAATAAGATTCGCAACGTCTCGCATGACTCGAATTTTGCGGAACTCTTCAAGAGTTTCCAGCGTCTCCCGCATTTGCGATTTCTTGAGACAAGGTTTTTCCTTGGTTTCTGACAAGATATCGCGAATGTCTTCGTCGAGGCTTGGGTCTTCAATCAGACTTTTCCAGCTGACGATTTGGAAACGCTTCCGCGCCAGCGATGTGATTCGCTCGAAAGCTTGTCGCATCACCGGCGTGAAGAAATGATCCTTGTTGAGTTTGCCGAGCCACAGTGTTCGCTGTTCTTCGTTCATCTTTTTGGTCGTTACTGTTAGCAACGCCCGGAGTTCAGCGGTCTGACTGTGAATCTGCATAGTTTACCTACTACGATGCCACGGAAGCGGCCCCAAGTTGTTTTAAGTATTTTCTCCAAAGCGGGACACTGCGGCGTTTCCGGTTGACGTGGAAAACATCGCCTTCTGCCAGTGGTACGGGATGAATCCCGATCACATCGAAATATTTCAGCGAGGCCAATGCACAGTCAAATTCGACGCGTGTCACGTTGTAGCACGTGCGCTTCAGATCATTAAAAAGGCGCACGTCAGTTTGGTTTGGTTGCAGCCGGATCAGATTGTAAAGCTCTTTCATAATCTGGCGCTTGTAGGTAATCGGAGCATCCACTTTCCACAGGGTCAGCGCGTCTGCTTCCATGTCCTTGAGGTGGACTTTCACATCCATTAAGCAAACTCCTTATGTGCAGTCAGTACACCACCGATGTATTGCACAAAACGCATGAACGCTTCCCGGTAAACGCCGACATATTCAGCGAGTGTATTCAGAAAGGTCTGGTGCGGAACACGACGTTGGTAGTCGGTATGGTCGATGCCCCGGCCAAGTTTATTGTTGCGTTTCAGGAACCGCGTGAAACCTTCGTCGATGTGCCCACTCAAAATTTCCAACACTTTGAGTTTGCGACCTTTGAACTTGCCGAACAAACGGCTCATTAAAATCGACGATTCAATTGTTGGCGTCGAGTCCTCAATCTGAGTACCCATCAGCATGTCGAATTCAGATTCGCCATCTGCGCCTTTGTGAGTCTGGTTTTCCGAACGGCAAACAACCTCATAGTTCTGACCGCCGTAGCCGTCGTCACCGGTTGCCACCATACGGCCCCGCTTGCCGGTCGTGTGCTTCTTGCACAGGTTCGTCGTCTCGTTGGACGCGGAACGGCGCAGGTAATTGACGATGTAGGCTTCAGGCTGCTTTGTCGGGATCAGCGAGTGGTAAGCGCGCAGGACTTTGCAAGTCAGGTCGCCGTTGAAATCGTTGTTGGTGCCGTTGTCAGATTTCACCACAAAACTAAGTTTTTTCCGCACACGGGATTTAATGTGACGGGTCGCTTTTTCCAACAGTTCATCGAACGCCTTTTTGTCCCGGCGCATTGCCACAATCGAAACGTCACGGGCACACAGGCCACGCGCAGTGGCGTAGGCCTTAACGTTGGCCTTGAACGAACGGCGCGTAAAGTAATGACGGAAAATCGCAATGTCTTCCGCGTTCAAATACGCTTGGAGCTTGTTGTAGGCGTCTGCATTGTTTGGGACAAGCGCGAGGAACAAAGCTGCATACTTCACGTTGACCGTGAGATAGCTTTTTTCCATGAGGCCGAGTCGCACATCTTTTCCGCTCATACCTGTAGGGGTCAGGTCGATGGTTTTGACGTTGCGCTGGAAATCGAAAGCAGAATTTACGCCGGACAAACAGAGAATACATTCCTCGACCAAACGTTGCCCATCATGGGACTGAGGATCAATTCCGATTTGAGTGATGTATTTACCCAGCATTATTCTGCACCCCCACGAACGTTACGAACTTTAACCCCGGAACCACGTTTCTTTTTCGGCGCGTCATCATCACCGTCGTCGCCTTTGTCACGCTTAACATCGCGTTCCACAAAGTTGGCGGCTTGACCGTCCACGTCGTAACCAGCTGCCGCGTCGGCCACCAGACTGATAAGATCCGGCAAACCTTTTTTGCGACCTTTCCGAACACCACTTGAGGTAAACACATCGTCAATCGTCGAAACACCGATTCCGTCTTTAGCCATTTTATCGCCAAGGTCGGAAATGCCGAGATTGAATTCCTCTTCGTGGCGCCAGCGCCGGGAAATCAAAGTAGTTGCATCAGGGTCGAGCAATGCACCTTTCGCCATCATGCTGTCATGCATGGGTTTAAATTCGGCTTCGGTGTGAATTACCGGACGGCAATGCGGCCCGTAGGTCAGGACGCAGCGGCCATCGGCGCTCATGAGTTTGTATTGTTGTGAAGTCGCGTACATGACATACGCTTGCATGAAATTGGAAATGTAATTGCGATTTGCTGCGCCGCGATAACGAACATAAACCTTCTGCATAAAGGTCATGCCTTGATCACGTGTCGCAGGCTCGTTAAACATCAGGACGCCAAGGGCACGCAGGGCCTTAGCGTCAATGCTGCCGATCAGGTCAGCCAGTTCAGCAATTTTGTTATCGCCTAGCGCCCCGACAGGGCGAGTGTTTGGCGAAAACTTTGGACAAATACTAGACGCTTCGGTTTTTGGTTCGCGGTTTTTTGCGGACTCTTTAGCCGAAACATTACCTTTTTCCGTCGCACTTTTCTTGGTCAGATTACCCTTCGGAACCACCCCACATGGAACCGTATTTCCTTCGACCAGTACGTCGTCTTGTAGGCCGCTGCAATCACCACAGGTTGGGCTTACTTCGCGGAGTGCCTTTGTTACCCGTGCTTTGATCCCTGATTGAACGCTCATTATCCAAGTAGCCCCTATTTCTTAAATGATCACTAATTGCTAATATCATCGCTTTCTCTAGCGACGATACGTTGCTGTCCGATTTGAACAGTTGCAGTGCTGTGTGCAACGCAGGGGACGCTTTGAATTGCATGACGTACTGTTTACCCACAACAGCTTCGTCAGACAAAATTGCCTCTACCAGTATTTTTAACCACTGGCCTGCATTGTGTTCCATGGCCGGAGTCGCCCAGTATTTTTTCTGGATTGCTCGGCCTGTTTTAGTTCTAGCGTAAATAGCCAACGCATGTGCATGCAGAAGGTTATGACACTGAGCGCAAAGAGGGATTTGCAGGCTGTTTTTACCGCCAAGCGATTGCGGAATTGTGTGGTGCCAGTGCAAAAGCGACTGATACTTTTCGCAAATCGTGCAGTCTCCCTCATTGTACTTTTCTGTCACTTCGTCCGTGCTGGCGCAGGGCGTTTGCTAAGGCGCGTGGGTTCCATTTGATGGCGCGGAATATCCCACTGAACTTTTGTGTTGGTCAACGTGTTGGCAAGTTTCTTACGAACTTTTTCTTCAATCAACCAGACGAGAGCGATTCGCGGGTTGTTCGGATTGCGCACAATGGTATCGGATGCAACAGCAAACGAAGTGCCGGAGTGGCGAGCCGTTTCGTTGATGTGACCAACGATCTTGTGTACTTCGGTTTCCAACGCACTGTTATTATTTACAGTTTTCATCCGCTGGCCGTCTTTGGTCAAACGAATGCCGTCTTTAATGCCGATGCGATCAAGATCAATGCACAGCAGCAGTTGGTTTTCCAGAACGATAAAGTGGTCGCCAATGCGAGTCACCTTGAGGCCAGCGTTTTCCAAACGGGTTGGATTTTTGTAAACGCCAATGTCTTGGAAAATCGGAACAACAGGATAATAGATTGGGGCAAAGGGATGTTTCAGGGTTCGCGGCATACGACGCGACAATTCTTTGTAGGACTCGGAAAGAGTCGCCAAATCATCATCGTGTTTTTTGACCAGTTCGCGCTTGAGAGCGGCCAGACGGGTTTTGCCTTTTGGGGTTTCCTCGGACGCGGCCAGCACTTCGCTGTACGTGAGGTCATTCCAAACAGAGTCAGGATTTTTGACTGGCTTTCCGCCCGGAGTCAATTCGCCGGATTTGTAAGGCTGGATCGAGCGCAATTGCGAGAGCGTGAAATTCTGATCCAGAAATTGGCGAACATGATTCAGCGCCAATTGCAGATCGACTTTCGTGCCGCCGATGGTCAACGAGCCGGGATCGAATGCTTCAATGAGGCGTTCGACTTCGCTGGCGGTGTCTTCGTCGGAGGCGTAGCTTTCGCGGATTTGCGTTTTCTCTTCAGCAGTCAGACCGCCGCCAAGCTGCAAAGTCAATGCAGAGTGAAGCGTGCCCAAATGATCGCGAGAAATACGACGGATCGGCCCCAAGGAACTGAACACGTCGGTGCGCAAACCTTCGGCGGTTTCTTTGACCAGTTTCCGGATCTTCAGAAGCGTCGATTTGCTACCCGTTGGGAGGCTACCCTGATTCAACAGGATAGTGGCTTGGTTAGAAATTTCATCAAGCCGTTTGATAATGTCGCTTTTACGCGTGAGCGTATTTTCTGCCATACCGGATTCAAAGGCATTGAGCGCTTTGATCAGGTCGTCAAATTTAGAATGAGCCACTATGTAAATCCCCGATTATAGACGTAGCAAGGGCCTAAATGCTGCCCCGGTAATATAAAATTACCATTCGCTCCTACTGCTTTTTATGAGGCCAGATGATAGCCGACGCCACTGTCTTTACGCAGTGCTATTCGTGCTTCGCCTGAGTCGCGACAATTCGGAATGCGTAACGCAACGGTATAACCAGCGCCCGCATAACAATTCATTGCCGCTTTATTTTCTTCGCCTGTAAAAAGCATAATCGGGTATGACGCAGTGCCTTCCCAAATCAGTTTTTCGATTTCCATCAGCATCTTTGTAGCGATGCCTTTGCGTTGGAAATTGTCCAGCACCAGAACATTGTGAATATAAATGCCCTGATCATTTGCAGTAGCCATAATGTACCCGGCCACTTCCGTTTCCGACGACTCAACATTCTTATGAGACGCCACCACAAGCACGCTGTCTTTGCGCGGGATGTGGTCTGCAATATAACCGATTGAATCTGCGCATCCGTTAGACATTACGAGTAGGCAAGAAAAATCCCCGGACTCGAATGACTGATAGTCGATATCCATATACCGATCCTTCAAACTGCTGGTTGTATGCATGGCATTCAGGGAAATGAAACTTCCCATATTCCGTTAGTGTGTTGCTCAGCACGACCGCGCTGAACCCGTCAATTCTACCGAAAATCAAGCACTTAGGCAAGCTCACGCGATATCGGAAGTTATGCCCGGAGACGCCCACGGGCTGCGGGGCTTGGGCAGGGCTGGGGCCTAGCACACTGGGGCCGCGACTGTCAACTACCCGACCGCTAGGTTGCCCCGGCATCCGACGAGCGTCACGGGGTTATGCACGCGCATTAAATGACGCACGATGAAATTCCGTGCGCTGAAATTCTACGTCGTTTTCCAGTTTCATCGCGTAGCTATCGGGATCGAATTTATTGCGCTTGTGGTCGAAGCCGATTTCTTTGTAGAACTCAAACATGCCTTGGAAAGTTGGGTACGGAATCAGCGCGTTGTGAATCCGAATAAAATTTGGGTTGGTACTACGTTGTGGAACACTGCCGTCGAGAATTGCGCAGGTGCGTTCCCATCCACCTTGAAAAGATTCGTAGTCGCGCAGGTCGTGATGCACGATAAAAATTGCGCTCGCCTTTTTCTGTTCCCGGCGTTTGTGTTCGCGATTCGTAAAACCTGTGCGCGTGCGAATCTCTTTGTTGAAATCTGGTTCGCCAAATTGCGGCACCATCACGCGATAAGCTTTCAGCACAAAGCCCGCCATGTTGCGCAGCACGATCAGGACTTCTTTGGATTTAGCTTTTTGTTCCACGGTCTACTCCACGATTAAAATCGGATTGATTTGCAGGCCCAAGAATGGAGAAAGGGGCCAAAAGGCCCCCGTCTCTTTTACCGCATCAGATTTTGATTTTGGCTTCAGTCAGCCAGAAGATGCTTTGTTGCAGGTTGGTAATCGACAATGCGACTTCCCGACCGCCGCCCAATTTATTTGCCTGCAAATATGCCTGCAATTTCATGAGCGCTTCCAGATTGGTCTTGAGGAATTCCAACGACGCAGCCGTCATACCTGCCGCGTGCGCTGCCGTGTTTTCTGTTACTACGTCGTCGGGTTTCATTCTTCGTCCTCTCCGTCACCTTTGGCTGCGGCTTTCGCTGCCTTTTTGGTGTGGGTTGCTTTGATTTGATCAAGGTACAAATCGTAACCCTTGCCGGATTCGATTTGCTTGCGGCACCACTCGTAAATACGCAGCGGCTTGACCTTCATTTTTTCGCAGCAAGATTTGATCAATTCTTTTTTGCCATCGACCAATTTCTTCAGATCCATGTACGACAGGGTGTGACCTGCGAACGGTGTACCTTCTGCGAATTTCATTTTGTTGCGCTGGCCGGAAATTTGGCCAGTTTCTTTCAGATACATCCACGTATCCCACACGCGGTCGAAACCGAGGCCTTCGCCGTTTTCGTTCGACACATACAGACGCATGATCATGTTGGATTTTTGCGGGCCACCGAGTTTATTTTTGAAAGCGTGGCACTTGATGTAACGGTAGGTATCAACACCGACGCCGCTAATCGACGGCTCTTCTTCCATCATGCCTTTCGCGTGCGGAATCGCAATCGGAGACATACGGAAACGAGCGTCAGAGAAATACTTCAGCGCTTGGCCGCAAGGTTCCTGTTCGGTCGGGCCGTACATCGCCATCGGAACAGAACGCAATTGGTTGATGCCGAGAACCAGAACGCGTTTTTCTTTCATGCGGCCTTTAACACGTTTGATCCCGTCAGAGAACATACGCGCTTGCGAGGCCAGACCGTCTTTACCCTCTTCGCTATCGTCTGCACGACGCGAAAGCATTGCCGGGTAAGAGTCCACAAGGAACACAGCCTGCGGCAAGCCGTGTGGCGCCGGGACTTTGAACTTGTTGGTCTTCTTGAAATATTTAACGTCGTAATGACCTTTGCACAGCTTCTGATTCGCTTTGGTGTTTTCGTAAATGTAGAAGAAATCACCATCGAGTTTCAGAACAGACGGAAGCTTTTTCAGTGTGCTAGCCAACGCATCGAAAAAGTCTTCGCCAACTGCTGGCGCATAGTTGCGGATACGTGGGCGAATAATCCAGTCGCCGTCTTTCCCAGCCAGACCGAAAACTTGCTCAACAGTACCGGCACTTCCGCCGCCGTTGTATTTCCACATCGCGTTCGCATATTCAGCGGAGAACGAACCTTCGTAGTCGAAGAAAAACGCTTTACCGAGGAAAGATGCTTTGCGAACAATGGAACCCATCACGGTTGTGGCGAGCGTGGTTTTACACGACTGTTCCGCACCGTAGAAGGTGTACCAACCACCGGCCAGAAGGCCACCGGCCATTTGCAGATCGAGACAGAGACTGCCTGTTCCCAACCGGTCTTCTTTTTCGTTGACAGACATGGAGGTCAGACCGACCTTTTTTTCCATGTTATCAATTTCGTCTTCGAATGATGCGTAAGGGTTGAAGACAAATTTGTCGGGCTTGGCCGCGACGGCTACATCCTTGCTCTTAGAGCCTTTCACTGCCGGAGCTTTCGACTTGGAAGTCTTTTTCTCAACGACGGCTGGAACTTTCGACTTGGAAGTCTTCAGAACCTTTTCGGAAAGGTCGAGCTTTTTGGTCTTTACGGCGGTTTTTGCCATGCATTCTCCACAGCAGGTAGATCAGGGAAGTGGGCCTAAGAATCTAGGCCCGGTCGGCAGTTACCGATTAGTCATCCCACGCGTTCTTTTTCTTGCCGCTGCCTTTCTTGGCGTCTTTCTTCACTTTCTTTTTGGCGCCGCCTTTCTCGTCCTTGTCCGAAGATTTTTTCTTTTTCTTCGGAGCTTCTTCTTCCTTGGCCTTCTTTTTCTTCTTCGGCTTTTCGTCGTCATCGTCGTCCGACTTCGACTTCTTTTTCACCTTGGAAGACTTGGCGTCTTTGTCCGAAGACTTTTTCTTTTTCTTCGGCTTTTCGTCTTCGTCGTCATCGTCGTCGATGGACTTGGACTTCTTTTTCTTTTTCGGTTTTTCGTCTTCATCATCGTCATCGTCGATGGAAGATTTCTTTTTCTTTTTCTTCGGCTTTTCGTCTTCGTCGTCATCGTCGTCGAGCGAAGTGGATTTGCCTTTCTTTTTCTTCGGCTTTTCGTCTTCGTCTTCGTCATCATCGTCGAGTTCTTCGCCGCCGATGATTTCCATACGCTTAACGTCTTCCTTCGCAGCCTTTTCGGTCATGCGACCGGTGGCGTCCAGAAGTTCTTCAGTGAGGTTCCACGTCAGATAGCCTTGCTCTTCGTCGCTCAGCGGGGTAGGGCCGTCCGCTTTGTCGATGGTGTATTTGTCGGTGCCCGCTGCGTCCGGTTTGAATTTCAGTTTGGTGTCGAAACCATACTTCGCATCGGATACGTCGTACTGCGCGGTTTTGCCGGATTTCTTCGACTTGATTTTGTTTTCTTCCGACAGTTCTTGCAGTCGGTTGATCGAAGTCATGGTCAGACGCGCAACGCGAACCGGAGTCCAAGTTTCAGAATTGATATCCTTGAAACCGGAATTCTTTTCTTCCTTGGTTGGCTTCGACGCTTTACGCGGCGGGCCTTCTTCCTGCATGTCGCGGTCGATCACGTTGAACAACCAGAAGTCGGACGCACGCACCGGCTTTTCTTTCTGGCCTTTGAACTTGTCGGCCAGCGCCATGTACGGGCACTTCACGCCTTTTTTCGGGGTTTCCGGATCGTTCGGATCGAAGTCGATAGCGTAACGCGGAATGTTCACTTCGCGTTTTTCTTTGCCCTTGCCACCGGCCCACAGTTTGATCCAGACCTGACGCACTTGCAGCGGCATGATCGGCAAAATGCGGAACAGGAAATATTTGTTTTTCGGCCACTGGATGATATCAACAACTTCGTCCAAGCGGAGCGAATCACCCTTGCCACTGTTGGTGCGGATGCTGCCCATGCCTTTAAAAACGGCGGTCGCCATGCGGTTGTTCCTCTAGATTCAAGTCGAATACCCGGAAAGCTTTTCTCTCCTGAGTATTATTTACAGTTTTATTCGTCTACGTTGGGTAGGCCGGTTGCCGCTACTTCTGCAACAAATGCTTGCCCAGCTTCGCGCAATTCTTCCGTGCGTTTCAGAACCTTGTAAAGTTCGCGAACTTCGTCGGCAGTTTTGTAGTCGTCACCAACCACAATACCGGCGCGGGTGAAACGTTCTAGGTCTTCACCATGCGGGGCGTAAACCCGAGTCGGCACATACGGAAATTCGATGTAAACCCGGCTCTGATAATTCGTCACGGTCTGGCCGTCTTCACAAACGACAATGCGACCGGTGGAATCGTAAGCCCCTGAATCACCATCACGGAAAATGTGACCACAGCGAGCGTTCTGCAACATCGGTTGCCCGCCGCTGATATTGGCAACGTCAACCCATTCGTCGTCGGTGCCGAGGATCGGAGAAAGCGGTTCAAACATTCCAACTTTCTGAACCATCTGGAACAGAAAATTGATGCTGAAACCGGTGTGCCCCTGACGGGAAACTACTTCCAGAATTTCACGCACGTTTTGATGCATGTGTTCCTGCATCGTCAAATCGCTTTCGTCGTTTTCCGGATTGGCCCGCATGTTCCGCATGGTGATTGCGAATTCACGGTCAGCGTGTGCAAGCAAATTGCTCATGGTGTAATCCCTTTATGTCGGATCGCCCGGCCAGTAGACAGAGGCTGCGCGTTCCAGTACGTTTTTAAGTGCCTTTTCGTAGGCCTCTGCTGCAATCTGTTGGGCGCGTTCTTCAGTCGTCAGGAAAAGCACGATGTTGCCCTGTGCGTCACGCGGATTTTGGAAATCGACAACTGCGACTTTGCTTTTTTCTTTCATGAACATCACTCAGTTTATTTACAGTTTTTCTTCGAGCATGTGCTGGCGCATAATTGCCTGTTCTTCTGGCGTAAAATGCTCGCCAATATCCAGACTCAACCGAGCGATGCCCATCGGATCTACTTTTTTCGCAAGCATCTGCACAAGCGAGCGACTTTGTTCGACTTCGATTCCTTTTTCCAGCGTGTGGCCCGGCGCCAGAACAGAATGCAGGGCCATGCTTGAACCTTCGTCGTCATCGTCGCCGTAAATCGTGTCGAGGCTCACACTGAAATTGACGTGGTGGCTAGTCCCCTCGAAAAGCTTTTTCTTCTGCGCTTGCGGCACAGTGTAAGCCACGCCATATTCGTGTTCTTTACTCGCCTTCATCGCGTTTTTTGTCCAGAACGTGACGTAGGAAGTTAAGGCACCTTTTCGACTGTCGTATTTATCCATCGCCGTGATTACAGCCTTGATAATCGACTGCACAAGGTCTTTGAAACTCGACCGGCCTTGCGCACCGATCACGTGAGCCTTCGCCCACTTGTTGGCGTTCTTCACGTACAGGTCAACGACAGAATTTCGGTACACGTAAAAACGTTTCAGGTACGCGTTGCAAATTTGCAGGGTGTTGTAGAGTGCCGAGCGCTCACACATCCCGATCAGCACCGCGTCACGGTCAAGGGCAATCTTCTTTTCCTTGGTAGGATTCAGCAAGAATTCCTTGTAGCGTTTCACGTAGCCCATGTTTTGTTCAGTGAACGAAATCAGAAACTTGTGGATGAAAAATCTTTCCACGCGAGCCGCACGAATGAACTCGAATTTCTGCTTGCGATCCTGAACACTGAGATAGGCCGCGAGCTTTTCCACGGCTTCACCACGATCCAACGAACTCAGCTTGCGTTTACGGTTGGTCGCTACCAGCAGCAACAGATACTCAACTTGCGGATCGAAAATATTCGTGTACAGGACAAGTGGTTCGAGTGCCTTGTACAGAAACATATCCATAATCTGCTGAATTTGTTCGCCGGTCATATTTTTATCAGCAGACATTTTTTCCTCCGTTAAGATGGTTCATTACCGTCACGCATGGCGCGCTGTTTGTCGCGTTGGATTATCTGTGTGCAGAAGTCGTGCCCGTGTGCGCAATCGTCAGGCATACCATTTGGAAAAGTACAGCAGCAGTCGGCACAAATCCAACTGCATTCACCGCGTGCCGCCCGGTCTGTCCAGTCACGGGTTGCGGCATTCATTTTTTCAATGTGTGCATTCAATTCCGAGGCGGCAACGCTGGTGATTTTGATCATTACGCGATTTCCCAGTCTTCGGCCAGCAGATCACCCATGGACGGAATCCAACCCGGTTGCAATTTGCCTTGCGCGTTATGCAGAACGAAACACGGTTCGAAACTCACGTCGAAATCTGCGAAGCGTTCCAGATAAACACACTGGCCTGCACCGTTCCAGCCAGCGCGGCGGGCTTGTGCGCCTTTCTTCAAATCGTTGAGGATTTGGCTGAAGTTTTTCGGAGCCGGACGAATCGCCGCGACGAACACAGCGAGAATGCCGGAGTCAGTAGAGGACAACTGAACGCCGCGAGTGTAGACGCGTTCGCCGCGATATTCAGCACTGAACGTAGCCATGGCGCCTTCAATTGCGGAATCTACGTCAGGGCCTTGACCGACGTATTCTTTTTCGAAAAGCTGCACACCGTTGTGGTACGGGACTTGGCCCTGCGCCACGAAAGAAATGTCGGTGATGTTTTCGTCTTCCAGAAAGTCGCGCAAGTCTTCATCGGTAATACTGCGATGTTGCATAGTCTTCACCCTGTGATTTGGTGCAGCCACGGTTTCGAAAGATCCCACAGCCACGGAATGACTTTGAAAATAATGCCGCCGATCAAAATGCCACCGACGACGCCCACGCAAATCAGAAATGTACCGATACCACTGAAGTCGATGTAGCCACGTTGTTTATTTCGGAACATATTTTTATGCCTCCTTGGTTAACACAACCGTCAGGCGAGCAATGTATACACCCGGTGAAGCCTCGGTCACACGAACGTCAAGCAGATGAATAACGTCTGCATCTACCTGCCCGGAAAATACTTGCGCTGCACTTACACAGGCGTCGTATTCGCTAACCGAAATAGGGCCGAGGAAATCACCGCCGTTGCCAGTGGAGCTACCAGCTGCTTCAGCAACACGCCCCAAATTGTTGAATTCATCCAGCACGATTTGCAGGTGATTCATGAATTTTTCTCGCTAGTCGAGTTGTTCCACAGGTATCACGAATGTCGTAATGTCGCGCACCTTTAATTCTTCCATCCTTTGCACTTTTTCGTCGGGAGAAAACCGATTCCAATCCCTGACTTCTGCGATGGTGCGTTTGCACCCCTTGCAAATGGCGTCCCCAACGTTGTGAGAACATTTGCCAATGCAAGGAGTGCTACGCGGACGGGTTACGCTCACTTGTCCAAAGCAATTTCTTTGACGGTGGCGAATTCAAACGTGACGACTCGTTCAGACGTGTACTTGAACGTTACAGCGCGTTCACCGGTACGGCCTTCGGAAGCATCGCGTTTTTGTACAGCGTCGGAAAACTTCAGGTCAGAGAAAATAACCTGACGAATTGCTTCGCCTTTTTGGTCGTACTGCTGAAGAGTCAGCTGGCCCATGTCAGCGCAGAACGCTTCGTGAGTATCCAGATATTCTTGATCACCTTGAATATCGAAGAACACCAGCGTCAACGCACTGCGGTCGCCTTCAGCGGCTTTGCGCCATTCGGCACGGATGCAGGTACGATGCAGATGCGAAAATGCTTTGTGGTTATCCAGAAAGAATTTAGGCAACGCGACCAGCGCTTCCGGACAACCGCCGATTGCGTGCAGGTCGAAATTGTCGCTCAGCATCGGTTCCGGCATTGCGTAAATTTCGGCAAGCGTTGGCATGCCCATTACGCACCAGCCTTTTCTTTTTGCACAGCGTTGAAAACGCGGGTAGCGACAGCGCCTTCAGTGCGACCGGCGAAGTTGTCTTTCAGGAATTTGTGGAACTGGCCGAGCGCGGCGAAAGTGTTGTTCGCGAGAATTTCACGATACTGCTCTTCGGTCAGAATGTCCGGGTTGTCGGACACTTCTTTTTCAGCCTTGGCCGGAATGTATTTCGCCAGCAGACGGCTTTGATTTTCCAGACGCAGGATTTCAGCCGAGTGTTCGCTTTCGCCGCCCTGCGACTTTTTCAGCAGGCCGATGGTTTCGGTGTTGCCAGCGATCAGGCCTTTGATGATCAGCAGCAGAGCGTCGTCGCCCGTGCGTGGTTTCTTGGCCTTGGCGCCGAGTTCGTAATCGCCCAGTACGCGAGTCAGAATCGGGTAAGTTTCTTTCGGGCTTTGCAGGCGGGCGGTGTCACGATCAGTCGTGAGTTGCGCCAGAATTGTTTGCGTCATTTCTGTTTCCTTTTTCAGAGTTTCACATAACCGATAACGGCCATTGGTTTGTTGCCCTGTTTCACGCACGCGAAAACATTCGGCACGATATCGGGATGCGTGAAAACGTCCATGCCGAACAGGGTGCCGACAAAGCCGGATTCACGGCCCGATGCAGAAAACGAAACGTCGAAGAAAGGATACAGCGCGCCTTCCTTGCCATCGTTCTCGGTGAAATATGCTTCGCTGTTGGTGTAGCGAATGTGGTCAGCAACTTCGACGCCGATCAGAAACAAATCGCCGTGGGTTTTGTTGCGCAATTCGTTGACCAGATCAAACGAAAGCGCCTGCGTGTCGATGATGGGCCACTGTACGCCGCCGTCGCGACCGAACACACTGCGGATCATTGCAGGAAGTGCCGCGACTTTTGCGTCGAGTTCTTTTTGAATTTCGCTCATGAATACCTCAGAGGTTTTCTTCAATGACAATTTTCGACAGGGCCACAAGATGTTTGCACAGGCCTACCGACATGCCGGGGTTTGTCCACACGGGCGGTTCACCGTTGGAATAAATCAGGTACGCAGCACCGCAACGGGCGTTCGCATATTCCCACCAGTACACGTAGTTTTCACACGTGCATTGCACAAGCACCCGCTTGTGTTTCATCAGTGGTTTATTTTCGCCGTTTTTATCCAGACCCACGATGTACGTTTCGTGGTATCGACGCACGCGGTCAGGGCGGAACGGGTCATTCGTCCACATGATCCCTTTGACGGCTTTGCGCCCGGCTTTCGTCGTGGTGCTTTGGTAACGGTGCGCCTCAACGTCCACGGCATTGTTGATGCAAATGCGGAACGTATTTCGGATTAGATCCTTGAGACTTTTGCCCTGTCGTGTGAAGAACGTTTCGGGCATCGGGCGAGCGCCCAAGTTTTCGAACTTACGCAGCTTGTACGGAATGCCCGCCACTTTAATTCGACCGGCAGAGCGCACCGGGGCCGCTGTCGATTTACGCTTTCGCTCTTTGGTCTTTTCTGCTTCGCGTGTGGCCTGTGTCTTTTTCGGTTTGGTGATGATTTTCGATTTCTTAACCGACTGTACCTTCACCTTTTTCGTCTTGACTGCCATTAGGCGTCCTCTAGACGCGCCGTCACTTTATCAAAGTGGTACGGGTGTCCTGCTAGAACCAGTAATTTGTTTTTCCTTTTCCGTTTCAAAACGTAGGATAGTTTCAGCCCGCTAAGATCCAGAATGCGGCTACCCGATTTTGGGATTTTATCCCGATATTCGTTGTACACGATTAGATGCACTTTGGCATCTGCGACCGAGTAGGCCAGCGTCGAAGATGGGGAAGCGTCGAAGCGATCAAGAATGCAACCGCGCACGTCGATTTTCATTTTCAATTTGCTGACTTGATAGGTCACTGTATGCAGCACGCTTGGATCAACGACAAAGGAAATGTAGCCGCCCGGTTTTAAAATGCGTTTCAGGTGGCGCATCATTTCCATATCCGCATTCCGCCAAGCTTCGGGCCGTAGAAAATTCATGGGGCCGAGCGCGTTGAGTTCCGGGTATGCGAAAATGTAGGAAAAACATTCGTCTTTGATTTTGCGGAGATTGTGCAGCAGTGTTCCCTGCCACACGTTGAGGTCTTGTGCCTCATTACTCCAGCGGCGTGCAGGCACATTCTGATTGTGGAAGGCGACAATGCAACCGCCATGCTCTTCGCACCGTGTGATTGAAGGGATATCCCCGACCACTACGCAGCCACAATTAAAATGGTTAATCATCGTGTCTAAGTGACTCATGCATTTCACCGCCGTTTTCCCAATGTTGAACGCGGCTGATAAAAATTCCGTAGTCCGCTAACACCGTGGGCGGCAATTCGGCCAGCAAGCGGACAGGTTCGTTATTCAGGGTCACGTCATAAATGAGACGCACAGAATTGTTCGAGGTATCGAGGCTGGCAACGAACGTAAAAATCTGTTCGTCATACCCGAGAGTTTGGTACGTCACTATTGAGTCTTTTACAGTCTGCAACTGGCTCAAGAGTTCGGATGCTTTCCGGAAGACTTCCGAGAAAAGCGGGATCGTTGTTGGCATCGGTCAGCGCTTCCATGTAGGAATTTACGAGCGGCGATTTTTCGATTTGTTGCAATGCCGTGATGTAGAAAAATTCGAGGTCACGCAGCGTCAGCGCTTTGTGGTCGCCCCGGTTGAATTCGTGCAGGAAGTTGTCGCGGGTTTCGATTCCATCGAATTTGGGCAGAGTGAGGCCACGTCCGAGAATTTCCGAGCGGGTATCGAAATTGATTTGGCCGTTGTAGGATCGCATTTCGACAAATGCTTTCCAGTAGAGCGCGAGGGTGTTTTCTGTGCGCTGAACGGCGATGAAATCGTAGGGGATGTTTGCCACATTTGGTTCAACGAGACTCAGGATATATTCGATTGCCTTGAGTTCGATTTGTGCGGCAACGAAAGCCGGGCGAGCGATCAACGAACGTGCGCCGTCTTCCATAATCGTAGCTTGAGCGCGCAGCCTGTTTGCCTTCGTTTCTTCTTTGTCATCCAGCGACAAGTTAGCGACTGTTTGACGGAAGGCGCTGCGATGGGATTCTGCAAAGGCGATTGCCATGGCATGCTTACGGTCTTCGCGAAGTTCGTATAGTACGCGTGCGAATTCCGTTTGTGTGAAGCATGCGGCCCCTAAGCGATAAACGATGTGGTCTAACGAGTGCAGCCAGTGCATACGAGAAAAGGGGCCAATGGCCCCCGTTCTGTTAGCCTAGACGGCGATCCAGATTAGTCTTCGAATTCGTCGAAGTCTTTGGATTTCTTTTTCTTGTCGCCTTTTTTCACTTTCTTGGCGTCAGCGTCTTTCGACTTTTTCTTTTTCTTCGGAGCGTCGGTTTCAACGTCCTTGGATTTTTTCTTTTTCTTCGGCGCTTCTACTTCTTTCGAAGCCTTTTTGGACTTCTTGGCCGGAGCTTCGTCTTTGTCGGCTTTCTTGGATTTCTTGGCCGGGGCCGCGTCTTCCTTGTCAGCTTTCTTCGACTTCTTGGCAGGCTTCACGTCTTCAGCTTTGGCTTTCTTGCCGCCTTTGGCCGGTTTTTCTTCGGCGTCTTTTTTGGATTTCTTGGCAGGCTTTTCTTCGGCCTTGGCTTTCTTGCCGCCTTTGGCTGGCTTGTCGTCGCCCTTGGCTTTCTTGCCGCCTTTGGCAGCTTTGACCGGCTCGCCGCTCAGTTGAGCTTCGAGGGTAGCGATTTGCTCAGCAACTTCGGTTGCTTGGCCGTTGGTTACTTCCAGTGCTTTTTCTTGCGCTTTGCTGGATTGTTCCAGAGCGCGCTGCTGCTTGCGCAGACGACCGATTTCGGATTTGCCGTTAATGGTCAGATCGTTCTTAGCCATGATGTTCGTGTTCCCTTAAATTTTCAGAATGCCGATTTTAGGCGAAAAGAAACCCGGCGATTTTACCGGGTTTCTTGAATTCTCAGATCGAAAGAAGTCGGAGAATTTCGAAGCGGTTCAGATCAGAAGATCAGAGACGATTATTCGTCGTCTTCCTCTTCCTCTTCTTCCTCTTCCTCTTCCTCTTCCTCTTCCTCTTCCTCTTCCTCTTCCTCTTCCTCTTCCTCTTCCTCTTCTTCCTCTTCTTCCTCTTCCTCTTCTTCCTCTTCCTCTTCCTCTTCCTCTTCCTCTTCTTCCTCTTCCTCTTCTTCCTCTTCCTCTTCCTCTTCCTCTTCTTCCTCTTCCTCTTCCTCTTCTTCCTCTTCCTCTTCCTCTTCCTCTTCCTCTTCTTCCTCTTCCTCTTCTTCCTCTTCTTCCTCTTCTTCCTCTTCCTCTTCGCTTTCGATCAGTTGCTGCACGGCGCCGATCACGTCTTCGATGGTTTCGAAGCCTTTGTCTTGGAACGCGATCAGGATTTGCGACAGCACATCCATGTTGATCAGGTTCAGATCGTCAGCGGTGATTTCCGGAGCCGATTTTTTCTTGCCGGCTTTCTTCGGGGCTGGCTTGGATTTGGCGGCGGATTTCTTTGGTGCTGGCTTAGCCATGAATAACTCCAGATATATTGATTGATGTTGCTGAAAGAGATTTACAGTTTTCTGCACTGCACATCTTGTACAGTGTATTTACAGTTTACTGCGAGGTGGTCACGGGCGCGCTCAGTCGAGGTCGCCCATGTACCGGGTGTTAGTTACTTTTTTGCTTTTTTCTTGCCGCCTTCTTTGATATCGACGACTTTCTTTTTCTTCTTGCCTTCGTCGGAAGACGATTTCACGCCACGACCGGAAGTTTGCGAACCTTCGGTATCGGCTGCTTTGATTTCGTAATCGCCAGCGGCCAGATCGAACACGGCAACACCGCCGTCAGTGTCGGTAACGATAACCGAAGTGCCGTCGAATTTCAGGGTGCCGGTTGCGCTGGTGAAAGCGGAACGACGGCGAACGGTAACGCTACCGCCTTCCTTGCCGCCCAGCAGTTGCAGAACGTCGGAGTTTGCGAACACGGACACAACCATTTTCTTCGAGGCGCTGGTGGCCTTGTGGCGATAGATGGTGTGGGTCGCGGTGCGGTCGATCAGGTAGCCCGGAACTTCGGCAGGAACAACGCTGAAGCCGGTCACGGTGAACACGCCGGATTTCATGCTGAACGGGGTTTTGGCGCTGGTGCCGGTCAGCTTGCGCAGGGCTTTGTCGAGACGGGAAACTTTGGTGCGTGCTTTTGCTTTAACGGTTTTTTCTGGCTTTGCCATGAGATTTAACTACCTTTGCGTTTTGCCGGTGCCACACCCTTTTTCGGGGCAGTCTTCACCTTGGCGTTTGGGTTTGTCAGCGCGACGGAAACAATTACGTTTGCGTCGATATGATCGTCTTTGTTTACAGCGTCCGCTTGTGCGCCCGGTTCTGCGCAAAGCGCGGTGAACAGAGTCAGAAGGTTAGGCCGTACAGTGAAATTAGAAACATCAAATGCAACTGCAATCTGCGTTTTGATCTTGGTTGCAGTCGCGAAGTTTTTGATCACTTGCCGGTAAGGCGCACCGAATGCGCTGTTAATAGCTTCGACAGGATCGTCAGGGGTATTCGTCAAGCTGGCCGCGTGAATGTACACACGAATCACCAGATGAATATTATTTACAGTTTTCTCTTCCACCGTGTACTGCGTGACGCTGGTAGAGAAATAATCACTGCGGGCCACGGAAAAATCGAGGCCGTGTTGTTCGAAGGCCGGGCCACCGAACGTATCCTGCAATTGCGAATGCAGGGTGTCGATCAGACCTTGAATGCGCTGCTGCAATACCGAGTCTTCGCAGACAATCAAATATTGCTCAAGCTCAAGGGCTGCAAGGAATTCGTAAAGCGATTCCAGCGGCTGCAATGCTGCGCCGTTGTATTTGCGCGAAAGCGGACTGTAGAGGGAAACCGAATTGTCTTCCTCTTCCACTACGCCGTTGTCGTGGCCGATCAAAGGCGTCAGCGTTTTGTGCTGTTCTATTACTTCATTTACAGTATTCAGCACGGCGCCGAATACCACTTCAACACGCGGCACAATTCGCACCGGGAATTCACCGGCAACTTTAACCGGAATATTTTCTTTGTAACGTGTAACGTTTTCCGGTTCGGTAGCGGTGCCCAATTGGCGCTCGCTCGATTTCAATTGTTGCTCATGTGCTTCGTTGTACGAAATGTCATTGCTCACAGATCAATCCTCGTAACGTCTACAAACCGAACCGTCGATTCGGGGCCGGGTTGAATGATTAAGGCAGATACCTTTGCGTCCATAGCCTTCTCGAATTTATTTACAGTTTCACGCACGTCGGTTGTGTCTGCGACATGACCAACGAATTCGAGGGCTGGATGCGTGAGGCTGTGAAACCCTAACGATTGCATTTGCTGGTGCTGCTGGCGTCCCATTGGAACGGTTTTAAGTCCGTCCCGGTTCCAGCGGTACATTTCAGTCGCAACGAAGCGCAGACGGGCTTCAGGGCGCGATTTGAGATAGGCCTGATACTCGGCTTCCGGGTTGGCGTTCTTTACCTGTGCCGTAAGCTGTTCTACTCGTTTGTTTGCCTTCTGCAATTGTTGCAGCGACTCCAAAGGAATGGCCTTACCTTGTTCCGCCAATCGGCTCTGTGACCGTGTAATAGTATTTACAGTTTTCTGCGCCTCTTCCAGCATGGCAACAGTGTCGTCAACGCTGAAGTGTTGCGGTGTCAGCTGCGGCGTTTCATCCGTCAGGAATTCTTTGAACACTTTGCTGATCTTGTCGCCATTCCGTTTCGATTCGGGAATGTAAACGGTGCCAGCAATTACATACATCGCATTGTGGCCGAACGGCGTGTATTCCGGAATCGTTACGCGGCCCCGGAGTTCACCGAAATAGCGCGGCGCACCCAACGCAACCAGTTTATCCAGCGCAAGGAAATAATTCTCCTTGTCATGATAAAAGCCTGCGTACAGATGCGGCGTTACGCCGGGCTGCGTGCGATAAATCAAATACACGCGCACGCCTTTAAAGCGCGGCAGAACCGAACAGCCTTTGCGAATGGTGCCAGTGTTTTTATGATCGTGAATTTTGCGCACGATATCCAGACACGGATAAATCAGCGAGTCCGGATAGGAAACGTCCGGCGCTTCCTCTGCGCATTTAATCGCGTACTCACATTCGGCGTCGAACTGGCTCGATGGATTCACCAACGAATATTGCATCCACGCTACGGCGCGTTCACGATCAAACGGCAGGCCAAAGCCTACGTTGTAAAGCATGGCGACGGTTGCCATGTCTTCGAGGTTTCCATCGCACGCACTGCGCACGATATTCAACAGGTCTGATTTTTTCATACGCGTACCAACCGTAACGGGCTGCTTAACCAGTCGGCCCATGTACTCATACGAATACGACTCGAAATCATGCGTTGGTTCGCACGTTTTGAGAATTCCTTTTTCGTACAGGTGATGGAGAGTGCTAGTCAGTAGCTGCATTGTTCGGGCGCTCGCAAATTTGTTTGATTTCTTCAGCGTGTCGTTTATCGCAACCGAATTCAATGGCTTCACGATATTCAGGAATGGCCGACACGCGCACGATAATAAGTGTGTCGCCAGTGGTGCCGAAAACTTTTACGGCTTCACCATCGGGCACAAGGGCCAACGCGCTGTTGAGGGCGATAGCAGCCTCGAAAGGATGCATATCAAGGGGATGGTTCGTAATTGCAATTTCGTCATGTTCTGCAAATTGCAAAACGTGCGAAACAAATTCTGCCAGTTCCATCTTTATCCCTCGGATGATCAACCGAAAACGGCGGCAATGTCGTCGTGCGGCATTACCATCATTTGACTGTTGTAACGCACTTCGAACTGGCCGTCTTTTTCAACGCACAGGTAGCGCACGCCGTTGCGCTCAAACGCCACCGAGTTGCCCAAGCGGACGCCATCGGGCATTACAGCAGCAAGGGCAAGGGTAGCCGGGCGGGCAGGCTCCAAAGAGCGCAGGAAGAATTCGAGGAACGCGGCGTAATCAGCGAAGCGCTGTTTGGCCCCGTCGATTTCGAGAATGACAATCTGCCCTTCGAACGGAACGGTGATAACCGCTTCGTAGTGCGAAGTTTTCAACGCGATGTTCGGGCCGATTAGGGAAGTGAGGGTCATGTCCATTTCGAATTTTTCACGGCGCGGATCTTTTTCCAGCATGCCCAACGCCATGTAAATGTTTTCGATTTTTTCGCTGCGTTTGCGGTGAATCATATGCACAGGCTCCAGAAATGAAAAAAGGAAGGGCCACAGGGTAGCCCTTCCATTCTGATTTACAGTTTCGCGTTACGCGTTCAGATGATCCAAGTGCTGGATAATGCTCTGTACGCTCGACGTGCGGTGCAGCACTTTACCCGCTTCGTCTTCGACATAGAAAACGTCCACATAACGAATGTTTTGGAAGTTTTCATTTACAAGGCGAATGTTGCGGATGTAATCCACATTTTCGCCGTTCACGTCACGACTGTACATCAGGGACAGCACGCCGGTATTGTCATCAACTTCAGACATGGTGTCAGACGGCAACATGCCCATCAGTTGCTGCATTTTTTCCGCGTGAATTGCCGCGATGATTTCCGGCGATTCTTTTACCGGGCCGGTATCAACAACGTCGTCGATTGGTGCGGCTTCTGCAACCGGTGCCGAGGCTTCGGTTTCTGCTGGTGCTGGCGCGGGCTGTTCAACGGCCTGTGCTGGTTCGCCATTCAATGCGTTCGCCAGTGCTTCGGCTTGCGCGTTGGTTTCGGTTGGCGCTGCAACGGCCTGTGCTTCGTTTACAGGCGTTTCCTCGGGCAAAGGTTCTTCCTCTACCAGATCGGCGTCTGCAATCTCGGCTGGCGCGGCTACAGCGGCGACCGGGGCCGGTTCTTCGATCAACGGTTCCTCGGGGAAATCTTCCTCGGGGAAATCCGCTTCGATTTCAACGGCTGGCGCAGCATGGGCCGGGGCCGATTGGTCGATGCGCGGAACCATGGAAAGAACGCGACCGCTTTCCGGTTGTTGCTGAAGTTCGGAACCGTCGAGTTCTTCGAGTTCTTCCTCTTCCTCTTCCAGTTCTTCGAGGTCGTCGAAAGCCAAACGCAAAGCGTCGAGTTCGATTTCTTCGTTGGTGATGTAAACGATGAATTCGCCGTCGCCGGTGTAACTGCACAAATGCATATCGTGCTTGGCTTCGAGTTCCAGCATCATGTCACTGGCAATTTCCGCCGCATGATCAGGATTCACCAAATCCCAAATCGGCAGCGAAATACGTTTGGCGTAAATTTCTGCGCCGTCTTCCAGATCGACTTCGGTCGGATCGAGTTTGTACCAGTCTGCCAATTCATCGGCGGAGGTACTGAGAGCTTGCGAAAACAGGCTCTGATAAAAGGCAGCGATTGCAACGTGTGCAGATCCTACCAAGCGGCTGAAAAATTCGTTCATGATCTTTTACCTCGGAATTAAATTTGCGGGGGATTCTTATTGCTCCCCCGCGTGGGAACAGGCGCGATTAGATTTCGATGCCGTTGGCTTCGCAAATCTCAACGAATTTTTCGAAGTCCACCGAACGAACGGTTTCACTCGCAACGTTGATCAGGCCGACCGCATCGCCGCGCAGGCCGATGAACAGGTAGGTTTGACCTGCGTCTTCGATAGTCGAACCCGGTTCAATGGCATAACCGAAATTGGTGTACGCATCTTGCGATTCGTACCACGCAGCAGCGGCTTTGCGCATTGCGCCTTGATACTTGGCAGTAGGAACGATTTTCGCCATACGGGCCGAAGCGTCACCGACCAGTTCCGAGGTGTCGATAGGGAAAGAAGTTTCGGCAGCGGCGAAGGTTTGGTTTTCAGGGAAGTCGGCTTGCTCTTCCTCTTCCAATTCTTCTTGTTCCTCTTCCTCTTCCTCCTGCTCTTCCTCTTCTTCCTGTTCCTCTTCTTCCTCCTGCTCTTCCTCTTCTTCCTGTTCTTCTTCCTCTTCCTGCTCTTCCTCTTCTTCCTGTTCTTCTTCCTCTTCCTGCTCTTCCTCTTCCTCTTCAGGAATGTCGTCGGCGTTCGGAGTCAGCTGGTGCGGGTCGAGGTCGCTGCCTTCGTCGTCCGCGAAGTTTTCAGCGCGTTGACGTGCAACCATTTCCTGAATGCGCGCCGGGTCAGCGTCGGCAATCGCGAAGCTGAATGCAACGGTGCAGAATTCGGTGCCGCGACCGGCGAACGACGAAACCAGTTGAACGTCATATTCGCCCGCCATGATTTTGCGCACGTTTTCTTCGAGCAAATCGCAAATGTCTTGCGCGGTGTCGTCGTCGAATTCAGAAACGCGAACGATCTTTTTCTCGAACGGCGGAACTTCGCGGGTTTTCGGCAATGCGCCACCGGCTTTCTGGTTGGTCGATGCAGCACCGACGTAAACCAGTTTTGCGCCTTGCTGTTCAACGTCAGCAATTGCAATACGCAACCCGGAATCCATGACGATTACGCCAGTGGTCAGGATACGTTCAACAATTTGCATTTTCTTGCCGACCAGAACTTGAGTCACGTTCTTTTTGAAGCTGCGCGACGTTACAGGCTTCGGCGTGTCTTTGGCCTTTTGAATTGCCTTCGCACGGGTGTTGGCTTGTTCGTGCAGTTCTTTCAGTTCGTCGATGTATTCATCGGAATACACGCAGAAACGGCCATCGTGACGTTTGCGGATTTCGTCGGCTTGGAATTCTTCGCCGTTTTCCAGAACGCAACGACCGGACGAAAAGGTTTTAACCACTTTCACGTCGTCGCCGTTGAAGTCGATGGTCTTGCCGCGAACGTCGGAAGTTTCGTATTGACCAGCCGGGCCATACAGCGCGCCTTCGTCAAATGCGTTTTCGTCAGCCGGGGCCGCTTTTACTTTCTTCACTGCGCCGCCAGTTTTTGCCGGGGCAGCAGTTTTTGCAGCTGGCTTAACGCCGGAAGTTTTCACCGGGGCTTTTTCGGTCGCAGCTTTAACAGCGGCAGGTTTCTTGCCAGCTTTCGGCGCAGGGGTCACAACGTCAGCGCCGTAACCTTTGCCCTTGCGGGAAATGTCACCGATTGCAACCGACGAACCATCGGCCAGAATGACAATGCCGTCTTTGCGCTTCAGGCTTTCGATTTCGATGCCGTTGATTTTGCGCGCTTTCTCTTCCAGTTCTTTGAAAGTGATGGTCGGCGGTGCAGGGCGTTCAGCTTTTGCAGCTGGGGCAGCGGCAGCAGCGGCGGTTTTCTTCACGACGCCGCCTTTCAGGTCAACGAATTTGCCTTTGCCTTTGTTGTACATGTCGGCGGTGTTGAACTCGGAACCTTCCTCGGTGCGAACGGTGCCGTTCTTCAGGACGATTTTCACCGTCTCTTTGAATACGCCTTTCTTGCCGTGGTTAACGTTTACGGTCTGGCCTTTAAGAATAGTCATTTCCAAATCTCCAACTTTCCAAATTTCGTTAGTGTCGTTTATCGACTGTGCATTTTTTGCCGAGGGCGGCGAACTACCAACGGCAAACGCACATCGCAGAACAGGCGGTGGCGCATGCCTATATAAGGCAGCAACTACAAACTTCCCTTATTCCGTGAGCGCTAATGCATCAGGCACAAAACGTTACGGAAGGCCTTTAAGGTATCAAAGGGCCTTCATAGGGTCAAGCGCCATTAGCGCCTTGCCCCTTTGGTTCGTTATGAATGGTGCCCATACCCGCCTGAATGGCCTTTGCATTGCGTTTGCGCGTGTCCAGCAAGGTACGCAGCATGCAGCCCTGTTCATATGTAAGGGTGTTCGGCTGTTGGTAGTCGGCGCGCAATGCATTCAACGCCTGTTCGGCCTCGGCCATTGCTTTAACCGGGTCATGGCTGTGATTCAGTTGCGCGGCGCACGCTTGAATGCGTTTGCGTGCGTGATGGCCGACGATGGTGCAGGCGCCACCATTCAAGAAGGCCGCAGAACCTTTCATGAAACTGAAAAGCGACATGCGCGCTAGTTTGACCTTGCCGTCATTCAACGACATGACAGGGAAGCAAACCATTTGCGATGGAACGCGGCGACCTTGCGCGGCGAACGTGTTTTGCATGTTCAGGGTTTCGCGATAGGCGATTACCAACAGCGATTCGGTTTTGCCGGGCAGCATAACTTCGACGCGTGCATAAAGATCCTGCCAGTTTGGCAGCAACACGAACGGTTCGGATTTGATGAATGGAAGATCATTCCCAGCCGCACGCATGTGATTCGGAGTTGTAACGGTAACGCTGGCATCAAAAGGAACGGTGATAAGTTTTTCACCGTCGAGAGAAAGACGGCAACCGAGAGCGGCCAGCATGTTGACAATGTAATCTGCACCGATGGCGTTGGAACTCATTTGCTGCACAGTGGCGATATCGCGCAGCAATTCAGAATAGGTGACGCTGCCACTCAGAATGTTTTGAACAATTCCGCTAGCGTTGAACATGTTTTTCTCCCGCAGAAATAAAAAAAGCGACCTATTTCTAGGCCGCTTTCGGTTTTGCTACAGACCCGCTACGGATCTAAGGCTTATGCCTTTGCAGCTTTCGCAGCTTTGGCTTTCGGCGCAGCAACAACAGCGGCAGCTTTCGGCGCCTTGGCAACTTTCGGAGCTTTGGCAACCGGGGCAGCAGCTTTTGCTTTCGGAGCTTTGGCAGCAGCCGGGGCAGCAACAGCTTTTGCTTTCGGAGCTTTCACGACCGGTGCGGCAACGACAGCGGCGGCAGCAGGCTTGGCATTGGCGGCTTTGTTTTTGGCAGCGGCTGCTTTGTCGGCTTCGCGTTGTTTGGCTTTGGCGTCTTTTGCTTTCTGCGCGGCTTCTGCTTTTTCGGTCGAACGAACGTTGGTCAGCGCGGTTTTCGCGTCGTTCAGTTCGGTGGTCGCGGCCAGTACGGCCTGTTGCAGAGTTTCAACGACGGAACCGACGTTCTTTTGCAGATTGCTCACGACTTTCGGCGCGGTGGTCAGAGCCAGCTTGGCGTTCGAGCGAACAACGGTCTGCGCGGTTTTCAGGTCGGCTTTCAGGCCTTCCAGAGTTTTGGCAGCAGCGGCAACGGCTTTGACAGCGGCGGTTTCGTTCTTCGACAGTTTTACTACGGCTACTTCGGTCATGATTTTCTCTCTTTACTTTCCAGCATGGTCGGCGTTATTGCCGGGTGGTTTGCAGGTATGGTTCCCGCGTTTACTTCAGGACGGACTTTTTCAACGAGTCCAATCCATATTTATCGCAAATGCGCGTGAATGCTTTCACGTTCACTTTAGAAATTGATAAATCCAATTCCTTATTCGCATCGTACAGGTCGTGCCGTATGGTTACAAGCTGTCGATTGAGTTTCAGAATCTTCTTTGTATTTACAGTTTCTCGCGCCTTCTTTGGAAACCGGTCATGGGGAATGTTTTCCGCCTTTCCGAATTCCTCAATCAGCTTGATTGCGGTTTTGCCGCCAACGCCGGGAATACCCGGAATGCAATCGACCTTATCCCCATCCAGCATTAGGAAGTCGATCATTCGTTTTGCTTCAACCCCGTATATTTCTTTACAGTTTTTACGGCTAATGGTCATCTGTTTGTTCGGATTGATCAGGCGAACGTGTTTGTGAATCAATTCCTGCGCGAAATCTTTGTCGCTGGAAAGGATATAGGCCAGACCGCCCGTGTAATTCGCAGCAGTCGAACCAATCACGTCGTCAGCTTCTACGCCGACGCGCCCGAATATCGCAAACCCCATCGCGTCCAGCAGTTCCACAATCACCGGCAACTGTTTTGCAATGGATTTACTTTTCTCTTCGTCTTTTGGACGGTCGCCTTTGTAGTTATCCAGCAATTCATGCCGGAAATTTCTACCGGGGCGGTCAAACGAGTTCAGGCAGAATTTCGCACCCGTGATTTTCAGATTGGAACGCAGGATCGAAAAATACCCGCTAATCACGTGCGTGGGAAATCCCCGGTAACTCAACGGGCGAATAGCGTGATACGCCCGGTGCATTGTGTTCGTGCCATCCACTGATAAAAGAGTCATGGTTAATCCTTGAAGCGGGGATCGCTTGGCAATTCCGCGTGTGTATTCAGCAAGTCGCCAACGTTGTCGATTATCCGTACAGGCTTGCGCACCATACGGAAGGCGCGGGCGCTGCGAATTAACGCAGTAACCAACCGTTCTTTTGCGTAAGGCACCACAACAAACGTGTGCGTTCCGACAGAACCGACAGCGGCTTTCCCTTTCGGTACGCGGTCGGCAACCTCGGGCATAACGTCGAGTAGTTCTGAATTATGAAAAACAGTTTTCCCTTTGTGGTGTGTGATCAGCATGTGGCCGCGATCCTGAAACAGCTGGATCAACAAAGGCTGTGCGCCGGGGCCTTCCATGTTCACCGATTCCAAAAAGGTTTCCCCTTTACGAACTCGATTAACCGTCGCCAGAATGATTTTCATACGAGGCCCGCGTAAAACGGATTCGGATTAAACAATCGGCGGGCACCACGCAAACACGCAGCCGGGTCACTGGCCTGCATAAACATTTCTGCATAAGCAAACGTTTCGCGTGGGATATGGCCGTTCACAATGGAACACTTCGCGGCGTGTCGCATTTTATCCGCGATTACCTCTTCGGATTCGCCGTAAGCTTTTCCCATTTCCATGGCGAGTTCTACTTGAACCAGCAATCGACGCAAGCTGTATGTATTCACCGCACACCTCACGGAATATGGCAGTCAATTATTCGTTGTCCTGCCATATATTTACAGTTTAGTTTTCCTTTCGCTTGACGATTGCCCAGTACCCGGTCAGCGGCGGAACGTACAGGGAATTGTCGAACGTTTCGAATCCTTCACCAACAAACGGTTCGCGATTATAAACGATTACGTGGCCGAACCCGACGCTTGTTTGCCGGGTGTTGCCCAGCTGCATGCAGACCTGTTCCATGTAGCGCAACAGGAAACGTTTATCCATCGGATGTTCCTGTGACAGAACGTTGTCGATGTAATTCGAAATCGCAGAGCCTTGCGCAAACATCGCGTCCGCTTGGCCCGGCGAAATCATCCCGTCTTGATACATGCTCGGATACGTTTGAAGTGCCAGTGCGATATAGGCCACCGGCAATTCAGGCACGTTCTTTTTCGCGAAACGTTCACGGATTGCAGCGAACGGAATTTCTTGATCGGCTGCAATCCCCAAAACCCGGCGTAGTTCATCGTACAAATTCGAAGCCGGGTTGAAATCGGTGTTCATCGTTTCTTGCTCCCGCCACACGTCGTACACGGACGCGGCTGCACTTTCTTGCGAATTTCTTGATAGGTGATGTTGCTCGAATCAATGTTCATCGCGGTCGCTTGTGTAGCGCCGGATTCTTTGAAGCGAGTCGCCACCAAAGCTTTGTCGAACATCGTGTCGTAAGGGAAAGATTTCTGCTGCGTCTTTTCCCACATCGGAATGTCGAACATTTCTTTGCGAATTTCGTTCAGTTCGAATTCGCTCAGGGTTGGCGCGATGTTGGGGTTTACCCGCGCAGCTTTCACCACGCGGCCCTCTTCGTCGATCATCATCAGCGCCGTCAGTTCGATATTCGGATTCACCAGACTGACAATCGGGCCGTGCTTCACAGCAGGAATTGCGAACCACGTATCTTTCAACGGGAATTCCTGCCCTTCGATTTGCGGCAGGTGATACGCACGCATGAAACAGTACACGATCAGGTTGAAATCAATCGACGAATCATGCACGTAGATTTTTTCTTTGCTCATGTTGACCTCACTCAACCTTGATGCCCGAAACAGTCGGGTCAGGTTTCTTCAGGTAGTTTTTCACGCGCTCGGTTGTGTCACGCGCAGCACGCTTGCCCGGTTCTTTCTGGTCGGATTTCAAATCCTTGATTTCGCCCTTGATGTTTTTGATCTTGGCCTTCAGATCGGATTCTTCCAGCGCTGCCAATTGGCGCACTTTCCGTTCAAGGATGATTTCCGCATCAGGCACCGGCATTTTCAGAGTCTTCGCCAGCACTTCAGCCGGGGTTTTCGACGCCAGAACTTTCGGCAACGCTTTCAGCAATTTTTCACGATTCTGCACCGCGTACAAATACACTTCGTTCAAGTGCAATTCACGCGCAGCCTTCGCCAGCAGGAAGTCGATCAGGCGTTCTTCGAGCTTGACCCGGTACTTGATCCACGCCGTGAAATATTCGACGTAGTTCACGTATTTGAAGCGGTTGGTTTCTTCACCGGATTTCCGGATCGTGATACCCAGTCGATAAGCGACGGAACTTTTCACCGCTTTGTCTACTTTCGCGCATACTTCATCGAAAGATTCTTCGTCCATGTTTTTCGGACAAGCTACTTCCAGATGCGCGCCGTATGGGCCAGCGTGTTTGTTCTTTTTGCCGGAAGTATTCGACGCGTTTTTCACGCCGTCGATATTCGCCAGCTTTTGCAGAGCTTTGTCCAAACCCTCTTCGCCGGTCAGCGTGCCCGGACAGAACGAACGAATTCGAATGATGCGCTTTTCGATATCGTAATCAATCAGCGGCATGTACTGCACGGAACCTTTACCGGTCGCCATGAGGTCTTCGATTGCCGCGTCAGACGAAACGTCGATGCAGCCGAACGGGTGAACAATTTTCAACGTTTCCGCCAATTTCTTCGCGGTGTACGTTTTGCCGTTGAGCATATCGACCACGACTTTCGAAACCGTGGCGACCGAGAACGCAGGGTTGCCGACTTTCACACCGTAGGCCGGGGGCGGCGTCGATGTGAGGAACAAAAGCGTAGGCAGCAGCGCAGGCAGATACAGCGGAAGTTTTTCATCGTTCGAAAAGTTGTTTTCCATCGGAACAACTTTCAGATATTGCTGATCGAGCAAAAAGGTATCAGCAAATTTCGATTTCTTCGCTTCGGTGTAACGATATGCGGATGCGGTCGTGCCATCCGGTTTGCCCCAGCCACCTTGGCCCCACACCAGCGGCGGGTTGCTATTTGCAATCGTCACCATTGCGCCATAACAAGCGCTGTCACCGTGCGGGTGATATTTACCGATTGCGTCACCGACTGTACGCGCCGATTTCTTGAAACCTTTGTGGTGATGCAGGCCGAGGCCATCGAGTGCCCACAACACGGCGCGGTGAACTGGTTTCAGACCATCGCGGAAGTCGGGAACGGCCCGATCTTCCACCACGTAGGAACCGTAGATATGCAGGGCGCCATCAGAAAATTCGTTGATGGTTTGCATTTTGGTTTCGCGTGCGACGGTGACGAATTTAATCACCGGCGATTTCGCTACTTCCGTCTTGCTCATTTTCGTGAGCGAAGATTTTTTAACCTTCGCTACTTCTTTCGTTTTCACCTTTGCCATTTAAGCTTGCGCCTCCGGGTATTCGAGGCCGAGTTCATCCATCGCGGCTTCGAGGCGTTTCCACTGTTCTTCGCCAAACATCACGTGATTTTCTTCGAGGAATTTCACGTAGCCTTTGTGAATCTCTGCGAGTTTTTCCAGCGATTCCAGACAGGCGCTTGCGGTGTGGTTCGGGAACGATGGCAGCGGGCCGCGTGGGTCAGTGCTGCGCATGCGTACTTCTGGCATCAGGTTTTGTTCGATGTTGCGTTGCGCGTCCACAACCATTTGTTGCAGGCGCTGCAAAGTAATTTCGGTTTGCATTTTTTAATCCTCAAGGCCGAGAAGTTTACGGCGGTTCACAGCGTCTTCAGAAACCACGGCGCGGAACCACTGTTCATCAGCAGCAGATGCGAACGGGTTGATTTGAATCAGCTTGCGATATTTTGGATCGAAAGCAATCGGGCCGATATATTCCGGGCCAACTTCCCCCCAACCTTTGATACGCACAATGTCCTGATCCTTTACAGATTTCGGCGCAGCACCACGGCACTCGGCGTGGGTCATACCACCGTAAAGCGCACCTTTCGAATCCAGCGCGGCATAAAGCGGCGCCTGTACGCAGAACACGCGGCCTTCTTTGAACAGATCCGGAAGCAAACGATAAATCACGGCCAGATAAAGAACCGCAATGTGACCGCCGTCCGGGTCAGGGTCAACCAGCAACAGAACGGATTTGATCCGCAATTTTTCGGTGCTGAGTTTCGGGCGTTCTGCTTTCGGGTCAAGCGATTTCAAATCAACGCCGATGGCAATCAGGAATGCCGAAATATCTTTGTGCGTGATGATTTTCGCAATCGGTGCTTTCAGGGCGTTGAGTGGTTTACCACCAGCTGCCAAAACTTCCTGATAGTGCGTGTCGCGGGCGTCAACCGATGGGCCTTTTGCAGAATCCCCTTCCACCACAAACAATTCACGTTCCCACGCTTTGCAGTGTGGCGACTGTGCGAGTTTGACAGGCAGTGTGCCCTTGCCTTGTTTCTTCACGTCGGCCATGGATTTCACGACAGCGGCCAATTCTTCACGGCCTTTGTTCATGATCAAGGCGCGCTTGATAATGTCTTTCGCGACCTTCGGGTTATCCGTGAAGTATTTATCGAAAGCCGGGAACATAATGTCTTCGACTTCTTTGTCCACTTTCGAACTGAGTTTGTCTTTTACCTGCGACGTGTACGCAGCGCCGTGCATACGCCAGTCGAACATGCCCGTCAGGCCGATCAGCAGGTCGGAACCGGTGTAACCTTGCGACTTGCCTTTTCCTTTCGCTGGTTTCTTTTCCGGCACGTGTTTTTTCACGGCTTTGGAAAGTGCAGCGGTGAAACCCGTTACGTGCCAGCCACCGTCTACGGTTGGCGAAGTGTTCACGAATGTCAGGAAGTTATCGGCGTCGGTGTGGTCAGACCAAACCAGCGCGCAAGTGATGTTGTCGCTTTTGAAAATGAACGTCTTGCCCTGCGGTGTGAGGTCGCGCAATTCGCACATGTTTTTCGGTACGAACGCCAAATCCTTTTTGTTCAGGAAAAGTTCGTCTTTGCGCTTGCCCTTGCGGATCGTGGAGAAACGAATTTCCAGACCGGGGTTGAGCATCGCGACGTTGTTCAGCCACACGCCAACTTCAGTTGCGTTCGGTTCTGCCGCTTCGAAAGTCTTCGGAAGTTTACCGGCTTTCGCGTTGATAGAAACGACGGTCTGATCCAGTTCGATTGCGACAATCGTTCCGTATTTTTGCAGCTTGTCTTTCAGGTGGCCCATTACATCCTTGTCCACCGCCTTGACGATGTACGGATGCAAATCTTTTTTCGGCCCCGGAACGATTTCGCCTTTGCTGTACGTTTGTGTCGCCAGCTTGCCGTTGTACGTTGTCCACACACGCATGCGCTCAGACACGGCGTTAACTGCGGACATACCGATACCGTGAGTACCTGCCGAAGTTTTGTAGGCCTTGTCGTTGAATTTTGCGCCTGCGTGCGTTTTGGTATACGCGGCAGTCATGATCGAAATTTTCTCACCAGATTTCAGCTTCATGAAATCGGTAGGAATGCCGCCCGCTTGGTCGGCCACGATGTAACAACCGGTGTCGTAATCCAGAATAACTTCGATTACTTTGTTGCGACCGGCAATGTGTTCGTCGTAGCAGTTATCCACGCCTTCTTTCAGGCAGCGGTACGCCATCGGTGCGCCTTGCTCGCCAAGGTACATGGAAGGTTTCGCACGGATACCGGCCAGCCCTTCGTGGATCGTGAAATCTTCCTGCGATGCTGATTTCTTTTTGGTGGTTTTTTCCACGCCTTCAGCGACTTTCGTTTTCTTGAGCTTTTTCCCTTCGACGGCTGGATCAGCCTTCGCCTTGGGTTTCACTTTCTTTTCAGCCATTGGGGATTGCTACCTAATTGAGAAATTCTTCTTCGGAACCGATGATCACGATTTGGCAAACGTTCAGCCACTCGACGCTGAAGTCTTTCCATTCGTGATAATTGTTCGAGCTTTTGTAATGGTCGTAAGCGGAGCGTGGCGCTACAGTCATCGCGTGGAACGCCGGGGCGTTGGGCGACAGCTTTTCGCGCTCTATTTCGGTGGCGTCGATATATTCTTTGTTAAATTGCTCGCGGGATTTCGGCGCAATTTCAAAGTCACGACCGCACGGGGATTTCAGGATAGTTTGCATAATCAGCATCCAAATTGGTGCAGATTTCATCCAGCTGTGCTGGCGTCAGTGCAGGGCCGGGGATCGGACGAACGCCCCATTTCTTTTTCTTGCGGTCGTAGCCGATGGCATCATAAAACGCCCACAAAGATTCGTGAAAGAAATGCGGATCAGCATGGTACGAATACACGTAGTCAGGCGCACGGACTTTTCGCACAGCTTCCATTTTCAGCACGCACAGCAGCGGTTCGATATCCACGAAAATGTTTTCCGTGTATTCACGTTCCCGAAACCAGTTCATGCTGGTGATGGCCGGGTACGGGCTGCGCTGCGGATCTTTTTCAGCAGGGAAACGATGAACCTCAAAAACATCATCGCTTCCTAGATACGTCGCCTGATACCAACGCAACTTTCCGGGCTTACGCATTTTTCTTTACTCGGGGTTTCCGCTCGGCTGCTGCACGTTTGCGTGTGGCCTTTGCAGCAATGTGGCAACGCAGATGCGCCCGCGCTTCGTTCAACATGCCCTGATAATCTGTGTAATTACCATCGGCCAACACAACCTGTTTCGTGCCGTCTGCTTCTGCTTCGAAAAGCAAGGCTTCACCGGCTTCGTTTTTAACGCAGATCAGCCAGCGCCCGCCGTGCAGTTCAACGACGTGGTGGTGGTGGAAATGAAAACCGGAAACCGTTGCTTTGCGTTCGTCGCGTTTGAATTCTGCGACCGTGCTTTGGAATTTGCGGCGGGTGTGATTGTTGCCCAGCAAATCGTCACCGCTAATCAAATCAGCCAGCATAGATAATCTCCTTGCCCACTTCATAATCGAAATTGAGATATTCCATCCACTGGTCGAAGTAACGCAGCAACTGATCAGAGCGCGCATGGGAACCGTGGTGGTGAAGCATGAAATCTTTTTTGTTCTGCACTTTGTCTGCGATCAGCATAAAGCGCATGTCTTCCAAAAGGATTCCAACCGCTTCGCTGATTTCGTCCTGCGTCCAATCGTCAGTAGCCGGTTTGCACAGGTAGGCGTTCGCCTGTCTACGGTAGGCCAAAGCCAGCTGAAACGCAGAAATGCCCATACGTTCGTTAGACATAAGGGCATCAAGGTTTTTGCGATAATCGTTGTCGTTTTGAATCAGCGGATGCAGGCAGTACGCGCCCTTAATGTAATCCGCTGCGCCCAACCAATTCAGAATCAAAAGGCCTTCGTCAATGTGTTGCATCAGTGGCACGCCGCTGCGTTCGGCTACGCGGTCGCCGTAATGATCTTTAATCAAATGGTATTCGGTGAAGTAAGGCATGCACACACCATGAGCTTATAGGTATATCTGTTATTTACAGTATTGCCCGGAAACGAAAAAGCCGCGAAAAGGGAATCCCTAATCACGGCCTATTCGTTTAACGATTGCGCATCTTCACATCTGGATAAGGCAGGCCGAATTCCGAGGATGCCGTAGCAACCAAAGTATTCCCGTTGTCTTTATCCAGCTTTTTACCTTGTGCCGCTTTGTTGTTCGGATCGTCTTTGGAAAGCGGACGGCTTTTCGCTGCTTCACTTTCGCGGATTTCGTCCTGTTCCTTTTGCACTTCAGGATCAACGACTTTTTCCGCTGTTTCTGCCGGAATCAAATCAGGAACTTTACGATTCGTTTGTGCTTCCGGATAAGGCAGCTTGCTCGCTGCGGTGGCCTCTTCGTCGCCGTCGTCATCGTCGTCCTCTTCCTCTTCGGAATCATCATCCTCGGAGTCGTCATCGTCGCTTTCTTCGGAGTCGTCGTCTTCAGAATCATCGTCTTCAGAATCATCGTCGTCAGATTCTTCGTCCTCTTCCTCTTCAGAATCATCATCCGATTTGTCGCCATCGGTGCCGGACTCGCCAGATTCTTTCGGAGTTTGCGGAGCTTTTGCTGCGTCTTTTTTCTGTTTCTCGGCAGCTTTTTTCCGTTCCTCTTCCGCCGCTACTTCCTCACGCGCTTTTTCTTCGCGGTCACGCTCGGCCAGTTCTTCGTCAGAGTATTGCATCTGTTCGGCGGCGCCCATATCGGGTGCGCTGTACGTGCCAGCGGTCGCAACCACTTTCGGTTTCACGCTAATGGTGATTTTCATTTCTTGGTCAACCTCAAAGGTTTAGAAGGCTTTTTCTTTTTCGCCTTGGCCGACGGCAGTTTGAGGTCGGTGTCAGACGCGCTAGATTTCTTTTTCAATTTCTTCGGCTTGTCGCAAAGTTTCTTCAGCACCGACAGCACTTCAGGCTCAACATAGTTTTCCATGTTGTTGGTGATGTTCAGAACTTTGATCAGTTTTTCCGGTTGCAGTGCGTGCAGCATGTTGTCGGTCAGGCTGCGTTTATTAAAGCAGACCTTTTCCATCGGGCACGCCTCATACGCAGGCATCAAACGTTCGTAATCGTCTGGCGCTTTGCACGGTTTGCACTTGATCGCGAGTTCCGGTTTGTTCTGAATAAAACTGTTCACAGCAGACCGGTAGATTTTCTTCTGCTGGATGATCAGTTTTTTCGTTTCGTTGCGACGGCGCTCGCCCCAGCGTTCGGCTTTCTCTTTGAACTGATACGGGTTGTCGCGACTGAGGTACAGCAATGAGAATCCGGAGATTTTCATTTTGTATTTCTTTTCCAACACGTAGCAGTACGTCGGAACCTGCATCAAGTGTTCACGCTTCGGAAGTTTGTTCCCTTCCATCAGACCTTTGGTGGTCGTCTTGTAGTCGAGAACCCAGTACGTGCCATCGGGCATTTCATAAATGCAGTCGATGTGACCTTTCAGGCCGAAGTAATCAATGCATTTTTCCACATACTCACAAGCGATGCCGCAATCCGGGCACAGGTTGTTCGTGGTGTTTTTTGTCGTCAGCTTCCCTTTGCGGTACATCACGCCTTTTTCGTCGTAAAGATCGCGGGCGTCGTGGTGCTTCTGACACTTGCTGTTCCGGCATTTCCAATCACCGAAAACTTTCCGTGTCTGCCCCATGTAATACTGAATGTTTTCGTGCGCAGCAGTTCCGACGGTTGTGAAATACCCGCCGCCTGCTGTCATGTTCGATTGATAGAATCCGTTTTCCGCCGCTTGCAAAAACTGCATGTGAACGAGGATTGGACAAATTGGAAAGGAGGACGGGCGGTATTCCGGCCCGCGACCATTCGGCGTGATAATGTTGCTATCCATTATCTGCGCATAGACTTGGCCTAAGTGCGATTCGATATGCACTGACCGTCTTTCCTTTTTTATACGGCTCGCAATATCCTTAAACACAGGCGCCCCAGTAACTGTAAATGATACTATTAAATTGGTATTCTTGAGGTCGATTAAATGAAACTTGATGATGCCTTCACGGTCATCATGGCCGAACTAGAAAAAATCCAAGGCCCAACCAGATTCAAAACAACCACGTTCGAAATCGTTTGTCCGTTCCACGAAGACAGTAACCCATCGCTCGGCATTAACATCAGCCTAGAAGCGCGGGTGCCTGTAGGAACGTTTAACTGTTGGTCGTGTGGTGAATCGGGGCCGTGGAACAAGCTGGCGGCTAAGCTTGATTTACAGCAGCTGAAAAAATGGCAATTCTTCAACGGATCAACTGCTGGCGACCGGGCACGATACAACCGGAAAAAGAAAGAAAGAGAAAATACGAATAACCGTTCCATCGGGCGACTCTACGAAGAATTGGGCGGCGCGGTAATTCCGTGGCCCAAGGAAAAAGATTGGCGCGGATATCCCGGCACAATGATTGAACGCGTGAATGGTCACATGTTCAGTGAGGATCAACGCGAAGACGTTCTGCTTGCTCTTCCTATTTACATTAATGGCCGGTACAAGGGCGGCGTTAAAGCGTTGATGGAAAAACAGGAAACCGGATTGTCCTATATCAACACCAAAGGTGATTGGGTAATGGACTACGGTTTGCTCGGTTACGATTTTATTCGCAAGCATGATTTGTTCGGATGCAAAGCGGTGGTGCTGTGTGAAGGCCCGCGTGACTGGCTGCGTCTGGTGCTGAATAAAATCCCGGCCTGTGCAATTCTCGGTTCGAAAATGTTCGGCCCGCGTAAATTGATGCTGCTGCAAGGCCTTGGCATCACGAAGGTTTACACGCTGACGGATAACGACAAAGCCGGTAAGCAGATGGCGCGTCTGGTCGAAAGTTTCTGTGACGGCCAACTGGATTTCGAAGAACTGAAATTGCCGTGCAAGTATGACGACGAAGGCAATCTGATCAAGCTTGACCCGGACGCCGCACCGCAGAAGCTGATCGACAAGGTGAAGGATATTGTCTACGCCTACGGTCAAGAAGAAAAGCCGAAGAAAAAGAAAGTGAAAAAGGTCGAAGCCTCGGCACCGGCCAAGAAAAAGAAAGTGAAGGCTATCGAGAAAACCAGCAAGGAATTCCCGAAGCTGTCCATGGAAAAGAAACCGAAGAGGATTAAACAGAAATGAATTTTGGCCCACTGAATCAAATCCCGCTGGCTGACAACGAAATCATGGAAGCGCTGAACAAGCTGTCGCGCAAGGATGATGAAATCGAACGCGCCTTAATGGAAGAATTCGGCGTAGGTGATTGGAGTTCGCTGCGTGGTGTGTCGGGCTTCGAAGGCGACATGACCGAGGCCGACGCGCTGGTCAGCGTGATTGCGTTGGAAAAATCTATCAACGCGAATTTCGAATTGCTCCAGACGTTGCGCCACGGCAGTTTCAAAAACCGTGTGCTGACCTGCGCCAAGCGTATCGAATACCGTATCGGAATTGTTTAAGGGGGATTTATGAGCGAAGCAAAACAACGGCTTGTCACCGACGCCACGAAACGGCAGCTGGTGCTTGCCATGGAAAAACACATGGAAGTCATGCGTAAACTTTACGACGAATTCAACTACGGCCACGCGCCCGCACAGTTCGTTGGTTTCCATGAGGATGTAACCGAAGCTTTCGCGTTCGACATGATTACCGGAATTCACGAAGGGATCAAACGCAACGTCACGTTGCTGATTGCGCTGCGCAACGGTTCGCTTCCAAATACAGTGTTGGATATCTGCCAACAAATCCGCGACATTAAAATCCCCGAGTAACCCTGTTCCAGAACCAAAAAAAGGCCGCAATCCATTTAGGAGAGCGGCCTTTTTTATTGCCTAAATTCCGTAAAATTACGGAATCATGTCAGCGATGAACATTTTCAGCGTCTGATCTTCAACGTTGTTCGCGATGTAGGTCAGGTCGTCGAAGCTCAGTTCGTCGCCGCGCATCGAAATGTCGTCCATCAGGTCGGCCATGTCTTCGCCTTCCAGAAGCGCACGGTTCACGATGCCAGCAACAAACGGCGTCGGGCTGTACGATTCTTCGTTGTGGATCGGCGCTTGTTGTTGAACAGGCGGCGCCACGTCGGTACGCATTTCCAACATTTCCGGCATTGCCGAAGAATCGGAACCGGCGTTCATGGTCAGAACGCGTTGGATTTCCTGCTTCGCTTTCGGGCTGTTCTGAATTGCTGCTTCAGCGTCGTCCGGGTGCGCGATTGCGATTTCGCCCAGCTGGCACAGCTGACGGAAATGTTTGTTTTTCAGCAGGTTCGAACGCGGTGCGAAAAGCGTCATGTCGATAGGCACGAAAGTTTTCGGAATCACGATGGATTGTTGCGTGCCGTCTTCGCCCAAAACGGTCAGGTTGATATTGCCTGCTGGTTTGGTGCGGTTCATCACGTAAAGGGCCAGATCGTCTTTGTGATCGACCAGCGCTTGAGTAACGGTAAGGGGACGCATCAGGGCTTTCGATTGTGGCTTGGCGCTCATGTAGGTGTTTCTCCGTCGCTAGGGTAGGTCTGTTCTAGTTCCTTGTCGGTCACATCGAACAGTAGGTGAATTTTTGGACTGCCGTATTTCGACATATGCTCTTTGTCTAACAGCATCGGAATCATCCACGGTTCCAATTTCAATTCCGGATCTTGAAAAAGTGGATGCGCCGCAATTTTTCTGGTGATCGGTGTTTCTTCCGCGAAGTCGTCACTTTGATAGCTGGCTGCTTCGAGGGCCGCGTGATACAAGGCGACGACGGCCCACACGCGTTCGCACGAAGCTTTGCGGGCAATCAACACATCACGCTTTGTCAGGTGTGGCAATTTCAGCAATCGCAATTCCACATCCGTCAGACCTTTTGGCTGGTCTTTCTTTTTCTTTTTCTTACCTTGTTCCTGATCGCCTTTCGTTGAGGCGAACACAGCATCGAGGGCCATACAGCGACGTTGCGTTTGTTCCGTGTAATATTTACAAGTGGTCACACGGCATTTCGTTTTAAACGCATAGTGGCTCAGTGGGCATTCGTGCGCCATTACTGACCCGGAAACTCGATATCGTCGAGGAAGCAATTGAAAACCATGCGATGCACCAACATTTCTTTGTCACCGCCCGGCAATTTCGAATAGCTGCTCGAACTTGCGCGCATTTTGATATCGGTCAGGATGCGTTTCGCCACAACATGCTTCGAAAGCATTTCGCTGTACAGCCAGATTTCTTGCGGCGGTTCGATTTTCCCCACCGACAATTCGTAAATATATTTCACGTTGGTCATGCGTTCTGCGATGCCCAGCGCCAGCTGGTGTGGCCGGGTCTGATCGTCTTCGCGCAGGCGGTCGATATCCAAATGCGCATACACCACGTTCTCCAAAAAGGATTCGGGGAACGGGTTTTTCGGGTCGTTGTGGCCGATGCTAAAGCCCGCCCGAAACAGTTTAAAATCAATCGAAACGTTTTTGATATCCTTCATTTTTCCCGCCCTTTTTAATGCCAGATTATTAGTCTGTATTTACATTATTTAAAGGGTTGGGGCTTTGGAAAGGACATTGAAAAGTCGTTCTTCGTCGGTATGCGAATGAATGAAATCATAGGCCGGAACACGCAATAGTTTCGCTGCGTGATAAAGCGCGATAAGGAACGAATCCAGTTGGTGAATCACGATTCCTTTGCCTTTGTATTTCACTTTCAGGTCTTCGTACATCTCTTTCAAATCGGCAGGCGTCCGATTGAATTCGTTCTTCCACGTTGCAGCCGTATAGAACTCGGTTGGAATATCCGGGCGCAGGATCATCATTACGCCAAGCATCATGGAAATGGCTTCAACCGTGGTTCCAGCACCGCGACCGGGCCGGGCCTGAAAGCGTTCGGCTGCAATGTAATCAACGGCTGGCAATTGGTTGTATTCATCGACAAACGCACGGCATTCAAGCTGTGCAATCTTTACGTCGTGAATCATGTGTTCCATCATCTTTGTACCGATGATTTTAAAGCACATGCGGCGTTTGCCGTCTTCCTCTTTCACCCACGCTTCGATTTGCGTTACGGCGTAATTCTTTGTGCCCATGTCTTCGCCCATTACGCGAATACGTTTCTTCGTTGGCACAGGCAATTCAATCTTGATCGGCTTCGGTTTTGCTTTACGCTTACGGGCCATGGTGTTGCTCCTTAACTCATACTACTGAATTACAATTCGCATCCTCGGTTTTCAAGCCAGTAATTTATAGGGAATGGAGGATCATCTATGATCAAACGCGGCCCCGCTAATGTGCGTCGTAACCACGCACGAAATTTCATTCAGAAACAGGCCCAAGCCCGTTTGGATGAAACGGTTACAGCTTACAACCATCAGGTTTCGAATTCGTTGGCCGTTAACGCGGTTAAAATCGTTCTGTATCAGATTGATCGGCAAGTCGGGCGCCCCTGTTCCTGCTGCCGTACCAACGTCGAAATTCCGCCCACCTCAAACGTAACGCCAACAATTCCCCAGCGTGATCGTTCCTCGGAAAATATCGGGATCGAATTCCAAGACGAAGATATTTTCGGTACGGAAATGGATCGCATGTTTAACGACGTGGAAGTCCGCGACGTTTCCGGTATTCAGGAAGAGGCAAACGACGGCCTGCGTGGAATCGAAACGGAACAATTCGAAGACTCGGTAAACCAAGGCTCTGTCAATTGCGGTATCTGCTATCGCTCACTGCGCCAGCCCGGTTATAAATCCTACGGTGCCCAGCGCAAGGTCTACACGCATTACGATGTGGCCGGACTCGAAGGCGTGCATTTGGATTCGACCAGCAGCCCGCATGCATTTGTGCGCGAAGAACAAAACGGTTACGTGATGTTCCAAGTGCTGGTGCCGAAGTATTTCGTTTCTGCAACCTACAGCATCCGCGAAGATTTGTTCGTGCTGCGTGAACGTCCGTTGCGTAAAGACGGAAAACAAATCACGATTGCAGATTTGCGCCGCTTCGAAGGCCGCACGATTGACCTGTATGTGAAGGTCGAGCGCTTCACTCATTTCGCAATTGAATTCGATATGGGCATCGAGCGGATTAACGCGAACATCGGCGGCGAAACTACCGTACTCGATTACGACCGCCTGCAAACCATGAGCGATATTCCAATCGTGATGGGGCCAGAAGTCAGCGACGTGAACGAAGGCGATATCGTCTGCATTCCAGAACGAAATCTCTATCTGAAAATTCGCGACAAGGAACGGAAGATTATGCAGGATCAGGCCCGGCTGGAATGGGTTTGCTCTGCGCGTGTATTGCAACCGACTGAACCACTCCGGACAATCTCGAAAGGATACAAACTGCGATGAAATACGTTCACCTGATTATCACCGACGACGATACCAACGTGACGCCAATCGACGGCCAGCTGATCGTCAAAAACGACGACGATGCGCACTACGCGTTGCGCGGCCATTCCATCGGGCAAATCACCAACAATTCGAATAACTTTTTCGAACCGGAATTGGAATCGGCGTTGATGGTAGCGACTGCCAGCGTCCGCGCAGAAATCCACAAGCAATTCCTTTCGTTGAGTGCGTGGAAACCGTGGACTGTTTTCCCGAACCTGCTGAAAATTGCGCTGGCCTCCGATTCGGTGTTCCTGATCTTTGATCGCCCGGACAATTGCGCACGCCTGACTTTCACCAATGCGCAAATCGCGGAAGAGTGGACGCAGATTATCAACAAAGCGCAGGACATTTTCGAACTGCGTGGCGGTTACGTTTCCAACGGTGGCCCAAACGGTGGTTCGATCCACTACGGGTACAAACTCAAATGAATATCTTTCGGATGTTCAAATGGTATCGCCGCCTGATCGGTGGCCGGTGGGAATACTGGATGCATGAGCCGATGTATTCCGATTGGTATCACCACGATTCTTCAAATGGGCAGCGTCCACACATGGGCTGTCGCGGGACTCCAACTGTCGAGGTTTATGAATGAATTTTCCAATCTACAATTGCCACAAACAAGTCGAAGCATTTCAAATCGCGCACATCACGGCGCAGGCGAAAGGCACACACGACGACACGGTGCCTGCCCAGCAATACGCAGAAATTCCACACGAAGACGGCACTGTTGATTTGCTGCCGATTGCTTCCCACACCGAATACGTTTTGGTTGATAAAACCGGCGAATTTGTTGCGGTAGTTGGCGACGATTACATGGAACGCAACCTTGTTCACACTGGCGGTTATTTCGTGCGTTACCAAAACGGCCACGAATCGTTCAGCCCGGAAGACGCGTTCGTTGACGGCTACACGCAGCAGACCATGAAACGCATTCTGCACATCAAAGCCGGTTCTGAAAATTGGGAACCGACAATCGAAGACATGCAGGCAATTCTCGACATGTTCATGGAAGCGCAGAAAGATCCGGAAGGTGGAATTATCGTGACAAATCAGTGGATTGATTCCACGGTCGAAAAGGTTCTGCGCACCGAGGATTTCGAAATCACTGTCGTGCGTACAATTCCGCAGGAGGATTAATGAAAGAATTAGCGATTGCATCCAACATGATCGTCATGGCTCGGAATGCGACAACTTTGAAGCAGAAACGCAGCCTCATGTTGCGCATGATCATGCCGCTGTTTTCCAAAGCGTCGGCGGATAAACTGGCGGACTGCATTGAAACCCACAACTCGCGTGAATTCAGCAATTTGTGGCAGAGTTTGAAACCAGAACTGGCCGCTACGCTGGAACAGAAACGCGACAAACCGGATTGGATTCCAAACGAAAAGAATATGGCAATCGCCAGCATGGGCGACATTTCCCCGGCTGAATGGGAAGCCATGCACGGCCCCGGTTCTGCTGGTGCTGCGTCTCCTTTGCTTCACAAAACTGAGGTCGTGTGTTCGAATCCATACACACCGGAACCGAGTTACGCGGACGTTACGACTTTCCAGCGCGACGGTGAAACAGCGGTTTGCATTCAGACTTACGGCCCTCGGAAAATTCGTATTTCTTTGAATGGGAATACCATCAACGAAATCTCGAATGCTGATCGCCCGGTTCCGCCTGCTGTTGAAAAGGGTGAAGCAATTCCTGTCGAAGAATGCCCGATTGATCCGGCGACGTGTGACGCAGCAGTTGCGGTAGATCCTGTTGGTGCCGAATGCGGTGTGGTTGAAGAACCAATGGCAACCGTGCAAATCAACAACGGTCAAACCGGTGAAAACTTTGTGTTGACCGGTGAACAAATGGTCAAGGTTGTGAAACTGGTTTGCGAACGTTTGCTAATGGATGCAGACCCGTGCCCACTGCCTGCGCGCATGATGGCAATGCCAACCAATTGTGCGGCCCACGATTACCCGGATTGCAAAGTTTGTTTGCACAACTTGAAAGGGTTTGATTTCAGCGCAAACATCCTTGAACTCTACGACAAGCTGACTGCTTCGAGCATTTAAAACGATTCAAACCACCCAAAGGGGAGCCGAAAGGTTCCCCTTTTTTATTGCCTTTTTATTCAAATGATTCGAATGGCAACCCGGCGTTTGGCCCAATGGGTACAGGGAATCCGACCAAAAAACATGAATCCGAAAACTGTAAATAGTGGATTGAGTATGGATGCTGAACAATTGAGTGACAGAACGAGAAATCGTTTGGAACGTTGCGAACACAGTGAGCCTGCAAATCGAACCGCTTGAGTCACAGGAACAGGCAGAATCGCACTGAACGTGCGAGAAAGCCAGACAGTTGAGCGAAGCGAGAACGATAGCGACTAACGCGGAGCGTTAGGAGCGGGAACCGAAGGTTCCCCGTAATAGAAAAGCGTCCGGCAAATCCCCACACCCAGCGTCGGTGCAGAAAGCAAGGCGGAAGCGTTGCATGAATGCTTGAACTTTTAAGGATAGCTCTGCCTGCGTTGTATTGATCTTGCGACAATACAATAGGCCTTCGGTTTAATGCTCGTTACCTATGGTAACTGCGCCGAAGGCGCCCATCCCCCAGTTCCGCAGCCCCCCTTCCCGCCAGCCGCCGCCCGGCCTGCCATTCGAAACAAACCGTTAAAAGGAAACCCAAATGCCTACCGTTTACCTACCCGAATTTGGCCTGTCCGATTCGAGACGCGGGCTGTGCGATGCCGTTCAATTAATGGGCCTGCATTCCATTCTCGTTATGCAGTGTCTGGAACTGATCACGATTACAAACGGCAACGGGAAAATGAATCAGTTGCCGCCTGAAACCACCAAGAATATTCCTGATAAATACATTGAGCCGTGCTTTGCAGCAGCGCAGGAAATCGTCGAACGTTTCTCCATCAAAAGCTACGCTGATTATCTGGAAATCCGGCCCCTGTTGAAACACCTGTACGCGCAGGTATCGTTTATCAACGGAACCGAATACGTGCCGGACGGGGATCGCTGGTACAGCCGCGAATGGGTAAAGCATGTGGTCAAAAAGCCTAAGCACGAATATGGTGTGCTGCTTTATCTGGATAACACGAAAGGCGATTCCGGCATTGCGATTGCCGGTGGCGGCACCGAATTTAAAATGCTGAAATATGGCACGATCATGCACCGCAACACCAGCCGCATGAAAATGGAAGTAGGAAAAAACCTGAAAGCTTATGCCGAACAGGATCGCGTAGAAGCCAAATTGAATCTGCTGAAAATCTACAGCAAATTTGACCTGTTCAATATGGCGGAACGCTCGCGGGCCGTGACGTTGTGTGCCGTAGAGGCCTTGCAGTTGGCCCGTCAAATCATTTACCAAAAACCTTACACACGCGGCGACCTGACTATGCACCAGCGGATCGGTGTAAATGATCTTATGCACAATATGGAAATCGCCGTGGCACAATTGCGCCACATGGAAGCCGATAAGCGTCCGTTTCTCACAGAAACCACGACCTATGGATTGGCCGAGAAATGCGAAGGAAATAAAGTCAGTGCGGAAATCGCAGCCTTTTTGACGACTGCCCATTTCGAACCGCCGAAGAAACCACGGAAAGCCCCGGTCGCCAAATCAACGAAGGCAAATACTGTAAAATCTATTAAGAAGTAAACCATTTCTAGGAACCGCTTATGCTTGAGGTCAGTATCTTTGATAGACCGTTTGTAAATTCGTGCCGCGCTATTGCCGATGGGTTTTGCCTTCACGATAACAGTCTCTACTATTTCGAAAATGGCACCGCAGTCGGCTTTAAAGAAAAGCGCCCGTACACGATTCCAAACGGTTTGGGATACTGGCGACCGAGCGGCACCAAAGCCAAAGCCTGTCGGGATCTTCAGGCGGAATTGGATCGGGTGAACGTCGAAAGCACATTGATTAATTTCGTGCGCAACAATTTCGATAACTTCGTTGAATCGGTGATGCTTTCCGGCGACACCAGCGATATCTGGAAAAAAGTCCGGGTGCTGGTAGCCAATGATCGGGTCTACGTTCAATTCTCGGACGTGCGCGGTCGTATTAGTTTGAAAGATTCGACGCTTCGCCTGCAAACACAAATGCAGCCATTGCCGATTACGGTGATGCCTGAATTAATCGAAAAGCTTTTGGGAATTTGCGATGCGGCAGAATTGCCACTCGACTTTGACCCGGTAGCAGTAATCAGCAATGCGTATCGTGGAACCTGCGATTCCGGCCAGCACGTAGCGGCCCACGGATACGCGATGGTTCTCCTACTGCAAAACAAAATTCAAGGTATGTGAAAATAATGAGTTATTCTGAATCGCAAGTAAACGAACTGCTTGACCAGCTGCTGGCCCTGCGCAATAGCGGCCCCGTTTACAATGTCACGGTAAAAAACGGCGTGCTGCGTTATCGTTCGTGCATTCCCGGTCAGCACCAAATCGTTGACCACCACAAAGAAACTTACGACGTAACCGCCGCCGATGATTCGGTTATGGTTGGCGTGCATATTTCGACGGGCATCACGAAACTTTTCTACCCGCACGAAATCGGTAGCCTGTCGATCATCAACAAACCGCCTGTACGCATCGAATCCCCTGTGCCTGCGTTCGGCACCACGATTGTGGGCGACGACATTCTGCCGGGCCTCGGTTCGATCTACACGCACCACACGAACAGCATCCCGTATCTGGTTCTCGGATTCGCCAACGAAGGCGCACGCGAAGACAAGCGCGAAGAATATCCGGTGTTCGTTTTCTACGTCGGCCAGAACGGGAAAGTTTGGGCGAAAACCGTGAAGCGTTTCAACGAAACCATGAACGCGGGCGGCGCCTTCCAATTCAACACTGACGCCGGTTTCAAATACATGGGCATCATCGAAAACGACCAGATTGCAAATGGTTGGATGACCAAAGAACTTGGCGAAATGATTTCCCAAGCCAACCCTGTTAAGGAAATCGGCAATGACGCAAAAAACTGAAGTCTTTTATTCGTATCGTTATCGTTCGTGGGACGCCAACGTTTACTACGGCACACGCAACCGTGATTTCACAGCCGAAGAACTCGCGGCGGGCTGGGGCGAATGGGAAACCATTAGCGAACAGAAATACAACGAAATCATGACGTACCTCGAAGGCAAGCACCCGTGCCATTATCAGGCGCAGAAGATTTTGTGCGAAGTGCAGGAAGATGATGCATTCGATCCTCGCCAGTGGATTGCAAAACAAATGCACAACGCTGCAATAGAACGCAAGCACTTGGGCAACCGTGACCGTAAAACGATTTATCTGGCAAAACATCCGCTGCCAGACGGCACGCTGTCGCCGTGGATTCGCACCAGTTCCAAAGTGTTCGAAAACGGCACCAATCGCAACTGGCCGGACACTAGCGGATTTTCGTACCACGTGACGGCGCAGGAACACATGGGCACCCTGTACGATTACATGCTCGACGGCAGGATGCAGCAGGCTTTCGATTACCATCCGGATTATTTCGATATGGAACCGAAAGTATGAGCCGTTCATTTTCGACTGTTCACGTGTGGCGTCATTCGTTTCATTCGCCCGACAAAGAGCCTACGTTTTCCGGTGGCTGGATGTTGGGCAACGACTGGAAGAAAAAGAAATGGGCCAGCCGCGATACGATTATCGAACGTCGCACCGTTCCATTTAGCGCCCTGCACAGCGCCGCGTTTGTGAATGGTGATGTGATGATCGAAGCACATCGGTTGTCTACGTTGAAATCTCGCAAAAGTTCTGCGTTCTTCAACGCTGTCACCCACGAACCCTACGACGGCCCGGTCAATTACACTGAGGAAGCCCGCGATGACTCCGACGAAACCCCTGATCAAACTGCTTGAGCGTGATTCTGGAATCCTGAGTCAATACGGTTTTCGTTCCGTTGCCGTTTACACGGATTCGGAAGATATCGCGTTTATGTTCAAGCATAAAAACATGCAGCCGTTTGATCTGGTGCCGACGCACAACGAAGTCTTGAACAGCGAACAATTCGGCCATCTGATTACCATGACTGACATGGCAGATGGTTCGCAACTTTTTTCTGTCAGCGAAGAACGCGACGAAAAGTGGTTCGCCGTGAACCAACCTAAACACTGGCTTATGCCGTGAAGGTCTGGCGCAATTCGTACAACGCGCAAAATGAACCTGTGAAATTCGCAGGCGGTTGGATCATGGGCGAGCGCTGGAAAACCACCGTGTGGAAAAACAACCCGCATGCGATTATCGAAGTCCGTGAACTGGAATTCGAGGGCGGTATTATTTCCCAACCTATTTCAGGCGGTGATGTTTTCTACAACCACCGGCTGCTTAACAAGCCCGATCCAAACGCGAAATTCTTTCACGCTAAAACAGGGTTGCCCTACGACCCCATCGTAAATTCTGGAGAATGAAATGGCTGATGATGACCTGAAGAAAAAGAAGAAAAAGAAGAAGAGTAGCAGCGAAGACGTTGCACCGAAAAAGAAAAAGAAAGTCGTTGTAGAAGACGACGCGCCGAAAAAGAAAAAGAAAAAAGGTTTGGTGAAGTCGGAAGGCCTCGACCTCAAGCCGAAAATGAAAGACCTCGGTCGTGACGTGAGCGGCACCAAAGCTGGCGACGGCAAGGTGAAAAAGAAAAAGAAAACCGAAGTGGCAGCAGCCGACGCCAAAGTCCAACTGCCGGTCGAACAGGACGACTACATCATTGTCCAAATCGGCAAGAAAAATAAACTGGCATTCGCGCACAGCCCGAAACGCAACACTGCGTATCTGGAAGAATCGCTGAATACCAATGAGCCGGTCGCCATCGAATACGACGCGAACACGCTGATTGCCAACCTCGGCAAAGATCCGAAGCCGGGTAAAGTTTTCGGTGTGGAAATCATGCCGCACCTTGGCGAAATCGACACGCCGATTGGCCCGATGCACTTCTACCGCAAGTGTTCCGACGCCGAGAAAGAAGCGATCCGCATCGGTGTGAAAAAAGCGCACAAGAAAATCGTTGACCTCGATCTGGAAAAAGTTTTCCCGATCAGCCGTATCGAAGTTCACAATCCGAAAGGCAAGTGGGCGGGCACCTACTCGGTCAGCTTCAAGACCGGCGAAGCGGTTGACCTGATTAAACTCTTCCCGAAAATCGTGGAAGATCAAATCTACAACCAGTACATTTTCATTCACGAAATCGGCCACGCTGTGTGGTATCGCTTCGTGCCTGAAAAAATCCGTGCGCTGTGGCTGGAACAGTACAACACGATGACTAAAGTTTCCAAGGCCAAGAAATCGGACATGGAATCGTTGTGTCAGTCGCTGGTCAATTCTCAAATGAGCATTCGCGAATTCCAACGCGACCTCGAAGAAGACGAACTGGCCCTGTTCAAAGAAGCGCTTTCGTACCTGAAGAAAGTTCACAAAATGACGCCGGAAGACGCGAACGTTTTGCTGAACCAAAACAGCAAAGTGCTGGCGGAAATCTGGCCGACTTCGGCTTCGTTCTCCAACACCGATTCGGTAACTGCGCTGATGGGCGAATACGCAGGCACCAACGTGCAAGAAATGTTTGCCGAGGCCTTCGCGCTTTCTCTGACCGGCAAATCCATTCCGAAAACTGTTCAGAAACTTCTGGATAAAACTCTGAAGGCAGCTATTGCCGAATAAAGGTTAAGCATGGAAACCGAAAATTGTTTATTTTTTGGTGGGCCTGCTGACGGTGAATGGCGAGAAGTATTGGTAGGTGCGCCGCAGGTATTGGTGCGCACCTTACCACTCGCTGATCCATTGGCACAAAATGCGTGGGCCTATAACCGGCTCGTAATCAACAGCACGCATGATCGCAAGCATTCTGTTTTTGTGTACGGGAATATTGATCCTGTGCGAATCATGCTTGGGCGATGGAAATACTCATGACAGTTGACGACTGGATCAATGTTTTTTATTGGGCTGTTGGTATCGGGCTTTCCATCGGCTTGTTGGCTTACATGGTGCAACCGAAAAAGCCTGTGAAAAAGCCACGGGCCAAGCGGCCACACAAAAGCCGTAGCCAGCGCCGTATGGAGCGTGAGATTTATCGCCGGGCAATTGATGCGGGGGCATCTGAGGCCGAGGCACGCAAAGCCGTGCGTATCTACGCAGCGAAGAAAGAGCTTAACGCCACCATACTGTAAATATAACCTATACCCTCTAACGTAGGCTGTGACATGGCAACCGATAAAGTAAAAAAGAAAGTCAAGACGTTCAAATCTGATACCGAAGCCAATGTGAAAAAGGCGAAGAAAAAAGCCAGTGAAAAATCCGGCGAGAAACTGACGCTGGAAACTTCGCAACTGGCAAACGAATATCGCCCGCGCAAACTGGCAGATGTGGTTGGTCAGGATCATGCAACGTCGGCAATCGAAGGCATGTTCAAGCGTCAAAAAGTTCCGTCGTCGTTGATGTTCTCCGGGCATTACGGTTGCGGCAAAACCACGTTCGCCCTGATCTTCAGTCGGCAAGTGAACTGCGAAAAACTGAACCTGTGCGGCAAGTGCTACAGCTGCCAGTTCAAGAAACACCCGGACGTTTCCTATTACGATTGCGCGGTCGATGGTTCCATTGCCAGCATCCGTAATCTGATCGCCGCCGCGAACAACGCGCCGAACACCCGCAAACGCGTTTTCATTCTCGACGAAGTTCACGCCCTGCGCGGCCCGTCTGAAAAAGCGTTGTTGACCGCAACTGAAAATCCACCACCGAACACAATCTGGATTCTCTGCACGACGAACCCGGAAGCAGTACACAAAACTTTGGTCAGTCGCTGCACGCATTTCCGTCTGAAGCAAATCGACATTCCAACGCTGGTTGATCGCATGTCTGTGATCGCGGAAGCCGAAGGTCACACGATCAAGAAGGAAGCGAAAAAGGCCCTGACCACAATTGCAGAATCCAGTAACGGCTCTTTGCGTGAAGCAGTGTCGAAGCTGGATATTTTTCTTTCTATCCTCGCTTCGGGCAAGAAATACAATCCTGACGACCTCGCGTCGTTCGTGGATATCGAAGCGGATCTGGACGAAACTTCTGCGCATTTCCTTGCGGCAGTTTTCCAGAAAGATTATGTCAAGGTTGTGCAAGCTGCCAAAATCTGTGGCGGTGTGCGCGGGCTGTTGAACAAAGTCCGCTGGCTGATCGAATATCGAATTGGCGAGCATACCGGCATGAACAAGTACACGCCGTATAACGGCAAGCTGTTCGATGCGCTGGCGAAAAAAGAAAAGGTCAAGACTGGAATCAAAAGTCTGATCCAACTGCAAAATTTGCTGTGTGAAATCGAACTCAAACTGAACACCGCGACCCTTGATGAAACGGTCGTGTTCTATTCCAGTGTTGGTGCGTTTTTAGCCGAGAAAGAGTGATGACAGACCTGTCCGCGATTGAGGTAGAACTGCTGTACGCAATCAAGAATGACCAAGGACGCACCCTGACTTATTACGGGGATGAACTGCGAAAGCATCACAGCCAATTGACGCGGGCACTTGAGCGTCTGAAACAGGCGGGTTATGTGCAGGCGACGGAAAATAATCGCCTGTCCATTTCCGATGAATTCAAAAAGCGTCAACAGGAACGTCAACAGGCGGAAGCCGCGTTGGCGCCTGTGGTAGAAACCAAACCTGACCCGGTGCCAGTTGTGGAGTCGGTGCCGGAAACTTCGAATGAAACACTCGATGGAACGGCCATGAAAGTCACGCCTGAAATGATCGCGGAATACATGGCAGATGGTGTGCCTCGCACCGCCGCCGTTATCGCACAAAACTTTGGCCTCGCAAAAGGAACGTCGCTGATCAACCCGCTGCGCAAGCTGGTTACTGACGGCCTGTTGAGTAAAAACCTCACGGTTTATTCGCTACTCAACGAAACGATTGAAACCGTTGTCGAAGCAGTTGCAGAAATCGCGCAAGAAATCACGGAACCTGTTGTGGAAGAATCCGACGATGATCTGGCTGCGCGCCTGATTCAGGTTCTGGAAAAAGCTGTTCCGGAAACGCTGGTGGAATACCACAACAAAACGCTGGCCGAGGATCACGAAGCGGCGCTGGCACACGCAGAAAAGATCCGCAATTTGCCGACACTTTTCTCTGACGATCTGCGCGCACGGATGCTGAACTATCGCGGCGCATTCACCAGTGATTCGCTGTACGCAGAAATCAGCGAAAAACATTTCATCGACAAAGATCGTTTCTTGGAAATCTTTGAAGACGTGGCGAGCAGCGGCGTGTTGATGGGTTGGGATGGCACCGAGTTTATCGACCCGACGTTGGAATATGTGCCGGGTTCCATGTACATTGCGCACCGTACCACTGACCCAAGTGATGCAATCGCAATCATGGACGAATATTGCGAAAATATCCGTGAGCCTTACCGCCTTTTCGATATCGTGGAAACAACGCGAATTCATCACAGCGATGTGACGCGTTATCTGGTCGATTTCGATTACGACGTGAGCAATCCCGACAGCATCGTGAAAGGGCCACACACTTCGAACGTGCAGTACGCGCAGAAGACCGCCGTCAGCGCCAGCCCGAAGGCCGGGACTTTCCCGCCGAAAACCTTCCCGGTGAAAACTGGTTATCAGGGCAAAGAATACAAACCGTTCAAACCGAAATCGGATCGCGATGTTCCGCTGATCAGTTACGCGATGATCGAAAGTCTCAACCCGAAAGATATCACCGACTTCCTCGACGGTGGTGTGAAGGTCAGTGTTTTCATCCGGAAATTCAATCTGCATCCGGACGATGAAAAACACATCGTTGAAGTTCTGACGTTGACCAACGTTGCAGAAGTTACATCGGTCGATGGTGTGGATTGGTTGTTCCTCACAGGCTGTGCCGACACGGTAGAAAGTGCGGAAGAAGTCGAGGACGAAGCAGCTGTTTATCACGGCGAAGAAAAAATCGGATCTGTCTCAACATCCGGTGATATCTCGCTGCTGATGCAGGCCGCAGAAGCTGCATTGGACGAAATCGCAGAAGTTGCAACGGTCAAGATCGACAAATTGCGCGATGCAATTCTCGAATCGACTCTGACGCCGGAGACTGTTTTCATGAGCCGTGAACTGGCTGATGAACTCGGCGTGCCTGTTACCGAATGCATTTGTGAACATCGTACTTTCGGCAACGAATTGCACGAAGACAATTGCCCGGTGGCGGAACTGGAAAACGGTCTGCTTTGCGAACAGGTTGAAATCACGACAGGCCCCGAAGGGATTACCGGCCCGTGTGGCCCCAACGAGGACGGCCCTACCGGTCGCACTGGCCCGCCCGGCTATTACGCAATGGGTATGTGCTACAAAGCATTCTGTAAAGCACACAGACCGAATGAACAATGGTCGCTGACCTTGAAAATGTTGGAAGAACGTCTGCGCTTTGAACACCAAGGCAGCGCCGCCGACCAACTCAATGAAATCCGAAAATATCTGGAACCGTAATGATCGAGATTACCGGCAGCCGTTTTAGCGGTATCGTTTCGTACAAAAAGGGTGAATTCGATTTCACTAACAACTGTGGTTTGACCACGGTTAGCGGGCACAACCGCGACTCGCAAATCTCCAAAGACCAAAACAACGGCGCCGGTAAATCCTTGCTGTTCTCGATGCTGCCTAACGTGCGTTTTGAACAGACGCCGTTGGCAGATACCCGAAAGAAAAATCGTATCCACTCGAAAGGATCGTTCATTGAATTCGATGTGAATAACCTCGGGCACAAGTGGAGGATTCGACAACAGGCGGGCGGGTATCAAATCTGGCGCGATGGTGAAGACCTGCAAGTGCGGGGCCAAGCCAATCAGCGTGCGCAAATCGAACAAATCATTCCGCTGACCTCAGATGAATGGTACTCGTATGTGCATTTGCAATCGCAGAAGAAAATGGAATTCCTGTACGGTACTCCCCGTGCGCGGATGACCTATATCAGCGAAGTGTGGCGTCTGGATCAGTTCGACGTGCTGCGTCGTCATTTCGAAAAGAAAATCGACGAAGTAAAAGTCGCGCAGAACAAGTCGGATGCCTTCACGCACCAGCTGATGAACATCAACGATGCGCTGAATAAAAACGGCTGGAACAAGACGCTGGAAAAGGAACTGGAAGCGGCGAAAGAAATCGTCAACACCCAGTCCAAAAAAGTGAACAAGTTGCAGGCGAAACGTCAGGAACTGAAAAGCCTGTCGAAGCAGGTTGAGTTCTACACGACCACCAGCGAACGTCTGAAAAAGCTGCAAGGTAAAATCCGTTTTGATCGTGCAGATTTGAAAGAGCAACGCAAGCTGCACGAATCGCTGGAAAAGTTCGAAGAGGAAAACGAGAAGTACGCACGCCGGTCGAAAAAACTGGTGAAGCAACTCGAAGAACTGGGCGACGGTGGCGACAGTAAAACTCTGCGCAAACGCATCAAAGAAATTCGGGAAGAACTGGACGTTCTCGAAGCGGAAGATAAACGCCTTGAGAAAGTTCGGGACAAGCACGACGCAGCCAATCGTGAACTGGAAAACTTGGACGACCATGTTGATCCGGATCTGCGTAAATTCCTGACGCAGTGCAACAAAGAAAAAGTCGATCCAATGGAGGCGCTGAAAGAGGAATACAGCACCGCCAAAACGACAATGAAGTTGGCCGACCTGCTGCACGATCATGACGACGGCGCGTGTCCGACGTGTATGCAGAAAATCAACATCAAAGACCTTGAGCGCACGATTGCACAGGCGAAGAAACGCAAAGGCAAAGCGCACTCGATGATTCACGCGTTGGAACTGCGAATCACGAAGCAGGAAAACACGGAAATCATCAAGGCCCTGAAGTTTGACGAACGCGCTTTCTACGGCGCTCGCAAAAAGATCAAGGCGCTGCGTGCTGAACTGGAAAAACTCGAAGACCTGCGCGAAAACGCAGTGCGCTTCGACGAAATCACGAAGCAAATGTCTGAACTGGAAAAGCCGAAGCAGCCGAAGCGTCAACCGGTTGTGTCGCTGGAGAAAATCGAACAGCAACTCGAAATGCTGGACGAAGTTAAACGCCTCAAAGCGCGACTGGCCGAGTTCGACGAAGTGCCTGCCGACGACAATATCCTGAAGCGTCTGGCGGAAGTCGAAGCCAAGCTGGAAAAGGTCGAAAAGAAATACAGCAAAGCTCACAAAATCACCGTGCGGTATAGCTCGCTGCGTGCCGAATGGAAACTGCTGAAAAAGCAACGTGAGGAAGCCAGTCTCAAGGTCGAGGAATACAAACCTCTGATCCGGAAACTGAAGCGCTTCAAGATATTGGCGAAGGCCTACAGCAACAAAGGGCTGAAGCTGCACGCGATGCACGAAATCGTTTACGGCCTAGAACAGAACTACAACAAATATGCGCAGCTGATTTTCGCGGAGAATTTCCAGTTCAAAGTGGAAGCCAAAGAAGACGGCGTACATATCACAGTTGACCGGGGACAAGGTAACGTTTCTGACGTGCGTGAATTGTCCGGTGCTGAATCGGATAGTTTCCGTCTGCTGCATTTCCTTGCGTGCGTAATCATGGCGAAAGACAGTCGCCGGGTGAATCTGGCAATCCTCGACGAACCTGATGCCCACATGGACTTAGCGACCACCGGCCTGTTTGTTGAACGCTACGTTCCGTTCCTGCGTAAGCTGGTGCAGCACGTGTTCATCATCACGCAGAAGGGCAAGCATCTGCACCCGGAATGTTCCTACGTTACGGTTGAGAAATATAAGGGGGTTTCCAATGTTCGCTATGATGCGTGAAGGCTTCGAAGCCAAAACACTTCGTGACGAAAGCGAGTACCGTGAATTCCTTCGCGAATTCTTTATCGAAAACGATATCAATGCCCTCGACCACTGGGGCTGGATGCCTACTGTAAATAATCCAGACGTAGAGCCGACAGTATTCCCGTGCATCGTCGGTCTGCGTTGGACAGGCAACGCCAGCGTGGAAATCATGTTCGTATTCGATATCCACGTTGTATCCGGCATGACCTACGCCCTCGTTAAAAAAGGGGCGCTACTGGGGAACAAAATATGATCGACCAACGCAATAACAAAACGCAGTGGACTTGTACGCCGCATTCGGAATTCTGGATGATCAAAGCGCTGCAAATGGTTCACGGTATCGGCGTTCGCTGTGAAGTGGAATTGCCTCGCCAGCCACTTGCAATGCAGCTGCTGCCAGATATGTTTGAGCAGATGACCGACGCCATCGCGGTTGAAAAGGTGCGCGTACTTGAATGGATCGAACGGAACCACAAAGATGCGCTCGAAGAACAAACCGAAGTTGCAGTCGAAAAAGGAACACAAGCTCCAACGCGGCATTGAACGGATGCAGAAATACATCGAAGAAAACCGGGATCAATTTGCGACAATGATTGAAATCGGAAAAACCATCGAACACACAGGGCCAATGGCCGGGAAAATCAAATGAACAATACTGACCTGCGTATTCTGAAATTCCAGAACACCCTTACCTTTCACGGTGCAGCCGCCAAGTTCCATTCGGACGCGCTGACCCTGTGCCGCGCCATGCACAAAAAGCTGAAGGTAAAAAATAGCAAATGATCGCCTACGGTTTTGCGCACACAGCGCCGGATAAAGTTTTGGTGCATCTTCGTGGACTCGGAGTGCCCCGCGCACAAATCGCCATGCTTGGCGCTGACTTCGAAGCTCGGAAGCATTTGATTTTTATCGACGCTGTGAGCTTCGAAACCCATCGTGCCCTCGCAGACAAAACGGATTGCATTTGTTACGTCTGCGATGACCCGATTTCTTTGGCACCGTTTGATATTGTGCCCGTTGATTACAAACAGGCCGAAGACTTCCACGTGGACGGATACACGCTGCTGGAATTCAAAGGCTTGCCGCCTGCAAAGAACACCACTGGTGGCCGTCGTAAATTCGACATGATCCAAGCCGCCAAGAAACACGCCTCAAGTCAGCAAACGTTCTTCACAAATTTCATGACGTTTATCTACAGCATGCCAAAAGATTCGCACCAACTTCCTGTGCGGCAAATGGCGTGCAAATGGCTGGCCTCAACCGAAACATATCGCCAACTCAATAACCGAATTGAGAAGCTTCGTAAAAGCGTACACATGTCCGACAAACAAGTGGAACGTTTGGTCGCCCTGCTGAGTTCTGACGTGGTTGCAATTTACCGCGAAGGTCTGCAAATGGACGGCGACGAAGACGACGTGGCAATGAAACTTAAAATCAGCGCATACGAAATGCGTTATATCCGTGCAATCAACCGGGGCGCAGCGGATGCGCTAATTGACCCATGAAAAACGTTGATGGCGAACCACAAAAATTCAAGTTGCTGTGCCTATTTAAACACCGTTGGCGTAATTCGTCCGATAACTGTCGGTGGGCATGCTGGCGGTGCAAGCGCTGCAACAAAATCATTCACGTGTTAGGAGGTGTACCATGACCATTATCCAGCCTGACAAATCTGAAAGCATTCAAATCTCGGATTGGCGTTTGCCGATCAGTGAAGAAATTGAACAACTGACAAAACTGCGAATGGCTGCACTCGGAATTTCCGAAGAATTCCTGACTAGCGGATGTGATACCAGCGTTTCGTTTTTCGAAGCGTCGATGAACAATCGCATGCGTGTATCGAATTTGCATTCGGAAGCCATGCGCAAAGTGTTCGAACGCACATACCGCCGCATCATGTCGCCACGCCTGTTCTGTCGTGCTACTCGGAAAGGTGCTGTGATGTTCGGTAAGTCTTTCCGCTCGCTGCGTCTGGCCCGTGTGGCATTCAAAACCCACATGAAAAACCTGAAATTTAAAAAAGCGGAACGGGTGATTGATCCATGCATGTAAATGTATTCGGTTCCGAAGTGCAACGCGGTTGGTCAATGGCTGACAGCGCGAAATTGCTTTCCATTTCCACGCCGTGCAAACCGACAGAGCCGTGTCCGTTCGGCGGTCGTTTGCCTAAAAAGGGCCGGTGGACAATGTGGAGTTTTCCGGCATCGTTCCCGATTGATTTGCCGCAACGTAAATGCGTGAAAGTTTCTGACGGTGGTGAAACAATCATCGAGAAACAGCCGGTCGAACTGGAAGCCGTGTTCACCGGGAAAATCGGCCATATCCACGGAATGGAAATCCACTGCGATCCTTTCCGCGAAGTTCAGCCACAATCCAAATACTATTTCGTTCTCAAGCACACGACGCGTGGCGTTGAAGTTTATGTGCGTGAGCGTGGCGTAGAAAACCAGCACTACGTCTTCAAATACCGCTCGGCCCGTTTGGCTCGCGTCGAAATGAAGGGGTGCCGCATTCCTGAATACAACCACTGGACAAAAAGAAAATGAGCCGACACGAATATACGGTTATCTGCGACCACACCAACAACCCGCCTGAAGCCATTGACCAAAATGTGCTGGTGGTCGATATCGTCAAAAGTTCCGTGGACGAAGAAACCAAACGCCAGTGTTACGAAAGCGTGTGGGATGCGATCTGCGAAAACCCTGAAGAATCGCTCGCCATGAAAATTCGTAGCTACCTGCTGCGCGCCCTCGGTCGTGAAATCAAACGTCTCGGCCAAAACCCCGAAGTGATTTGTCAGCAGTTGAACATTTCCAACAATCGCCTTGACGATATTTTGCAGGGCCGCATTGATCGTCTGAGCCGTGACCAGTTGACCGGCATGTGCCAGCGTATCGGCCTGAGCGTTGATCGCCTCATGATGGAAGTGCTGGAATGATCGGGAACATTTGCCCGGAAGACCTGCGCAAATATCAGGTAACTTTCGAAAATATTCCGCTGTCTCTGGAAGCTACCGGCGCCTTTGTCGAAGGCCTGCAAGGATTCGAACTCACGAATAAACCTTCCGGTTGTCTGGTGAAACCGCCCAAGCTGACGCACCATTGCGAAGTCGTGGATAATTCGCACAGCCCTGTGACGAAATTCGTGCGTGACTGGATGAAAGCAGCCGAACCCCAGCCGGTTGTAAAACCTTACGTCGTTTACGGCGTGCCGGGCGGTGCGGTTGTTGAGTACAGTTGGCCCTGTTTCAAAATCAAATTCCGTTCACTGCGTCTGGCGCAAGTGTTCGCGAAAACCTACAGCATCGACTGGCAAATTGAAACGGTAGAAGCATGAACGAACGCTACAGCAAAATGTACATCGCAGTTCTCGACGAAGCACCTGATTACATGGTGCCGACATTGGTTGCGCATTCCATCCTGACTGCCCATACGATTTTCGACGATCCAAAATATCCCGAATACATCGAATGGTTTATTCACTCTTTCCGCAAAGTAACGGTGCGTGTTACTCGCCGTGAGTTCGATAAAATCCGTGAAACTTTGGCATGTCACCAAGGCCACGAAAACACAATCTGCAACGGGGAACCGTCGTGCCTTGTGGTGCTGCCCGTGCAGAGTGACAACCTTCCGAATGTTTTGAAATACGCGAAACTTTGGAAACCAATTACAGGGGATTAAAAAATGGCCCGGAAAGACGTAACCGATCGCATGGTGGTTGATGCTTATGTCTGGCGGCAAGAATTCGCGTTATCTCCGCTCGCCGTATTGATTGAAACAACCGGTGAATCCGAAAAAGTTTGCTGGCGCGCAATGGAGCGTGCAGCGGATCGCGGATACATCGACTACGGTGTGAGCCTGAACAGTGGTTGGGCCACCAAAAAAGGTCTGGCCCTTATCAACGAAAAACCCGGTGACGACGATGGCGATGCATGAACTTCTGAAACTGAAACTCACGTTTGAAGAAATCCGTATTCGTGGGCAGGAACCAATCCACTGCGTGCTGCGTGCGGAAGAGGATGCGTCGTGGGTTTACGTCACCGAAATGCTTGAAAACGAAAGTTGGGAACGAATCAAAGAATTGTTCCCTACGCTGCGTGATGTTCTCGTTGCTTTCTTCGATTGTGAAGTGTGGGAAGCCGGGAGCCGTGGCGGTAATCGTCGCATCACCATTTCGGAAATCACGGGCCACGAAGGCCTGTACGAATTCGATCCAGAAAATCCCCCGGCTGTTGAGTGGGAAGATCGTTATAAATCCGTTGAGGACGCCCAATGAATGCAGTTGTCGAGCTAGACCGCGAAGAACAAATCGAAATGCTGGCCGCGCAATTGAATCCGCTGGACGTTCCGATCTTTCGCACACGTTGCGTTTACACGCCGCCCGCCGAATGTTTCAGCGATGTTCAGTACGAACGTGAACTGGGCGACCGCTACAACATTTACCACATCAAAACCAACGACAAATTGGTGGAGATTGCACAGCGTTTTGAAGTGGACGCCGACCGTGTGGCGTTCATCAATAATCTGTTTGATCCGAAAGTTCTTTATCCCGGCTCCTGCCTGCGCCTTCGTCACAGGAATCTCGCATGACTCCGCTCGAAAAGATCAATGCGCGCCGCCTGTTGGCTCACATCCAGCAACAGGTTGAAGAAATCGTAACGGCACCGCGTGACGAAAAACGTGAGCGCGAAGAATTCGGCAAACACATTAGCGAATTCATGGAAGACCTCAAAACGAGTGGCGCCATTTACGATCCGTTTTCGGCACAGGTTGCGGCCTACTCAATCCACGATATTAAAAATCGCTGCGTTGTTCGCCTCAACGATACGGACGGAAAGAAAATCCTTGACCTCACGCTGTACGGTCGCCGCCACGCGCACAAAGTAGGGCGCAAGCAACTCGGCACTGTCTACACCGAATTCCAGTTGTGCCAGCCCCTCAAACGCATCCACTTCACGGTCACGGTAAATCGCGAATGAACCATACTGTAAATAAAATGAAGCGGGAACTTTACGCTCTGATCATCAACGAATTGGATCGTCAATCCCGGCCCTCACTCAAGGGCAAACCGCGTCTCGACCATGACCGCCTTTTTCGTGAATTTGTGCGCAGTAAATACCTTGTCATGGGCGGGCCGCTGAATCGCGAACTCACTCCGTATTTCTATGACGAAGTTCCAGAAAATGACCATGAGAAATTGGTGCATGCCGACCTCGATGTGTTAATCGTGATCGCCACCAAACTCGGTTACGATTTGGAACTCTCATGGACTCGTAAATAGGAACAACCAGTGTCGAACCCATCGTTTGAAGGCATTTCCACCAGTGACTGGCACCTGACCGGTTTGAATAAACATTTCTCGGACGGCGATGATCGCATTCTGGCCGAGGGTGAAAAGATTTTTCAATACGCGCTGAATAACGGCATTAAATACGTGCTGTTTCCCGGCGACATTACCGATACACCGAACCTGCCGTTCGACACTTACACCAAACTGTTTAACCTGTTCTACAAATACGACAAGCTGCTGACCATCATTTACGTGGCAGGCAATCACGACTTTGAAAACGTCGAGAAAATGTCGATGAATTTCATGTACCGTTTGAGCAAGACGCGTGCATTCAAAAATCTCAAAATCGTATTGAAACCTGAGCGCGTAGAAATCGACGGCGTGCCGGTCAACCTGCTGCCTTATCCGTGCCTGAAATCGTTGTCGAAAAAAGAAGGCGCGTTGAATATCGCACACGTGGAATATACCGGGGCGATTGGTGACAATGGCCGGGCATTGAAAACGAAGCACGAACTGCAAGCGCACAAAAACGATTTCACAATCAGCGGTCATATCCATCAATACCAGTACATGAAATCGAAGCGTGCGGTTTATTGCGGTAATCCGTTCCAAAAGAATTTCGGTGAAGCGTTGCCTAAAGGGTTCATTCATTTCCGGGCGACGTTGGTCGATAACAAGATTGAATTCGAACACAAATTCGTCGAGAATAAACCGGGCTTCACGCTGATTAATCTGGTTATTGATGACCTCAATGATCTGAAGAAACTGAAGCACGATTCGAATATCCGTTATAAACTGCATTTCAATCCTGAAGTGCCAATGCCTGCCGATTTAATGCTGCAATATCCGAATATTACCGGGGGCATTCATTGGACGGGAAATAAATCCGTAGATAATACGGATATTGAAACGATTAAAATCGAACGAGCCGACATTGATCCGCTATTCGGTTTGGAAGCATTCCTTGGGGCCGAAGGGCTGGATCAAAAGGAAATAAAATTGACGTTAAAGGAGGCGAATAAAGCCCGCAACGCCCTCGGCTTTTCCTGACCGTACCGGAACTTTTAATTAATTCGGATAATACTAATTTATTATTAGTTGGTACGCATCGTGGCGCTACGATTAAGCCAACTACACACCCTTAATCGAGGATTCGCACGATGGTTATGAAAGTCGTACAAAAGCGGAAGGGAGCCGAGGCCATTAAAGAGGCCAAGAAAGGCAAAGTCTACCGCCGGAAAAACAAAAACAAGCTGAACAAGCTTGCCAAACAACGCTACAAAACCATGACTCCTGCTGAAAAGCTGAAGTTCCACGCTCGCCAAGTGTTCACCAAGGCCATGCGCCACGGTGCCACCGAAGCCGAAGCGAAGAAAGTGGTTGCCGCGTGGAAAAAACGCCGTAAGCACCGCGCCGCTGGTTCGCACGCCGCTGGTCAAAAGCGTGAAGTGACTGCTGCACAGCGTCAAATCCGTGAACAAATCCGGAAAAAATCGCTGGGCCTGCAAAGCGCTCACCAGAAAGCACTGAGCAAGATCCGTTCTGCGAAAGTCGCTCCAGCCAAACGCGCCGCGATGCGTCAAGCCGAAAAATCCCGCTACGCGAACGAGCGTAAAAACCTCGCCGCCGAGCGTACCAAAGCTGCCGCCAGCCACCGTCAGGCAATGGCGAAAATCAAACCGAAGGGTAAATTCTCCCTGAAGTCCCTGATCAGCAATTTCAAAGCCAAACCGATTTCGTCCGCAGGCAAACGTCTGGTTGATATCGGCGCGAAAGCTGCGAAAGACGGCGTTGCACGCATTGCTGCAAAACACTTCGGCACCAAAAAACCAGCAGCCAAAAAAGCCGCTGGTGGCGTGACCAAAAAGGCGCCTAAAGCAGCTGCTAAACCAGCCGCTTCGAACGCCCCGGCTCCTGCCGCCGCTGCACCGGCCAAGAAACGCGGTCGTCCTGCTGGCGTGAAGAACAAGCCGAAAGAAACTGCTGCACCGGCACCAGCCGCGAAAGCCGCGAAAAAAGCACCAGCCGCAAAAGCGCCAGCCGCTGAAGCAGCACCTGCGAAAAAACGCGGTCGTCCAGCTGGCACCAAAAACAAGCCGAAAGAAACTGCCGCCGCTCCAGCTGCACCAGCAGCCAAGAAACGCGGTCGCCCGGCTGGCACCAAAAACAAACCGAAAGCTGAAGCTGCACCGGCTGCAAAGCCAGCAGCAAAAGCACCAACCAAAAAAGCCGCCGCTAAAAAGCCAGCAGCCAAAGCGCCAGCCGCTGAAGCTCCTGCGAAAAAGCGTGGCCGTCCGGCTGGTTCGAAAAACAAAGCGAAAGAAACTGAAGCCAAAGCACCGGTGAAAGCCGCTGCAAAAGCTCCGGCCAAAGCCGCTGAAAAGAAATCCGCCAAGGCACCAGCCAAAGCAGCTAAGGCCCCGGCCAAAGCAGCCAAAGCACCAACCAAAAAAGCCGCCGCGAAAAAGCCAGCAGCTAAAGCGCCTAGCGCCAAAGCCGCACCGGCCAAAGCAGCAGCTGGTAAGAAATCCGGTGGTGCCGTTCCAAAAGCTCGTTTCGCCTAATACGCGATTCGTAGTTTGATTCAAACAAAAAACCCGTCTCTCTGTAAAAGGGGAGGCGGGTTTTTTGCTATCTAGACCATAATTTAATTGTATATCCACATATTCGGGTGTACGTGCATTGCAAATACAATCAAAATACATTGATGATAACCCCAATATCATTGATCTTAAAAATGCCCGAAACGCAAACGAAGTCGTAACGGTATTAACCCGGATCAACACGGCTACCAGCGTTTTGGTTTCGAAATTCAACCAAAAGAAGCTGCCATTCCTCAAGGTATCCGATGGTGTGGAAGCTCTGACATTCTGCGTCGATTCATTGGTGGAACTTCGTTGTGCGCGCACCGTCGCTCAAGACTTTAGCGATTCCAAACGTGATCGCTGTTTCCAAATGATTGCCGCACAGCAACAGAACATTCGTGCATTCCAAAAGACTTTGATGGATTTGATTGATAGCGTTTGTTCCAGTCGAATGGACAAGCACCTCAATTATCTGTCGGAAATTGTATATCGTTTCCTTTCGAAGATCAGCCACACAACGCAATTGCATATTCGTTTGCCTGAATACCAAATGATTTGTTTCCGGACAGACAATGGTGTGCAGGATAAAAACGGATTCGTTAGCGGGCCAATCACCGTTAAGCTCACGCTGTACGGCGGGCAATACCGCATCGCAATTCCTGATTCCCCGTTTGTATTGTCAGAAGAAACCGGCGTTGATTCGGCAAAGGACGTGCAGACCTACATCATGGGCAATCTTTCCGATTTCGATTACATCGACAAACCGGTGCCGAAAGACGATAAATTGCTCGCTTCCAAACTGGTGAAAAGCGTCGATGTAACTGACGACCGCCTAAACGTTGTGTTGAAACCGTTTGTGAAGCCGGAAGATATCAATAAGTTCCTGACCCGCGTATTGCCGTATCTGCGCCGGGCTGTGAATTTGCCGAACACCGATATCATCCATCGCGTGTCGCAATATGGAAACAATTTCATGATTTCCTTCATCGTGGGCCGTCGGAAAATCTACGATGTGCGATCCCTGAATAAGCTGACGAAGTTACTCAACGTCGGCAAAACAGAAAAAGACAAACTCAACACAATCATGGAATCCTAAATGAAACAAGACCTGAGTTTCATCCAGCGTATGACGCCGGAACAGGCTGCAAAATACTACAGCAAACGGAAGTCTTCGTACCGCCGTCTGTTGTCGAAATTCACCAGCCTGTTGCGTATCTTTTTCGGTAAAGCTTTCCGCTCGAAAGTAGCCACTGCAAGTTCGGTAAAGGTTCGCGAAGTTCGCGGCGGTTCCGATAGCAAAGGTGGCGCGGGCGGTTACGGCCTGACCGTTCAAAAGATCAAGATGCCCGGCCCGCGTCAGCTGCAAAAGAATATCGACGCCCTCGAAATGCGCGGCGCGATTGACGAACTCGACGCCATTATCGACAAGTGCAGTGCCACCGAAAACGAAGGCATGAAAGCGCTAGTCAAAGACATGATCAAAAACCGCAACGCACTGGCTGAAGTTTACGCCGAAGCGCTGCACGCAATGTCGGAAATGTCCGACAACGTAATGCCTGACGAAGTTGGCGATCTGTTCAAGCGCATTCAGAAGTATTTCGACGGCATGGAAAAAACGCACGTTGAAAATCGTGCTGAAGGCGACGAAGCAGAAGACGAACTCGCCTATTACATCAACGTCGGTGCTGCTGATGGCGGTATTGATTTCGTGTTGAACTGCGACGTTACGCACTGGCGCAATTTCAGCGAAGGTTTCCACAAGGCGCTGGTCGTCGTGGTTACTGCGCGTCTGGAACCAACCGAAAGTGCGTTCGCAATTCGCACCTACGTGAACATTTTGGATCGCGTGGCGCTGCCGTACCTGTACAACCTCGGCACCGAAATCAAAGGCGAAAACACCGCCGCAATCGCGAAGAATTTCGTCAAAGATATCGACCGCGAAATCGCTCGCCATGACGTTGTGATGTTTGCCACCAAAGCAGACCTCAACCTCGACGCGACTGAAGTCACCACGCGGCTTTCCGCCATCGAAGGCGTGTCCGGCGTTAACGTGGAAGATAACGAAGTTATTCTCGAATTCCCTGACGATGATCGTGAGATTCAGGCGCAGGTTATTCGGATCTTCGACGGCCTGCCACAAGTCAAAGCGCTGTTGAAGAAAGGTTATGTGCGTTCGCTGCGCAACATTGACCAGAACGTTCACTCCTACAGCCTGACGCTGAAGTAATTGCACTACTTCATTTCCAAGCCGTTAGATTTTCGTCTTTCGGCTTGGCCCCGTGGCGGCGATAATTACATCACCACCTATAACACCGACCGTTACCTGATCGACATTAAAATGGTTCTCGATTATGTCGAAGAATCATTGAAGAAAACGCCGATGGCGTTCATCTTTAAAACCTCGTTTACGTTGGTGAACATCTGGTCGATGTACAACAACATGAGCGTAGGCCTTGTCGATATGCCCCCGAAAGAAGTCCGGCGCACTGGCCTTGTGTTCACGTTCGCCCGGACACTTCGCAATAATGCCGATGTGGAAAAGGTTGCGCATCAAACGTGGATGCGTGGCTACACCGCCATTTGGGGAACTGCCGATAATCAGTCCGCAGATTTCATTAGCATTTCGATTCCGTTGAACATCCTGACACGTGCGCGCATGCAGCAAATGATGGAACGTGATCAGCGGTATTTGTACGACATTGCAGGCGGATACACGAAAGCGATTATTCGACAAATGAACGGTTACACCGGTGGCGTTGAATCCACTGCTGGAAAACTCCTGTACCAGAATATTCCTCGCGCCATGTTTTATACGGCGATGGAGGATTGGAAATACGTTCTGGATTTCTGGAAGCGAATGCCCGATTTGCTGCACGTAGAATGGACGCCAAAATTCATTGAATATTACGTCCGCTTTATTGCACCGAATCTGCCAATGCGCCGACGCAGTAAATATTACGCACAGTACGAAGGGGAAGCGCTCGATCAATTGCGCGAATTTATCCTGCGTTATGTGCAGAACAAAATCGAACCCGAGGAAGCTGGCCTAGCCGCGCTGCTGCCTTTGGAAGAATCCGCATTGCAAGATATTGAGACGCTGGCGAAAAACCTGTCTCAAGGGGTTGTGGAATGACCACCGTTCACGAAGGCGCAACCTGTTCAATCACCGAAGAGTTTTTCGATGACTTCGACGATCCGGTAATCCCAACGGAAAACACACCGGCACCGCTCGTTCGTTTATTCGATACTGACAAATCGGTAATTGCAGAAGTTTACGCGAAGCCGTATCAAAGCATGCCCGGCCACTGGATCGCAGACCTACCGATCCCGAATATGGATTTGCGCGATGCGGTCGAATTAACCGCCCGTTGGTCATTTGAATCTGATACCGGGCAATATCAGGCACGAACGAAAATCACAGTTGAACCCGCGACCCTCGGTCGTGAAGCAGACGTGGTTATCATTTGCGGACGTGATACGCGCATGCAATTAACGGTGCCGGTCACGTACAAACCGCCAGTGCCTGCGAAGAAAGCCGATTTGGCGAAAGGTACAGCCGCCAGAAAAGAGAAAGAAGGCGATACGCTGACTGTCTCGCTGTACTACAACAACAAAACGGTTTTTGCAGATTGGAACGTTGAAGATCCTGCGATTAAAATCGAACGGATGAATAAGCGTACCGTGATCGACATGCCTGCAATTATTGGCAGTCCGCAAATGTTTCCTCTGACGATGCTGGTGGATCATACCCCGGCCCGGAAGATTGCGAAAACTACGCTGACTTACAAAGTGTGGGCAATCACGCCGCAGATTCTTACGGCCAGCCGACAGCTTGAGGATTACATTAACCGTGCGCGGGTTGCGAACATTATTCCGGAACTGGAATACACGCAATCCGATATCATGGAATATCTCTCGCGTGGTCTGAGTTTCTTCAACGGATTGCTTCCGAATATCACGAACTTTACCGGCACCAACATGCAAGGGCCTTTGCTCGATGCGTGGCTGACCTGTAGTGCAATCTACGCATTAGGTTCGCAGAACTTGGCAGAAGGTTCGTTAGCGTTTGATTTCGGCGGGCAAACTGTCAGCCTGAACGTTGACCGCACACCGGCAATTGAAAGTGCATTGGGCCGCATTGATGCGCAAATCGAAAGCCAAGTAAAACCGCTGAAAAAACTGTTGGGCCGTGCTGGTGCTTTGGGCGGCGATGGCAGTGTGGGTGGTGGTTTCATTGATTCAAGTCGTGCGTTCGGTATTCTCGGAATTTCGAACACCGCGATGACTCGCATTCCGGGTTATCCGGGGCGTGGATCTACCGGCGGATTCTTCCGCAATTTCTTTTAATGTGACAAGGGGCATAAAGAGCATGAACGATCAAATGACGCAGGCACAACTCGAAGATAAACTCGCATTGGAAAATTCCTCGTATTTCCAACGTCTTCCAGAAGCTCTCGAAAAAGGGATCATCGTGGACGATACCATTTTCAAGAATATGGAAGAGGCGCGTAAACTTCTCCGCAAATCGAAATATGTGCTGATGCACGCTAAACCGTGGTCGGACATTATCGGTTCCAATGAATGCGCTGAATACTTCGATCCAAGCGTGGAACACGATTTGGTATTGGACGGCACCCTCGGCCAATTGGCGGGTTGTTCCATTTACACCGATGGTTTCATGGCTCCGCATTTGAAAGACAAAAGCCCGGAAACAATGGGCAAAGTAATCTTCGTGCCCCGCGACACTGAATAAACGTAATTTAACAATACATCCTCTGGAGATTTACCACATGACTTTCAACGCTACCAAAGCCCGCGATGCGCTGGTTACTTCCGGCAAAACCGCCGTAACCAAAGTAGAAATTCGCGAAGCCTTTCCAATCGACGACCGTTTCATGCGCGTTGTCGCCGTTGCTTCTGCTGGCGCAACTGCTGAACAAGTTTTCGCCGGTATCAAAGCGCAATTCAAAGGCGTTTCCCCGATTCACGGTTCGTTCGTTTCGCTGGCCGCTGAACCGACCCTGCATCACTTCGAAGGTATCGTCGGCGTCGTTTCCGAACGCGTTGTTCTGAACGATGGCAACCGCCCGAACTACAAGGCCGTTGCGGCCAACATGTACATGGACGCAGACGAAAATCTGTGGACTCTGCGCAAAACCGCAACCGGCGAAGTAATGGTTAAATCCGTTTGCGCTGACGACACTCTGGTAATGCAGCAATTGCTGGCCGTTGCCAAATCGGACGTGAACGATTTCAACAACAAAAACCTGCACGTGCAATCCTCGCAGGATCGCGCAATGGTGGAAGGCGGCGACCTTATCACCTACGTTTCGCAGCAATCGGCTGACCTGCAAATGGGTATTGCCTGCGCTTCCATCGACCACGAAGACGGTTCGCCAACCCCGGACATTTTCGTTGTTCGCCCGAACGGCCAAACCGAAACCGTGCATCGCGAAATGATCGTTGTTACCGCTGGCGCCGTCGAACTGGAAGAAGAAGAAATTCAAGATTCCATCGCCGTTGCATCGGCTGCTGACGTTGATCGTTTCTCTTCGTTCTACAGCCGCGTTTTCGCACGCCGCCCGGCCTACTTCGAAGAGTTCATGACTCGCGTTCGCGGTCACGTTTTCTTCTAAACAAAAAGCGGGAAATTCAAGAGGGGGCCATGCGCCCCCTTTTGTCGGTTTGGCGGCGGTTAGGGGGAATGCATGGCTAAGGTAAAAAGTTCTGGTGTGAAAGTGCGCACCGTGCGTGGCGGCGATGACGACGGCATTAGCGTTGATGATCGCGGTAAGCTTCGCAATAAACACCTTGACGAAGGTCGTGGCCCATCCGTTAAGAAAAAGAAAAAGGTTAAAGTCGAAAAACACGAACCAATCGTGATCGAAGATAACACTTACAAAGTCGGCCAAGATCCAATCAAGAAAAAGAAAAAGAAAGCGCTGGAAGGCCAGTTGATTCCCGGCCCTAAATCGCTGAGTAAAGAAATCGCGCTGCCTGCTGGTTCTGTAGCGTTGAAAAAGAAAGCGAAAGGCAAAGCCACCACGCTTGCAGCGGTGGAAGAATACGTTCACCTCCCGGCCCCGGTCGATGAATACGATGCGGAAACTCGCCGTATTTTTGAGCAACTGATTCAGACTGCTCAACGTCTCGAAGAACAGATGGAAGATCGCATTTACAACAAAGACGTTTATGCGTTGAACACCATCTATTCGCAGATTCGTGAAGTGATCGCAGACCTGCGTGCCACTCGCGATATTTCTGCACAGATTTCCGAACTGGAAGCGATTGTAATGCGCCCGTATCAGCAGATTGTGGCGCAGGCTTTCACCGATATTTATTTCCACATGATGGGCGCAATCACCAAGTTCATTAAGAACGAAGACCAGCGTTCGGAAGTGGAAAAGAAACTGAAAAATACTTTGGGTGAAGCGGCGGCATCTGTCACCGAAGAATATCCAAAAGCACTGGATCGGATGCGGAAGGTATTGATATGAGGCCCACGCGTGTCGCCCCCAAGCGGGTTAAGAGTGTTGCAAGCGGGCCGAAGAAAGCAAAAGTTGTGGCAAAAGTTCGTCGTGCTTCTGCAACCGTTTACGGCGACCGCAGTGAGTGGATGACAATCCGTGCGAAGGTGATTAAACGCGACGGGAACAAATGCACCAAATGCCCCAACACAACGTATTTGCAGGTCGATCATATTCGCCCTGTTGCATCCGGTGGGCAAACCGTAATGCACAACCTGCGTACCCTTTGCGCCGACTGCCATGCTGCCCAGCACAGTAGCCGACATTCCAAACATCTAATCCTAGCGAAGAAGAAAAAAGATGCTAAAGATGCCACCTGACATTGATCCGGAATTTGCCGGATCGTGGGAAGCGTTTTTAGAATTACCCGATGTACAAAAGCTTGACCCTAAAGTTTTGAAAGAAGGTTTTCGAATCCTTTTGCGTCAGGCCGGGGTAAAAGTCAAAACGCTCCACAATTTGAAGGATTTCTTTACTGTAAATAAACTGTACGCCGCCTTCAGTAGCGCGCTGCATTCCAAGTTTCTTTTGTATCACCTGAAGCCGCAAAAGCATACGTTTGAAATCGTGTTTGATTCCGATGACATGACCAACGTTGTTCACGGTTTCAAAATCGTGGGCCAAGTGAAAATGAAGGCTCAACGGTTCTCCCTCGATTATTTGCTGAATCGAATGGTGCAAGTGAAAGTGCTAAAGGAACTTCCTGACTCACTGAAACTTGATCGCCGCAAAGTAATGCGTGGCGGTGAAGCCGTGACCATCGTAACTGATCGCTGCCCCGGAACGATCCGACAGGTAAAGCCGTGGCAGGAAAACGTGGTGGTTTTAAATCGCGACATGAAAATCAGCATTGCGCGCCTGAAGGGCGATCACCTCTATTTGAAATATGAGGTTTTCTTTCTGACAGAAATGCCGCATTACCCGCTTCTAGAAAAAGAACTCTTAGCCGTCTGGCGAAGGGCCTCAATTGGAGACTTGCAATGAGCCTTAGTACCGCTCTGGATGGGATCGAAAGTATCCTGACCATTATCAAAAAGGGCGATGCGCCGCCTGAACAGAAACTGAAAGCAATTCTGCATCTGTCCGAAGTGCTGCGCAATGATATTCAGGATTTGGCAGACGAAGCCTATGCCGAATACGTTCCGGATTTGCCCCCGCCGACTTTCGATATGAAAGAAGCAATCGAAAGTTTGCTCGTTGCTTTCCGTTTGCAGGAATACAACAACCTGTACAGCTTCTACAATTTGCAACCCTTCGCAGATGAACCTGATCCGCACGTGCGTAACGCCATGGCTCAAGCGCTGGTAAAACTGGCGGTTGAACAAAAACGTGAGCCGAACCCAACGTGGGCCAGCATCATTCAAACCGAAGGCGTGATTTCTGAGGACGACGCATGAATCGTGTACAGTGGCGTGAAAACCCAATCGCAGATGCTTTGCGTAAAAAGCGCATGGAACTTCAACAGCAGGAAGAACTTTCCGAACAGCTGAGCGCCTACGCCCGTGCGAACGGCGACGAAGACGGCGACGATGATGACGATGACGAACAAGGTGACGAAAGTTCCGAATTCGTAAAATCTATTCGTACCGTCTCGCTGGAGCCTGCGCGAAACCTCGAATACGAATCCTTTTTCTACCCGAAAAAAGAACGGAACTTTCTGGTTCCCATTCTGGAATCGTTGAGCGACGTAACTTCCAACCTCAACATGTTTTTGCGTTTCGCCCGTATCTGTATGGGCCGTGCAAACACCATGTCGATGAACACCGATGAACAGAACGAAGAATTGATTGCTTCGATTTTTGTGCAAGTGTTCCATTCGAAGCGTACATCCGGTTCCATTCAGGAAGACGTTGTAAACTTCCTGCGTGCTTCGCGTCGTACCGCGCACAGCTTCCACAACGTTTATCGCTCGAAGCGCTATAACGAAGGCCTCGACGTGGTGCTGATGGGTGCCGGTGCTGACCCTGAAAAAGAAGGTTTGCCTGCCCCGTATTTCGGTGTGTCCGACTTCGAACTCGGTCGCAGCGAATATCTGGAAACCAACAACGATTTCCCACTGACTGAAATGCGCCGCAAAGGCACATGGCAATCGTCGATGGGCGAAAAGATTTTGGCAGCAGCGCGTGAAATTCACATGTTCCTGTTTGGCACCACTGCCAGCAGCGAGCGCATGATTCACCGTGGCGTTCCACTCAATACCAAATTCAGCGACGTTGAAAAAATCTGGACTAAACACACCGGCCTGAAAATGCCGACTGCCGGTGAAATCGTCACCGACATGGTTGTGTCCAACCCGTTCGCTGATCAGTTCCTGCAAATCGAACTGATTAAACAGCCGAGCCACGCTGTTAAAAAACTGACTGAAAAACTGCGCAACACCAAACCAGCGTTCAACGAACAGGCGCTGAGTCCGACCGCAGTTAATGCGAAAATCGAAGAGCAATTGAACGGCGAACGCCCGAAGATTACTCCCGAATCGGAATTGCTGAACATCACCGTTCGTACTTCGATCCGCTTCACGCTGGAATCGGATATCGCGCATTTTGTTTCGCAAACTCCGGCCAACGAACGCGCAAGTTTGACCCGTGCGAATTCTTGGTTCTCTCTGTACATCGCGCAGGTTCTGCGTGCGAAAGTAACGGGCACCGGTAAGGCTTACAAGATTACCAACACCAAAGCAATTCACATGGATCATATCCCGCGTTACGCGACCAGCGCTTCCACGCTGAAACGTATCCCGGCGCTGCGTGAACAATTCGGTTACGTTGTTGAACGTACCAAAGGTAACGCGGAAAACATGTTCATCACGCCGCAAGGCACGATGGCTGTTCGTCCGAGTATCGACGCGCTGCAAAAAACTACTCTGGCCGAAGATTTCGAGAAAGTTTCGGAAGAATTGCTGGAACTGTTGAGCCGCAACGAAATTCCTTTGGCTGCTTTCCAAGCCGAACCCCGCGAAGAAAAATGGCCGTGGGTTGATGCGCAAGATTTGCAGCGCATGCAGGAACTTGTAAAAGACCTGAACGATTTCGACGGCTGTTCCCTCGGTTTTGATTGGGACTTCGGGATCAACATTCAGGCAACCGACACACCGGGCCGCACTGTTACTTCGACTTCGGTCGGTGCAGTAACTCCGGATTCTTTGGCAATCGCTGACTGGCTGGGTTTCAACCTTGCCAAAGATGGCGAAACACCAATGAAGCGTTCGTTTGCGCAATCCATGTACACGCTGAACCACGGCGAACATACCGCGTGGGCGTACAAGCGCGCAGAAGACCTTTACGGTGCCGCTGATGACCATTTGAAATTCGCGAAAAGCGGATTGGCTTCGAACCTGATCAACCTCTACATGCGGTTGGCCTACGTCGATAACAAAGTGCCAAAGCTTCCGGAATTGTTGGGCAGTGCAATGCGCGCCCTGAATTATTCGAAGCTGCCGACCGAACCGGGTTTCGATTTCAGTCCGGATTACATCAAGTTTCTGACACCAGAAGGCACGCTTCCGGATCGCGCAAAGGGCAACACTCGCGGCGTGATTCAAAGCCTGTTGGAAACTGCAATGGACATGGCTTCCGGCGCACAGGGCACGCACCTGTGGAACGAAACTTTCGAGAATTTGCGCAACGGTGATAAAACTCCGCGTGCATCGGAAGTATCGCTCGAACTGGAAAACCATCCGGATTATTTCAACACCACGATTTCTACCGCCGCAGAATTTGCGCGCCTGTTCCGTTATTTCGGTGGGCAAGTTTTCAAGCAAATCCTCGACGCGATCAACAGTGTTGAAATCGAACACTACGCGAATGCTCGCGCTGGTCAGGCCACTGTGAATTTGGGCGAAATGCCTGATCGTCCGGGCCAGAATTTCTCGATCAGCATGCCGCTACAGGCCAACGCCACTCTGTACCGTGACGTTCTGCCGTTCGCTGTAATGCTCGGGAAATATGCACCAAATGCGGAAACGATTTTCGCAGAAGCAACGGAACAGGCTGAGTCTATCCAGCCCGATCCATCGTTTAGCGCCGAAGATATCAAGATGCCGGGGAAAATCGGTGAAGACCGTGCAATTTTCCCGCACCAAGAAGCGGTGCAAAGTTCGCTGCGTAAAAAGAATCCGCCAAACTTCGCAATTCTGGCGCTGGCGCCGGGCGGTGGTAAAACCGGTCAAGGCATTATCGACATTGCTTGCCTCATGGCAGACATGAAAGAAGCTGGCGTCGTTGTACGTCCGTTGGTTATTTGCCCTAACGGTCTGATCAACACTTGGTGTGAGGAAATGAAATATTTCCAAGGCTCCAATTGGAACGCATTTCCGATCAGTTCCGCTGTACTGACTCGCTGGATGAAAACCGTTGGTGAAAAACGCCTGAGTGATCTGGCGGTCAACGCTCCACCGAACACGATTTTTATCAGTTCGATGACTTTCGTTCAGGGCCGAAACACCCGCGTGTGTATCGGTAACGCGCAGGTTAACTTCTCGCAAAACCTTGAGTTGATTCGTAAACTCGGTTGCAACTATGTTGCCATCGACGAATCGCATAACTTGAAATCGTTTAAATCTGCGCGTCACCGTGCAGTAAAAATCATTACCTCTTCGACCACTGTCAAATGGCTGCGCCTGCTGACTGGTACGATCATGCCTGACCGGGCGAAAGATATCGAAGGTCAAATCGCGTTGAAAGCGCCGCACGTTTTCCGTGCTGGTGATATCGCGAATATCAAGCCTGATCAAGAAGCGGAAAAAGATAGCGGTCTGGTGAAAATTGGTGATCGCATCATTACCACCTACACCCCGCTCAACGGTAAACGTGCTGTCGATAAACTCGGTCACTATATTTCGTTTATTGTGAAAGAGAAAAAGGATTGGGCCTACATGCTGCCGTCCGCTATCGAAAGTTTCCACCCGGTTCCAATGGTGGACTACGACGGCGCCGACGGAACATCGCCTGCCGAAATCGAACAGCAAAAACTGCACGAACAATTGTACCGTTTGGTTCTCGACCGTACCTTGGAAGAAATGGAACCGCTGCTGCGCCAGAAAGCGAAAGCTGAAGCGCTTGCAGAGAAAAACGGTGGCGACGACAGCGACGACGAAGAGGAAGAAAACGGCAAGGAAGGTAGCGGCGATAAATTCGTCGATAACGACTCCGACTTCTCCGGCGAAGCAATCGCGCAGAAATTGTGGGAGAAAAACATTGCGCGTTTCGAACGCCTGATTATCTGCCCGCAGGAAGACGAAGCCTACACCGAAGTTTTCGGCAATATGGGTGAAGGGTTTATTTCGCGTAAAGCGAAGTACATCGCGAACCTCGCAGCCAAGCACTTCAACCCGCAGAAATGGCGCCGTGGCACACGCTACATCGAACTCGACCTCGTTGATTTCGAAGGCCAGCTGTATGTCGCACGGAAATATAATCCGGGCGAAACTCGCGTAGCAATTCCCGATAACGTTCAATCGAAAACTCCGGTCGAAGCTCCAGATTATTGGAAGCCAGAACCGAAGGGCAAGCTGATCATTATCACGCGTTACAACGCAAGTGCGCGGGCTGTGTTTGATGCATTGCCACCGAACTATCAGGCGATGGCGGTGAAGTTTACCGGCGACGAACCTGATCGCGTAAAAGCTTTCAACGATTTCAAAACCGATGATCGCGTACAAATTCTGATTGCGAACGAACAAGGCATGTCCGAAGGTCACAACCTTCAATTGGCAAGCCGAATGATTCGTGCAGAAGCCCCATGGGGGCCGGGTGCTTTGTCGCAAACTGCTGCGCGTGTGTGGCGTCCGGATGCTAAGGGCGCGATTGCAGCGGCGAAAGGCGAAGGCGGTTTGACCCGTGACGTGGTTTATCTGGATTGGGTACTGGCCGACAACACCATGGAAGTGCCGAAACTGGCGCGTGTTATTTCCAAAACTTTTGGTGTTGCTCGAATCACCGAAGCAGCGAATCCGTTGTACAAAGAATTGCTGGCTTCTGTGAATGTTCCAACGGAAAAAGACGACCGTCGTTTGGCACTCAGTGTGGACATGCTTGCATCGACCGCTGGCCTCGACGACGAACCTTTCAACGAAATGGAAGACGCATATCGTCGCCTCAACGCCGTGGAAGCAAAAGAATTCGCAGAAATGCGCAATTCGATGAAAGCGGATATGTTGCCGATTGAAGGCGCTCCAAATCTGGAAGGCTCGGCCCGTATGGAACTGGTGCCGTTCGTTGCAAACCAACCAATTCCTGACCACCACAACTGGGGTCTGTTGAACGTTGAAGTTCTGCTGCGTGATCCGGAAATCGTGAAAAACTTCAGCGAAAAATTGCGCACGAAACCTGTTGTTACCGAATGGGGCACCGGGCGTATCGTTGGCTTTAACACCCGTGGCGGTAAGCTTTCTAGCCTCATTGTGAATTTGAAAAATCCACCTGCCGGTATGCCGGGGCGTGTGACGGTTCAAGTGAACATGGCTTACCTTGCGCAGAAGAATATTTCGCCTGAGCAAGACGCGCAATTCTTTGACGTGTCGCTGGCTGGTACTGACACCGAAGAGAAACGCGGCGCGGCCCGCCAAAAGCGCTTGGAAGAACAGCAGCGCAAACAAGCGGAGCAGGAAGAACGCGAAGAGCGCATCCGGAAGAAACAAGAAGGCGAAAAAATCCGCGTTATCAAGAAGGAAGCGAAGGACGGCGAGAAACGCACGGAGAACGAAAAGAAAGGGCGTCCACTCAACGAAGGCATTTACGAAACTGGCGGTACGGTGAAAATCGGCGGCGGCAAGAAATTGCGTCCGACCGACAATCCGAAAGTCGGCGTCATTGTTGAGCAGGAGGATTTCCCTGAAGAGCCGGAAGAAGAAATCGAAGCTACCGAAATTTCTCTGTATCCTGCCTACTACCACGGCTTCGCAACACTGGAAGCAATCGTGGAATCGGGCGAAGTGGATCTGAAGAAACAGGGCTTCAAATTCACACCGGCTTACGCGTACATCAACGTTTCGAACAAGAAGAAATTCCACGCAATTTACGACTGGGTTTATGACAACTTCGAAGTGAATCAAAAGCTGAACGATATGTTCGCTGCGATTAACAGCGCGTTCGACGAAGGTCAGGCAAATAAACACAAGTTGTGGTATCGCTTGGAACTGGCGCCGGTAAGTGAATTGCCTGCGTTCTTCAGCGTGCAGAAACGCATGAGCAGCAACCGCCGTGAACTGCGTCTGTTCCCGATCTTCACCGAAGAACACGTGATGCTTTGCGTGGACTTGCGGACTAACCCCGGCATCATTAAGCACCTCGGCAAAGTTGTTCCGAACTCGGGTGCGAAGTGGCTGAAGTCTGACGGCGAATGGATGTATTTCGGGAAGAATAAAACCGACCTGAAAGCGAAGGTTGCAGAAGTTGCGCGCAGCGTCACCGTGCAGAACAAAGATCAGGCGCTGAAAGAATTGTCTGAGCTTACCTTCAAATACAAAACCCGTTAATCGGTAGGGCCAAGGATGGCCCATTTAACGCTGGAGAAAAACATGCAAACTGGAAAAATGGAACTGATGGCGCAGCAAGTCGTGCTTGCGTTTCTCGGTTACTACAACGGTGCAATCGACGGGATTTGGAGCGATGCCACAATCAAGGCAAAGCGCGATTTCGAATTCCACGATTCGTATGTGCCGGGCATTCCCGCGAACGGCCTGCCGTTCTCGCTGAATGAAAAACTGCCGAAAGGTTTGTACTGGGAAAAGAAGGTGCTTAACCACCGCCAGATGACCCCGGAAAAAGCGGCAGAAATTATCCGTTCGCGCACACGCACCACGCAGCCAACCAACCCACCAAAGCAGCCGGACAAAAAGCCGGTCGTTGTGGTGGATGATTCGGAGAGTTCCGATGACGATGCACAAGAGTGACGTAGCATTTCACTACGCGTACATCAAAGGCAACAACACGCATTATCGGATCTTGACCACGAACTTTCCTCAATTGATCGCGGGTCACGAAACGTCGGACATTTTCGGTTTCTTCGGTTTGGGTTCTGGTGAATTTTGGGGGCCACGAATCGAAGGTTTGGAAGACGGTGTGACAACCGTTGAAATTCCAGACACCGAAGCGGCGCTGATGATGTGGCGTGAAAGCCCGCGCTTTGTCGGATTCATCGACGCTGCACCACATCACCGGCCAATGGTTATTTTGTCGGGCGGTGAAAAAAGCGTTTATGAACTTCCGATCAATTGGGAAGTGTACACGCAACTAGGCGACAAGCTGTTAGCGACTGATACGTTGCGCACGCTTAGCCGCCGCTGGTGTTGCTATCCGACACCTGAGCAATACGACAGTCGCCTATCGGATATTCTTCGAATGGTGAAGCTGTTTTGAATCATGGCCCTCGTTTCCATTCGGATTCGGGGGCCTTTTCGTTGCGGGGCAAAACTGTAAATATAGCATAGGCCTAAATCCCCTCTCGGGTAATTCTATGAAGTGTGAATATGTAGAATTTAAACACAAGTATAGTAAGGCGCTGAAGCAGTACGAGATTACTAGCTTCGATGGTGTGGAACTCGCCAAGCACGTTACGAAAAAAGCTCGTGGGAAAATTCTGTTTGTGTTGGACTATATGCCGGGCGAGGCCATGCGGAAGAATCGCATTCTCGATGGTGCAACCGGCGACCTCATGTCAAACCTTTTTGAGTTGGCAGAGAACTTTAACAAAGCACCGCACAAGCTCGATGATTACAACTGGTTGTGCATGAGTTATCACAGCTTCAAAACCGTAGGCGGTGCGCCTGCGTTTGTGGAACTGGCACAGCAGGAATTCAAAAAGCGTCTGGAATACATTATCTCGGTTTACAAACCGGATACGGTTGTGACGTTCGGGCCTGACCCGACCAAAGCAATCAGCGGCGATTTCATTTCGCAGCACAAAAGTGAACGCGGTATTTTGTGGCAGCACTTTTACGGTGTGCCGATCAAAGCCAAGGTCACGGTAAAAGGCGACACGCACAAATTCAATCACGTCTCTACACTGTCGCTTCGGTCATTGCAGAAATCCGATGACACGATGGCAGCAGCCGGGTACGTGGCGCGGAACCTGACGACCTGTCTTAACGACGGCAAGATGATGTACAAGGTTCCGAAGTTGGATTACAAAATCGTGATGGTTGATACGATTAAGAAATTCGACAAAATGTTGAAGGACATTACCAACGCGGAAGTCGTGTCAATCGACACGGAGGCCCGAAGTCTGAAACGGCGAAAGAACTACACGGTGACGTGGCAGTTCGCGACTGAAACGGGGAAGGCGTACATCCTGCCATTCCTGCATAAGGACACGCCGTTCCTCCCGAAAGAACTTGCGTACATCAAAGAGAAATTGCGTGATTACTTCGAACACAAATCGAAGAACAAATACAATCTCTACGCAAACGCCGCGTTCGACCTGATCGCTGCGCGTCGTGACCTTGGCGTTCGTTATTTCAAGACGCCGCTGTGGTGTGTTATCTCGGCGGAATTCGCCAAGGATGAAAACCACAAAACGATTCAAGGGATCAGCGGGCGGAACTATTACTCGTTGCTCAATATCTGCATGCAGTATGGCTGTCGCGCCTATTACGAATCCGACTTCGGTAAGGAACAGCGAGCATTCATCGCGGACATGGATTTGGAAGGGCCGGTTTTAACGTACATGGCCCTCGACGTAATCGTCCTGCTGCACATTCAAAAATTGCAGATGAAATACGCGAAGACAATCGGTTACGACAAGTATTTCTCGCTCGTTACCGAACAGCTTAGCGATCAGATTCACACGCTGTCTAACCTTGAGTTCAATGGCTCGTATGTCGATATCGACTGGCTGTTCAAACTCAAGTCGAAAGACTCGCATATTGTGCGCGAGAAAAACCGCGTGCTTAAAGCGCTGTACGAATCCGAGGGGGTACAGAAAGCTAACAAGCTTCTTGCCAAACGCTCGGGCGTCCCGGCCATGGGTCTATTCGGTCGAACGAAAACGAAGCTCTTCAAGATTAACAAGGAGGAACACAAGCAGCTGCTGTTCTTCGAAGTGCTGAAACTCAAGCCCCTGACGATGAACAAAAAGGGCTTGGGCAAGATCGACAAAGACTTCCAAAAGAAATACGAAGACGTTCCGGAAATTAAGCTGTTCACGGAACTGACGAAGATCGAAAAACTTTACAACGCGTATGTGAAGAGCTTCATTAAAAAATGGGGCGAAGACGAAGACTTCCGATTCGACCGCTGCATGCGGCCTCGGTTCGGTTATCTCGACGTGGTTACAGGTCGAACATCGGCCCGCGATCCTACGTTGCAGACAATTCCGTCGCGTAGTGAAATGGGTAAACTGATTAAACGATTGTTCATTGCACCGGACGGTCGAATAATTATTAAGGTGGACTACTCGGCGCACGAAGTACGCTGCTGGTCGTTGATTTCTGGCGACAGCGCGGTAGCGGAAGCATTCCGGATCGGTTTGAAATTGCGTGAGAAATTCAAACGCAAACCGACGATGGATCTTGCCAAGGAAATCGACCTCAAGGGTGACGTTCACAAGATCAACGCCGCGTTCTTCTTCCGGAAAGCAATCGAGGAAGTTGACAAGGTAATGCGTCAAGCCGTTAAGCAAGTAATTTTCGGTTTGATTTACCAGCAAGGCGCGAAAGGTACAGCGAAGTCCATCAACGCCACGGTCGAAATGGTTGAGGAATTGACAACACAATTCTTTAAACGATTCCCGGTCGGCGGTAAGTGGTTCGATAAGGCCAAGGCACACGCACGCAAGCATTTGTATGTGGAATCGCCTGTAGGCCGTCGCCGTAACCTGTGGGGCCTGATCACGCCGAACTCTCACGAAGACGCGGGCAACATCACGTCGCGTGCGGAACGGCAATCTGTAAATAGTCCAGTACAGGGCATGGGTTCTGATTTCATGATGACGGGTGCGCGCTGCATCGAACGTCGCCGGTTTGAGCATTTCCAGAAGACCGGTCACTATCCTGATTTCATTCAGGCGAACAGCGTACACGACTCCCTTGAATTCTCCTGCGCTTACCAAGACATTTGGCTGGCAATTCAGATGATCGAAGAGGGACTGACTCACGACGTAGAACGCGAAATGATTAAACGTCACAACTTCAAGTTTGATATCCAATTGGAAATCGACTTTGAATTCGGCCACTCGCTCGACAAGTGCGAAGGTTGGAATTACGCGTTGACCGGTGATTTCAAGACGAAAGATAAATACGCTTTCAACGAAGTGCTGATGAAAACTCTCAAAGGCCAACGCGACGACCTCGGCTACGATCTTGATCCGAACGCCACGTTCAAACAAATCATGGCGCGCATGAAAGAGGACGCACCTGAATGGGCTTTGAAACAGCAGAAATTCTGGAAGAGTCAGGGTGTGAAGATCACAGCGAAGGCGTAGACGTTTCAGGTATGCTTATCACGCAGTTTTCGGCAACGGTGATTGGTGCGGACATTAATGATCCGCGCCTTTCCGACCTGTGCCAATTCTTGCAGCAGTTGATTCGCAACCTTCAGGCCGACGACACCGATATGCCTGTCTACGCGAACCAAGAATCAGTGGACGAACTTCTGGATATTTTGGAAGGTCAGGTACTCACGAAATTCAAATTGGTTTTCGCGTGGCAGGATGTGGTGGCGCAGTGTGTTGAGACTGGCGAACTGAGCCTGTTAATCCAGCTGATCGGTTACGATCATGCACCTATTTTCGGATATTCCTTACAATGAAATTGATCGAAGGCAACGAACTGGAATTCGAGTGTAACGGCAAAGAATTTGCCTCGACACTTTCCAACATCATCAACGTAACAACGTACATCAAAGCGGACGATGCGAAATTCGTTCTGGCTACGCAGAAGGGCAAAGGTATTTATCTGATCGGTTCGTCAACTGACGCGCTGGCCTGTGCCAAGATCCCCGGCGAAGCTACCAAATCGGGCACCGTGAAAATCGACGCGCCGACGCTGATTGGCCTGCTGAAAACGCGGGCCGATTGCCTGTTCAAAACCGGGGGCGGTCAAATCGCTTTCAAGGAAAAGAAAGGCAATTTCAAAGCGCAACTGAACGTGACGGAATTCGACGCCGACGACATTCAAATGCTCGAACACCAGTTGGTCGGGCGCAAGACTGATCCGATGCCGAAAGACGTTGTGACCAAATTGCGCGATGCGGTAAAGCGTGTGCGACTGACCGACTTCTACGGTGCATCGGAACTCCCGATCATCTTTGAAATCGGTGAAAAAATCATGCGCGTTTATTGCCATGATGAACACCACGTCGCTCTGTTCAAAACCAAAGTGAAAAACTCGACGCCGTTGAAAAGCGCATTGCCTGCCAAGGCATTCAGCGTAATCGAGAAATTCATTCAGGCGGATAAAATCAGTTTCTCGGTAGACTCTGGTCGGTTCCGTGCAACTGGTGCTGACTTCACCGTGTCGATTCCCGAAGGCCAGTTGATTTATGGCGAAGTGGGGCAGGCGGTGCAGTACAACAAAGCGCTGGATGAAATGAAAGTCATGAGCGCAATGACCTTTGACACGAAAGCAGTTTCTGCCGTTTCGAACATGTCGGTTCTGTCCGATGGCGAAACGAAAATGGCGCTCGCTTTCAGCAAAGGCAAAACGATCATGAGCGTGCAGGGTAAGGGCGGCAAGGTATCCGACGAATTCAAAGCGAACGTGACAGGCAAACCCATGGACATTCGTGTTGACCCACGTATTTTCATGGATCTTTTCAACAAAGTTTCCGGTATTGAAATCGACATGAATTTCTACAAGGTGCCGGGCGCAATGTCTGCCTATCGCCTCGTTACGAAAGTCGATGACGGAACGCTAACGTTGGTCGGCACCTATGATGAAGCGAAGTAATATCAGTCCGATTTTCAGCTTGGCCGATACGTTCAGTCACACGGTCGCCCAAGTTGATACGTTCGAAGATTTCGGCACGGCCCACGACGGCCACCATATCGGACTGTTCTTTCGCCAGTTGGTTGATCAGCCTGTCATGATCGACTACGAAAATCCCGAGGTACTGAACAGATTCTGTAAAATGTATAACTTCGTGAATAAACGTCGTTCCATTTACGGCCATCTGTTCGTTATCACGGACGTGTCAAAGGTTGAGCTTGCGGCGCACAAGTTGATTATTTCCTGCAACAAAAAAGAGAAACACGACTACCGCCCGCACCCGATCACATCGCACCGACAAAAACTCCAACTATTCAAAAGCACAGCAGGTTCGGTACTGGCAATCAGCGGCAACGCGGTTTCCCCTTACCTTGTGACTGAGGCCACATAAATGCGCTACTTCGAAGAACCCGAACACGCAGAACTTTTGTGTTCGATGATCTACACGTTTGCCAAGGTTTGCGGGATCAAGCATTACCCGAACTGGGATCAGCAAACGGAAGTGGATCGCGAACGTTATTCCGATTCGATCCGTGAATTGTGCGAAGCTGTTTACGAACATCGCGCACAGTTCGAAAGCGAAGAGGACGCAGAACCTTTCGAGGCCGGTATCTGGTATCGCGAGAACTGGCGGATCTTTCCGTGGGCTGAGCCTGAATATTCCAACCTGACCGAAATCAATCAAGAATTCGTGTTGAGCGTTGCGGAAATCACCATCACAATGTCGGGACACTTCGGCACGCAGCTGGCGCCGGAAGAGGACGTGAATGAGTAATCGTGAAGAGTTGAAGGCAATGCGGCGCGTGATTAAAAAGAATCAGCGCTATCAGCAATTCCTCGAAAACTTCCGGGGCAACCCGGCGTACAACATCGACTTCGAAGAATACCACGAAGAATTGCAACGCCTTCACACCACACGACTGACCCGCGAACTGAAACGCAAACGCACGCGTTCATTCCCTGAAAAAGTTTGTGAAGCGATGTTGCAAGACCAGTCTACGCGCAGCCGTTGCGCTGAAATCCTCGGACAATGTACGAAGATCAGCAACGCCATGGAACGCACGTTGTCGAAGCTGCGCGATTATCTGTGTGCCGAATACGGCGACACTTTGAAACGCGTCGGCGCACAGGCTGAACGTAAAGCATTTGTGGAAGCCGTGATGCGTGATTTCTACGACTTCTACGACGAAGTAAAAACGCTGGAGAAATCCGCGAGCATTGTTATCGAAGATATCGACAAGGCAGGCTTTATGTTTAAGAACCTTGTCGAGGTCATTAAAGTTCTTTCCAGACCGGAGCAAGTAATCCTATGAACACGGCATTTGTGTACGCAGAAAAAGAAGTTTCCAACGACGAACTTTACGAGCGCTATCTCGGCACTCGCATCAATCGGTGCAACAGCATTATCATGCTGGATACCGAAGGTTCGACCGACGACCTTCAACAATTTCATGACGAAATTGCAGAGTACACGAATGCCTCTAAGGAACCTGTGCTGGTCGCGGTTTATACCGAAGACCTGAACATGTTGCGCGGGATTGTTTTCGCGCTGCTGGAACGTGGGCTGTCCGTCGTGTTTGAACTGGACGATTATCAACGGAAAATGATTGGTGGTTTGAAATGAATGTGACTACCGTAACGACAAAGCGCGTTCTGGTCGTGGTGCATGATCACACGATGCATCCCGATACCCTGCGCAGTATGTTCAGCCATTGCCGTGACCGTTTCAACGAAGTTTTCCAGCACCAACTGGATGACGTTCACGATTTGTGGCCGCTGATGCACAACATGGTGGATTCCTACCCGGAAGGAACTTTCATCGTGTTCGAATTGCAGTTGGCAAATCACGGAATTATTCGCACGGCACAGAATTATGTGTTTACCGAACTTCCGCAAATCACGCTGGCCCACAATCCAATTCTTGGGACATACCTCAATGGATAAAATCGAATGGACGCGGCAGGAAGGTTTCCCGAATAGCGCGCCGCCCGTGGTAATGCTGCCCGGCCCGAAACCATCGTGGACTTTGTACACGACGATGCAGCAATTTAAAACCGGCGATCATCACGAATTGTTTTCGGAAGACGATCCGATTGTGCCGGTGCTTTTCCACAAAGGTTGCCCGGCCCTTGTGGTCGCGACCTATACGAATCTCGACGAAGTTTTTCTGCATTGTGTGCGGGCGCTGGAGACTGTAAATACACCACGTACCCGCATGAATGTTTACGCCCGTAACTGGCCCGCCAAAGACTTGATCGACTGCGTTAACAGGATGACCGCCGACAGCGAATATCGTTTCAATATTCACATCGGTAGCGAATTCAGTATGACGGAGGAATACCGCCACCTTTATCCGAAGTTTTAACGAAGTGAGTGCATGGGAAAAATAATCGTATCGGATAAGATGTACATTCCGAAATTCGACCTGAAGGAAAGGCTAGTCACGAAGGAATATTCTCATGACTTCTTTTCCGATCAGGGTTGTCGAAGTTGCGAGCTACGGCCAGAACGCCCGGTAGCAGCCTGTAAGGGTTGCGAGAACTTTAACGGTTCGTACCGGCTGGCCCGGCCCGCTGTAATCGGGAATAAAGAGTACATCGGCCTGCCACTGGGCGACCGGCAAAACATCGAAGCAAAAATGCGCATTGATTTCGACGATTACAAAATCGTGGATAAGCGCACTCGTTCTCCCTTCGATTACAAAGTAAAAATCAACCTTGGCGAAGACCGCGACTGGTTCAGCTATCAGGTGAAAACCGTTAAGCGAATGAAAGAGGCCAAGTACGGCCTTTTCGTGCTTCCGCCCCGTTCCGGTAAATCGCTTACTGCACTAAAACTGGCAATTGAACTTGGGCACAAAGTCCTGTTGATGGCCGACCAATACGACTTCCTGAATCAGTTCATCGGGGATATCGAAGAGTCTACCAACCTGCCAGCATTGCAGGAAAAGACAGGCAAAAAGCTTTACGGTTTTATCAAGAAAATCGAAGACCTCGAAGACATTCAAATCGGGATCATCACCTACCAAAGTTTCCTGAGCAAGAATGGCCGCAAGCTGTTGAAGGCCTGCAACAAAACGTTCGGCACTGTGGTAGTGGACGAAGTGCAAGCGACCGGCGCCCCGGAGTTTGCAAACGTCATGAACAATCTGAAAATGCGTTACCGTTTCGGCTGTACCGGTACGGAAAAACGTAAGGACGGAAAAGACAAAATCACCACGCTTGTAATCGGTGAAGTCAAATCCAAAATCCTGCGTGCGCAGCTGGTGGCGAAAATGCTCGCCGTCGATACCGGCATGAAATCGAAAGGTGTATTCAAAGGCAAGCCGGGCTTTGTGAAGCTTGGCAAATCGCTGGCGAATAACAAGAAGCGAAACGATTTCATTATTCAGTGGATTCTGAAAGACCTTGAGGCCGGGCACAGTATTGTGATTCCCTGCCATTTCAAGGATCACATTTTCGAAATCGTCAAACGTGTAAATACGATTGTCGGTTACGAAGTCGCAGCCGCGTTCGTTGGTGGCGGTGGCAAGAAAAACAAGTTGGATCGTGACCGGATTAAACAGCTGGCGTCCGAGCGTAAAATTCGCGTGGTTGTAGGTATCCGTCGATTGCTGCAACGTGGTATCAACATCAAACCGTGGTCGTGCCTGTACTACGTCATGCCGATGAATAACGAGCCAAACTGGAAACAGGAAAGTTCGCGTATTTTGACGCCTGATCCTGACAAGCGCCAACCGGTGATTCGTTTCTTCGTGGACACCGGCGCGCAGGCCTCATTGAAATATTGCGCGAACACGTGGAAGCAGGCGATTGAATTCAAACACCAGCCAACCGAAGTTGCGGCAGAACGCATGACGCAATGGCTGCGAAATGTTAAACGTGATATTGGCGAAGACTTCGATCCAGAACAGGAAGTTGTAGTTTCCAAAGTCGCACACAACGATGGGCAAAGCATGTTCGGCGGGATGTTCGGCAAACTGAGTGCTGGCATCAAAAAGCGGAACAACGAAAACAAGGCTGAGAGAAAATCGAAATGGAAGAAAAACAAGGAATACTGACCGAGCAAGAAATCCTGAAAATGTCGAAGGAAGAACAGGAAAAAGCGCTCGCTGATTCCCTGCGTCAACTGATGGCAACGGATCGTGAAGCCGGTCTGAAATTTCTGAAGATGTTGAACCCGGATATCGTCGCGGTAAACACCAACGAACTGTTCACGCGTGGCCGCAAGCCGAACCGTGCTGAACGTCGCGCAATGAAACACCGGGGAAAATAAATGAATCCTGATCCGCATTTCACACGAATGTTGACCGACGCAGAAATATTGCAACTAACGGCAGAAGAGGCACGCGACCGTTTGCATCATTTCAAAGAATTGCAGGCACGTCGGGATGCGGGGGAAGATGTTGCGGCGCTGCTGCCAGCACCAATCATTGGCACAGCACACCCGGCAGGCAATCGCGCCGAACGCCGGGCCGCAAAGCATCGTAACCGGGCTATCGCAGCCACGACTAAAAAACTGAAGGAATGCTAAATGGCAATTCGTAAGCGTTTTTATAAATGGCTCAAAAGCTGGGCCGAACGTGGCGAACGAAAAGTGATTGGTGAACAGCGCTATTCTTCGCAGTGCTGCCCACATTGCAAGACGTGGGATTCCAACATGCCCGACAATTGCTGGGCAGAAATGAAAGCAAATACTCCAACCATGCAACACGATCAGCTTAAATGCGGGAAATGTGGGCAATGGACAACGTGGCTTGACGTAGGGATTCTTCGAGTTCTCGATGATCCTGCGTTCCCTGATAATCGGCCAAAGTGCGTCGATGGGAAACCGACTTATGATAAAGGAAATTCTGCGTAAACTTTTTGGCATCCGCAATTACGAAGAAGACTTCGACGCGGGTGTTGCTTATGTTCGTTCCGAATTGCGCAAGCACGGAAAACACAACATGATGGAAAATAATCGGTTGTGGGCTGAGTGTGATTCGAGCGGCATTGACCCATCGGGCTTTGATGCGGGCATGCGTCAGGCTCTGAAAACTTTTGATATTCCACACCCTTTTGACGAGGTGATGTATGGAACTGGAACACGAACGACAAATGCTCAATGTTTGTGCGAACGGTAAATACGAACAGCGCGAACTTGATCACGTTCAGGTAATGCCACGCGGCCAAATGTCCCGCTACGTTCCCAAGCTTCGCGAAGGCGAACAGGTGCATTACACGGTCGGCGGCGGTATTGTCATTGTGCAGCACCAAACCACTGACCGCAATTTGGTTGTGGAACTGATCGCTGATCCGAGTGGCCCTAACGGAATGCCGGTTTTTAAAATCGGTTACGCCGATGGTCGCACTGTGGAAGTTTCGCAAGAAACGTTCGAATTTCATCGTGAAGAAATGGAGGCGCGCTTTGCAAAATATCCGTAGTGTTCGCGGTTGCACCGTACCCGAAAACGGCTGGCCGCAAATCCAGATGGAAGAAATGGAAATCCACCTTGCGCGCTTTAATGCGGCTATGTCTGACACGCTTCAACGTATGCGTGCAGACTGCGCCACGGATATTACAGGGCGGTCGAATACTGTAAATATACCATATCCATCCACCTACACTACAGGACACTCTGATGGCAAAGGAATTGAAGCCAGTCAAGAAACGCAGCTTGTCCTCGGAACTGAAATTTAAGGAAGAAAAACCGCTCAAGAAATTGAAGTTCGAGCGGTTGGAAGAAGAGGCAAGCAAGGAGCAAGAAAAAGTCAGTTCCATCAAGCCGCGTAAACGCGCCGTAGTGGAGAAAGTAAACAGCATTAAAAAACCGAAAGGGAAAGTGTCGGCACCAGCGCGGATGCCTGCACCAACTCTGAAATTCCGGTTTGAATCGGATCGTGTAAAACTGCTGAAAGCTCAAGGCGTGGACGGGACTGCATTGCAAGTAATGCGCAGCCCGTTCCTGCTAGATGACGCGCTTGTCTCCATTACTCCGATGGTGCCGAAATGGTTGCCGGAGGATTACCAGATTGCAAAAACCAGTGTGAAGCGACAGATTGAATCCTGTTATCGCATGCTGACAAATCCGCTACACGGTTCGCCCATTATCGGCATTGGTTCCATGGCTACCGATGAACGCGCAAAGTTTATGGCAATGAGCATCATGGATGCCGCCATTGATCAGCAGCGTTCCGGTTCGCACAAAGGGAAACTGCTTCCGATCTGGCACCGGGTTATGGGCGGGTATCAAGACGAATTACGCGATGAAAAACAACGCCGCAATATTTCGATGTTGATCATTGCAAACGTGGGGCCGGATTCCACGCCACACAAACTCGAAAAGGTGCGTGACCTTCTTGAGAAATACGATAACATTCCGCGAATCGTTGTAGTGAACGGGTGCGACCCGGTTACGTTCTTTGCGGAGAAAATGCGAATGCCAATGCAGTTTGCTTTTATGTTGAACAGCAAGCGCAGTGATAAGGCCGACTTGATGGACATGCTATGACAATTTCACTCAAGAAATTCGAAGAAATCAAAACCGACGAAGAGAACCTGCACAAGTTTATTGAAATGCTTGAGCATGGTTACAGCTGGCTTAGCGCCAAATGCGAACACGCGCTCGGCGGTATGTGCGACGGCATTGAAGAGGATGGCGACGACGAAGAGGAAGTCGATGCGGATATGGATCTGCCACCGGAGGATATGCGCCGGGGAATCATTAAAGCAAAGATCGCAGCCCTTGACGATTTCGATCCGAATAAAAATCGTCGTGATGACAACGAATATTTTGAGGAAGAGATTGAGTATGATCCGAACAATCCGAATGAGCCTGTAAGAAAGAAAAAGGAAGAAGAGCAGACCGTCGCGATTGACGAAATCTACCGCATGATTAAACAGCTGTCGCATCCCGACAAGATCATGCGTTTCAGTGCCGCCGACAAACAGAAAATCGTTGCAATATTCCACGAATCAACCGAGTTCATGGAAGACGACAATCTGGAAGCGTTGGTATTCAGTTACGTGAAGCTGCGAATCTTTCGCCACGAACCGCACAAGATTCCGGATTACATTGAATCGTTTATGCGTAAACGTCATTCGCAAATCCTGCGCCATATGGCATTCCTTATGGAAAAGCCATTCACCCCGGCGATTCTCGAATGGCGTGATGGCAATGAAGCGTGGGCAATCGTTCTGTTTAAACGCTACCTGAAAGAGGATGCGCGGCAACGTGAATTGAATGCCGAACTCGAACAAAGCGATGATGAATTCTTCGCTGATTAATCATTACAAATGCAATACAAAGCGGGGGCCTATATGGCCCCTTTTTTGTTGCCTGAAATCCCCTTTGCGTAATTTAAATACAGGAAATGCGTTTATTCGCGATTCTTAATTTCCCGTATTCCAACCATATAAGGGGATTCACCCATGGCTTTTACAAACTCCAGCGCTGGGGTTTATGATCAGGATCGCGACGTAAGTCAACGCGGTTCGCCGGTCATTAGCTCTATTGCGGCTGCTGTGATCGAGTCCGCTCGCGGCTCTACGTCGGAATGGATTTACGTTACCGATACGCAAGATTTGAAGGAAAAGTTCGGTGACAAGAACTATTCCAAATACGGCTACGGCATGCATTGCGCAGAACACGTTTTGGTGCAAACCGCAATGTGGATTAAACGCGCAGTAAACGCCGATACCGCCCGCACCGCTGGCGCCTACCTTTCGGTTGACGATAGCGCTGCATTGGAACCAGTTATTAAACTGGTGAATTTCGACGATGGAACCAACAAACCGCAAGGCGTATTGGGGAATCCGCTCGACGTGTTGGGTTTCAACGTAAATGAGCCGGGCGTTAAAAACGCTTTGCTTTACGTTTGCGCGAATAGCCCCGGCGATTGGGCTGGCGCACTGACTGTATTGGTTCGCCCGGCAAACCCGGAAGGAACCGAAGTCGGTGAATTCAATGACCCGACGCATTTCTATCTGGAAGTTTTCCTGAACTATCAGGGCAGCGCCAGCATTCCGGTTGAATCGTATCTGTGTTCGCGTAAATTCGAACTGGATGGCGAAGGCAATCAGATGTTTGTCGAGTCGCGTGTAAACGCATTCTCGCAATACATCAAAGTGAAAAACAATTCGCTTTGCCCACCGGTTGAAATCCGCACTTCCGCTTTCGAACGTCTGGATGGCGGCGCCGATGGCGTGCGCGCAACCGTGGCCGAAGTTAGCAACGCGTGGGAAGGCATCGACGATACCGATCAATTCGCAGTGCAATTGCTGGTTGGTTGCGGTTACGAAAACCCGATCATTCACCGTCGCATTGACGCCGTAGCAACTGCACGCGGTGACGCGATTTCGGTTGTTGATTTGCCGCACGAATACGAAGAAGTTTCGCGTGCTGTGAACTACCGCCGCAATATCCTGAACCTGAGTTCCAGCTACTCGGCAATGTACGGCCCGCGTGGTCAGATTACCGACGACGTTTCCGGCAAGAAATTCTTTTGCCCGATTTCCGGTTTGGTTGCTGCGCAATACGCGTACACCGACCGCGTGCGTGCCTACTACTGGGCACCGGCTGGTTTGAATCGTGGTCAGGTAAAAGTCACGGATCTTTCCAAGAAATACAGCCTGCGCGAACGCAACGCTTTGGAACAGGCGCAAATCAACTACGTGCGTCGAATTCCGGGCCGTGGTTTCGTGATCATGGAACAGCTGACCCTGCAAAACTTCGCGTCTGGTTTCCAGAACGTGAACGTGCGTCGTCTGGTAAACGGCATCAAAGCAATGATTCGTCGTGCTTTCCTGCCATCGGTTTTCAACCCTGCCGACGATTACGAACGCAAGCAGCTGAAAAACATCGTGGACGCCGAAGCAGCAACGGTAAAACGCGGTCGCGGTTTGTACGAATGGGAAACCATTTGCGACAGCCGTAACAACAAACCGGCAGATATCGCGAATAACGATATCAACCTCGATTTCGTTATCGACCCGAGCATTCCGGCCCGCCGTGCTTCCCTGACCGCCGATATCCGCAATTTCGGTTCCTCTATCAGCTTCCAAGAGAATTAATTCCAATGGAAAAACAACTCGTAGATATCCGCGATTCTTTTCGCGTGATTTCGGACATTCAGAATCTGGATGAAACCAATCCGATTCCGATCCGTGTGCAGAACTCGACAGTTCGCCGCGTGCATACCACCGTGTGCGCGCTTACCGAACCGTACAACGAAATTCTGCCACTCAATGTGATCTGGTTCGATTTCAACCCAAACCACGGCCCGTATTACAACACTGCGCGCCGTCGCGTTTCGAAAGAGCCTGATGTGGCCGCTGGCACGACCCACACGTGGGAAGTGATCGACACCATGGCTGAATACGACGTAGACCAATTCTACGACGCGGAAGATTCGGCAATTTTGGCGCAACTCGATCCGATTCCGGGCGCGACGAAAGATATTCTCGGCATCGCGAAATTGAGCGTTGCCCCTGTCAGCCCGGCAAACCCGATTGCTGTTGGTGAAGGTGATCCGCGTCTTTCCGATCCGCGTAAACCAACCGAACACACGCACCCGGAAAAACCGGCTACGCAGCTGAAAACCAAAACCACCGTGATTACCATTTCCGGCAGTGCAACGCCGGTTGTTGGCGCAACTCTGATCGCGAACGGTAATGGCAACGCTGTATGGCGCCAGCTGACTTCTACCGACATTCAGAAATAAGGAATCGTCATGACACTGACCGAGTTTGTTGACGAGAAAATCGCGATTGCTTTGAACTATCGCGGCCTCTCGAAATTCAACCCGGTCGAGATTATTGTCGAGGGCAATGGGAAGAAATTCTCTGTCCTCGTTTCTCTTCTCGAACCGGATACCTTGACCGTTCCGTATAACGTGACGTGGATCAACGCTGATCCAAACCACGAAGATTACAAAGTCCTGATGCGCCGTGTTGATGCAGAAAAATACGACGACAAGGATTATCGTGGATCGTGGGCGGTTCTTTCCACCGTTGAAGAAATTTTCAACGAAGAACAGTTTTTCAAAAAAGAAGCTGATCCGATTTTGGGCGCAGTGCCTGATTTCCGTCCGCCGCTGGCTTCGAAAGATCGTTTCGGTGGTGTGAAACTTTCGCAGAATTCTGTGATTGTTGATCCGCTGCTTCCGATCATCGTTGGTGATAACGATACGCGCATGAGCGACGAACGTGACCCGCTTCCGCACAGCCACGGCGACGTTCCACGCACCATGCTTTCCGCTGGTGACGGTTCGGAAAATTACGTGACCGTAAACGGCACCGATCCGGGCAATGGTTGCTTGATGTTTATCACCGAAGAATTGCCGGACGGAAATTTCATCGCTGAATGGTTGCCGCCTACCACGGAATTCGCGTACATCGGCCCGCGTCCTGTTTCCATTGCGGTTACTGGCCCGGCTGAAAAAGTGGTTGGCAACACTAACCACGTATTGCGCGCCGATGTGACCATGGATGACGGCACGAAGTTTTTCAGCGTGCAGGCAACGTGGACAATCACCAACAACGAAGAACACGGTTCGATCAATGCGGCTACTGGCGTTTTCCACGCTGGTTTGGTTGCAATTGATACGCCGGTTACTGTTCGCGCCAGTTGGAAACATCCGGAAAGTGGCGACACTGTTTTCGTTGATTTCGTGATTACCATTATTGGCGATCCGGATTTGGTTCTGCTTGACCACATCGAAATCGTTGGCCCGTCGCAATTCCTGAAATCGGAAATCGGCACCTACACCGTTTTGGCAACTTACAGCGACGGTTCGACCGCCACCGTAACGCCGAACGCGTTTATTTCCAGCAATTCGAACGCAGGTTCTTTTGTTGGTGGTGTGTTGACTCCGCGTCCGCAACAAATTCGCGACGTTTCCACTAACTTGTCGGCAACTTACGCAAGCGCTGGTGTGACCCGTACCGCGACGAAAGCTGTGGTAATCAAAGACCCGGCTGTTTACCCGAACACAATCACTATCACCGGCCCGAACACTGTTGATCAGGCTGCGTCTATCGACCTGAATGCACACGTTGTTTTCTCTGATGCTTCCGAAGCAGATGTGAACGCGCTGTGGACTCTGACCTCTGGTACTTATGCGACCATTGATCAAAGCGGTTTGTTGACTGCAAAACCATTGACTGCGCCGGGCAGCAAATCCGTTGAAGTGAACGTTTCGTACACCCAAAACGGCGTGACCATTACCGCGAAGAAAACCATCGCGATTGCGGACACGAAAAACTGGCCTGTATCGGGTGCAATCACCGGCCCGAATTCGCTCGCGCCACTGGAAACCAAAGCCTACGTTTACACCGTCACTTATAGCGATGGTTCGCACGTGGACAAGATTCCGGGCACTTGGACAACTTCGGATACTTCGAAGGCAACCGTTGATGCTGAAGGCAATGTGACTGGTGTTGCAAACGGTGCTGTAAACGTTCGCACGACCTACACTGAAGACGGCATTAACTTGAACGCGACCAAAGCAATCACCGTCGAAACTGGCGTGGTTGTAATTCCGCCGCTGCGTTATGGCGTTGCGATGTTCTCCAACAAGCAATTTACTGGTGGCCCAATCGCCAGCGAAATTACTCAAGAAGAACGCGATTACGGTGTGACCGAAGAAACGTCGCCGTCCGGCAAACAGTACACCCATTGGACTGGCCTCGATGATTTCGTTACGAAAGTAATGACCAACACCCTCGATATCACTACCGATGGCGTTGCGAAAAACATCGAAACCATTATCACCGTGGACGATTATGTTTACGTGATGTGGGATGCTCGCGCTGGCGACACGTTCATCGTGGACTTGCAGAATTCTTTCAACGTTACTTTCGACGGTATCAATTACCGCAACGATGTAATCGGTAACGAAGAAGGTCTGCCGGGCTACGACGCGAACCTGCCGAAAACTCTGACCGTGCAATACGATGACGGCACCGGAGTACGTCCGTGGATTATTGTTCGTAACGAGGCAACGACTCTTCCGGAGTTCAGCCCACGTACAAACCAATACTCCATTAAATACGTGTAACGTGAAGGCGGGTTGTCCATTTATTTTGGGCACCCCGCTTTTTCCGTTGAATATGGAGAATATTTTCTCATGGCCGATACTAGCTTTGAGGAACTGTGGCCTGTCCAATTGGATTTGGTTGGCCCCAGTGCTCCAATAGCGGAGCGTTCGACTTTTCAAATGCGGGCCGTCGTTACTTTTGACGACAATTCGCAACACGAAGTCGAGGCAGAATGGTCTGTTGCTTCCGAACAGTACGGCACGATAACTCCGAGTGGTTTATTTACTGCTGGTTCTGTACAAACGGGCACGCGCCCGGTTCAGGCGTTATGCAGGTATTATCACGCGGGATCGGATTCCACGCTGACTGCAACAGTTGTTATTAATGTGCGGGATATTGATACACCGCCCGCCCTTATTTCTATTTCCATCGCCGGTAAAACCGAGGTGGAGAAAAACACAATCGAATCCTACGTTATCACTGCGCATTACGATAACGGTTCGAGCGCAATTGTTGTTCCGACTACCTTTGTTTCCAGCCGCCCAAGCGTTGCCACAATTGACGTGACGGGCCTTGCGCATTTCCAAAAGATTCGCGGCTCTGCAATGGTTCGCTTTACCGCCTCCTACACGGAGAACGGTGCAACGCGCCAGATTTTCATGGACATTCTGGTTGTCGATTCTGCAATTTATCCGGTCAGGGCTTTTGTGATCGGGCCGTCAATTGTTATGGAACGTGCGCGTGCCAGTTTTGGCCTCGACGTTCTTTTCGATAACGGCAAAAATAACGAGGTTGTTGCGACTTGGGTCAGCACCAATCCCGAAGCCGGTACGATTTCCTGCAATGGTGCATTTTGTGCCAACGCAGTCGAAGGCGTGGAAACCACCACGATTATTGGCGTCTTCGAATACGATGGAATTATTACCAGCGCTTCAGTTGAATTGAGCGTCGTCGGTTTGACCGTGCGCGCCGAATCGCTGGAGATTGAAGGCCCTTCGAAAGTTCGTGAAGGTCTGGTCGTGCAGTATTACACCACGCTGATTTTTAGCGACGGGACACGCAAGGCCGTTACCGCGAAGATCCACACGGTGACAAGCGCGGGCGCCCTTGACGATGGCAACCAGTTTTATGCAGCGCCAAAAGTTGATGCGGAAACACCTGTAAATTTCATGGCGCAGTACGAAAACCTTTCGGCTTTCAAAACCATTGACGTTGTGCCGTCCGCTACGCTGCCTGTCAGCGCGTGGATTGAATTGCGCTCGCCAATGTACGTCGGTGAATACCAGTCGCTGAAATTCCACGTTGTTTATGCGGACGGTACAGACATTGTGCTGCCTGCTAAGTGGACACTTTCCAATAACCATATCGCGTCGATTACCAATGCTGGAATTCTTCACGCGGTGCAGGTAATGGAAACGGCAGAACTGACTGTTTACGCCACGCTGTCAATTAGCGGTGTTGAATTGGAAGCAAGTTTGCCCGTGACCATTATCGACAATCGCACGTATCCAATCCATGCCCGCATTACCGGGCCGGAAACGTTCCGTGTGTTGGTGCCTACGCAATATCAGGCGCTGGTCGAATTCAGCGATGGTTCCGAGCGCACAGCCAGCGCGTTGTGTTGGTGTTCTGACGACAACGTTTCAATCGTTCTCGGTGTTGTAACCGCAACCGTTCCGGGCACGTACACGCTGCAAACTTCCTATACACTCCAACACGAAACAGTCACCGCGACGAAAGAGATTATTGTGACATGATTATTTCCCTTGCCGCATCACCTGCTGATTTCAAGCAGTTCGAATGGATGTACAACGCGGGTAAAAGTTTTAAGTTGCGGCTGGACGATACGCCTGTCACGGTCGAGGCTGACGATTTGGTTGGTTTCCGAAAAGCAACACGGGGGCCAACCGCTGGCGCGTATCAAGTGGTACTCGCCAAATATCCGCAAAAGATTTATCGGTCGATCAAGCAGGAACAGGTCGATAAATTCATCAAGCAATTCAAAGAGTACAAAGGGATTCCGGAAGCGCCAAAGAAAGAAGGCGCCCGGCACCAGTACATGCGCAAAAACCAACTGGAAAATGATCGTCAAGAATCGCAGTATTATGTGAGTCCGAGCAAACCCCGCGAAGTTCACAGTTACGACCGCGACGATTACCAGTGGCGAAAGGTAATGCATAACATCACCGTGACCACGAAGCATTACGGGACTTCCCGTTCTACTTTGAAAACCGGTGACGTTGTGGGCCTGCGCTACCTGCGTAAATCCCATGGCGGTTACGTGATTATGCCGAACGGCGAACGCGTGTTGATTGCGCACGAACTGTACGAACAAATCACGAACAATACCGACATTGAACCACGTGCCCAACAGCAGACCGGCATCGTCGAATTTGCAGAACTGGCAAAAGAACTTCCCAAGCGTCCGCGTGCGATTAAAATTCCACGCAAGCCACGCGATGTTCCGCTGCCGCGCCAGACCAAAACTGGCGAATCGGAAAGTGCAAAACATGTGGTGCGAAACAAACCGCTTGTGACCACTTTCGATTACAAAGATATCGACGAAGATTTCGCTTTCGAACCGGAAGACGAAGAAAATCTGCTGAATCCGCCAATCGAACAGGAAGATTTCCCCGAGGAAAGCGGAGGCAATACTGTAAATAAAGGAGAAGAACCGGGTATTACTCCTTTGGAAGACGAAGACTTTGAGGAAGAGGAAGATCCAGAAATGGATTTCCACAAAGATCAGGAAACCGACGAAGACGGTGAACCAGTCGATGATGAAACTGCGGTATTGGCACAAGAAGGGCAAGTGCTGGTTGCGCGGGATAACGCCGAGTGGGTAATCGTCAGCATTGAAGAACACGGCATGTCTGACACGCTTGTGCTTTACAATGAAGACACCAAATCGTTGCGTCATTACAAAGTGCATGCCGGGGAAGACTTGCGGCAATTGAAATCTGTTTCGGTCGGGCGCCTGATGCATGGCTCTGAACTGGACAAGGTTTTGGAAAAGGCCGCCGACCTTGAAATGACTGCTGGGAAACGTCTATGAAATTCACGCTTGAACAAAAGCGAGCAATGCGCCGCGATCCACTAGCGTTCGCGAAGTCGTACACACTTCCAAAGCTGAACGAAATCCTGAAAGAGTTGGACGAAAGATATCGTGCAAATCAGGAAGTTGTTTCGGATGAAATCTTCGATATCATGGATGATTATCGTTGGTCGATTACGAAACGTGCGAAAAGCGCAAAGGATGTTGGCGGTGTTAAAAACGTCGATATCGTTCTCGAAGTTCCGATGGCAAGTCTCGATAAGTTCCACACGCTGACGGAAAGTCGCCGCCTCGCTTTTATGAAGGCAACCAGCTTCACTCTGAGCGACAAGGAAGACGGAATTTCCTTGTCCATCACTTATCAAGATGGTGTGCCGATTCTGGCGACCACTCGCGGTAAGAAAGGCACGGTCGGTAAGAACGTGTCGAAGATTATTCCGCACCTCAAAATTCCGAAGTCAATTCCGTACAAAGGGCGTTTCATTGTCCGTGCGGAATTCACGATTGATAAAACCACGTTCAAGAAATATTTCCCTGACGACAAGACTGGCCGCAACACAGCCGGTGGTTTGCTCAACCGGGACGTAGTGCATGAGCATGCGAAGAAATTCCGTACCATCTGCTACGAAATTCTTTTGGGCAAAGGTGCAGGCATTCCACTCAACGAACAGTTGGCGATTCTCGAACGCTACAAATTCGATGTGGTGCCGCACATTGTGGTGAAGAAAATCACGCAAGAGTCGATGGAGAAATACCACGACCAGCGGAAGAAAGAAGCGGGCCGGGATATCGACGGCGTTGTGATGGCGCAGAACGTCAAATACAAAGCGGGCACCGGTTATCCGGAACACGCCTACGCATTCAAAATCAACAGCATTGCAAACTCTGTTGTTGTGCATGTAATCGACGTGGTGTTCGAGGAATCACGCCTCGGAAAACTCACGCAGGTAATCAAGATCGAACCGACCATTATTGGCGGTGTGAGCGTCACCAGTTTTACGGCGCACAATTACGATTACATCAAAAACGGTTACAGCCAAGAAGACGTGAAGAAAAACGGTGGCAAGCCGCCGTATAAACCGCGTCCGCTGAACAAAGGCGCGGTCATTCGTTGCGTGCGTTCGGGCGACGTAATCCCGTACATCATGGAAGTTGTGGAAGCTGCGAAAAAGCCAGCCGTGCCCGACGTTCCGTACAAAGTAAAAGGCGCATTTCTTTACGCGGTGCATGATGGGAAATCCAACCTGCGCACGATTAAAGAACTGACGTACTTTTTCACCGTGTTGGAAGTTGACGGCGTTAAGCAAGGTGTTGTCACCAAGCTTGTAGACGCCGGTTACGACACCGTGAAGAAAATCCTCGATATGGATTTGGCCGATATCAAGAACCTGCCAGCTTACGGCGAAACTTCTGCCGTGAAATTGCACAAGGCCCTGAAGTCCACAAAATCCAAAATGACATTCCTAAACGTTGCTCAAGGTTCTGCCGCTTTTGGTGAGGGCATCGCTGAAAAACGTCTGCAACTTCTGTTCGATGGCATTCCCGAATTGCTCGAAACAACTTGGGACGATTCGCAGTTGGCGCGGCGTGTAAGGGATATCAAAGGTTTCGATAAACTGGCTGACCAGATTGCCGGGAACCTGAACGCATTCGTCAAATTCTGCAAGCGCAATGGGATTAAACTTATTGCGGCTAAAAAAGCGGAAGTAGTTGGTTCCAAAATGAAAGGTCAGTCCGTGTTGTTCACTTCCGTTCGCGATGCAGAAGCGGAAAAATGGATTATTGCAAACGGTGGTAAGATCGCCTCTACGGTTAAGCAGGCGACACTGCTGATCGTGAAGGATGAATCGGCTTCAAATAAAAAGACCGCCGAAGCAGACTCCTTGAAAATACCAATTCAAACGATCAACACTTTTCGCAACAAATACGGAATTTAACCAATGAACACCGTAGCAACCGTGCAACAAATGCTGACACGCGAATATCCCTACGACGTAAAACTTGTGGAGCATCACGAAAAGCCCGACCTTCCGGCTCGCCTGAGCCTGATGGTTTACGGCGAACAGAACGGCCTTGCGGTCGTGACTCTGGAACGTCAGGATGCATGGGGCATTTCCGACGTGAAAACGAACAACCACTATCGCAGTGTGCAGTGGCCGAACGCCGTTAAATTCCCGCCTAGTGCGGAGGGCGCAACCGGGCTTGTCAAATCCATCATGGAAAGCATTTCGGCTTTCGATCAACAGCGGGTTAAGTAAAAAATGAAAATTGCCGTGTACGCAATTGCGCGTGATGAACAAAACCAAATCGAAACTTGGCTGGAAAATGTGAAGGATGCAGACGGCATCTTTGTTCTGGACACTGGGAGCAAAGACGCCACAATAGGCCTGCTGGAAGCGGGCGGCGCTGTAGTCAACCAGATGCACACCGGTAAAACATTCCGGTTCGACCACGCCCGTAATGAGGCAATGGCATATATTCCTGACGACTACGACGTTTGCATTTCTCTCGATTTCGATGAACGTTTGTCCCCCGACTGGCGGGAAGTAATCGAAACACAATTCACAGACGAAATGACTACGGCCAACTACACGCTGGTTTATTCGCACGACGAACATGGGAACATTTTAATGTCCTATCCGCGTCTTGCGATTCATCGCCGCAATACCTGTGCATGGCAATATCCAGTCCACGAAATACTGATCGCGCAGGAAGCTGGAAAGAAGCCTACCCTGCCGATCATGGTCGTGCATTACGGCGAACCAAAAGCGCCGGGACATTACATTGATTTGCTGAAAATTGCCTACGAAGAAAATCCGAACGATGCGCGGAACATTGCGTACCTCGCTCGCGAATATTACGCGATGGGTAATTTCTCTATGGCGAATCCACTTTTTCAACAGCACACGGAAATCGAGCCTTTCCCGCCGTTCCGTGCTGATAGCTGCATGCGCATTGCGCGTATGTCGCAGGATTTCGCAACAATTGAATGGTGGTATCGTCACGCAATTCAACATTGCAACAATATCCGTGAACCATTCTGTCACCTCGCGCAGTATTATTTCCAGCAGGGGAAATACGAACACGCGGTATCGTGCGTTAAATCCGCAATGGAAATCGAAAAGCCTGATTACGACATGATTTTCGAGGACATGTATTACGCGGGCACGTGGTGTGATCACATGCTTATGGCCTGCTACCAACAACTCGGACATTACCGTTTCGCTGCAAAGCATCGTGACAATTTGCTGAGCATGCATTTGGGCGGTGATATTCCGGTCGATATCGCAACTGACGTTGTGAAATTGAACCAACGAATTCAGGAAGTCTTCTATGATTATTGCTCTAGCGTGGGCGTTCAAGGACGAATCGCACGTGAAGGAAATGGCGACGTGGCAGAAACGCCTGAGCAAGGGTGAGTTTCTAAAACTTTCGAAGAGCGGAAAAGAGCGTTACATTAAACTTTATCCGCATTCGAGCCACCGTTTCCTCATGACCGGAAAGGAAGATCCGGACAACATCGAAAAGAAAGCGCCTGCACCAACGGGCGCTAAGCGATTCAAAGACGAAGACGAAATTCAAAAGCAACGTCAGCGAATCGCAACCCGCAAAGATATTTCCGATTTCAACAAATCGAATGTCGCGGTAATCAATCCAAGTTCTTTGCAAGCGCTCGACAGCGTAAAAGACGAACACCTTCGCGAAGCTTCTGACAACATTCAGAAGAACAAAAAGGATATCGTTGCAGTCGTTCGCGAACAGCAAAAGAAACTGCCGAACATGTACAACAAAGGCCTTGGGGCCGTGCGTGATTTGGTTTCGGGTGAACAACATCCGGACGATATGAGTACCACGCAGAAACACGCAATGCACCGCGTTTTAGGTGGCGTTGCAACCATGGCCCTGTTGGGTGCTGGTGTGTTGGCTGCGGGTATGGCTGCTGCGCCTTTGGGCGTGCTGCTGGGTGCTACTTTGTTCAACGTGTGGGCCGGTTCCAAGCACGGTAAAAACCTGCGCGATGACATTGATGAATTGCGTGCTGCGCGTGAAAAGAAACGTCGTGCAGAACGTAAAGCAAATGGCGCCGATGTTGACGATGATGAACCGTTGACTCAGAAGCGTAAAACTACGCAGGATGATTTGGCTGCTCTCGCGAAGAAAAAGAAAGAAGCCGAAAAACGTGCGAAGAAGAACAGCGAAGATTTCAAAGCCGCTGCGTCTTCGGTATTTACTCCGAACAAATCCACGGAAATGTCTGATGCTGAAACCATCGGCCTGATTCTGGATCATGTGACGGATATGCTGAAATACCATTCGGTGAAAGATTTCCAAGAACAACGCGACGAAGTATTTGCTGGCGCTTCGGCCTCTGCGTTGAAACCGGAATTTGCCGAATTGCGTTACCTGCTGAGCTACGCACATTGCCGCGATTACACACCGCAAGGCGACGGCGTTTCGTTCAGTTGTGACGGCGGTTATCCGACGCTGGAAAAGCTTTTCAAACGCATGGGTTACATGGTCAGCGCCACCGAGGATGGTGATCAGGTTGCGTACCATTTCGACAATGGTAAAGGCCGTGCAACGTTGGGCAAATTCGATAACAATTTCTACATTCGTTACGACGGCGATTTCGATTACCGTTCCGTTCTTTAGGAGGCAATATGCTCACGTTTTTGAGTGATCCTGACGAACGTCATTTGCCCATGCATGAGCGCACCACGGTTTGGGTTTGCGATGGCGATAAACGCATTGCAACCCTTGCCTCTGTGCCCGACGAAAGCGCAAACCGTTCGCACCAAACCGCAATGTGGACTGCAAAAATCCACCACAAACAATTCGATCCTTTCGACCATGATCATGAACTGGATGAAGAAAATCCAAACGTGCATGTGACGCAAAGTGACGAAGGATTATTGAGTCTGAATAATCCGAATAAACTGGCAATCGCAGACGCCCGCCAGTGGGTGCGTGATCATTACACTGGAGGCAAACAATGATTGTTGATCAATACGGAAATGATCTTGGGAATATGGCGGTCGGGTTTAATCTCGGCACGCCTATTTCTACGGTTGAACTCAACGGCGCACGCCTGAACGAATCCGGCCAATTGCCAATCAGCGCTGCCATTTCGGGCACTGGTGAAGCGGAAACACTGGAAGCGAATACGTGGTTGCAACGTGCTGCGGAATATCACAATCTTTCGCGCAATATTAACGATTACATTCTGGTCACTGTGCCTGCAATGGTTACGCGCATTCCCAATACCAACGGGGATTCCGTAGACCTGAAACAATTCACCGCGTGGAATGAACCGTGCGCACGCATGGCTTACAAAACGTGGGAAGGCCGACCGATGTATATCGAACACCAGCACAAACCTGAATGGGTTCGTGGTCTGATTTTCGGTACGTTTATGCGCCCGACGAAGTTCAAAAACATTCAGAAACTGGTAATGCTGGCGGCACTCGACCGCACGCGTGATCAGGTTCGTTGTGCGCGTGTTTTAAAACGCGAATTGAACACGTATTCCATGGGCATGATGTACAGCGCGTATGCCTGTTCTATTTGCGGGCATATCGCCGGTAAAGGGATTGGCAGTCCGTGTTCCCATACGCGCCCCGGCAAACCGACGTATCAATTGACTGATGGTCGTTTGGCTTATCGTCGTTGCATGAATATCACCGGGTTTGAATTGTCGCTGCTGGAAAACGTCGGTGGTCGTCACGGCCAAGACGGTTACAAACAGGGATTCGGTGATCCGTCTTATGTTTCCGCAATCGGGGATATTATTCTCGATCCGAAAGCTGTTTAAATGAAAACCTACGAAGAAACACCGCGTGATTCCAAAACGAAAAATCAAGATCCGCCAAAGGATGATGATCGTGATGATTGGTCAACCGGCTGGTAATCATTCAATGATCTACATGCGATAGCCCATTCCATTCCGGGGTGGGCCGAATGTAGATTAAACGAATGTCTTCAAACAAAGAACAGAAACAATTGCAGCGGTTCCATGATGCACGCGTGATTAAGAAACGTGTAACTGATTGGAACCATTACCCGCAACGTGATGCAGCGATTAAACCATCGAACAAATGGAATAAACGGAATGCATTCAATTGCGGTCAATCAAACTGCGTGATGTGTGGAAACCCTCGGCGTTCGAAAGGCGAAGTAACCGTGCAGGAATTGGCGGTAATGGAATCGTTTGAATACGCATTGAAACACATCTGAAAAACGTCACTAATTTATTAATAGTCTACGAGGGTAGGCTTGTTGTATCTCTTTATGTCACAGCATTTAGCCCACTCAGGTTCCCCCGCCTGTGTGGGCTTTTTTTTGTCCAAAATTTCTGTTCGGGGTAATTTAAACATGTAGCATCAAGGAGCCTGCTAATGGAAGTATTTATCGCGTTAGCAGCCTCGCCATTGTCTGATATGCACCAGCCGAAAACCTTCGATCTTCGCAGCTTGAAACACCAATTGCACAACATTCAGGAAATCCGAAAGGGTCTGATTAAATGCGATATCAAGTACGATCACGTAGGCAACGGTAAACCGCATCACAGCGCTCGCGTTGATTTTGTTTCTGATATGGGTACGGGTAGCATTCAATTCACCCTTGAAGAAACGAATTGGCATTACGAGGGTGAAACGGATATTAATGGCGAACACACGAAATACGAAGGGTTTACCGCGCACGATTCTGTGCAAGCGATTTGCCGTAAGGTTCGTGGGCTGCTGTTGAAACTACTCTGAAGTTTTCTGAACTTTGTAATTTTTAAACGTGAGGTATAAAAACCCACAAACTCTTAAATGGAGTGAACCATGTCGAAACGAAATTCGCGCCTGCGCGGCATCGTCGTTATGGCTGATAACCAAGAGCAAGCAGTGGAACTTTTCAGCGCTGTCGCTTCGGGTACTTATCGCGTTTTGGAAAGTAAAGATGGCGCGTTCGCCATTGCTACCGCCCAATCCGATTTGCAACTTCTGAACCCGTTGAACGGTGAAGAAATGGTTGCCGTTCCGGAAGACGAAAAGCATGAAATGGTGGCCGTAGCCTCGAATGCTGAAGAGGATATGGACGCGTTCTATCAAGCCTGCTCCAGCGGTTGCGGCGCACACGTTATCACCGACAGTCTCGAACTGTTGGATAAATGCCCGGCTTGCGCTTCCGACCTCCCCCAAATGGAAGACGCTGACTTGAAAAAGAACAACCAACCAAAAGAATTGCTGCTCGCCGTAGCAACCGACCGCGTTTCTGCTGTTGAAGCATTCCGCGCTCTGGCATCCGGCGAAGGCGAAACTTTTGCCGCGAAATGCGATGACGTTATGGTCATTTCCAACCAACCAATCAACTTCGACATTTACAAGAATATCGAAGCTGAAAAAGTTGAAGGTTATGTGCCACAACTCGCCGTGGCATCCGCTGCCACCGAAGACGGCAAAATGAAAGTGCATTATCTGGTTACTGCTTCTGACGAAGGCCCGGAAATGCACATTGTCGCCAGCAACCAATCTCCGATTTTCTGCCCCGTGACCAACATGGGTCTGGTTGATCCGGAAGACGAAATGAGCGCAGAGCAAAAAGCTACTGCGAGCGCCGATTTCCTTGCCAAAGCTTCGGATGACGAAGAAGAGGAAGAAGAGGAAGACGACGACGACGAAGAATTCGAGGAAGAAGAGGAAGAGGAAGAAGAAACGGACGACGAGGAAGAAGAGGAAGAAGAGGAAGAGGAAGAAGACGATGACGACGATCTTTCTTTGGGCCTCGCTGCTTCGAAAGGCAAGAAAAAAGGCGGCGTTCGTAAAAAGGTAAAACCTGAAATGGCTACCGCAAGCGCGAAAACCGAAGCTGAGCAATTGGCCGAGCAAAATGCCGCCGTTGCAAATGCTGAAACCAACGCAGAAACCAACGCTGAACAACCAGCCGCTGCCGCCGCACCTGTTGTGGCCGCTACGCCTGAAGTTGTGGCGCCGGTTGAAGTAACCGCATCTTTCGTTTCCATCGCGTCTTCGGACATGAAGGAAAATACTGTTGATGTTAATTATGTAGGTAACGTCCAAGGCGAACCTACGTGGATGGCATTCCATAACGGTATTCCTTTCGCAAAAGCAATCGCTTCTGCTTCGGAAAATCCGGCTACTTTTGCTGATCCAGCAATTGGCCGTGCTTTCAAAGCAATTGCCAGCGAACAGGGCGTGCCTGCTGCACTGCAACAACTGCGTTTCGAAGAAATCAAACCAGTTCTGCAAATCGAACAGGTTGTTGCGGAACAAATCAAATCGCAAGTTACCGAACAGGGTAACGTGCTGGCTGAAGCAACCGCACGCGATAAATCGGAACTCGCAACCCGCTACGAATCGGCTTTGGCGACGGCTGCACACGGTATTAACACCGGTTATTTCCGTGACCTGAACAACCCGATTGTGACCGCGCTCGCTTCCAGTCTGGAATCCATCGGCCTGTCCGGTGCTGAAGAACTTCTGCAACGTGCGTTCATTGATCATTCGCCTGAATACCATGCGTCGATTTTGGCGAAGGCTGGCGAAATCATGAACTTCGATCAAGTCGTTCAAAACCAGATGGCGACCGCCGTGACTCAAATCGAACCGAAAAACGTGGCTACCGCGTCTTCGATTTCGGTGGGCCGTCCGGTGCAAACTCCAGCGCAAGTGCAACAAGAAAACGTGGTCGCAACCGCTTCGGCACAGCAACCGCAAAATGATTTCAAAACCAAGCTGACCGGCTTGAAACTGTTCTGATAACGGAGAAACTCCCAATGATCGTTGATAAATACACTCGCGCATTCAACACCGAATTCCGCGACGTTGAACCCGGCCTCGACCTGCGTGAAGACGGCCAAGCGCTCGTTTTCTCGAAAGTAAATGGCCGTACTTATGTACGTCCTTCGCAAGGCGTTGTTGGCGAAATCTTCGCCGGTATTTCGGTTAACCGTAATACCCCGCCTTCGTTCCTGCCGAAAATCGTTGCAGACACCATCGTTCCGGAAAGCGGCGTTGTTGACCTCGGTCGCCTGCCACTGAACGGCCAAATGCTGGTTAAAGTCGGCGGCGAAACTCTGGAAATTTCCGCTGCTGCGCCAGTCGATGGCAAAGTGCAAAGCGTCGGCACCAAACTGTATTTCTTCACCGGCACTCCTGCTGTTGATGGCGGCGCTGCCGCTGTTCCGGGCGATACCGGCAAAGAATTGTTCGTGCAATTCATGTACGAACCGACCGTTTCCGAAGCCAAAACCATTCGCGGTGATGCGCCAATCGGTGGCCTGTCGAGTTCGGAACTGGGCCGCATTGCCGTCCTGACCCGCGCTGAACAAGTCGCTACCACTTTCTACGACGCCGCTGCCGACTGGTCTACCGCTCTGCGTCCGAAACTGGGCGTTGACGGCAAGTTCACCACTTCCGGCCCCGGCGAAACCGTGAACACTGTTCTGGTTCTGCAAACCCCAGTACAAGACGCAGCTTCCTACGGCCCGCTGGTCGTCAAAATCACCAACGCTTAATCGCGAACCGTTCGAAAAATTCTTGGAGAAATAACATATGTTCACCCCAAACAAAATTCAAGGCGCACGGATGGTTCTGCGTGACGGTTCCCCGCTCGACGAACTGCGCTATTCGAAAGGTGGTTCGCTGGCTCTGAGTTCCGCCACTGGCGAATTCAACGCCTCCGACAGCAAAGACCTCGCCCAACAAATCGGTCGTCTGATGGACGCCGTGCAAAAGGGCATCGTTGTTCCTGAACAACAAATCGCCACCGCTTCGAGCAAAGAACAACGCGAACAACGTCGCGAAATCATGCGCGAAGCAATGGCTTCCGACGAAAACTGGCAAGCACTGGGCGCGAACATCGCGCAACAGGTTTACGAGCAATCCGAGCGTGATGGTTTCCTGCGTAAACTTTCGCAAGGTAACACTCTGCGTCAGGGCGAAGTTCAACGCGTTCCAATGCCTCCGCATGATTCGATGGCAGTTGTTGCCACCGGCCCTGCTGGCGTCGGCTACCAGAACATTCGCGCTCGTCAATTCCTGCCTGCCGAATTCGAAATCATCGCCAACGTTCGCGTAAACGCGCTGGACATGGAACAGGTTTCGGGCGATCTGCTGGAACACGCTTACAACGACGCGCTGCAAAGCATGATGGTTCAGGAAGACCGTCTGTGGAAAATCGCTGCTGACGCAACCGTTGGCATGATGAACCCAATCGAATACATCGCTGGCGAACTGACCACCAAAAACCTTGGTCGTCTGCGCACCGCTGTAACCGACTGGAATCTGCCAGCAACTACCGCGATCATTTCCAACGACTACTGGTCGGATATCATCGGTTCGAACGATTTCGCAACCATGCTCGATCCGATCACCAAGTACGACTTGGCTCTGAACGGCCAGCTGGGTACGCTGGTTGGTCTGCAACTGCTGACCGATGGTTTCCGCGCACCGAACCAAAAGGTTCTGGAACGTGGCGAAATCTACGTTGTTGCCAGCCCTGAACACCACGCTGCCTACTCGACTCGCGGCGGTATCCAATCCCGTCCGGTTGACTACGCGCACGAAGGTTCTACCGCTAAAGGCTGGATGCTGTCCGAAGCGTTCTCGTTCGTTCTCGCCAACAACCGTTCCGTCGTGAAAGGTAAGCGTCTGGTTCGTTAATTAATCTCCGCGCCGATTAAAATAAAAAGGAGCGCCCCTTTAAGTTTTGATCGGCGTCAGATTCTTCTGGAGATTAAAAGATGGACATTCAGGCTCTTTTTTCACTTGCGGCATTGTGTTGCAAAAACGGAAGAGACGAATTGGCAGTGCAAGTGCTTAAACAGATTTGCAATTGCGATGAATTTTCTTCGATCCTGAACAGTTCGCTACTTCCTGCATTGACCTGCGCCCCGGTACAGAATCAATGCTCGACGGTTCCGCTTGCTGAAGGTGGTAACGAAGGGCAAGTTGACGGACTCGACAGTTTTGTCGATTACGTTGAAGAAACAAGTCCAACCGTTACTAAATTCGGTACTGCTCCAAATTCGGAAAATTCCATCAACCCATCGTTGCATGGAACTGATAGCGTGGCGCTTCGGCAGATTATGTCGATGGCGTCCGCTGTCTACGCACAAAAGCAGTATTTGGAAGAGGGCGAAGTAATAATCCTCGATCCACAACTATCGGCTTTTGCTTCGGTTGACCTTGAACCCTACGATGATGAATCGTTGGTAATTCGAGCGCCAGCCCAAGCGATGCAACCGCTAATTCCGGGCCGTATCAGGATACCGCTGTAACGAAAAGGCCGCTGTGAGAAATCACGACGGCCTTTTTTGTTTTTGGAGGCAGAAAAAATGACTGATACGCCAGCCCGTGAAAAGTTGCGTGACGCATTAAAAAGTCGTGACCTACTGGGCAATCAGAGTTTCAAGCAGACGCATTTGTTTACGTCGTTTGCTGCAATTCGCGCATCGTTCAAAAGATATTTTAAGCTTCAAGATTTGCCGTTCGTTCACAACAACGATGTGAAGCAACTTCTGCGTTCCAAAATGGAGCCGTCGTTTCCGTATGCATACGTGAGCGTGAACAGCATCGCAAAAACTGAATCGCATTTGCTGTCGCCTACGCTTCGTCGGCGCGGCACCGGGGATGTTCTGGATGGCAGCAACAGCCAAATCACCAGACTGCATTATTTCCCTATTCAAATCCGTTACGAATTCCACTACATCACCAACGATTACGTGGACGCAATTCGCTTTATCGGGGAGGCCCTGATTCTCATTGATTCCAAGGCCCTCAACGTGCGTATCACCAGCGGCAAGGCCAGTAGCTTTGTTGATATTGTGATGGACACAAAAGAAATCGCAATCCCACGGGCCGACAAAGAAAACGAAGTTGACCCTGAAGGTTTTGATCTGACTTTTTCGTGTACTTCCAACACGTGGACGGGCGTCGAGAAACAAATCTCCAAGATCAACAATCGCGGGGAAGTCACTTTCAACGCTGTCGTGGTTAATCCTGACGGCAATGTTACTGACGAAGAAATCTCCATTCTTCAAACGGCGGGTGACGTATGAAACCGATTCAAATATACAAGCCACCAGCACGCACCGTCGTGACAGAAATGCGCCAATTTCTGGTGGATAATACCCGGCGCACAGGCATTAACGCATTCAGTGTTGCAACCAAAGTAACGGAAGCAACATTGGAGCAAAAAGATATCACGATCGGCCCTGATAATCCGTACACAATTAAGGATGTGCATAACATTCTTTCTATTCAGTGTCCGCATCCGATCCAGATTGAAATGGTGGCCTTCGGTTTGATCCCTGAACCTGAAGTACGATCCGAGCAAATCTTTTTCGACGCGACGATTGAAATCGGTGTGGCAAACGCCAGCCGTTTCGTGACCTGCAAAGTCACCGACCCCGACATTTTCACCCCGGCTCCAATCACTATTTCCGTGCAGAATATGCGGACTGGTGAAACTGAGGAAGTGTCGCTGATCCGTAGTTCGCAGGGCGTTTACGAAAGCTTTTTGCAGACGCAAAACAATGACGCAACCGGCGTCGATTTCGACGGCATGATGTTCTGCCGCAAAGACGACATTTTGCGATTCACTTATGAAGAGCAATTCGACGCCACCGGCAAATCGCGTGTGATTACGAAAGATCAGGTTGTGACGCTGGATTTCGAACCGACCACGATTGAAGTTCCGACCACTGTTGTGTTTGGTGGTTTCCTGAATTTCCGTGTGCGTAATCCGCAACAGCCTTATGCGCAAATCACCAACGTGCGCAGCGGTTCGACAAAGCAAGTTCTGCACAGTGCATTCGTTCCAATCGAATTAACTTTCGACGATGGCGAAACAGCGCTCGCAGTGAATGACAACGACGTGATTCGCGTCACGACATTCGGCAAAGATATTTACGGTCAATTGCAGGAAATTTCTGTTGATGTAACCGTGAGTCCTGCGCCGCCTGCTGTAATCGAATCCGTGACACAGGTCGATATCACGCAGCCGTTCTCTGTGGTAATCACGGACAACAGCGAAGGCAATAGCAAATCCGTAGTGTTCCGCAATCAATTCACCGGTGCAGTTTTTACCTATCCGTTGGATCAACTCGGTTTCAATTATTCTGGCAAATACGGCATTTCTTTTCCGACGTTTCACCACATCGGATTGCCGGGCCAGCCTGTTGTAATCGAATACACGCAGGGCATTACACCCGTAACGAAAACGCTGGAATTGATTCGCCCACCAATGGCCGAATGTCCGGCACCCGATACACAAGACCCGGATGCGGGCGTTCAAAGCGCACCGGTTAAAATGACGGTAAACGGCCATTTCTTTTTGAATGGATCTTTTGCTGGAACCATTAAGCTTACGTCTGAAAATGTCGTTCGCTGCACTTTGATTAAAGCGTAATTTAATAGTAATCCCGAAACGATTTGGGAGATTACTGGAGAAAGTCCATGACCCTACAAAACGGCAGTAATACGTCGGCGGGTGTGTATGGCGGTGAAGTGGATAACTCGCAATCCGCATCGTCTACCTACCCGACCACGGGGGCCATGGTAAGTGAATCCAATCGCGGACGTGTTGGAGTACCGACGCTTGTTACTAGCGTGGGTGATTTCCGAGCCAAATTTGGCTTGCGTGATGCATCGCTTACCTTCGGCCATTTCGCCGCTGAACGCTTCCTGAAAAAAGCGCAGCGTCTTTGGTTTTATCGCGTTGATACCGAAGCCAATTATGGTTCCGGTTCTGTTGTTACGAAAGACGGTTTCGCAACTGCCAAAGCGGCAACGCAAGGCTATCTCGATCCGGCAACCGAACACAATCAACTGCCTGATGAAATCGGTTTGATTTACGGCGCTGATCCCGGCACGTGGAACAACCAGCTTCGCGTCTTGATGTATCCGGACGTGAACGATATCGAAAACGAACAATTTGTTTTGCAAGTTTTCGAAACCAACATGAGCGTCCCGGTCGAAACCTACCGTGGCACTCTGCGTGAAAAAGTGGACGGCCAACGTCGTCAACTGAGCATCGCGTACCAGTTGGAAAACCTCGAATCGCGCATTCGTTTTAAACCGAATACTTCGCACCCGGAATACATCAATTCGGGCGGCGCAAAACGGTTGATCAACGCAATCGTGGAAGTCGATTTGTCCTACGGCGATAACGGTCGTGTGGCAAACACTGGCGATATCATCGAAGGTTGGGGCGCATTCGAAAACGAAGATGATTTCGAAATTCGTTTGCTGATCAACGCCGGTTACGCCGACGCGGGTATCCATCAAGAAATGATTCAGCTGGCGGAAACTCGCCGGGATTGTTTCGCGATCCTCGACATTCCATCCGATCAACAAACGGTAACGCGTGCGGTGAATTACCGCCGTAACGTTCTGAACACGAACACCAGTTTCGCCGCGCTTTATTGCTCGGATATTCTGGAAGTTACCGACGACAACCAAGAAGTCTACGTGCCGTGTTCCGGTGCTGTCGCTGCTGTGTTCGCACAGTCTGACGAAGCGCGGGATGTGTTTTGGGCACCGGCTGGTGTTGTTCGTGGTGTGATTACCGAAATCAGCGGCACGCGTCACCGTTACTCGCTGCCTGAGCGGAACATCCTCGACCAAAACCAAATCAACATGATCCACAAGCAAGCCGGTTACGGTTATTGCGTGTGGGGCGCACAGACTTTGCAATCGCAAAAATCTGCGCTGCAAGATGTTCCGGTTCGTCGTCTGATCAACTTGATCGAAACCACTGCGAAATATGACGTTCTGGTCGGCCTGTTCGATCCGAACGATGAATTCCTGTGGGCGCAATTGAAAGGTATCGTGGAACGCATCCTGACGCCGATCAAAGGCCAACGCGGTTTGTATTACTCGGCGGTGTATTGCGACAAGAATACCAACCCGAAATCGCAAATTGCCGCTGGTGACGTTGCACTGGTTTACGTGATTCAGCCGACTCGTTATGCGAAGCGGATTAAATTCACCACGACCGTTGCGGCTACCGGCCAACTCAGTACCGCCGTGGAACAAATCGCGGCTTAATTATCCAACATGGAAAAAAGGTGATTTATGCCTAAAGTAACGTTGGACGAAGCGTATAGCCTGCTCGACCCGATGCTGAATGACAACTTTGAACTTTTGTTCACTGACATTCCGGGCGGTGGCGACGGTCGTCAATTGCGGATTCAGTGCTTGGGTGCTTCCCTGCCCGGCGCCTCTCTGCAAACTGTTGAGGTCGAATTGTTCGGCCACAAACTGATTTTTGCTGCACGTAAAACCTTCAGCCATAGCATGACCGTGGCGCTGCACGAAGTTTACGATGCGCGCACTTATCAGGCTCTGAAAGACTGGGCGGCAGTTGGTCGCGCAACGCAAACGCAAACCGGTGGTTTCCACGATGCGTATATGCGTACCGCGCAACTGACTGTTTTCGACCAGACTGGTGCGGATGCGGCGGCGTGGAATATTCACCGGATGTTCCCGACCGAAATTTCCGAATACGCCTTTGAAGGTGCGGGTGGTCAAGCATTGCGTCAGGATGCGACCTTCGCCTACGGCTATGTAGAGCGCATTATCTGATTCGCGAAAAGCCCGGTGGATTTTTTCCATTGGGCTTTTTTCGCTTGTGTGGAGTCTGAAAATGCCGATCCTTACGCTCGAAGAATTTATAGAAAAACGTTCGGGCGACAGAAGCCCGATGCTGGATTTTTATTGGTACTGCGTTGAACTGCCTTTCGACCTCGATCCGTCGTATGTCGAAACGGTAACGCTGCCAGTTCCGTCGATCAACATGAAACCAGTTTTCATGGCCGGTCGTTTTGCGCAATATCCCGGCTTTCGTGAACTGGGTGCATTCGACATTACTTTTTACGAAGACGTTTCGATGCGCAGTTTTAAATACGTGGACGACTGGCGCAATCGTGTAATGCATCCAACGGAAGGTTATTATTACCTGCCGGGGAATTACAAACGCAACATGAAATTTGCTCTGACTGATGGGCGCACGACAGACACGCCGATCATGACTGTAACGCTGGAAGACGTTTGGCCTACCACCACAAGCCCCATCGGCTTAGTGAACAACGGCGGTCAAGCAATCAAGATTCAACAAAACTTTGCAATTGATAGGGTGACATACGAATGAAATTCGATAGTTCTAATCTGCCGTCCCGTGGGATTCCTTACGCTGTCAAAACAATTGAGGTCAATCCTTTTCGTCCACGTCATTTGCCGTTTCTTTCCGAAGCGATTCTGACCCAAAACGATAAGCCGATGATCGAAGCTGTTGGGCAGGTTATGGACTTCGATGTAAACCAGCTGACCGATGGTGATTTTTATTACATCTTGGCGTGGCTGCGTTTTTATTCGCGTGACCTCCCGATCTTTTGTGAATGGGAATGCACCGGTATTGTTTTCACTCGCGAAGGCGATGAAAGCGGTAAGCTGTACACGATGGAAGAAATCGACAGCATGACCGAGCAATACTTCGAAGCGCGTGGCACGGAAGCCGAAGCGCTCATGGAAGATCCAAGCAAGATCAGCTGGCTCGAACACGACTGCGACGAATACAATAACCAAACCGTTTCGTTCGAAGAATTCACGCTGAAATATATGGACGAATCCGAACTTGATCCGGCGTTGGATTATCCACGCGTGCGCGATCTGGTGGCCTACAAGGAACTCGGGGCCGACGTGCGTAATCAGAAAGTGATTGGCCCCGTGCGTTATCTGCGCGAAGGCAAAACTCTGCACGAACGTTTGAACTCGCTCGACAATATCGACATGGATTTGTTCGATAAAGCCAGCCGCGCACATTTCCAGTTTGACCACGGCGTGCTGCAACGCATTCACAAAAAGTGCAAGAAATGCGCACGTGAACACGCGTTCGATGTAACGGTCGATGCACATTCGTTCTTCGTGTAATGAGCGACGATCTGGACGCGCTCTCTATTGAAGTCGGGGACTTACTGACTGGCAACCCCGCGCTGGATGACTTCTATAGTTTTGATCGCATTTATTTGCGGCAATTTGTCCTGAAAGAATTGCCGCTGCTGCACACTGGTATGACGGCGAAGACGCGGCCCCACCAGCACATTATTCGTGCGGTGCAAATGTGCTGCAACATCGACGTAAACGAATTAACAGACGGCGATTTCATGTACATCATGGCCCGTCTGCGCAAAAGTTCTTTCCCTGATTTTCCTGTTCGTGCGCAATACACCTGCAACAACATGGTGTACGTGAACAGCAAAAACAATATCGGTTTCGGCGTGACGGCCAAGGATGCAAAACGGTTGGGGTTTAAGTTGCAACCGTGCGGCTTCACGCAGTCTGAAATTGTTCCACAAACCGAAATCAAGCTGAACACTTTGGACGACGACAATAACCGTCTTGTTCATCCGAAGATTTCTTTGCCTCGCGTAGGCACCCTGACCGACTACTACGAACATGTTTCAGATTTCCCGCATTTCAAATATGTGGGCGACATTGCGCGTTGGGTCAAGCAGGGTAAAACGTACCGGGCAAAGCTGGCCTATCTGATGGCGCAGCCTGACATGGAACTCTTTCAAGAAATCGAGAAAGTAAAAACGAAATGGTTCCACGGCGTCACGGAAAAAGTGCGGCTGCGTTGCGGTCAATGCAACCACGTAATGTTCCACGAATCGAGTCCATCAATGCTGAGCTTCTTTGCGGATAATTCCGACAAAGACGTTTATGTAATGTGCTACAACCTCATGTCGCAATTCGGGGTTATGCCTGATATGAATATGCCGGTGCGTATGTTCCTCTATCACCATTCCACTTTGGCAGCTGACCGGCGCGAAGCGGAACAAAAAGCAAAAGCACAACAGAACGGTGGTAAACCTGTGATGGGCACCAGAAGAAGGTAAAACCGCATGGCTGCTCTAGACCAATTAAACGAAATTGTCGATAAACACGCGACAGAAAAGAACGAACGCGAAGTTGGGCCAAAGCGTCGGACTGAAACCAAACCGCGACTGATGCAGCACTCTCACGTTGCGCAAGATGATGACGTGAAATTGTCGGGGCAGAAACGCCATTCCTACGCACGCACCGGTCGCGCTGATCAGAAACAAAATCAGCAAAATAAATCGAATGTTCCTGCGGTTCGCACGCAACCGAATCAATCGCAGGATCGCTCGAACGCCGACGCCATCGACGGACAGACGCAAGTTATCCGCACGCAGGTAATGGCGTCGAATAAACAATCGAATTTGCTGCAACAACAATCCGGTTTGATGCAGGATCAGTTGGGCGCGTTGCAAGACGTGTCGGACGTGATTACTCGCCTTTCCGAATTCATGCAGAAGCAAGCGACCAAACCTGAGCCGAAAATTCAGGGCAACACTTACGAAGGCGAATTCAGCCGCGTAAATGACAAACAATTGGCTGCACAGGAACGCCGTCGCACAATCATGGATGATATCCGTGAAAAGCGTCGTGATCAGCAGCGTGAACGTGCGTCGAAACAGGAACGCGATAAACTCGGTCGCTTCAAACGCAACGGCCCGAAATTGCAACGCATTGGCGGCGGTGTTCCGGGTATGGGCGGCGGTGCAGGATCGCCCGGTGGCCTCGGTGGTTTTGGTGGCCGTGCTGCTGGTATGGGTGCTGCTGCGCTCGGGCCGATTCTCGCGCTAGCAACTGCGTACTATGGCGGTAAAGCCATGGATGCGATGTACGACAATGCAACGTTTGAAAAAAGCGAAGCGGGTACATTGCGCAAAGGTTGGCAAGGAGGTCAGGATTGGCTTCAGGACAAATTCCGTCCTGATCAAGGAAATTCTCCAAGCGACAATTTTGCACGCCAAGACGGACGCGCCGCACAAGGAAAAATGATTGGCGAAAAAGCACGCCATCAAGATTTCGGTTCGGTTAGTGCTGCGTTTGAATCTGGCGGAAAAGGCGTCGGCACCGTTTCGAGTGGCAAGGGTGATAACGGCGGCGTTTCCTACGGCAAACACCAGCTGAGTTCGAAAGCTGGCACCATGACCGCGTTCCTGCGTTCTGAGGAAGGTCAGCAGTATTACAACGATTTCCGAGGACTGGCGCCCGGCTCGAAAGAGTTCGATGCGAAGTACAAAGAAGTCGCCGGTCGTGATGGTGAAAACTTCGACAAAGCGCAACAAAAATTCACAACCAAATCGCACTATGATCCGCTGGCCGAGTGGTTCACCAAACAATACGGCGTCGATCTGGATAAGCGTTCGCGTGCTTTGAAAGAAGCGCTTTATTCTGTGTCGGTTCAGTACGGTGTTCCCACCGGTAAATCTGTTTTGGGTGATGCATTCGGCAACCGTGATATCGCGGAAATGGACGATGCGACACTGATCGACTATATCCAAGAAACGCGGGCCAATACGGTTTCGACTCGTTTCCGTTCCAGCGACAAAGCAACGCAGGAAGCCGTTTACAAACGTGCGGGTACTGAAAAAGCTGCGCTGTTGGGAATGCTCAACGAAGAAAAAGCCGGGCCGGGTTCTGCTGCAAAAGATGGTTCCGGAATTGGTGCGCAATATTCGCAGAAAATGATCGGTGCTTACGGTGGTCAACCATCGGGTGGCGGCGGTACGGGCGCTGCGTCGAATGGCACTGTCGGCGTTATGGCTCCAACTTCTGGCGGTGGTGGCGCAACAACTGGCGCAGGCGACGAAGCTGGCGGCGGTACTGCTGCGGAAATGCTTAGTCCGGGTGACGGTGCGCTTTATGCACTCGGACAAAAGAACACAATTCCAAACGATAATTCCGTGAACATGAGCGGCCTGAATGATAAATTCAAGCAGGCCTTTTACACGATGGTTGGCGATTGGGTTCAGAACAACGGCGGCACTCAAGTTAAAGTTGCGTCGGCTTTCCGTACCCGTGCAGAACAGGAACAACTGTGGATTAAATACGGTCGCAATACCAAACGCGTTGCACGTCCCGGTACGTCGCGGCACGAATCCGGTTTTGCAATCGACATTGACCGCGATTCTGCGGGGAAAATGGAAAGCACAGGCCTGTTCAAGAAATACGGTTTTCACCGACCGCTTTCCAATGAACCGTGGCACGTCGAATTAATCGGTGGTGCAAAAGGTGGTGGTTCCGCACCTGAAACGAAAGCAGCTGGTGCTGCTCCGCAATTGATGCAACAAGCAACTGCGGAAATGGATACAGCGGCAAAAGCTGTTGCAGCAAATTCCGCTGAAGAAAATACGAAAGGTGCTGGTGCTGCGCCGGGCGGAAAAGCCACAACATCTGGCGCAGACGAAGCCGGTGGCGGCACGGTTGTTAAATCTGGTGTGGCCGGTGGCAAGGAAAAAATTGAGGAAGAGGAAGAAGAGGAAGAGGTAGACGAAAAAGAGGAAGGGCCAGAAACTACACCAGAAAATCACGAAATAAAAACGGAAGCAATTCCGCCGTCTGTAAACGTGATGGGTGACGTGCCGGTCGTAACTCCGGGCGGTCTGCCAAATCCAGAAGGCACGTACAAGAAAACTGGCGGCGTGGACGTGAACGGAAATCCTTACGGGGAATTTAATTCAGGTCGTGGCGTTCGCACTGATACCCCACGCGCAGGGGCACCCGGAACACCCGGTGGCGGTACGTGGTCGCAGCGCAACGGGCAAATGGGTCAAACAATGGGTTCGCCGGGTTCACCCGGATATTCCCAACGTGCGCGCCCTGTTTCGCAAACACAAACCGGGCGTGCGGTAACTGGAGCCATTACAAAAATCGGTAGCGTTTATGGCCTCGGTTCTTTCGGTTCCATGGCGCCCGGCGTTGATGGTGCATTGCGTGGCGTTGATTCGAAAGTTCAAGGCGTTTTCAATAAGGTTCCGGGTCTGCGTGAGCTTTCGCGTATTCCGGGTATTCCACAAATTCCGCGCTTGTCTTCTGGCCTGCCGAGTTTCGGAAAACTTGTGAATGGTGCAGCAGATAAAATCGGTAGTTTCTTTGGTGGTGATGAACCGCCTGCGGAAACCGTGCCGTATTCGGAACGTCCGAAAATTATGAACGGCCAGAAAGTTACATACGACGGGCCTGCCGTAACTTCCACGGATCAAATCGGTGTTTCTTCGTTGAATGCACCAGTGGCAGCAATGTCGCCAGCGAGTCCAACGTATTACAACAACGATGCGCCAGTGGTTACAAAAAGTGCGGGCGCTACTCCGATTTCACCAATGTCTGCACCTGCACAAGCAGTCTCGACTCCCGCACCTGAATCTGTCGAAAGAAATACTTTTGACGGTGTGCAAAAAGTTTCGATTGCTTCCACTGATGTTCCGCAAGCTGACGGCGGTGCTGGTGCAGCAGCGGGCGGTGGTGGTTCTGGTGGCGGTGGTGCTGGCGGTGCGAAAAACGAAATGCCCCAAATCGACGACGTTCCGGCGATGATGGATGACTTCGGACTTTTGTTCGTAAATATGGGAATGGTTTAAATGGGAATTATCGCAAATCCGTACAACCCAAAAATCCCCAGCGGTTCTCGATCCAAACCGGAAATTTCCAGTATCTACACGATTCAACTGGACGTGCGCCGCGAAGGGGCGAGCTACTTAACACTGGATACGCCGTTGCCTGAAAACTTCGGCTTTTCTTTGGCTTCTACTTACGACCGTCCGTTTGCAAAACCGCTTTCTCAGATTGCCGGTGATGCAGCGGGCATGGGCGGCGCAGCAGGTACAGCAGAAGACGTGCTGCGTGCGTCCACGGGCGTAACGTCGATTATGAAATATCTTTCGGGTTCGGTTTGGTCGTCGGGTTCTGCGATGACCATTTCGATTCCGTTTGTGATTGTTGCGCACGACAGCGCGTATTGGGAAGTTACCGATAAAATCAAAAAGCTAACGCAACTTGCAGCACCTTCAGAAAGTGCGGCGGGTACGTTGGTTGCGCCGGGGCCGCACGTGGGTAACACCACTGCGCTTCTGGCCGGTGACTTCTCGGGCGGTGTGCAATTGGGCGGTGACGAAATCACTTTGCGCGTCGGAAGGTTTTTGAAATTTACGCCGTGTATTATCAACAGCGTACACACAACTTTCGATTCGCAGTTTGACCAAGCGGGCAACCCGATTGCGGCAACTGTTAACGTTGAGTTCGAAGCTTTCTGGACAACCACGAAAGAAGACCTCGATAAATTCTTCACCATGCTTTAAAGGAAGTGACGTATGCCGGTTTATGATCAGCGTGAATTTGTGATTGTGGATGAATACGGCGTTGACCCACTGCTTGATCCCTCCTACGAAGCAATCGAAGGCACCACTTCGTATCGCCAATATACTGTAAATGCTACAGAGCAATTCAACCCTGCCCTGATCGCATATAACGTGTACCGGAATGCGAAGTGGTGGAAAGCGATCATGATTTACAACGGGTACATGGACATTTGGGAAATCGTAGAAAATACGAAGATCAAAATTCCAGATATCAACGAAATGAGTACGCGCCTACAACGGGCGAAAACTGGCGCTAATTCCAGCGTCGTCGTAACCCTGTAAACAAAAGAGAAAAAGGATATGGCTCAAGCGTCCCTAAACATTGAAGGCATGGCGTTTTGCACGCTGGATATTGCGGGAAGCCCCATGCCCCCTTCCATGAACATGATCGAAAATATCTGGATCATGGAAGGTTTCGGTATGGGTCTACCGACTATGAAACTTAGTCTGTACGACGAAAAAGAAACCTTGAGCCGTGACCTCAATCTCAAGGAAGGCACCACGATTTCTATTCGCTTGGGAAAAACCGCCGACACTGCGCCGGAAATGAAATTTCGCGTATTCGGTTGGGGCCGTCCAAGGAACTCCAGCGGTAAAGTTATTCACGTCGCGTGCATTCTCGATTCACCGAAATTCGGTGCAGGTTCCATGACGGAATCTTTCGAGGGACACACTGCAAATGTTCTGCAACAAATTGCGGAACGTTCCGGCCTGCGTTTTGAAGGCCCGACCGGCGCACCGAAAGACACACAGGTTTGGTTGAACGTGAGCCAGACCCGCATGTCATTTTCTGAAGACGTGGCGATGCGTGGATACATGAGCGACGAAAGTTGCATGGCGCGCATTGTACGCATGGACGGCACACTGGTTTACAAAGACCTGATGGCAGTCCTAAAAGAAGAACCGAAAAACACATTGGTTCACAACAAAGACGGCGCCGGTGCCAGCGGTAAATCAGTTGACGTTCGTGCAGCAAAAGACCGAAGTTATTCCGGCCTGTTTTCTCACTACGTCAACTACGGCCACAAATTGTTCGGGCACGATTTCGGATCGGACAATAACGGAACATTCTCCATTGAATCCATGGACATTACGGCGCCCGGCGCTGCTGGTGTTCCGGTGAATATGGAAGTGGCAGCGGAGTTAAAAGAACGCGGCGCCCGTGTGACCTATAGCGGCCTTGATCCGGGCACTGGCCCCGACGAAGGTTTCAACATTCACGAAAAATACGAACGCGCCTATTACCAAAACGTTCGGTTGCTTTCCATGTTCAGCGAAAGCGTGATTGCGCTGTCGGATACTGCAACGGAAATTCAATCGTTTCAGTCGATTGATTACCAACAGGGCGCGGGTGCAAAAGGCCCTGCTGCACCAACACCAAACGATATCGCCGGGCGTTATGTTGTCGGCGGTAAAACGATCATGGTGAAGGGCGGGAAGAAATACGCAGAACTGTTTTATCTGTATCGTCCGTTCCTCACTGAAGCGGGTAATCCTGCGGGCACGTCAGCACCCAAGAAGACTGGAAGCGCATCGACTTCCGGCGTCAACACAAGCAGCCGAAACTTCACCTAATGATCGAAGTCTATATCGACAACCACGACCAACCTAGCCATGTGGAAGAAACTGTAAATAAGCTAGGAATACAGGTCATAAAGTTTGAACACGCCGATAGCGTAAGCTGCGTTTATTTGCATGGCGCTATCGGTATCGAACCATTGTACGCACTGGATATTATGCACGTGCGCAAAGCGGGTGAGAAATGAATAAAGGTGAACCGGGAATTCCGGGCGGTGGCCCGTTTGATCCCTTGCTAGATGATATTTACCACACGACGCCGTTGGTTCTTTCCGGGCAATTCGCCGGGGATTATTTGCATCGTGACGCTGTGATTCGACTGGTGACACGCCACGCACAGCGCCACACGGTAAACCATGTTGCAAATCAGAATGCACAGGTTGCAAATCAGAATGCGCAGTCGGTTAAATTGCTGACCGACCTTCTGAACGAATTGCAGGGCGCGGCGTGCGCTATGGATTCCGATAAAATGTATTCCAGTTTGGTGACGAAGAAATTTCTTGCCGCCATTCAAAACATCAACAATCCCGTGACTGCCAACTGAGGTCGATATGCACGAAACTTCCAACGAATTACCGCCATGCAATCAGGAAATTTTCGATCATGGTGTTAGCGTCGGCATGTTCGACATTCCAAAGCACACGGCAGAACATATCTGTCAGGCGTTTTCTCAGACGCTCGGCGTCCGTGTCGATTGGCATTACATCGGTGGCCGCGTTCACATCAAAGCGCTGTTGCCAAAAACTGAACAGGTAGAGGGTGCAAAAAATGTCGGGAATTAAGTCGGATCGCTGGATCAAGCGGATGTGCCAGCCGACGCGGGAAGCGTTTCTGGTTAACGGTGAATTCTATGCGTGGGTTGGTTCGCACCGTGCCTTCGATTTGCTGGCCCTGCCTCCTACCGGCTCGCGTGTGATCAGCAAACGTTTCATCGAACACACTCCGATGATTTCGCCTTTTTCTGACAAACAAATTTCGTCCGTCGAATACAAAGCCATTGGCGACGGTGACGGCGAACGTTCTGTGCGCAGCATCATTCCCTACGGCCTGAGTTCCTACGGCTACGACATTCGTTGCGGTAACGAATTCAAGATTTTCACCAACATCAACAACACGGTCGTCGATCCGAAAAACTTCACCGACGATAACTTCGTGACCAAGCACGTGAACGACGGCGATGCGATCATCATTCCGCCGAATTCTTTCGCGCTGGCAAACACGCCTGAGCAATTCAACATCGACCGCGACACGCTGGTTATCTGCCTCGGCAAATCGACGTATGCCCGCTGCGGCATCATCGTAAACGTCACGCCTCTAGAGCCTGAGTGGACTGGAAGTTTGACGTTGGAATTTTCCAACACAACGCCGTTGCCTGCGAAGATTTATGCGGGCGAAGGCTGCGCGCAAATTCTGTTCCTCGGCTCCGACGAAGAATGTGAAATTTCCTACGCGGATCGCAAAGGAAAATACATGAATCAGGCGGCGGTTCCAGTCTCTCCGAAAATGCTGTGAGGCCCCATGGACGATTTCGATGGTTTGTTTGAAGGCGTTGCGGAATTCGTCGGGGAAGTAATCGAGGCCCTTTCGTTTTCTTCTGGCCTTCCTGACAGCAGCACCGTGGCCGCTGCTATGCCGCTCACTGACGAACAGAAACGGGAACTGAAAAAGGCTCCTGTTCTGCCGGGTTTTGAAGAGGGTGCAAAGTATCGCGTGAAGGCCAACGACTGGTGGGATGGTGTGACGACCGACGATGTTTTGGTCGTGAACATTTCCACATCGACGCATGTTATTTTCAATCGGCCCGAAGGTGAAATTCTGTCGGTTCCTAACGGCATGATTGACGACTTCGAAAGGATCGAAAATGGCGCCGCATGACAATCGCGAAACCAAAGCACGCCGAAATAAAGTCCGCATTCGTTGCCTGAATAGCGGCGAGTTCATGGCGTACAGTTGGATGGGCTACTACGCCCGCTACGGCCTGACCATGCAGCAAGCACACACCAGCTATTGCAGGTTGGTGTGTGAACTGAATTAACTGTAAACATACAGAACATAAATCAACAAAGGAACATCATGAGCAAGTATCAAAGCGTACTCAAATATCTGGCCTTCTGCGCGTCGCCAATCGCCATTCTTTTGCTGTGCTGGGATATTTACAACGCCCCCGGTCTGCAAATCGAATTCATCGTTAAGCAAGTGTCACAAATTGCTGGCGGTTCCGTGACGCAAATCAGCTTGCAGCACAACCTCGCGGCCTTCGCGTGGTGGATTCTGATGCTGGTGTTTGACTGCTGGTTGATTCACGCTTTTGCCGATGTTTGGAAACCGTTGTTCCAAAAGTTCCAGAAAAAAGACTAAGCAACAAACGAACGGGATTTGCCTTGCGGTAGATCCCGTTTTTTGTGGGATAAAAACATAAAAGGATTAGCCTGATGCGTGCGCTCTATATTTGGATTGCTTGCTTGTGCAGTACCTTGGCCGCAATTGGTTTCTGTCATGCGGGCATTCTGCTTATGACGTTGTGGCGTCAGGCAGACAATCGCTACATTGAACTTTTCGGCACGTACACTGTCGCGTCGATTGTTCCCCTGTTCTTTTTGGCATTCATGGTTTCTGTTTGCCTTGTCACTCTCAAATGGGCGGTGTGCCGTCTATTCAAACGCGAACCAAACTTACCGGATTTCTTTTAATGCGTCTTTTCGTTTTACGTTGCTCGCTGGTGTTTATTCCGCTGTCTATGGCAATCATGGTGGCGCTGATTGCATTCCTGTCATTCAAGGCGCTAGCCGGTTGGTTCTGGATGCGAGAACACGAAATGTTCAAGCACTCCATTGCGTTCAGTGTGGCCGCAATGCTGGTCGTTTATTTCAGTGTGAAAACTTTGCGTGATGGCTATATGCTAATGTGCGAAATCATTCGAGATATTTCTGCCTTTAAAGGGTAATTTAATGGTAGGTATTCCGTGCAGAAGTTTTGCACATGTTTTCCACCAATAAAGGAATTCTTTAATGAATGTCCAGAACTACTCGGGCGTATGGGCCGAGATTATTGAAGCCTTGCAGGACAAAGGCGATCCCTCGAATGTTCGCCGCATTCAACTGACCGAAGCCGAAATGGAAGAGGTTGTACAATCGGGCGCATTTCGTAAAACCGTTGCGTCCCATTACGGTTCTTCCGAAGTTCCGGTGCTGACGCAAATCGAAGCAGGCAATGACGGCAAGATCATTTCGTTTTATTTCGGTGATGTTCTTATCTGCCTCGGCCCGTGGTCTGCAACCGGCCCGCTCGCCAGTATCGTTTATGGCCCGCTGACCGAAGCACCAAAAGCAGAAACCACTTTCGTTCGTGAAGTCGGCGGCAAGAATTATATGCTGGCTGGCGTAGGCAATCCGGCTGACGATTTCGTGTTGGGTTCCAACGCAAATATCGAACTCGGTTTGGCCGTGCGCAAATACAACAACATCGAATATTTCGGTGACGGTGCAAACGGTTTTGATATCGAACTGGAACCGGGCGAGCGTTGGACTTTTGCCGTGACTGCCGGTTCGCTGTTGGCTGGCGTAAACGACATTACGGAAATGTACGACATTTCCCTTTACCTCGATGTAGATCCGGACGGCGATTCTGCACCGATCAAATGGGATTTGCAGAACACGCCAACGCCAGACGGCAAAGGCAAAAACTACACGTGGTACAGCCAAGGTATTCGCGTCGTTAGCGATTCGGCAACCGATGCTGATCACCGCGTAACCCAAATGATTCAGCAGTACACTTTCCCGTACATCGACCACATGCTTCCGGCATCGGTTGAACGTACCGAAGACGGTGTGCCGCTGGGCCTCTACACGCTGAAACTGGAAGCACGTCCGCGCCTGCAAACCGGCGATGCTGTTTCGGTTGAAGTGTTGGCGACAATCGCAAAAAAGTCGTAAAACCTGTTCCGCGACGTTCGTATGTTGTCGGTGGTTCAGGTACAGACCATGATGGAAACGGTTTATTCGTTCAGTCTACTGGTTTCGTACCTGCGTCTGTTGCGGCGTCCATTGTTTCTGTTGCTTCCGGAAACGGTCGTTACATTGCAGTGGGTTCCGGTGTGTTCGAATCGGTTGATAAAATCGAATGGACACCAATGGATGTTGATTTAGTGTTTTCTCACGTTGTTTTCGCAGACAAGTTTTACGCTTGTGTTGATGGCGTGGGGATTTACGCACTCGATGAAGACTGGACGCTTGTTCATGAGTTTACTGGCAATTTTATTTGCGCCAGAAATATCGGTGGCCCGGCGTTCGGTACTGATCAGGGAACGATCTTGATTGGGCCAGAATGGCACACTGTAACGGTGGGTGAAGGGAATGTTTGGCTGACGAATTCTTCAACAGATTTCCGTGTTGTTTTACACAACGGCGATCAGCTGGAAACTTTCCGTGGGCCGGTGGAAGCGTTGATTTCTGAAGGCAGTTCCGAACTCGAAGGCCTTGTGGTCAGCGGGTGCTGGTACGACCAGACGAATAAATGCGTTGTAGTTTCTGCGACGTTTGCAGATGCTCCAATTTTCGCCGTGTTTAAAAACGGATGGGAATTCAACATTGTGATGCTCGATGCTGAAGCCGTTGACATGGCAGATGGCGCGATGCTGACCAGTGACGCTGTATACACCACGACCAATTGGGCGACGTTCGTACTGCTGCATAAGTTCGAAAACTTCGTTGCAAAAACTTTGGTGTACGTTTGACCCCGGCCCCTGTTTCCTTTTGGATTCAGGGGCTTTTTCATTGGGGCCGAAACTGTAAATATAGGGCATGATCCATACAGGAATTTGCCCGTGGAAAAGAACGATATCAACAGCGTCTATCAGATGCTGTCGAAGGAAGGCATGACTTACGCGTTTCCCCTTTTCGGCCACGCTGTTCACGCTTTCGTGTACAACAAAACAGAACTGACGGACGATGCACGCTGTACGTGGTTGCCTGAACATAATTGCGCGGGCCGGGTAACATTCCCCGCTGTGCAACTGATGATCGAACGCTCCGGGTGCAAAGTTTTTGACTCACTGTACGAAAGCCTCAAGCGGCAGATGGATGAATCCCGTGCATATGATCAAAATTTTTATTCGAGGCGTTATGCGTGTGACCATCCGCTGCACGTAAAATTTGTAGGGCACAATTTTCTCATGTGTGCGTTTGCGTTGCATGGCGACGACCGTCTGTTTGTTGATTTGAATCTCGGGGCAAGGGGGATCTAAAAATGTGTGAAGAATTATACGAAGAAACGGAAGAGGAACTGGAAGAATTTGGGTATGCCGAAGACTACTTCGCAGAGCCGCCGCCCAAACCAAAATACTACCCGGCTTCGCCCCCGGTTCCACTGGCCGACCGCCTGAGCTATTTTAAGTACGACCTCAAGTTTCGGAAATTCGTGCAGGATCTTATGAGTTACTTCCCGCCGTTTGTACTCGGTGCGAAGAACCCGCCTAAAAAGAAACTGCTGTGTGTTCGTTTGGATACTGAAACTTTTGTGTTGGAGCCGGTGCATGCACAGCAGGATATGCCAAGCACCGAAATGACTTGGATGGGTTTGTCCCTGCGCTACCCTACGGCCCCGCCGCACATCACGTTACGCACGAAGGTTGTCAACAAAGACGAAAAAGTTTTGATGGCAAAATATCAATTCCTCCGTGACAACTTCCAACGGGCCAACGCATTGGTCGCGCTGATCTGCGGGCAGCACTGGTACGCGACGGATATCGACTGCAATTTCATGCCGGATCTTTCGGTTGAAATCACGTTCACTCTTCCGTCAGACACCAAGCAGGGCATGCACAAACGTATGCGTGTCGTGGAAGCAGAACACAAAAAACGTTTCGTAAAATTCGCGGCATTTAAATAAGGATTTTCATGTCAACTCTTCACGAAGTACGTGATCGTTTGAATGCGGTGCGGAACCATAAAGGAACCGTGCGCGTTTCCATCGACAACCACACAGCAGACGCGGCGATACTCGGCACCGATATTGCCGATGGTTATCTGCATGCGTCGTTTCAAATTCAAGCAGAAGCAAAAGAACTGGTGCGCCTGCAAAACAGCGTGATCGACCAATTGATGCAATTCAAGGCAGCTGAATTTTCCATTCGGACGCCCGGCACTTTCACGTGGCAATTTGCAGAGTCCATCGAAATCCTAACCAACGAACGCGGTCTGTATTTGTGGACTGTACACATGAGGCTTTACGAATGAGCTACGCAAAATTCAAAGAGGTTCAGGTACACGGCGAAGAAATCGAACTGACCATCGGCGGGCAAGTGTTGTTGGCCTACGTCAAGGATGTGGCTTCTGTTGAGTCGCTGACGCCCTATGCAAAGAACCGTACCCGTGTTCGTTTTATGACGGAAGTTTCGGCTTCGCATCTGGCGCCGATCCAGCACGAAATCATCCGTGGTTTTGCTTCGGATGCTAAACACTTTTCGCAGTTCGGAAAGTTTCCTGATAATGCCACCCTTGGCGAATACATTTTCCACCAGTCGGTTGCCCTCAACCCCATTGTGGAAAGTGGAAATTACATGTGGGTGTTTGAACTGGAGTTTGTGAATTGAGTAGTTTTACTTCCCCGCTTGTGGCGGAATTTGAAGACGACGGAATTCATTATGTTATCTGGCAGGTTTTCGCCTACCTGATCGGCATGCTTGGATCTGGAATCACTGTGAGCGTGCCGGTCGGTTATCGTACTGATCTGGCGTCGGTGCCGTGGTGGATTCGCTGGCTGTTGCCGCCAAATGGCAAGTACGGAAAGGCAGCGGTAATTCACGATTATATTTGCAGCTACAGAACTGTAAATATGAACGGTATCAACGTTTACGTCACGCGCAAAACTGGCGACCTGATCTTCCTCGAAGCCATGGGCGTGCTGAATGTTCCGGCGTGGCAAAAGTGGTCGATGTTCTGCGCCGTCCGCGCCTACGCAATCGCAACAGGAATCGACAAAGCTGATGCACAAAAAGCTGCGAACGATCCGAAGTATTTCACCGACGTTTTAGCCGCGTGAGAAAACCATGAGCGATGACAAGAAAGAATTGTTGGAACACGTAACACGTTTGATGAAAGCTGCTGACGGAAAACAAAACAGCCACGACCGTGAACTGATTCGGGAACTGGCAGATACTCCGGATGAACGTTGGCAGGAACTGGGCAAGGCAATAGCTGACCAGATGATGGAAATGGCATACTCGCCACGCCTGTCTGGTTTGCGCTGGGTGTTGTTCGGTTCCGCTCTCGATCAAAACGACACTGAAAAACTCGCGGAATTCGACGCCTATTATCAAGAAGGCTGCGACCATTTCCAAAAGCGATTCGGTCAAGAACGTTTGTGGGA